ATGACTAAGAAAAAGACCACAACTAAAAAACGCACTACGAAAAAAAGTGTAAAAAAAGCAACTCCATACGCAGCTGTAAAGCGAAAGACGGGTGGGGCAGTATTAAAGTCTGCCAAAATTACAATCGGCGAAAAAACTGAGATTGTAGGGCGCATCGAGAAACTCGTCTGGACAAACGAAGACCACAGCTGGTCTGTCATAAAGTTTAAACCAAAAAAGGGTGCAATCTTCACCGCAAAGGGAAGTCTTATTGAAATCACACCCGGAATGCCGTTAAAACTATATGGAACATGGATTGAGACGGATTTCGGCGAACAGTTTGATGTGGATATGTCGGAAATCACATACACGGATGCCACAAGAGAAGCTGTCGTCAATATCCTCAGCAGCAGCTTCTTGACTGGCAGCGGAGAGACTAAGGCAAATCTGATTTACGATAAGTTCGGAAAAGATACCTTTACCATTATCGAATTCAATCCCGAACGGTTAACGGAAGTATATGGTATTGGCGAGTACACGGCAACAACGCTTCATGACAGTTACATGAAGAACAAGTGCAAGATGGAACTTGCTGCGCTGCTGAAACCGGACGCGAGCGATAACCTCATCAACAAAATCATTGAGAAATATGGCGAAGACAACGCAGTAAAAACCATCAAAAAGGACCCGTATATTCTATGCAGAGGATTAAAGGGTATTGATGGTATTGCGTTCGGCGGAGCTGACCGCATTGCAGTTCGTAAAATCGGTATTGCTCTAAACAGTCCTGTCAGAATTGATGCTGCCATCGAAGCAGGAATCATGAATGCAGGCAGGGAAGGGCATTGCTATCTTCCTTATGAGGAAATCTACAGTCATGTACGCACTGCCTTGCAGGAGGCTCAGGGCGGAACAGTGACCGAAGAAGAGGTCAAAGACCGGCTTCGTGTAAGCTTGAAGGAACAGCGCATCCTGATTGAAAAATCGGGGAAAAAGTTCCTTGTCTATACAAAGGGCATGCACGATTTGGAATGCGATATCGCAGATAAGGTATCGCAGCTTATTCTAACAAAGAGTTCTATTCCGCAGGTAAGCGATAAAGACATTGATACCGGAATCAAAGAAACTGAAAAACAAAACAAATTCACGCTGGAAAAGAATCAAAAAGAAGCGGTCAGGTCTGCATTAAAGAACCGCGTCTGTATCATCACGGGTGGTCCCGGCACGGGTAAGTCTACCATTCTTGATGCCATCTTAAAGGCTTGGTGTAAGAACCACAGCAAGGAAGATGTCCTTTTGTGCGCACCGACCGGACGCGCAGCAACCCGAATGAGAGAGGTTACGGGATTCCCAGCCAATACGATTCATATGAGCGTCATGAATAGGCCAGGTACAAGCGGCATGAACAAACTTGTCGTATGTGATGAGGTATCCATGGTTGATGTCAATGTCTGCAGCATGCTGTTGAGTCTGGTATCTTACGGCGGACGACTCGTTCTGATTGGTGACCCTGACCAGCTTCCTTCGGTCGGAGCAGGAAACGTGCTGCACGACCTCATTAACTGTCAGCAGATTCCTGTCACAAAACTGACCATTGGACACAGAAATGTCGGCGCTATTGCGTACAATGCCAATGAACTAAATCACTGCCATGGCGTGGATGATTTCCAACTCGATGACGCCTTCAAGTATATTGAATCTGACTCTGAAAATTTACAGGCACATGTACTGGAAGAATATTATAAGATTGTGGATAAGTACGGCATCAAGGACACTTGTTGTATCTGTCCCATGAAGAGCAGAGGTTCCACATCGACAAAAAAACTTAATGACATTATCCGCGAAAAGCTTAATCCGATTCCGGCAGATAAAGCAAATATACTTTCTGTAAAAGATTCGGAGTTCAGACTCAATGATAGGGTCATGCTCACGAAAAATACAAGAAACGCTGAGGGTGCAACGAGAATGCTCGTCAACGGCGACCTTGGATTCATAACAGATATACGCTGTGTGCAGAGAAAAGTAACCGTCACATTTGATGATGGAGAACGGGGTATTTTCGAGTTCTCGGAGTTCTGCAGAAAGTTTGAACTGGCGTACGCTTCAACCATCCACAAGTGTCAGGGACAGGAATATAAAGCAGTGGTGATTCCGTGTTCGGGAGAACATTATATCATGCTGCAAAAGAACCTACTGTACACAGCCGTTACAAGAGCAAAGAAAGAATGTATCCTTATCGGCGGAAAGAAATATATCAAAATGGCTGCAGAAAACGAAGCAGCGGCACAGAGATATACTATGCTGGCATGGAGAATCAATCATAATGTGTTAGCGGCGCACATATAAAGATTTTCAAATCCTACTTTATGTATCATTTCCTCGGTTGTGTGATATTGCGTAAGCGTACGGCGAATACTATTAGCAAAAAAGTCTCCGGAAATTGATTCGTCGGCGAGATGCTTTTGTGATAGTTCATGAAGTTCCTTGACGATTTTCCCGCGAAGCATAATATCTCGGATACATTTCAGCTGTCCTGTTGTAGTATCAACGCCAAGTATCAAAAGAAGAGTAGGCGTTTCTTCATCAAGCGCAGGTATTTTGGCGTCTCGTCCTGTCACACGGGGTTCATAGGCAACGCGTTCCCAATTGTTGGAACCAAAGGAATGCATAAAAAAGATACACTCATTTACCTCGGCAACAATAGCTTTGAATCCATCGTCCTCGATGCTGTGCAGCAGTTCATCCGGAAAATCTCTTTTTCCGTAAAACAGGTACCAAAACGAGCCTTCGTATTGCAAGGAAGAATAGTCTTGGTGTAGACGCCATTCGTCTTTTTGCTGTCCAACATAAAATTCCATAATATCCCCCTTTTTATTTTATTATACCACATTATAGTCAACTTTTCCAGTCGAGAGTCTTTTACGGCTCTCGGCTTTTTTGCTGTATCGGTGAGTTTTCATTTCTTTTTTACAAATACAAAATGGACATTTGCTGCATAGTTCGTAAAATAAAGTAAAAGGAGAGAAAATATGAGCACTTTTACTGTAAACTGCCTTGATAGTAAGGCGCATTTTGAGACAGTTTCTTTCGATAATATTGAGTACAACAGCGTCAATGATTACTCCATGACCAGTATTGAAGAACTGGCGGATAATATCAAGAAAAACGGTCTTTTGCACAACATTGTTTTGTCAAAGCAAAAAAATGGGAAATATAAGATTTTAGCTGGAGAAAGACGAACTCGTGCCATTCGACTGTTGCACGAACAAGAACCAGAATCGTGGATGACAACGGAAGCACTCGTTTATGATGGGCTCACAGAAAGACAGGAAGAAATCATCATGGATTCCTCGAATCTGCAAAGTCGTGGAAATGGCGGAGATGAAGTACAGCTTCGTAAGGCTACGAATCGCTATATCGAAAACATGAAAGCTGAATATGGTTTGTCTGATAAGCAGGCACTGAAAGCAGCTACAGACATGTATAGCGGCAGTGGAAATACGATTCGCGTCAACCAGAAAATCGAAGAAAATCTCAGCCCAGAATTCACAGAGGAACTCGATTCCGGAAACATCGCAAAGGGCGATGCGGCAGTTATCGCCGACATGGAAGATAATGAACAGGCTGAACTGTTCGCTGATTTTAAAGATGCAGATGATGACGAAAAAGAAGATGTCATCAAAAAAGTGGTGAAAAAGCAAACCGAAAAAACAAAGGTTGAAAAAGAAAAGAAGAAAGCAGCCAAGAAAAAAGACAAAAAGGAAGACCCGCTTCCAATCAGTACAAGCGAGCTTCCTCCCGCACAAAAAGCAAGAATCAATTATCTCGATAAGCTCAAAGCAACTTTGGAAACAATAAAAGAGTTAAATAACCCTGATACCGTAGCACAAATCCATCGTCTGGATGAGGCGGAAGACGCAACAGATGATACTCGTATTCTTCCCATTGTGCTTAACATTTCCATGGAAACAACGGCATTAAAAAACGCCATCCAACAATCAGACGGCGACTTTGATGCCGGAATCGACCCGGTATACGGGCATCATCGCGGCAATAAATACGAAGATGGGTATATCGACGGTTCTTCTTGGGACGATGATGATACATGATTTTAGTGCAGGAGTAGTTTTATGGCTATCGAATACAGTTTGAACAAAATTAAAAACTTCTTTGTAGGAAAAGATATATTAGGCCGAGATGCAATCGTGCATTCAAGGGTAACCTTTCTTATGAAACGGGTACCTAAAGAAATGGCAGACGCAACAAGAGCCGGGTACCTCAGCCATGCCTCATGTTTTGTCAATTTACCGTATCCGGCTATTGGCGACTGGGACGACCAGATTCCCCCTATTATTCGAGTTGAAGAGTTCACGTTGACCGAAGAGGGTAGGGAACAGCTCGATGAACTCTATGATGTCAATCTTGTGCAGGCAGACAAGGATGATACGCTGGATACATGGCAGTCGCAGTGGGAAGAGGAAGCAGGGAGTATCTGCAGTAGTCTTTGCGATACGCTGATGGAATCCATCAATGTATCCGGTGAAAATGTCGCGCTGCTCAACACCTGCAAACAGTATTTCACATCGCATGAATTCGGAAATCTGGAAGGCAAGAATCTAAGCATTGCTTTATTGCTTTCGTATGTTATTGAATATATCGCTCGTGAAAAGTTCATGTACAGCAATGATGAACTGAACCGGTTCTATCTATCCGGCGTTACAGAGGAAGCAGGATGGGTGCGGTTTTCTTTTAGCGATGGAGAGCGAAACGATTTTGATATCCGTGCAGATGGATTCTTCCCGACATATGTGTCCATTGCCAATGGCAAAAGCGATTGCAGAGAACTGGCGGATGTGACAAGTATCTACTCGCTGCTGCAGATTAACAGAGCTAAAACCGAGCAACAAGAGGACTAAATAGAACAAAAAGGACACGCTGCATAGAAAGAATCTATGCAGCGTGTCTTCTTTACTTTAACGCAACCCGTGTGGGTTGCAACTCTGGAAAATCAGTGTCCAGCATAATGGGACACGCGTTTCAATCTAATGCAACCTGTGTGGGTTGCAACTGGACGGCAACAGAATCATCGCTGTTAATAACGGTGTTTCAATCTAACGCAACCCGTGTGGATTGCAACTTATAGTCCTCTAATTTGGCAACGCCATTTTCACGATTTCAATCTAACGCAACCCATGCGGGTTGCAACGCGATATTTGTGCAGGACTAAATGATGTTGTTACTATTTCAATCTAACGCAACCCATGCGGGTTGCAACAGCAAACTTGTACAAACAAAGCAACAAGTTGTTGTACATTTTGTACAATGTTTGTCTGCTTTTTGACTATATATAATAGTCAGATACTACTTACTGCAACGGAATCTTATCCTTTCTTTATAATATTTGGTGCGAAGCGACAAGCAAGGCTATGTTCGCTTGGAATTCGCACTGATTGACTATATTTACAATATACCACAAAAAGGCAAAATAATCAATACAAAATACCGTAATTGATTGACCATAACGCGCAAAATAGGTATAATATAAACAAGTAAAACTTTAAGGAGATGTCGATTTGGAAAATAAAATTACTGCTATTGTTACGTTCATTTTCTTTTTTCTGATTACATTTATGGGCGTCATTATTATGACCCCGATTGTTGATGCTTTTGCCGGGCAGTTACCGGCAGAGCTTTGGTATGGAATTGGCACTATCGGCTCTATAGTTCTGGCAGGTAATATGTCCATTCCTTTTATTGTGAAAGAATTTGCGGAGGATTCAAATTGAAAAATCTTAACCTTACTCTCTCGCTCACCGAAGCGGGAAAGTGCGCGACAAAGTTAGCACAGGGAATCGACGGCCCCGTATATGCAATGAAGATGCAGAATGGAAAGTATATCTGCGGTCTATCTTTTATTATTGCGATTGCCGGAAGAAGTGCGTTTGGCGATGAGTTTGATACAAATGCGACTTATGAAATCCTTGTTCGTTTGACAGAATTGAATACAGGGAATGCCATTGACTTATACGGCATGACATTCAATCCGAAGGATTATATTGTCCACTCGAAAGGTGGTACAACATACTGCTATTTTAACGAATCTGCCGAAATCAACGATATCGTTTTACCAACAGACCCAATCTCCGCAAGCAGCAAATATGTCCTGAAAACATTGGTTCGCAAAAAGGAAACTCCTAAGCCGAAATGGTTTGTACAGAACATGACGCCGGTTTACTTTGAGGAGTGTTAGGTCATTCAACTTTTTCCGGGGGTCTGACTAATTCACAAGCACAAAAATCCATTAAGGAGGTGAGCTACGTTGAAAATACATAAAGGCTATAAATTTCGGCTTGAGCCTACAGAAGAGCAGAAAGTAAAAATCAATAAAACACTCGGCTGCTGCCGCTTTGTATATAACTCTATATTAGATAGGCGGATAAAAGCCTACAAGCGACGCGGCGAAAGCATGAGCTATATTGATACGCAGAACCTACTTCCAAAAATGAAGCAGTATCTACCGTGGCTCGCCGAAGTGGATAGCCAAGCCCTTAAATATAGCTGCCACCAATTAGACGATGCCTATAAAGGTTTCTTTAAAAGCGGAAAAGGCTTCCCAAATTTCAAGCGTAAAAGAGGAGAAGAAGCCTACACAACCACTAATCCAAAAGGCATTAAGGTGGACGATAAATACATTCAGCTCCCCACACTTGGAAAAGTGCGCTATCGTAAGAGCCTCGACATCGAAGGTAAGATTTGCAAAGCAACAATTCGCCGTTCCGCAAGCGGCAAATACTATGTAAGCATTCTTTGTGAAGTAGAAGTAGCACCGCTTCCTGCTAAGAATACTGCTATCGGCTTGGATGTTGGCATCAAATCCTTTGCTGTTGACAGCAATGGCAACGAACATCAGAACCACAAATATTTCCAGAAAGCAGAAGCTAAACTCAAACGCGAGCAGAAAAAGCTGTCACGCAAAAAGAAAGGCTCTACCAACTGGGAAAAGCAGCGCATCAAAGTGGCTCGCTGTCATGAAAAAGTAACCAATAAACGAAAAGATACCTTACATAAGTTGTCATCTGCACTGGTGAAAGAAAACCAAATCATCTGTGTTGAAGACCTTAACATTAAGGGTATGGTTCGTAATCACAGTCTCGCAAAAAGCATTTCCGATGCTGCTTGGGGAGAGTTCTTCCGTCAGCTTGAGTACAAATCAAGTTGGGCAGGAAGAGTAGTTGTGAAAATACCAACCTTTTATCCAAGCAGCCAGACCTGTTCCTGCTGCGGATACCAGAACAAAGAGGTTAAAAACCTCAATGTGCGGCATTGGGTCTGCCCGAAGTGTAATACATCACACGATAGGGATAAAAATGCAGCAGAAAATATTCTAAAGAAAGGAATGGACATGCTGGCTGTGCCAGCCTCTTCATAACCACAGGCAAACAGTACGGTCAGGACGACCGAATCTTAAAGTCTGTGGAGAGTAAGCCTCTATCAAGGGCTGCGGCCTGCGGTAAGCTCGCTCTATGAAGCAGAAATCCATACTGAGTAACGGGGCAACCCGTGAAAAGTTGGAAGTCCGAGTGTTAATTGACGATGTTCCTACACACAAAAAAAGAAGATACAAGTTACATTTGTCGCATTAACGCAACGAATGAGAAAGCAGCGAAAAGCTGCAGCCAGCTTGGATTTTCGACCCCCACACTCGTAATTGGAATCACAAACGAAACTTCTCGAACGGTCGATTTCTCCAAGACAGAGAATGTTGTTGGTCTTGTCCATCTCAACATCGAAAGAACAGAAGAAGAATCAAGGGGCATGTCAACACAAGACGCACAGACCATCAAGGATGTCGTGAATGCCATTGTTGTACATGGCAAAGTCAGGCACATTATGGTTTATGAATGTGGCGAAATTAACGAAGCAACCGGTATATCATATGGTCTGCAGCATATTCTGAACGGCACAAAAGCTCCGAAAAGAAAAATCAACGAATTGTGCTACAAAAGAATCATCGAGTCCTACGGAATACACAATCGATAAATTCCTGATGCAGCGACTTTCTGTGTGTGTTTTATGATTGACTAATTGGGCTATATGTGGTATAATATAAGTATACCGAGGAGGGCGCAATGAGCGATATTCTGTATGATGCTCAAGGCATCGCAAAAAGTCGAAAGATACGCAAGAGTGCCGTAACGGCTGTTTTGCTGTGTGCGGTTTCAGCCGTCATGTTCATTGGAGCTCACCACCTTTTGATAAACAGAGAATTTGTGATATCAAGCATAAACGCTTTCCTGCAAAGTAACACATTAAGTAAAGCGTTTGATGTCTTGCGTTTTGTTCTGATTGTAGGAGGTCTCGTACTTATTATTTTCGGAATCAACAAGATGTGGCAAGCTGTTGCCCATGCGAAAAACATCATCAGCGCAAACAGATACCACAGAGACAGTATAATTGAAGACATTGATTTCAGTAACGACTTCCCGCAGATGTACCGTTAAGGAGAATAACATGAGCGAAGATAAAGAACTGCAGAAATTAAACACCATCGAAAATACAGAAATTGACGCAGATGATGACGACATCGAAGACGCCGAAGATACAATCGGCGACAGCAGCGATGTCAACAAGTTCAGTGCAGCATACGAAAAAGAAACCGTCATCAATTTCAATAATGCGGAACAGAACGCCTCATGCTACACACTGAATACCCATAAGCGTCAGATGCTCTTGAATCTTGCGGAAGAATATCCAGATGATGTAAAAATCATCAGCAAAAGAGACGACATGGTGGAAGTTACATTCCCCAAAAAATGGGTCAAGATTCGCCCTCCCCGCAAACTGACAGAAGAGCAGCGTGTAAATGCCGTGGAACGCGGCAGAGCGTTGGCAGCTCTGGCAGCGGAAAAGCGGGCAGCGAAATCGAACGAAATCGATAACGGGTAATTTCGTTATGATTTCGGTAAGACGCTGCAATCGCTGCGGTGACTTGTTTGATGTCGACAAAAACAACCTGTCTTCCATCTGCCCTAAGTGTCTGGAACGCGATGCAATCGAAAGCGAGTATCGTGCAAGACAAGATTTCTGGGGCGATTCCGCGCAGAGCGATGCGGATAAGTATTTCGCACCGCGTTGGTCAGGCTCATTATCATTCATCGAGAGGGATGGCGAAGTTCCTCCCGATGATTTTATGGAAGAAAAATTGGATAGATTTGTCGCAGAAGCCACAGCGAAGTATTCAGAAAAACGAAAAGAAGAGAATGACAGCATTTTGGCTGCATTTTTAGAAAAGAAACCAACAGTTCCCAGAACTCAAAAACAAAATATCAGTAAGACAAACGATACCGAGCAGAAAAGCGAAAAGGACAAAGTGCAGGATGATTTGCTGAAGCAACTATTCGGGTGATGCCGCCGACTTCATGTCGGCGAGGAAAAAGGATGATTTGATTGCAGAATTTAACGAATGAGTTTTGTGAACTCAGAAAGCAGTATATCGACGCCAAGTTCATGACTATGAATCCCATGCAGAAAAAGGCTATCTACAATGTAGATGGCCCTGTTCTTGTGTTGGCAGGAGCCGGGAGCGGCAAGACGACGACCATTATCGGACGAATTGTTTATATGGTCATGTTCGGCCATGCCTATTACAGTACAAAAACGACATTCCCCGTCACGGAAAATGATATCAAGGAATTGAAATCTGTGCTTGCCGGTACTGGCAGTATTTCCGAACACCTGAAATCAATGCTTCAGGTAAAACCTGTCAGCCCTCAGAACATTATGGCTGTCACCTTTACCAACAAGGCAGCAGGAGAGATGAAAAAGCGTCTCGAAAGCAAACTGGGAAAAGACACGGCCGAAAAGGTATGCGCTAAAACATTCCATTCTGCATGCGTCGGTATCCTGCGCGAATATGCCATGTTCGTTGGATTTAAGCGGGACTTTACCATCTATGATGAGAAAGACTGCAAGTCTGTTCTGAAAGATATCTATAAAGCAAACGGCATCAAGGAGAAAGAACTCCACAAGGACGATGTTCTGAACCACATCTCCATCTGGAAGGATAAGATGATTACGCCGGACATGGCTATTTCACAGAGCACCATTTCTTCCTACAACACCGTTGCACATCTTTACAAGGAATATCAGGAACGCCTGAAAAACGCCAATGCAATGGATTTTGATGACCTTATCGGCAATACGATTCGGCTTTTGAAGGAACATCCGGACATTCAAGCAGAACTGCAGAAAAAAATCCAGTATATCATGGTCGATGAATATCAGGACACGAACGCGTCTCAGCATGAACTGCTGTCTCTTCTGGTTTCTCCTGAGCACAATATCTGTGTTGTCGGCGATGATGACCAGTCCATTTATAGTTTCCGTGGTGCCGATGTCGATAATATCCTGAATTTCCCACAGGAATTCAACGGGACGCATATCATCAAGATGGAACAGAATTATCGTTCTGATGGTAACATCTTAAACCTTGCCAACAGCCTGATTGGACACAACACCAAGCGACACAATAAAAACCTCTGGACTTACAGAAATCCGGGAGTCATGCCGACATATACCTATTATGCCAGCGACTACGACGAAACGGATTCTATTGTTGAGGATATCAAGGATTATATCGCAGCCGGTAACAATTACAGCGATGTTGCCATCCTGTACAGAAACAGTCGTCTTTCTTATGTCATAGAACGGGCTTTGGCGAGAGAAAAAATCCCTTACAAAATCGTCGGCGGCTTTAAGTTCTTTGAACGTGCAGAAGTAAAGGACATCATTGCGTACCTGTGCGTCATTGCGAACCCGGCAGATGACCAGAGATTGAAGAGAATCATCAATGTTCCGGCTCGTAAGATAGGCGCTGCGACCGTAGATAAAATTGCCACTCTGGCACAGCAGTATAAAGTCAGCATGATGGAAATCATCCGCAACGCAGACCTTTATCCTGCCATCGCGAAAGCAAAGCCTGCTCTTGATAGTTTTATTAAGATGTATGACACAATGTGCCTTATGGCAAACGGCAGTACACTCGGAGAATTGACGCAGAGCGTTATCAAGTATTCCGGATACAGAAAAATGCTCGAAGACAAGGGCGTAGACGGAAAAGACGAACTGCAGAATGTCGAACAGGTTGTTGTGGCCGCAGAAGAATTCGAACATGCACATATCAAAACCAACCTGTCGGAGTTTTTGGCTGAAATTTCGCTTCTGTCAGCAGTCGATACGCTGAGCAGTGAAGAAAATAAAGTCGTCATGATGACTCTGCATGCATCTAAGGGTTTGGAATTCAAAAACGTGTACATTATCGGGTTGGAGGATTCTATCATCCCGTCTTCAAGAGACGATGTCGGAATCGAAGAAGAGCGCAGACTACTTTATGTCGGGATGACCCGTGCTAAAGAGGAACTGCACCTTTCGACAGCAAAACAGAGACATACGTTTGGCGCTTGGGGTGAAGAAGATAAACCGTCTCGGTTCCTGTATGACATTGACCAGCAGGATATTGATTACGGAACCAGCAGAAACAACATCTTCGCACGGAAAAACGCAATCAGCTGGGATATGAATACCCTGTTTTGATGTCTTATGCGGATGAATGAGGATGATTTGAAACTGCTCCTTGCTAAAAATCCGGCATTGAGCGTTAAACAGATAACACCCAAGAAACAACAATCCATAACTCCGGGAAAAACCCCTTTAAGCAAGAAAAACAAATATTTCAATATCCCCGTATATGTTTTTTCTGATGGTTTTGTTTTCGTGGACGAAGACAATCAAATCAAATCACTTGCGGCGAGTGAGCTTCCTAAAATTCACGGGAAAGTAACAGCCAAGTTCGATTCTGTGAAAGAGTATGAGCGTTATAAGGAACTCAAACTCATGGTATCAACCAACGTCATAACGGATTTGAAACGGCAGGTACCACTTATCATTCAGGAAAAATTCGTGTATCAAGGGAAAACAGTGCGCCCTATCATCTACTGTGCTGATTTCGTTTATCGAAAGGACGAAAAAACGGTAGTAGAGGATGTTAAGGGATTCGATAAAAAGACTGGTAAATGGCGTACAACGCAAACATTTGAATTGAAATGGAAATTGTTAAAGGCAAGATATCCACACTACAACTTTGTGCTGATATGAGAATTCCAAACAGAATCAAAGAATGTAAAATCATGGGCGTAGATATTGCATGCACAAGTATGAATCATCTGCTCAGAATCATAAAGGATAGGCTCCCGGAATTATCCGGAAACTATATCTGTGCCACCAATGTTCATGCGATTGTAACAGCATACAGAAATGAATCTTACAGAAAGGTTCAGAACGATGCGTTCATGAGATTGCCGGACGGTGCTCCTGTTGCAATGATTGCCAGAACGAGAAGCGAAACGTGGGCGGAAAAGATTTCCGGGCCAGATGTGATGACAGAAATCTTTAAGGTCTCTGCTTCCTACGGATACAGGCATTATTTCTACGGTTCGACAGAGGAGACATTAAAGAAACTGGAAGACACACTGTATAAAAAATATCCCGGCATCAATATCGTCGGTATGAAATCACCTCCGTTCCGACCTCTTACCAAGGAAGAGGATGCGGAGGTAATCCGTGACATCAATCATGCTGAACCGGATTTTATTTGGGTCGGGCTGGGTGCGCCTAAACAGGAAATCTGGATGTATGAACATCAGGAAAAAGTAAAAGGGCTTATGATTGGCGTTGGGGCTGGATTTGATTTCCATGCGGGAACGGTAAAGCGAGCCCCTGTCTGGATGCAGAAATGCGGGCTTGAATGGTTTTATCGCCTGACACAGGAGCCGAAACGCTTGTTTAGACGATACCTTTCAACGAATGCGTGTTTTGTCTGGAACGCTATTATCAAGGGCCAATAAACATATTTGTACAATCTGCCTATCTTGAAAAAATATTATTTTACCTGTTGCAGAAACTTGCGAATGGCATAGCATAGATAGTGTGGTACCTGAACAGGCGAGGAGTTTTAGTTGAAAGGATATAAGTATAACGGAAAAAAGTATCGAAGTTACAGAGAGTTGGCCGAAGCAGTCGGTATCCCACCGTATCTGCTTTATAACCGTATCTGCAACAGTGTCGGCAAGAATATGACCATCGAAGAGGCTATACAGACTCCGATAAAAAACGCCAGCGAGTGTGCGGCTAAGCCCATTACGGTAAACGGCGTAAATTATCGAACGCAAAGTGAAGCCATGCAGGCATACGGCATCAAGGTTGGTCACTTCTACCGCACGCTGAAACTCTGCGGCGGAGACAAAGAACTTGCATTTAAACAATGCATTGAGGAGGGGAAGGTATGAAAGCACATGTGTCTTCGAGTGCTCAGGAACCTATCAAAGAAGCTGCGCTCAAAAAGGTTATCAGTAACGCCAAGGTTGGAGCCGTAGAAATGTTTTTCATGTTCCGTGACCTGATTGTCAATATGCTCGATGAGGGCGTAAAGGATGTCAGTGAATCGGTTCGTGAAAACAAAATCAATGCGGCTGCGCAAACAAGGACGGAATACAATACGAATTGTGCGTACACCAGTGCTATTGATGAGTTTATCGTCGATTTGCCGAACAATGACTTTTCTGTGAAATTCGATGGTACGCCGGAGAAGCTGCAAAGCATCGTCACAGATAAGTTCCGTTTCGAACTATCTTTAGCGCTGGAGTTTGATATCAAGGCTTTTTTGGAAAAATCCGGCATGACAAGAGAAGAGTTTGAGGTGATTGCCGCCAACGCCTTAATGCTTGCTGAACAAAACGGCGGAATTAAAACATATCTGTTTAAGGAGAACTGATTATGAAAGCACATGTAACTGTACTCGACCCCCAGAAAGCATACAAGGAAGTCATTGAAAATGCAGACCTCACAGAAGTGAGTATGTATCTGGCTTATCGCTATTTCGTCATGCAGATGATGGAAGAACTGGATATTCTGCATAAAGGCAAGGTAGAGCCGACAGATGAACAGTTCAAAGAATGCCTTGATGAAGCACTTGAAAACACAAGTGATTTCTTGGATGATACCTACGAATCTGTTGTTGACACGATTACTGAACTTGACCCGGAGAGTAAGGGTGGGGATTACACGGTAAACTTTAACGGAACCGTGGAAGAGCTTCGGGAAATGCTTGGCAGCATGATGGAACATGAACTGGCGGCAAATTTGGAGCACGAATTCGTTGATTTCGCAGAAATGACTCGCACAACTCGTACCATTTTTGAATGGCAGGTAGCTACATCTATGGCCCATACCATCAATACGCATGGCAGTATCGAGAAATTTCTGTTTGGCGAAGATGAAGACGAAACAAATTTGAACACAATTCCTGTGTCTGGCAAAAAGTCTTAACTTTTGGAGGTGACCGTTTTTGCAGAATCTATATATTAAAATCCCGGATGGCGCAAACGTCGTAATCGACAAGCTCTACGAAAATGGTCATTCCGCTTTCGTTGTGGGCGGCTGTGTAAGGGATTTCATTCTCGAAAAGGAACCTCACGATTGGGACATCTGCACGGATGCTCTGCCGGAACAAGTGATGCAAATTTTCGGGGAAAAGAATGTAATCCCTACCGGAATCAAACACGGTACGGTCACAGTCTTGATTGGAAACGACAACTATGAGGTGACGACATACCGTATCGATGGCATGTATTCAGACGGAAGACGACCAGACAATGTAGAGTTTACGCAAAATCTCATTGAGGATTTGTCCCGGCGTGATTTTTCCATCAATGCAATGGCTTACAACGATAAAATCGGACTCATTGACCCGTTTGATGGAATTTCCGACATCAAAAACAGACGAATTTGCTGTGTAGGCGACCCCGGAAAAAGATTTGGAGAAGACTACCTGCGAATTCTTCGCGCAATTCGATTTTCGTCCACATTTGGGTTCATTATTGACAAGCATACCAGAATGGTCGCGGCTATCAATGCTCCTAATCTGCGTATGCTTGCCAACGAAAGAGTAGGAGCTGAAATCCGAAAGATTCTCTGCAGCCGTTATGCAGCAGATGTAATTGATGAAAACAAGACCAGTATCGCATGGGTCATCCCGGAAATCATCGATATGGTTGGATGTGAGCAGAACAACCCATACCATGTAGAGGATGTGTTTCAGCATACGCTCTCCGCAATGCGGAATATGTCCACAAGCAATATTTTCCCGGCAGAATGGGTAGACGACTATGTTCGTTGTGTTTTATTCTTCCATGATATTGGCAAGCCGAAATCAAAAAGCACAGACGAAAACGGCTGTGACCACTTTTATCACCATGCGGCAAAAAGTGCAGAAATCACATACGACATCCTGACAAGGCTTCGTTTCAACAGCAAAGACCGTGACATCATCGTGGAACTTGTCAAAAATCACGATATGGAACTTGTTGCGACAAAAGCCTGTGCCAGACGAATGCTCAATAAGTTTGGCGTAGACCAACTACACAGACTTCTCAAAATTCGTGAATGTGATAATAGAGCGCATTCCGAGTTGGCTTATCCGAGGTTCAAAAACACAGTTGCTTTTGCGTGCTGTGTTGAAGAGGTCTTGGACGAGCGCTCAACTTTCTCTATCAAAAATTTGGCAGTAAACGGAAATGATTTGATTGCCATTGGCTTTAAGCAAGGCCCGGCAATCGGTTCTGTTCTTAACGACCTGCTAAACCTTGTAATCGACGAACAAATTCAAAATGAAAAAGCCGCATTATTGGAGGTTGCGGCGGAAAGGCTACGCGATGTTTGATAGTATTATTACGACTTCACAGGCAAAAAACGCCGTGGATGAAAACAATGGCACATTTGTGCTTCTTAGACTGAAAGACGGTTTTGAAAATATCCTTAACGGCAGCAAAACCATGGAAATCCTGAAAAGCAGTTGCTGGAATCTGAAAACTCCGTTCTTTGTTCTTTGTTGCAATGACGAAGATGATAAGATTGTCGGCAGTTTTATTTGCGACAAAATCGATGATTTATACTGCCCCATAGAACTCCCCAACATCAATTCCTTGGAGCAGCTTCCGTACCATACTAAGCAGTGGCTTGTTCAGAGCGGATTGACTTACTACCAGCTCTGCGCTATGGCGAAACGCCGTCAGCGTCTGTATGGGTGGATGGTCAACTCTCCTGTTGCACTTGACTTGCCTTTAACGGCTATCGGGGAAGAGTACCCGCCTCAGGCTTGGAAATATCTGAGCCTGACTGGGATTCAAGCCCAACTGGCGCTCGCAGGCGCTTCTGCTCTATGAGCAGCACTTATATCATCGGTGATGTCCACGGCAACTACAATGGTCTTGTTGAATCCTTGCAGAAAATGGGTTGGAAAGAGAATGAGGATAAACTCATCTTCGTGGGCGACCTTGTAGACCGTGGTATCGCAAATAAGAAAGTTATTGATTTTGTGGCAGAACACAAGGACACCGTACATATCGTGCTCGGCAATCACGAACTGCAGCATAAGAAAATGGTTCAGTATTATCGAATCCTTGCCAAGAATCCCACGGTACGCAAACTGGCCGCAGGAATATTCCTTCGTTTTGCGGAGAGAGAGCGTATCATCAGGGCGGGCGATGAAATCAACACTATGCGTTGTGATATAAATGAGCGGAAAGAGTTTCTGAACAATACCCCAAAAACATTCCTTGACTATCAGGAACATTTCATCGTTTATACGATGGCATGGGAAGACGATACGCTTTGGAAACTCATGCTCTATTTGCTGGATGAGATGTGCGGTGCGCCTTACGATGCGCAGCATACCATCTATGAGTATCTGACAGGGAGCAACAAAACGCGTGAACGGTTTGAGGCTGTATTTTCTAATACCGCAGCAGAATTCGTGATAAACACGACAGACGCGCTTGCAAGATACCAAAGCGTTCGTATCACGCACAATAATCCGTTTGGCGGCGTGCATAGCTATGATGGTGACGAGATGTTGGCAGAGCACAAAAATACCCTGTATGTATTCGGGCATGTTCCACACGACAAAGTCATCAGGATTGACCGCGAACGCTCCGGGTGTACCTATCTTGACATCGATTTGTCACCAGAAAAGGTAGGCATAATGCGACTGAATGATATCATCTGAATTTGCGCATCCTCTCGCTTTGCGGGAGGGTATTTTTATTTTAATACCTTTCATAATTGACCGTAAATGCTTATTGTGGTATAATATAAATATAAGATATGATATAGGTAGGAGTATATAAGTGCCAATTTTCAATGATATGACAAACAAAGAAGCTGCAAAAGTTCTGAACGATTACAGCACAGTAAACAGAAACGCATCACTGCCATACATCAACGAGGCAATCCATGCAGCTATCAAAGCTCTTGACCAAATTGATAATATCAAAGCGCAAAATGCCGAATACAAGACAAGGCTTGGAATTGATGAAACGGTCGTTCCAAAGGATGCCGACACAAAAGTCGAAATCGTTTGGTATGAGTGGCAGGAAGCTCCCGATGTAACTTGGAGTTCCGGTTCGTTCACAAAGCTATACGGCTGTATGAAGCAGCGCGGTGGGGAAGTATATCGGATTACAAAGACGATATACGGCAAGTGTGTATCCATAAAACGCGAAAAATGGGACGATAAGCATTCGCATTGGATGCTTTCAGCATAAGGAGACGAAATGACAAAAGAGGAACTTGAAAAGGTGGTTCAGGGAGCGGAGTACGATTTTCTTCGGGAAAACCCGCACCTTGGCAGCAATATCATGTTTTTAACGCTTGGCGGCAGCCATGCTTACGGTACAAATGTTCCCGGTTCTGATGTTGATGTCAGAGGCGTAACGGGAGATTCCAAGTATGACCTGTTAGGATTTGGTACATTTGAACAGGTTGTGGAACAATCTACCGACACGACGATTTACGGTTTCCGTAAACTCGTATCGCTCCTTATTAACTGCAACCCCAACGTCATCGAAATGCTCGGCAGCAAACCGGATAATTACCTGATGGTATCTCCGGAAGGGCAGATGCTGCTTGATAATAAGGCTCTTTTCCTTAGCAAGAAAGCCTTGTACAGCTTTGGCGGCTATGCAAACGACCAGCTTCGCAGACTTCAAATGGGTTTGTTGCAGAACGATGTCAACACAGATATGAAAGAGGAGTTTGCGCTAAGAAGCGTACAGCGTGTACTTAGTGGTCCCGACCTACAGCACAACGCTCCGGCCGAAGCGGAAAACCATTTCAACATCTCTATTGGGAATGTTAAGGATGAAGAAATCAAACGGCAGCTTGTTGTCAATGCCGCACTTACCAATTTTCCGCTTCGTGACTTCAAGAGTCTTATTAAGGCCGTGAATGCAACGGTTGGACAGTTTGACTCTCTGGGAAAGCGAAACACCAAGAAAGACTTTCCTCATATCAACAAACACGCAATGCATCTTGTTAGACTTTACTTGATGGCATTTGATATTCTCGAACGCGGTGAAATCAACACCTACCGAGACAAAGAGCATGACTTGCTTATGGACATCCGGAACGGAAAGTTTGTACAGGAAGACGGCACATATCGGCAGGAATTCTTCGAGATGGTTGACGAATATGAAAAGCGGCTCAAGTATGACGCAGAAAACAGCCCATTGCCCCAAAAACCTGACATGAAGAAAATCGAAGAGTTGGTAATGACCGTTAATGAATCTCTTTTGGAAAAACAGTATAAGAGGTGAACTAAATGTTTGAAAATTCACTGATTGTCGTTAATATCAAGCTCGACAATGCGCGATGGTTCCTGCGCGGGCTCAATAAGCCATTCGACCCTTTTGCACAGAAAGCGATGCATGATACCATGATTGGAATTGCTAACTGCACGGAAGCTGTTTGGGCATACCATATTGGTAATGAAATCGTCTTGTATCTCAACCCGAACGCAATAAGCAGATGTAAGACTATGCTCTCCGGTATGACGAGAGACAACCTTGTCTCTTATATTGCAAGTTTGACCACTGTCATCTTTAACCTCAATTACGGGCGGCTCATGGAAAAGCTGGACAAATGCTCTAATATTGAGAAAATCCGGCTTGATAACTACAAATCCAAGCAGTACCTTGCAAGATTCGATTGCGCGGTACGCGAATGCGACAGAGATATCACCCCCATCATCAAAACAATCAAAAACACGCAGGAGATTCTGTATTGCAAAATCATTGACGGTAGCGGCGAATACAAGGTTTATAACGCTCTTTCGGATGTTGATAAATACGGCGAATACTTCGCCAGAACCGATATCGGAGCATACACCCAGATTCCAACAGCCCCAAATACTCCCCGTTGCAGGTGGACAGAAGGATGTTTTGGAGCGATTATGGGCGTTAACGGTTACCTTGACGAAAAAAGCGCGTTTTGCAAGAATCTTAGGATTGCTTTAGCCGCTGACTGATTTTCTTGCTATTTGCTGCAAAGTAAATATACTTAGAGCATACCAGAAATAAAAGCAAACAAACATTTAAAATCAACATACCGCCATATCGTTGTGAGGTGACGGTATTTTTGTTTGCTACAGGTGCGAATGATAAGTGAACATGGTTTTACTGGTCGCTTCGCACCGAGTATTATATAGAAAGGATATGGTACCGTTGCAGTAAGTAGTATCTGACCATATTGTTTGGTCAAAAAACAGACAAACATTGTACAAAATGCATGACAACTCGTTGCTTCATTTGTGCAAGTTTGCTGTTGCAACCCACACAGGTTGCGTTAGATTGAAATAGGGCAATATCAATGCGAGAGCATTCCCGCAAACCGTTGCAACCCACACAGGTTGCGTTAGATTGAAATTGGAATTCAGGAAAGGCAAACGAACTTGCGTTGCAACCCACACGGGTTGCGTTAGATTAAAATCGTTATATTAAAAATCAAAATAACGTCATCTCATCGAGATGACGTTATTTTGTAGGAAGGAAGGATTAAAATTGAATATTATCGCTCACAAATCCAAAGACGGCAGAGAACAGAGCCTGCAGGAACACGGCCAAAATGTTGCTAAAATGGCCGCTTCTTTTGCTGCTCCATTTGGCGGGGAAAAATTCGCCGAAAGAATAGGGATAAGCCACGATGCTGGAAAGGATACGGTAGGTTTCCAACAATACATCCAAGCTCCCGACAAAAACGCAAAATCCCCACACGCTATCATCGCAGCGGCGTTAAATTGCCAAGCCAACGATGTCTTGTCTGCTGTTATAACAGCAGGTCACCATAGCGGCTTGCACAATGTTCTCGACACCATCACCAATGTGAGAGCTGCTCTTGCTGAGCGGAGCCAAGACATTACCACGGCACGGGAATATTTTTCTTCGGACGCAATCAGCCAGACTGAAATTATTCCGGAATTTGCACGGAAGAATAAAGTCTTTGGTCAGTACGCCTTTACGAAAATGGAGTTTTCATGCCTTACCGATGCTGATTATCAGGACACGGAACGATTTATGCGTGGTTATTCACCGAGAAGCTATGACTATGATAGCTTTTCTGACATCTACGATATGTTCAGAAAGCACGTTCAGCCGTGGATTGATAAAGATAATGAAATGATGAGGAGAAAGAACCAGCCGTTCAGTAAAGACGAAGAAATCAACCATATGCGCACGCAAATGATGCTGCAGTGTTTGGATGCCGGTTCCAATTCCCGGAAAGGAGATATTCGCACACTGAGTATTCCTACTGGTGGGTCTAAAACCTTATCTTCTTTTGCTTATGCTATTGCGGCAGCAAAAAAGGATAAAAGCATCAAGCGCATCATCGTCGTTATTCCATTTAATACGATTACAACACAGACGGCTTCTGTGCTGCGTGGAATTGTAGGAGAGAAGAATATTCTGGAAAACCATTCCGGATTTGATTTTGAGGACAGCAAGCAAGGCAAGCTTCTTCAATACGCATCAGAAAACTGGGATATTCCGATTGTCGTCACGACGAATGTACAATTTTTTGAGAGTTTCTTTTCCAACAAGCCTGCTAAAAGCAGAAAGCTTCATAATATCGCGGACAGCGTTATCATCTTTGATGAGGTACAGCAGCTTCCTGTAAAATACTTGAAGCCCTGCATCAAGTGTATCGAATCTCTTGCAGCTAATTTCGGCGCACGTATCGTTCTCAGTACCGCTACACAGCCTACTCTTGAACCTTACTTCGAAACCATCAAGCCCCGTGAGATTATTGATGATTCTGAAAGTTATGTGAAGCCCTTCCGTCGCTGCAGTATTGAAAATATTGGCACTGTTACAGCGAAGAACCTCACGGAACGAATCCAGAAGCATAAGCAATGTCTATGTGTTGTCAATGAAAAGGAAGAGGCGAAAGCTATTTATACTGCCATTGAGAACGGCCGTTGTAAAAACCTGTATTGCCTTACTACAGACATCACTCCTTATGACCGAGAAAAACTTCTCCGTCAAATCCGGCAGAATTTAAAAGATGATGAGCCCTGCATTGTCATCTCAACATCTTTGATTGAGTCCGGTGTTGATGTGGATTTTCCGTACGGTTATCGTGAACTTTATGGGCTTGATTCCATTTTGCAGACAGCAGGACGCGTGAACAGAAACGGACTTCGCGACTGCGGCAATAGTACCCTGTTTGTATTCGATGGACCGCAGGAGGAATATCGAGCGCTGAGGAATGGGACTTCAAGAGGCTGTAATGAATCCGATAACAAAAAAAGTATCACCAGAGGCATCCTGCAGAAATATGATGCGGATTCGCCGAAAGCAATCCATGAGTATTTTTCGAGACTCTACGGTTATAAGGGCGATGGGCTTGATAAATTCTACATCGTAAAGATGGCGAACTCAAAACTTATCCCATTTCAGGACATAAGCCAGAAGTTCAAAATCATCGATGAAGATACCGTAACGGTCATCATTTCCCAGACAGCCGAAGCATCTGAACTTGTCGGAAAGATTCGTAATCAAACCGCAACAAAAGATGATATCCGCAAAGTAGGTAAATATGCCGTTTCTGTGCGAAGAAGCAAATACGATAAGTACCTTGCAGCTTCCACCGAGGTATTGACCACAAAAGTATGCAACGATGTAGAAGAACCTGATATTTGCAATCTCGTAGATATGGGATTGTACACAAATATCGGTGTCATCTTTGACGCAGCAGCCTGAGGGATGCTCGCCATTTGCTGCAAAGTTAGTATACTAAGGTCATACCAAAAATAAAAAAGGCACTTTTACAATTTAAAATCGACATGCCGCCATCTCGTTATGAGGTGGCGGTATTTTTGTTGCCAAAAAGAAACGGAGGATTTAATCGTGAAAATACCATGTGTTGATAGACACAAAATTATGGAGAATGCGGAACTTATCAACCGCAATCACAAAGCAATTAGTGTCTATCCTAAGCCCATCATCTTAGAGGTTGACTCTAAATTTGCCGGATTCACCATTCCCGGTATGCGTGTTGAAGGCGTTACCTATGAAGTTCCAACCTTTTCCGCATTAAAGGGTGCAATCGATGCAATTTATTGGCATCCCGGCGTTGAAACCATTCCAACCGCTGTTTATATCCACAATCCCATAAAGAAAGAGCGTATCACGCAAAACGGGTATAACGAGGGTCGCGGGCAGCGTTCTCGTGAATGTCTTGTCAATGTTCGATACACCATCATCGTCTATCTGGTTCAGATGAATACGATGCAGGAAGGTATGAACCTTGATAAGTATTACGAGATGCTTACCAAGTACATAAACGGCGGCTGCGGAAACAAAGTGCCGTATCTTGGTATTGCAATGGACCCGATGAATTTCAAGCTCATCAACAGCGATGACATCAAGCCCACGCAGCCTTTTAATGAAGACCTTGGGTTTATGCCATTTACCGAAGATTATACAAAGCCGAAAGACCCTGACTTGGTTTGCAGACATCTGACAATCGAGAATGGGATTATCGACTTCACGAAAGGAGAGTATTTCCACTGTTATGAAGGACTTACTTAATGTTCTGTACGACCATTACAATGCACAGTTACCGCTCGGAACCGTCATGCCTTACGGCTGGACGATTGTGGAAGTCAATTACGCTGTAGAGGTCAATGATGATGGTGAACTCACCGGAATCTATGCACTTGGCGCAACATCTGACGCTGATGAGGTGGAGGACAAGGCCAAGACCAAGGCTAAAGGCAAGGATACACCCTATCAAAAATTCACGGTTCCTGTTCGCCGTACCCGTACGAGCGGCGCTTACCCGTATCTGTTTTGCGATGCCGCACATTATATGTTTGGCACTCCGAAACACGATGGTAAAGGTAAGGTTAGCACTATCGACTATTACGGTGCGATGAAAAACGCAGTTTTGGGACTTCGTGAGTATCTGGGTGAATCTCCGGCTCTTTGTGCCATCTACAAATTCTATGAGACTTGGGACAACACCAAAGCAGAAGAAAACCCCTACATCGTTGCAAGCAACGTCGCCAATGGCGGTCAGTGCATGTTCTTCTATAATGGCAAGCCCATTTTCGAAGACGATGTGTTCAAGAAAAACTACGAGAAGCTGACAACGGCATACGGTGAAATGCCTATTCCTCAGAAAGATAAAAACGGGAAATTCGTTTTGCCTTCTAAACCCACCTATATCCGCAGCATGATTAGCGGAGAAGTCGGATTGAAGGCGACGCTTTTCAATAATGTATCCGTCAATGGTGTAAACGCATACCTTCTCTCGAACAACAAGAAGAACACAAACTACTTCGGTCGGGAAAAGGGCAATGCCATCCCCATCTCGCAGAAAGACGGTCATAAAATCTGTGAAGCCGCGAAAGACCTGCTGACGCGTAGAAAGAACTTTTTCATTCCCGCAAGCAAAAGCTGCAACCTCAAGAGAAGTATGGTCGTATGGTGCGATGATGTTCCTAAGGAAGAAGAAAATGCCATTATTGACCTCTGCTTCGACACCGTCTCGAATTTGCTTTCTATTTCTGATGAAAGCGGAAGCGAAATGACCGAGCGGATGCTTCACATCGCTCAGATTCGAAAGGGGAGAATGATTCCTCTGTCGGAGAAAGAGAAGAATGTGAAGGTCAATGTTTGGACTGTCGGTACTCGTGGGAAAGGCAGTATCGTTTCTGATTTCACCCAAATCACGTTAGGTGAGCTTTGCGAGCATTTCCAGCGTCATTATGACAATATGGAAATCGTACGTAGTCCTAAGTGCAAGGAGAATGATGGAACGGTTCGTGACTTCGCACGCCCCACTACCGTATATCGTTCCTTGTTCGCCAAGGACGAAAAAGGGAAAGTCAAAGTAGATAACCCTGTTCTTTGGAAGCAGATTAGCCGCAGCGTCTTCATGGGAGAGAAATACCCGGCTCGTGTTCTGGATATGGTTCTTTGCCGAGCAGACCGAGAGAGTAAGAAAACCCTCGATGATGGCGTGTGCTGCATTTCCGCCACAATGGCAGGTATTATCAAAGCGTATCTCATCAACAACGCAGGAAAGGAAGATTTAACTGTGTCTCTGAATGAAAATAACACCAACCCCGCGTACCTTACGGGCCGCATCTTTGCACACATGGAGAGTGCTCAGCGAGCAATCGACCCAAGCAACCAGACCACGTTCGTGAAGCGTTACTTCGCGCGTGTTATGGGAAATCCCGCCGAAGCCATGCCGCAAATGCACCTGAGCTTCAACCTGCTCCGCGCAAAGGCTAACAGCGACGACAAAAAGAGCGCTATTTTCACGGCAAAGGAAAAGGTTATTTCTGAGCTGATTGATATGCTTGACGGTAATTACCCCAGCAAGCTCTCTCCTGAGCAGCAGGGCTACTTTGTAGTCGGCTATTATCAGCAGCGCCGTGAGAATATCCGTTGCGCCGCCGCACTCGCAGCAAAGAACGTAAAAAACAACGACTAATCAAGGAGAATAAAAACATGGCTATGATTGAAAATATTCTGAAAACCCCCACCACCATCGAAGTCGTCTTTGACGCTAAGATGTCCAACCCCAACGGCGACCCCGACAACGAAAACGCACCTCGCCAGAACTCTGAGGGCTTTGGTTACATGACCCCTGAGTGCGTCAAGTACAAGATTCGCAATGTTCTGAACATCATGGCGAATTTTGGCGAGATTGACCCTGACACCAATCACCTGTACTGTTCTCCCGATACTTACAGCATCGAGAGCAGCATTCGTGAGTGCTTCGGCAAAAAGCCAAGTGACTTCAAAAAGCTCACGTTCGAGGATGAGCTTGCTATGCGCAAAAAGCTGTGCAACTACTTCGTGGATGCGCGGTGGTTTGGTATGGTCAACACCTCTTATTCGAGCTATAACACGCTCGGCAAAATCGAGGGCGCATTCCAGCTCAGCTTTCCGATGTCGTATGACCCGATAAGGATTGCTTCGATTTCCAATACTCGCTGCTGCGTTTCCTCTGATGATGAACGCAAGGGAAACGAAAAGGTGCCGAAAAACAAAGACCGTACGATGGGCCGTTTCAGCGTTGTTGAGTATGGTTTGTATCACATGTGCATTCAGACCAGTACCAAAGCAATTCTGCGAAACGGTGTGACTGAGGACGACCTCAAGCTCCTCATTCAGACCATCCTGCACATGTTCGATGATGACATGAGCTCCGTTCGTCCTTCGATGACGGTTCGCAAAGTTGTTGTCGTGCGCCAGAACCGTAACAGCGGCCGCGTACGTCCTACCGATATCGAGGACGCTATGGTCGCAAAACTGAAGCCGGGTGTTAACAACCCCACTTCCTTCAACGACTATGACCTTGAATTCAAGCGGGACATGCTGCCTGATTCTGTGGAGGTCAAGGAGTATACTATGGATAACCCGGATGGCGTTATCCTCTAATCCATTTTCTCATAAGAGTCTGCCCATTGTGGGCAGGCTCTTTTTTGTTTACATTGATTGACTACATATAGTTTATGTGGTATAATATAAGCATGAGAATTTCAGAACCAAAACAAAATTACAGAACAATTAAATGTGTGCATATTCTCGTTATGACGATACTGTATATCGTGCTTATTGGTGTGTTGGTTACAGTCATGGGAGAACCAAGCCGCACAACGATAGCATTCTTAGTTGACGTTTTTTGCTACGATGAAATGCTTCGTGTGACGTGTCTGTACTACGAACGATTAAGAAAACAAAACAAAAACTAAAAATTCATAAGGAGACGGAAACAATGGTTACAGATGTTATGGCAAAAATTGCTGTTATAATATTCAATTTTTTAGAAACATTTATGATTAGTTGAAACATAGTAAATATGATGTTTCTTTGTGTGCATTGCCTAAACGATGATTGGCAATGGCGCGATGATTTAGAAACGGATAAAGCAAAAATCAAGCTTGGACTTAAAACCACATTCTGGAACCTTCTTTGTCTAGTATGCTTTTCTATATCACATATCTTGCTGGACTTGCTGGAAGATATTGACGGAAGCATTGTTACATATATCAGTGTGGATGAGTTAACATGGATAATCGCATTCAATATTATCTTCTTTGCAATTTATATTTCATTTTTCATCAAAGCAAAAAAGTGGGATAAAAAATTAGCCAAAGAGGAAAACGCGGTCGAAGCAGAAAGTGAAAAGGAGGATGATTCGGAATGACCGTCAAAGAACTCAAACGGTATCTGGATGACGTTCCGGATACCGCTATCGTCGTAATAAGAAACCATACTGCGCCTACAATCCTCGAAAAAGCATGGGCCAGACACATCTCTGCTATTGCAAAGCCGGATGGCAGGTATGTGCCAAAAACCGTAGATTCCAAAGGCGACAATGTCGAGGTTGTCGTTTTTGATTAACCGTGAGGACAAAAGATTGTCAAATTCAGTCGTAGACATCCTGAATATGCTCGAAATGGGTGAGTCTGTCGATATGATTGCCAGCGATATGAACTCAAAGACAACGAATATCAGAAGAATCATTCGGGAAAATGATATCGGTCAGGATACCATCAGTACAACGCTACAATGGCGCAAAGCAATCAAAAAATTGCTGCCAGACCGAGAAGCAAATGTCATCCGCTGGAATGAAAGCAAAGAGTCTGCCATACCTTATAAGCTTTGTGTTCCGAAACATTTTTTGAATGCTGCCGGAAGCGCTCCTGTAACTGTGATTCCCGTCATTGCCATGCTCAGAAATACACCACCGGATTACTTTGGTCAAAATCTGGAAGTGATTCCGTGGCGAACAATCGTACAGCATTTGCTGTCAGAGGACGACAAACAATGTGTGCGTTTCGTCTTGCGAAAATGGGAAGCAGCAAATCCGGAAGAAGCCGCTCTCGGAAATCCTCTCGGATATAAAGATGTCAGTAGACGGCGCTACGCAGAAAAGCTGGATAGTATTGGGATGACACACTGTCTGTACGGGGATTTGGAAAATATTCTTCCAAAAGAATTTTCGGTTGCACGGATTTAGCGTTGACTACAACGCGCTTTTGTGGTATAATATAAATATACCGAATAAGAACATACACAATCAGTCAGAATGATTCCAAAATCATCTGGCACAAGACAAAGGGTGATAAAATTGAATAACATTTCGAAATCTCTCTCTAAAGCACCATCCGTCTTAACAGCCATCGCGTGTATCGTATCGTTTGCCATGCTGGTTACGCTGCTTCTGTTTCAGGGCGGAATCCTCTATTCCATGGGGTTGACTATGCTGACATCCGACATTCTGGTCACTGCCATTACCATTGTGCTTGCGGTATGCGCAATCCTTTCTCTGACAGCTATGATTCGAAGCATGGTCGCAAACAAAAAGAATAAGAAACTCATCCACAACATCATCGCAGATGTAGAGGGAAGCAAAGAAGCAGAGAAGACGGTTTCTCCTGCTCCTGCTCCTGTGCAGGCACAGAAAGAGGTAAAGAAAGAATCTACTCCTGCTGTTTCTGACACATCCTCCGATGACGATGAGCCGGAAGAAGCGAATGGCGAGTCCATCCCCGAAGTAGTCACTACTGCTACCCATGTAACACCTGATACGGAAGATTCTGACAAGAAGATTGTCGGTTCCGTAGTAAGCAAGGGCATGGATGAGTCTACGCTCGAAACGCTTGATAAGCTCATGGGACAGAACAACGAAAAGGATATGACTCCTCCCGTTGTAGTGGCACCCGATGTCCAGTCTGCTATGCAGGAAAAAACCGAGCCTGTGGAAAAGAAGCAAGATGAACATGTTGAACAGGCATGTGCTCCCGTCGAGGAAGAGCCTGTTAAAGAGGAGCCTGTTAAGGAACCCGTTGAGGAACCTGTTCCGGCAAAGGAAGCCGTTGAGGAAACTCCTGCCCATGAAGAGGAACAGCCTGCGGTTGAACTCACCAAGTTTGAAAACTCCATGGTGATGTTGATGAAACGCGGTAATGTTCCGGAGAACGTATACGCCATCGAGGAGTACAAAGAAGGTGCCGTGTGCCTGACTCATGACAAGGAACACTACTTCGTTTACATCTGCAAAGACAACGATGCGGATGACGTTGAGTATTTCCCGATTCATGACGAAAAGGCTGTTGCAATGGCATTTGCGACCCGTATCCGTAACAAGATGAACGACAAAAAACCTGCCTGACGCAAAGCAACCTTGCTTGTTGCTGCAAAGTAGCTACAATTAACCCATACGAAAAATAATCCACTTAAGCATTCGCGTGCTTGAGTGGATTTTTCTTTTTGGGAGGATTGCAGCTGTGAAACGCTTATTATATAAATTGTTGTGCGTTGTATTTTTTGCAGCAATTATGGCGGGATGTGCTATGTTCGCTGTAAGAATCAAAGACAATATTACAAGAGAATATGTCGTTCCGGAACAATACGGTATCAATGGACAAATCACATACTCTTATACGAACGATTCAGATACCGATATTGTTTCTGCGAACGAAAATAAAAAATGCTATTTTGTTCGCGGGAACAATTTCACAGACAACGAAATATCCATTATAAATATCATTATTGAGAATATACGAGCAATGAATGAAACCATCACCATTAACACATCTATCTCCCCGCGTTCGATGCGTATTCTCTTAAAGGAAAGCCTTAAAACTCCGGATATTTTTTGGGTAACGGGCTATCAGATGGAATACGACACAAACGGTCAGACATATTATAAGATTTACCCGAGCTATAGCATGAGTGCAGATAGTAAGAATAGCTTAGAGGAAAAGCTTCAAAAGGAAACCGATTTATTCTTGCAGAACAATGCCGAGGCACTGAACCATGATGTCTGGACAGCAGCTTATACGGTCAATGAGTGGTTATGCCAAAATGTCACATATACGGATGAAAAAAATATTCAGAACGGTCAATACTATCCATACAATAGCATTGTTGCTCCATTTCTGAGAAAAGAAGCTATCTGCTCCGGATACGCAAAAACATTCGCGTATCTGATGAATAAAGCAGGATATGAAGCAGCATACTGCACAGGTTACACAAACGGCGGAATATATCATGCATGGAACGCTATCGTTTATAATGACGAAATAACATATATCGACTCGACCTATAACGCTTCCGGTAATCATATGGCATATTTCTGCAGAAATAAAGAGGATTTAAAAGAACGAACAGAAAATTCAATAATATGGTTTTCTGCAAGCGATGATTGATTGACTATTGCAACTTTATGAGGTATAATATAAATATCACCACAGAAAAGGAGTTATCATATGTCATATAAAGTATTTGCTGTTATTATTTCTGCCGCTATGCTTTGTACTATGCTTGCGGGATGCAAAGATAAAGCAGGGGATATGAATAAAAACAGTCTCACTATCGGAACTGCCACAACGGAAACAGCAAGTGCTGCGACAGGCGAAGCAGCACAGGGAAATGGCGTGAATACGAATCCAGCTATCAACGGATATACCGACGAAGACTTGGAGAAGATGGATAAGAGTGCTCTGGATACACTCAAAGACCCTGAGCCGACTCCAGAACCCAATACTATTGTTGCTGACTTATACGAAAAATATAACATTGAAGCAGATGACGAGGAAAGTGAAAACGGTCCTGTAGCTTCTGCATATCAATCTCATAAGTTGGCCGACAATAATGTGACTTGGAAAGAGATTCTCGATTATGCCGAAATCCCGGTGACAGAAGAAGTCAAGGCAGAGTACGATGGAATTGCAAATCCTGTCATGCAGGTGGAAAAAGCGCTGGGAGATATCAGCGATTACAAGGCTCGTAAGGTCGATTTCAGCAATTATCTGTCCACAATGAATTCGATGCTCTATACGATGACCAACAATCCCATGATTTATACAAACGATGCGTATAGTGGACAGATTTCGGAGTTCAGAAACAAATATTCCGAATACGCAAATCTGCTGGCAGGGGATAATCCTCTGATTACAAAAGACCAGCTCGCAGAACTGAAACAGTCTATCGTTGACGAATATAATTTCCTTACAGGAAATGGGTTTATGGTTTCTACTGTGGACTCCAATGTTGCAGAACAGCTTATTGCAGCGAATAAACCGCAGGCAGAGAGCGAAGCGTCAGCCGATTAAAAGCTCCATTTCCCTTGCTATTTGCTGCAAAGTAGTTACAATGAGAACATCAAAATAAGTCAAAATATCACACCCTGATTTATTTTGATTTCAAAATCTGTATCCTAACGGCTATCTCAATTCGAGATGGCCGTTTTTTATTGAAAAAGGAGGAAATAAAATGTTCGTATTGACTACTGTGACGCGCGATTGCAAGAACGGTGACCTTTATGTCAGTGTTGACGACAATGCCTATCTCACAAAGGAAGCAGCTTCAACAGCACTAAGAGCCCGCTATGAGGACTTTCTGAAGAGTATGAAACTCGAAGACAACGGCGCAAGCGATGAAAACGGAAATGCTATGCCTGGCGGATACTGCATCAGCGATGAAGCAAGTATCTACGATTATGCAGACTACGCAAATTGTCAGCTTTTGCCCATTGTCGTGATTACCACAAAAGAAATCCAGCCTGTTATGTAAAGGAGAGCTTATCTATGCAAATCAAATTATACGGCAACGGTCATTCCTGTAATATTCCTGTTCAGGAAATTATCGATAAATATTGGAAAGATGAAACCGCGCCATTCTCCTTTGAGATGTCTACGGCTATCGGCGATGAAACTATCGCTGCAACCGCCATGCTTTGAGAGGAATCTCCGGACACATATCCAAGTATTCGTCTTGACAGCAGAAACGCAAGAAAAAACAGTTCTGCCACATGGTTCATTTTGGAAACGCCCAATGAGACAAATCCGTATGTTACGGGCTATGCTTATGCAGGCAACGATGAAACCGAAAGCGATTCTTGGATTACCAAAATCGTTGATGCGCCTCGCGGTGCTGACGACGATTCCAAGCGTCTGGTCTATATTGACGATGATATCGCTGAGACGGTGGACACAAAAACAGCCTCAAAATTGAACACAAAATATGGGAACCACTGCGCAGATTACTGTGCAACCAGTGACCAGCTTTTCGAAGGCAAGTTCAATTACGAGAAATTCGGTAAGCGTCTGGCAGCCAATGATAAAGATATTGAGTTTGTGGAAGGCATGATTGTTTCCAAGAACGAAAATGTTATCAATCATGTGGCTGATATTCTGGACGCACTCGGTTTTACGGCCACCACGGGTTACTACGACCCGGCTGAAGATAAGAAAGCCAATATCAGTGATAAACTGACTGGCTATTATTACTGCGACATGTAAAGGAGCATCGTTTATGAAATTCAAAGTGACTGCTACGATTCCCATCGAGCTTGAAATCGACTGCCAATCCAAGAAAGAAGCCCTTGATACCGCCACGACCATTCTCCAAGAGCAGCGTTACGATGACGATTACGCCAGTATCGTTGCTGACTGCATCGAGAGTGCTCTCGTATCCGGCAGCATCACAATGACTGCTGTTGACGACCATGAAGCCTTAGTCAATGAACTCCGCACGAAACGCAAGATTTCTATTCAGGACATGGATGCGTTTCTGGGATACGAAATCGACAAAAATGATGACATGATGTTTGACGACGATTACATCAACGCCAATCTCTGGATGGTGCATGCTACGGCTATTGGTCTTGGCTCGATGTCAGACCGATTCCGACTTCTCTGGAAGCAAAGTATGCGCAGAAAGATTCGCCTCTTTTCCGTATGTCGTTCAGCAACCGTTCCATCGAATCGCTGCTCCATATGTACTACTACTTTGGTGTGGATATGGAACCCGATTATCAGCGCGGTTCCGTCTGGAACGACGAGGATAGAGTGAAACTGCTTGACAGTATTTTCGCCGGAAGGGAAATCGGGCGCTTCGTATTCCGAGAAGTTCCCTATGAGGAATCGTTGGAAAAGAAATGTATGTACGAAGTCGTAGACGGCAAACAGCGCCTCATGACACTCTGTGCATTCTATGAAAACCGGTTCCCCTATAGAGGATGTTTTTACAATGAACTTCCCGCAGAGGATAAGAACTGGTTCGGAAGTGCAATGACAAGTTTAGCCTCGCTTTCTGATAAGGTTACAAAAAAAGAGGTCTTGGAAGTTTTTGTTGCACTGAACCAGAATGGCCGCCCCATCGAGGAGGCTGTGCTGAATCACGCAAAAAAGCTGCTCGACGACATTCGGTAACGCGATGTTGCCGCTTCGCAAAGTGAAGTTCCCGGCGTGGAGCTTGTAATCTGCTGCAAAGTCGGTATACTAAGCATATCCGAAAAATAAAAAGCAGTAAGCATTCAAAATCGATATACCGTCATCTCCTGTTGGGTGGCGGTATTTTTGTTTGCTACACGCACAAAACGAAAGGAGCTATAATCCATGGGATGTTGGAACGCTACTTGCAACGTGTCGAGGTTGCCGATTTTTTGCGGTGACGAAATCGTTGTAATTCCCCTTATTGCAGTTTCTGCTACTGTTACAGCAAATACCAGCTATGCAACTGATAACTTTGTTCCGTTTTCTTTTCCGATTGTTGGTAAATACAATGATTATGGCGGCATCGAAGACGCCGTCATCACTGAAGAGAACGACAAACTGATTCGTTCCTATGAGTTCTACAAAAGCAACGGAGATGGCACAGCACCTTACAAAGTCGAAATCGGCGATGATATGGAAAAGTTTATCTCCGAGGAGCTCTGCGGGAGCGACGCTTATTTTATCAAGACCAACAACACGATAACTTATCCGGATGGTCTTGCTCTTGTAAGCGTCTTCTTTGTCCACAAAAATCTGTACGATACTCTGGTTCACGAAATGGGCGAAAGAGTCCCGTTCAACATGAGCGAATGTCAGCGTGACCTGCTCAAAAAGAAGTTCGAGTATGAAGTTTCACTGTGCCGAAAGAACATTGAAGACATCCGTAACATACAAGAGAAAAACCTTATAACCAAGGATTTTGCCGATGATTGGAAATATGCCAGTTTTGGCGAATTTTCCGCACTGGCTGCATCGATTTTCTGCCGTGGTGAGATTGTAAGTCCTTGCCGTGGACACTGGAAGCTTTTGGCCGAGGAATGTGTAAACTTTTCCAACGAAGGAATCATCGATTTGGCAGTTGAAAAAGCGCTCTTTATTCGTGCTTTATCTGCTCTGCGGATGGGCTTCCACTGTGATTCCGGCGCTGGCTCTCAGAGCTGCGAAACGCATATCCATTATGTCCTCGCGCAGTATGTCCTCAAATATATCCGTGACCATACTGAGGAAGGCCAGAAATGTGATACAAGTACGCATCCCGAAGAGGGAACAAAAGAGTTTTTCTTTTTCAGTTAACACAAACACGACCCGAGGAGGTCTGCTTTTTGTTTTGCTGCGAAAGGAGTTTTTATGAGTACCAAAAAAAGACCGTTTTCTCCGGTAGATGAGTTTATTAAGACTTTTAACGAAATGAGTGCCAGATACAGCCGCAACGAACTTTGGTACAACTACATTGATATGCACGCCATCGCACTTGCGAATACCTGTGATTCTCGGTGCAGGGACACAAGGGAAGAACAGTACAACGCCATTGTCCAAAAGTACGATGAGAAGACTGTGAATCAGTTTGCTGTACTCACTGGCATCACAATGACGGCACTTCTGGAAAACCCGGAGCAGGATTTTCTTGGCACCGTTTACCAGAATCTCGGCTTAACCAAAAGCCGAGCCGGGCAGTTTTTCACGCCGTACAATGTCGGGCAGATGATGGCACGCATGAATATGCCGGATTCTTTCGTTCTGAACAAGTCGCGTATCTTCCAAGTAAGCGACCCATGCTGCGGTGCCGGATGTCTGCTTCTGGCTGGGTACAATGCGATGCGCAAGCAGTTGGAACCCACTGACCCAGACTGGGACAAGTATGTTTTGTTTGTAGCGCAGGACATTGACCCTCTGGTCTGCAAGATGTGCTACGTTCAGATGTGCTGCATTGGCGTTCCGGGAGTTGTCGTAGCAGGCAACTCTCTGTTCCCGGACGCAGAACGAGAACCGACAGATTTTTGGTTTACGCATAAGTATTTTGCTTTGGACGAGAAAGCTCTCGAAAATACATATCAACAAAAAAAGGAGTAATGATAAATGCATATGGTAACTGAAACCCGCCAGCTCCGCGATGGCGAGAAGCTGACTGAATTTTATAATCGCATCGACTGGAAGCCGCTGTTTGAGTTCGTCCAACGCTATTACGGTATCGGCGTTGAGCAGCCTCCTGTACCATGCCTCAAACCTAATGGTCACATCGAGGTGAATTGGCCGGAAAATCTGCGCGATAAGTGTGGTCTTTTCTGCCATACGTACTGCGAAGTATATCTGCAGACATTCTCGTCCTGCTGCTTCCACGACATCACCTACGACAAGGACATTGTCGATAAGTACCTTGCTCGTCCGGACTTTTATCGTTTGAATATTTCTTTGGAAAACGACTGCAACGGCACTTCTTCGGATGCTTATTTGCAGCTGACATTTTCGCTGAAACACATCGAATTTTCCGGAGGGTACAACTTCGCAAACCTGTTCAGCGCCGAATACCGTAAAGATACAGGCTGGTTCGTTGTATCCGGAGAAGGCGAAGTCCTCATGGGAGCGAAGAAATAAAAAGTCGCCGCTCATCTTCGGATGGGAAGCATTTTCAACGCTAAGACGAACAGGAAACCTGAGATTATATTCAAGACACATTGCGCGTATGTGACGCAATGTGGTATAATAAGATAGAGGTGATACTGTGAAAATCTACACTCTTATCGGAGGCGTGAACGGTGCAGGTAAATCCAGCTTAACGGGTTCTTTGCGTTCCGAACGCAGCGATTTCGGCGTTGTAATAGACCCTGACAAACTGACCCTCCAATGCGGCGGCGATGAATACGAAGGCGGAAAACTCGCTGTCGAACGTATTGAACGCGCACTAGAGGACGGCGTAAATTTTACGCAGGAAACAACTCTTTCTGGGGGATATCCAAAACGACTCTGCAAACGCGCAAAGGAAGCTGGGTATTATATCCGCCTGTACTATGTCGGCTTAGACACTGCCGAAGAAAGTATTCGGCGAATCCGAAACCGCGTAGAACGCGGTGGACACGATATCCCCGTCAAGGATGTCGAGGCCCGATTTTCTCATCGTTTCGAAGATGTCTTGAAAGTTCTTCCATACTGCGATGAAGCCAAGTTTTTCGACAACGACAACGGGTTTGTTCTCGTGGCAGAGTATCGCAATGGGCAGATTCTTCCTGTTGGAACGTATCGGCCCGCATGGCTCAGCCAACTTCTTATACAGTCCATTTAACATTTTTGCCGCTCATCTTCGGATGGGCGGCATTTTTGTTTGGCCAAATTTTCCATTGCAAACGAAGAAGAAGCCATTCTGGAACACAAGCCCGCTCTTGTTGAGAAGGGTTACCAGTTCAGCGAGCGGCAAAAATTCTGGGAAAACTTCCTCGACACTAAAGCCCCAATCTTGCGAATTCCTGCAACCTATGAGCAGAGAGTATGTTAGCCCATATCAGACAAGCACATATAAGCCGTCTTGTTATTTGCTGCAAAGTAGGTACAATAGTTGTATTAAGATAGATAAAAACATCAAATAATGATTTAATTTGCCTTATTCATAATCAGCAATTTTGCAGCCATCTCTTTCCGAGGTGGCTGCTTTTTTGTTGTCTACAACAAACTGGGAGGTTCTTTATTATGAAAAAATTCATCATCAAACTCGCTGCTGTCACAGGCATCATCGTCATCATCGCCGGAATTTCTGCTCTTGCAACAGAATTCAGCCTTGTTACCCTTGCCATCGTCTTTGCAGCCATCATCACAGAAAACGCACTGTGCGGTGCATATCTGGGTAAGAACAAGCACAGCAAAAAGTACGTCTATCAAGAACTATAAGAACGTCCGCCTTGGCTTGAACGTCAACGGAGAAATTGACTCTGTCAAGTACCCCGTCGACGGAATTTTCAATATGGATGCCATGTATGATGGATATCTCGATACATGGAACATTGCTACGCGTAGTGAAGAGGAACGCATTGAGGAATTTTTAGAGGAAAACGATGCTCTTCTTAAAAACCGGGATAAGATTCCGTTCAAGTACATTTCGGATATCCATTACGGAAAGAAAACGGTCTGGAAGAATCCAGATTTCGAAAACTAACAACTAAGAAACAATGATTAGCCGGTATAGCGACTGCGTTTTCGCCGTCAAACCAAATTAACACAAAAAGGGTCTGCTGTTTTAGCAGGCTCTTTTTGTTGCAGTTTGCTGCAAAGTGAGTATACTGAATTTATCCAAAAAATAAAAACTTAAAAACCAATTCAAAATCGAGACATCGCTACTTTCTGTAGTGATGTCTTTTTTTGCGAAAATCAAAGATTGCGATAGAGATAATATCAAGAGTCGCACGGATATCCCACGATACGGGAAAGTAATGAATGGTAATTACATCCAGAAAATTACATTGCAATTAACCTTCTGGTCAAATAACAAACTACAAATTTCAGAATAAGGAGTAAGAAATATGTTTTTACTGCAAAACGTTTATACGTCCAAAGAATCCACCTCCTATATTGTTAGCAGCAAGCTGCTTCAGACATTGGAAGCTGCTATCAAGGAACGCGACGATGCTGTGGAGGATGCCGTTGTTAATCATTACGGTGATTATAACGAAGATTCCATTGACATCCAAGAAGGCGCTAACTCCAAATGCATCTGTGGGCCGGATTTTATGGATGTCTGGTTCATCACGAATCTGAACGATGTCGACAGCGATGACCTCGGTACAGATTATCCTATCGTAGAAGTCAATCCCGAAGACGACATCAAGTATGTTCTTGAAGAGAGCGGTGCTTATGACGAGGAAATCGAGCGGATGACCGAAAATGGAACATACGAAGAATTTGTCCGCAAGGTAAAGGAGCACATCGATTGGAACAATCTGCAGGGCAGAATGATTCAGGCAGAGAATGAAGCTATTTCTGCAGCTATCGACGCCATCATCAACAAAGGCTAAAAGGAGAATGTGATATGTTTATCGTAATTAAGAGTGAACATTATGATTGCACGAACCTCATCTGCAAAAAGGACACGCTGGAAGAGGCGGCCGCAGCAGTAAGGGAAAGCATAGCGCAGCGCATCAACAAGAACTACCATACAGGTCTTACCGGTGCCGATATCACGCACGAGAATGAGGAGCGCTACAGATTCTCTTTCGATTTCGATGAAAACTGCCCCGCTGACAACAGCGAGCCCAGAGTACATGCTACCTATGACTTCTGGAAAGGAGACGACGAAGAAAGCGTCGAATGGGCTGTTTTTGAGGTCACGACTGACAAGCCTTTTTTCCTTCTCTCTTATGAGGAATACGAAAGCATCGAGCTTACGGGCTTCTACGACAGTTTCGATGAGGCGTTTGAGGAAATGAAAGAGTTGATTGCGGAAAGCGTCAATGATGTTTTTGATGAGGATGCCACGGCCGATGATGTTGAGGATATGGAAGACTACAATGTCTTCGTACACTCCAATAAGGATAGCAAAGACAGCGGTGCGCCGCTCGCTTTTGCAAGCTTTTGCGATGATTATCCCAACCGCGAATGGACTATTTTCCACATGTAAACCTCTGGTTGACTTCGCAAACGGGATTGTTTTTGGCTTTTTTGGAAACTAATATTGTAATTTGCTGCAAAGTAGATATACTGAATACATTCCAAAAATAAAAGCAAACAAATATTTCAAAATCGACATACCGCCATCTCATTACGAGGTGACGGTATTTTTGTTTGCTACAGGTGCGAATAGCAAGTAAACATAATTTTACTGGCTGCTTCGCACCAAATAATATGATGAAAGGATATGATTCCATTGCAGTAAGTAGTATCTGACCATATTGTTTGGTCAAAAAAAACAGACAAATATTGTACAAAATGCATGACAACTCGTTGCTTCATTTGTGCAAGTTTGCTGTTGCAACCCACACAGGTTGCGTTAGATTGAAATCAGTGGAGAATGTCCGAGCCGAAACCGGGCATAGTTGCAACCCGCATGGGTTGCGTTAGATTGAAATATGTTTTGTATTTCCTGTCCTGCGTTTGCCAGACATGTTGCAACCCACACGGGTTGCGTTAGATTGAAATTGCAGATACCGCCACATCTATGTCTTAACTTTTACTATCACGCCGTCTGCCATTTGGCAGGCGGTTTTTTCTTTTGCAAAAACTGCACAAACAACTTCAGATTTGCTGCATAGTAGCTACAATAAATTCAGGAGATGATTTTGTTGACTAAAAGACTATTCCTTGATGGCACACAGCTCAAATTATTGGCATTGCTTTTCATGCTGATTGACCATATTCATTATTTCTTTGAATTCACCGGAAAAGTGCCGGGTGTTTTCTTCGTTATTGGGCGTTTATCCGCATACCTGTTTCTTTTTTGTATGGTAGAAGGATTCAGTCATACTCGTTCTCGAATAAAGTATTTTCTACGGGTTTATATGATGGCAGTCGGGATGGGCATTATCTACCATCTGATGTCTTATCATGGCCTTTTGCTTCGAAGAGATGGCTTTTATCCAATCAACGGCATCCTTTTAAACCTCGTTATCCTTTGTATCATCTGGCAGGGAATAGACTGGGTAAAAGAAGGACAAACAGCAAAAGGAATTATTGCTGTATTTCTTCCGTTTTGGTATGGCTGTATCGCCGAAATGCTTATTTCGATAAACAGCCTTCATCATTTTTTTGTTTTAGCTAATCATTCTTTTCTCCCAAATTGGGGCACTCTGGCAGATGGCGGGTTACCATACATTGTTGTTGGTATCGTCCTTTATATATTTAAAGATAATCGAAAATCACAATGTATTGCCTATATCATCGCTTCTCTTTCTATGCAGGTCCTGTTTCGTGGATGGTTGTGGTCTGCAAACGACCCTGCGTTTACATGGAGTAAGCTTGTTACAGACCTGAACTATTGCCAGTGGCTCAGTGTTTTCACAGTGGTTTTCTTTTTCCTTTATAACGGGAAGAAAGGAAGAGGATGCAAACAACTATTCTATTGGTTCTATCCCATTCATGTTTATGTCTTGTATTTTTTTTCCTGCGTTTGCTATACATTGCATCCATAATTCGCCAAAATCGTCTTGTTATTTGCTGCAAAGTCAATATACTGAAGTCATCGAAAAAATAAAAGCAACAAACAAAATTCAAAATCGATATACCGCTATCTCATAAGAGGTGGCGGTATTTTTGTTTGTTCAAATAATTGAAAGGATGTGGTTTCTCCGTAGTGTTTTACAAAGTTTTTCAAAAGTTTAGTATCGTATCATCGTCAAAAAACAGGGGTGACATAACGTTTTGTTAGGTCATGATTTGGATGATTAACGTATGTATCATCATATTCCAAAGGTCTTTTTGTCAGAAATTTTCGGCGAGCTGCACATCATCGAAGACAATAATAAGTTTTATTTCTGCGCCAACGATATCTGCTCTGCATTGGGATACGCAAACGTATCCCGTGAGCTCAACCTGCATTGCCGTCAGGATGGCATCACATCGAGCCACGTTGACTGCAATGGCGTTCCGCGAATCATGAAGTTTATCTCCGAGGGCAACGTGTACCGTCTGATTTGCGGTTCCCATAAACCCGACGCAGAAATGTTCGAGAAGTGGGTTTTCGATGAGTTGCTGCCGACAATCCGTGCAACAGGCGGCTATGTCAATGACCCGGTCGTTTTTGTGAATGAGTGGCTCCCTAACACGGACGAAAAGACGAAAGAGCTGCTTGTCACATCTCTGGAAGCGGTTAAGCGTCAGGATAAAATCATTGGTGTTCAGAAGGAAAGCGTAGACTTCCATCACGCCGTCACAGCAGCTACCAACTGCATCGAGATTGGTGAGTTCGCGAAGTATCTGAGCAACAACAAGATTAGCATCGGCCGCAATAGACTCTTTGCATGGCTCCGTGAACAGAAGTATCTCGACAGCAACAATATGCCGTATCAGAAGTACGCCGATAAGAATCAGCTCGGTCTGTTTAAAACCATCGAGAGCGTGTACTATATCGGGAACAGTGCTCGCACATCGCACAAGACCCTTATCACGCCCAAAGGACAGGTCTATCTCGCAAAGAAAATTGCCCAGTTTTATAAGTGATTTGATTTTTGCTGCAAAGTAAATATACTTAGGGTATCCTAAAAATAAAAAGCACAAGCAAAATTCAAAATCGATATACCGCTATCTCATAAGAGATGGCGGTATTTTGTTTGCAATGAACCATCAAAAAGGAGAGAAAAAATTATGATGAACTCTATTATTTCCCTGAACGACATGATTTCCAAGGCTCTGGAGTGTGTTGACGCAGAGCGCAACGCAAAGACCCGCAAGAAATCTCATACCAGCAAATCTCGTAAGCAGGACTTCTCTCGCGCAAAGCGTCACGCCAAGCACTGCCAGTACAAGCAGCAGCGCAACGAAAAGCTCGTCCATCCTGCCATCAACCGCAACGCACAGCGTTCCATTGATGAAGCAAACTGTAAGCTGATGGAATACATCCTCTGCATCGATGATGCAGCTACTACTCGCCCGTATTATGTTACGGATGAAGAAGCTGCTTATCGCAACGAACTGACTGAGGCCATTCTTAAGGCGCAGCATTTCTTCTATTGGTGTGGCAACAGCAAATACGTCGATGAGGCGTACGCTCACGGCCACGAAATGCTTGACGGGCTTTCTTTGAAAGAGTTGAAGCTTATTGCTTATATCTCCGGTATCAAGACCGTCTCGCGCAAGGAAGTGTCTGTGTACGATACTATTGGCTACGACGATGCGTGGTGGCCCATTTACGGTTACCGCTTGATTGACCCCAGCGAATATTGCTGGTCTGTCATCTATGAATTCGGATTGCTGTTCAACTACGAAGACAATCGTTGCAAGGATTGCCGAGAAGGAGCATAACATATGAACATTGAAATTTATGAGGATACTTACAACATCGCCGTAAATCAGTATCTGAGCCGTAAGACTGCCGGGAGCAAGCGCCGGAAAGAAGCGTTCCGCAGTAAGAAACGCCGCAGCCGCGTTCTTCGTGACAAATACGGTTTTATCGCTGACGGCAAGATGCTTTCCAAGCTCGGTAAAAGCTATTACAACGGGCACGCTCAGTGCGAGGAATGGCGTAATCGTTGCGTTGCAAAACGCAAAAGCAACAGTTGTTCCTATAAGACCGTTTCTGAGCGCCGTCGTATCGAGATGGCTGACCGCAAGATGATGGAGTACATCATCGGTATTGATGCTGATTATGACCCGGCATTGGAAAAGTATTACGCTGATTTGCTCGCACATCTGGACTACATCAGCGGCCATTGTGACGATGTTGATGATGATTGGACTTTTTTCGCATAAGAGAGGAGAAATAATATGGGTTATATCTGCAATAAAAATATCAAGTGTGCTGATTGCGAGCATTATCGCCGCAATCCTGATGAAGACCGCATGTTCTGTTATGCGGAAGTTGACGAAAAGGCCGAAGAGGCTAAGAGCAAGGCCGCAAAAGCAGCTTATGTCGTGGTGAACCACTACTCCAACGAGAATATCAGTGAGTTCGACTCTGTTTCCATTCTGGAAAAGGCGTTCTTCTCTTTGGATGATGCCATCAAGGCAGCTAATGCTGCGTTTGCCGAGGATAAGGCGAATGGCGTAGACCATGGTGACACCGAACCCATCACGGCAGATAACTGTACCGCTTTTGATGAGGCACCGCTTTATTGTATCGGTGAAGCCGAGCCGGATAACTACGAGTGCTATCATAACTTCTACGCAGTTTTCCCGATTAGCGTTCGATAAATAATCTCAGCCGCTCCTGAAATGGGGCGGCTGTTTTTTCTAAAAAATACTTGCTAATTGCTGCAAAGTTAATATTATTAAATCATACTCATAAATAAAAAGTTTCGACGTACCCCACATACGTCTAAATTGGTTATAAAAATCGACTAAGTCGCTATCTCTACCGAGATTGCGGCTTTTTTGTTTTTTGAGTATTAAATCACCTTCCACGGGTGAGATTGGCCGAAGTGATTTGGCTAAGGATACATAAGAAAACTATCTTTAAATAAAATAAGAAAGAGGTATTTTTATGTCTACCAATTCCATTTTTTGTCCCCTACACCGGTCTCCGTTCCACTGCAAACGCTGTTGGCGCTTACGTCAAGGATTGGAAGTCCGTCGCACAGTTCTCCTTCGCCCCCGAAGACCTTATGAAACCCGGTTTCATCGGCTCGGCTGTTGCGGTTTACCGTAACGCCAAGCACTGTGAAATCAACGGTGAAAAGGTTATCGTCGGAGGTGTCAGCGACGGTCATCAGGTCATGTTCTTCAATGCTTTTGTCGGCATTGACGGCGATGGGCAAATCAAAACCATTATTGGTGATGATAACGACCACGTTATGATGGGCTTTTCTGGAAGCAAAATCCGACGTGTCCGTCCATGCAAAGGTGTCATCCCCGACATGTCTTACTCGGAATTCAAAGAGGCGCTTAGCAGTAAGCAGACTTCGAAGATGCCTAGGCGCATTGTCGATGGCATCCTGCTCCAGACCGTGTCAAACACGGTTTACTGGATTTGCCCCGGTGAAGTCGAGGTTCAGCAGGATAACGACGATGGCACTGGCTGGTTCTGAGCCAGTATACTGAGCCTATTTGAGAGGCGTAAATACAAGGTCTATGTATAGAGACCATTATGAGCCATTCATGGCATAAATCAGCATACTGTTAATGCTGTTATTATAAATACAAGACTATTTCTAACGAAATTGTTTTGGGAAAGGAGCTGCTTGTGGGGAGCAGCTTCTTTTTTTTTGCGCAATTTTTCTTGCTGTTTGCTGCAAAGTAAATATACTTGAGTCACAAAACGGGCTGAAACTGTTTGGTTTCAGCATTTTTTCACCTACATACAAGAAGGAGGAATATGTATGTATTCAGCAGAAACTGCGGCTCTGAATGCCATTCTCGGTATTTTTAGTACCATCTGGCTGCTCGTTCTGGCATTCTTCGTCATCAACATCGTCGCGAACTGGAAAATCTTCACGAAAGCCAATCAGCCGGGTTGGGCATCTATCGTTCCGTTCTATAAATCTTACATTGCGTTCAAGATTTATTGGGGCAACGGCTGGCTCTTTTTGGTCCCGCTCGTTCTGGGCCTGCTCGGCTTTATCCCGCTGCTCGGCACACTGCTCGTCATTGCCGGTGTAGTCATTAACGTCATCACCCAGTACAAGAAAGCGGTTGCTTTTGGTCAGGGTATTGGTTTCACGATTGGTCTGGTTCTCGTCAGCCCCATCTTCAATATGATTCTCGGTTTGGGCAACTACCAGTATCTCGGCATTCCGCAGGACGGTTACTCTTATGACCAGTTGAAGGTCAAATACGATAACCGTAAAGCGGAACAAAAGAGCACTCAAACCACTTATACTCAGCCCTCAGCGGAACCTCAACAGGCTCCCAATATGCGCTACCAGAACCCCAATGCGCAGCCTCAGCAGCCTGCAAATCCTCAGCCTACCTATCAGGCTCCTGTGCAGGAAACTGCTCCGCAGCAGCCCCAGCAGCCCACTGATACACAGGCACAGTAACTCACAAAAAGCAAAGACCGTTCCTCGAAATGAGGAACGGTCTTTTTTTATTCTGAAAGAAGATTCTTAACGGTCTTCACGCGGTATTCTTTGCGAACAATGGTATCACCGTCATCGTTGGTTTCGAATTTGGGAGTTCCGCTGAGTGATACAACCGCACCGTCTTTCAGCAGATAACCAAATGTCGCATATGCTCCAGTAAAGGCAACACACGAAATGGAATCCGTTTCGTCATCCAGCATGAATTTTGCCATAGGAGCGTGGTCGGATTTCCTGTAAATGATTTTGAAGTCGCGGATACGCCCTGCGATGTCCGTTCTACCCCTGTCGTTAAGGGTAAGTTCACCGATTGCTCTGTCTCTGTTTACGGATTTTGTGATGACAGACAGGTAAGGCTGAACAGGAGTACCGGAGACATAAGCCCCTAACAATTCGAGTTCGTATCCGAGTTTTGTGTCAATGTCGTATTCTTCTTTTTGCTGGATACATTCATCCGGCAATTCCCAACTATCCATAAGATGACGATAAAGATTATCTCCCGCAAGAGTTTCGTCCTCTTTTATGGCAGACTTCATTGCCTTTTTACAGCTTTCGCAAGCAGGAGCAAGCGCTTCGTCAAATTGCCTGCGTGTCTCGCCGTCCTGCATAAGGCAATCCAATGCACCGGCACGAACCAGAGCGGTACATACACCCATATCTACGCCATATACAATAGAGCGAACAATGAAATCTTTATAGTCTTTACAGGGGCCAAGATGATGTGCGTTAGGGTTAGATTTTTTCGTATCCCGCAAATCGTAAATGATTTGTGCTGCTGCAGAAACACCCTTTATAGCCTTGATGCCAAAACGAATCTGCTTGTTGTTTCCCGGCATCGGAGCAAAGTTCGGAACACCGGAATTGATATCGGGTTGAAGGAGTGTAAGTCCTGCATATTTCAGGTCAGACAGAAACAGCTTCAATTTTTCCGGCGTATAACTCAACTGCGCAGAGAGATATTCGCACGGGAAATAATATTTAAGAAATGCCGTATAGTAGGAGACGATACTGTATGCTGCTGCATGGCTTTTATTGAATGCATAAGAAGCGAATGCAAGCAGACGAATCCAGAACTTCTCCACATCAGCTGGTTTACCGCCTTGCTCAATCATGCCGGACACAAATTTATCTTTTGCGGCCTCGATTTCATCAAGGTGTTTCTTGGACATGGCTCTGCGTATCACATCAGCCTCACCAAGACTAAACCCGACAAGCTGGAACAACTGCATGATTTGTTCCTGATAAATAGCGCTGCCATAGGTCTTGCCAAGAATCTGTTCCATCTGCGGAATGATATAGTTCGGCTTCTCCGTTCCGTTCTTGACTTCTGTGATTTCAGGAATAGAATCCATCGGACCGGGACGATATGCGGCGTTCATAAGAATCACATCGTCAATCGAAGTCGGATTGAATCCCGTAAGTGCTTTCTTAATGCCGTCGCTTTCGAACTGGAAAACGCCATTCGTACGACCGCAGGCATAGATATCTCTTATAACATTCAAGTCATCCGCTTTGTTGATGTCGTGAAAATGAACAGCAACCTTTTTGGTCGTCTTAATGTATTTGAGAGCAAGGTTCAAGATATCCAAGTTTTCAAGACCAAGGAAATCCATTTTCAGCAATCCGAGGGTTTTCTCGCACTCAACCATATCGCTCTCAATGACCCAGCAATTCTTTTCGTCATTCCAGAGCAGGGGAGCATATTCAGAGACCGGTTTATCTGCGATGATGACACCAGCGGCGTGAACACCGGTCTGAACGGGGATACCTTCTACAAGCATGGCATCGTCCAGCAGATGCTTTACCGTAAGATTGTTTTTGTATTGTGTCGCAAGGTCAGGATTTTCTTCCATTGCCTTCTTGATGGTCATTTTCGGCTTTGCCGGTATCATTTTCGCTACCATGTCGGCAGTATCCAGCGGGACGTCCGTGATACGGGCAACATTTCTTACAGCAGCTTTTGCGGCAAGCTTTCCCTCCGTGACGATGTTGCAAACGGTACTGCGGAGTTCATCGACAGGGTAGGGGTCTTTGTACGCGTATTTGTTTGCGACATAATTGATAACTTTCCCTCGCACAAACGGAGCGAGGTCAGTGTCGATATCCGGCATCGATACGCGTTCCGGGTTCAAAAATCGTTCGAAAATCAAGTCATAGCGAAGAGGGTCAATGTCGGTAATGTCTGCAAGATAGCAGACGATAGAACCAGCCGCTGAACCACGACCCGGCCCGATTGCCGCTTCTCCACCAATCTTTCTTCCGTAGAAAATGAAGTCTTGGACGATTGCGATATAAGAGCTGTAGCCCATCTTTTCAATGACAGACAGCTCGTATTTCAAGCGCTCATCGACAGTTTTCATAAGCTCTGCGTACTTGTCATCCGGCATATCGCGTTTCGGATATTTCTGCGGAATCATTTTCCGGCAAAACTTATCGAGGTATTCAAGGGCTGTCTCACATCCTGCTGCATGAGCATCGAACTCAGGCAGGTGCATTCCGTAGCTGTAATACACATTACAGCTTCTGGCAATCACGGCTGTGTTCTCCATGCCCCTTTGCCAAATCGCATCATCAGGCTTTGCCAGCGCCTTCATTTCCTCATCAGATTTGAAGTATAGTTCTGTCAGTCCTTCTTCGGTTTCCTTTTCTGCCAACGGTGTATTGAACCGAAGCGATGCAATCAGATTCCGTTTTCGCACATCATCTTTCGTTTTGAAATGCACATCATTGGCTACTGTCGGCTCAATCCCGGTTTCTTTGATTAAGCGATACAGATAGGGTCGTGCGTAGTCTTCTGACGCAATACCATGGTTCTGCAATTCGATGTAGAAGTTTTCATGACCAAAGATGGATTCCATCCGTTTTGCTGCTGTCACAGCATCCTGATATGCCTGCTCTGAATCGACTTTTTCAGCTTCCAATGCACGGTATTTTCCCATCTGCTTGATATAGGGCCGCGCACCTTTTTCGACCTCAGCTAACCGTTCTTTTGCACAGGCAAGGCGTTTCGGCGCTTGTTCTGCTTCTGCCTTGATTTCTGCTTCACGAGCAATGAGTTGCTCTGCTTTTTCCTGTTCTTCGATAACCGCCCTTAAAGTAATTACCGCTTTTTTCAGGTCAGCCCGCTTTTTTGCATTCTTATCGTTTTCATCGATGTTTTCGTCCAGAACTGCTGACTGTTCAGTTCCGTTTTCAAAGTCACCGACAACAGCTTTCAGCTTTTCAATTTTCTTTTCAAGCTGAGCTTTTTTCTTTTCGTAGTCTTTTCCGCTCAGTTTTTTCAGGTCACGCAGGTCAGCTTTTGCCTTTGCTGCCTTTTCCTTTGCATCCACGAGGTCTTGTTCTGCCTGTTTGACATCTTCTTCCGTGTAAGCATCACCAAGCTTTGCCAGCGCCATCGAAATCGCGTGCTGCTTATTGGCAATGTACCATGGACGAAGAATCAGGTAGGGGATATACCCACCGACACAGGCGCTCGTTGCAATCAAATGCCCATGTCCTTCTGTTCCGGGACCAACAAAGCGTTCCAAGTCAGCCCATGTCATACGCGGTAATCCGCCTGTTTCCTGACCGTTCCATTTACCTTTGGGGCTCTTATTCAGCTGTGCAAGGTTTTCGAGTTTGAACAGGGTTTTCTGTCCGTTCCAATCCTTTGCGTAGAGAATCAGGTGGAATGAATCACGATTCCCCTCGACCTTTTCCGGCTGGAAATAGGCTTCCATACCCGGCACAAACTGGATGCTCTTCTCTGCTGCTTTTAAGAACAGCTTGCAGTATTTCTTCACATAAGGCCACATCTTATCGGTTGGATAGCGGATACTGTCTGTATCACCAATCGATTTGAGAATCTTATGGATTTCATCCTCAGGGATATTCGCTTCTTGCAATACGGCTTCGAGGTTCTTTTTCTCGTCCTTCGTTCTTGCTTTGATACCCTGATACAATCGCATCTGGTTCCCGTGGTCTGTTATAGCAAATGCTTGTCTGCCGTATCCTTTCGCTGTTTCCACAAAGTCATCCACTTTATTTACTGCATCACGAAACGATGCTTCGCTATGAGCATGAAGCTCCTGATAACCATGACATTTAGGAATCGCAGACCGGACATAATGCACATACAAACCGTAGTCGGCATTGTCTTTTGTCATAGAACGCTCCTTTCACTGTTATTTATATTATACCACATTTTGCTCTGTTGGTCAATCGCTCGTCTGGGTATGGCTTTTCTGAGCACTGCTATCGGACAGCTTCTCGTAACCCATGCAGAAGTGGCTGCCATGAAGAGCTTTGGCCGAAGAAGAACGTCCCTTGCACATTGCGATGCATTCTGAAACTGTTGCAATGCTGTTGTGCTTTTACGCTTGAGCTGCTCTGAAGAATTGCTTCTACACTGAAAGTTTGTGCATTCTGAAGTATACTGCTTCCCTAAAAGAGTTGAGTTTCCTTAAGCTGGGGAGCTGTTTCTTATATGCAACTACTGCTGTTAAGGAGGAATACTCTTAAGAAATCCGTTTCTTAAAAGCGACGCATGCCGCCTCGTTCGTGAGATTAGGCTGCTGCTTGTTGCGCTGAATTGGGGCAGCGACGCGGGCACAGGAACGCGCGGGCATAAACGCCGCGCTGCTGCGCACCTAAAAAACATATAATAGGCTTCGTGCGGTTACACTCAAGCACAATATTCACATTTAGTCAAGAACTAAAAAGTGTAGAAGGATTTCGAACGATAAAACACTCAATCCAAAGACTCAGAGAACGCAGACCTGCACATTGTGGTCATCAAACCAGATGGGTGGAATCGGGATTGGAAGTCTTACATAGTGTATCGTCACATCCGGTGAATCCAGTGAACGCGGTGCTATCGCCTCCTTCACTTTCTCAACACTCTCTTTGACAGTCGTGACAGCTTTCTGAGCAAGTTCAGGAATCGAAGACATCTTACTGATGCGGCCGCGTACATACACAGCGCCAGCCATGACTCCTTCGAACGCGGAGTTTACGCAATTGGAAGCCCATTTTCTGGTACGATGGAAGCGTGCTGCCAACTCAGTGATAGAGAGTTCCGGATTGTTGATGTGCATGATACGAACAGCGTTGCGCTCTTCAAGAAGATTCTTTTCCTTCACTGCGCGGGCGTTCTTTTTCTTGGTGGTATTCTTGGCGATTGCTTTGGGGACGGTCAGCTTGATTTGTTTGAGCTCCGCAGCGGTAATCTGTAGGGTCTCGATGATGTAGCTGTAAGGGAGAATGTAACCCGGCACATACGAGGTTGTGCCATCCGTGCAAACGACTTCGCTCAGCTTGGATGAGATATGTCCAACAGCATTGTCCAGTTCTGTTTCCGACAGGGGATTTGCAAACTTGGAATTCAGCCAGATGGTTTTCTTCATCGCAATCGCAGGACCACGATGCTGGAAAATCGTATTGAAGTAGATGTACAGGAGCAGGTCGCGAATCCCGGTTGCAGGGACCTTGCTATAGTTGCGCAGTTCAAACAACCGTTCCAGAGCATCTGCCACGACACAGGTAGGCACAGGCTTACCGTCCTTCGTCACGGGTACTTTATTCTTTTTCTTCTTGCCCACTTTGATGGTGGAGTCAGGTGCAGACAATGCGGAGAAGGAAAGCACAGAAGACAAGCCATCCTGACCAAAGAACTTACGGGTTTTCATCTCCTCATTGAAATAGACAATCTCAGAGACATTCTTGGTCTTCGCATTAGTTGTCCCCGGCAGACGAACAAGACCTGCTGCATTCTTGCTGGCAGCAACATCCACCTTCATCACAAATTCAGGGTGCTCATCATGAATTTTCTCACAGACTTGCTGGACTTTATCGATGATGGCTTCCGTCACCAGACGATACGCTTTCTTGTTCTTGGCAGCAATGCCGTCAAAGGAATACCATACCTGCAAACCACGACCCGTATCCACGATAGCGGAGATGGGAGGGATTTCCACATCAAGAAGTTCTCCGTCTGCAGCATAAAGCAGTTCGGTTTTCAAAACATCCTTCTCCCAAGCAACCATTCCGCTGCTGGACTCGTGGTCATCAATATCAATAACGATGTTGTTGTAGGTAAAGATATTGCCTTCCGTACGAGCAGGACGGCAGAAAGTATTCTTGGTGATGTAGTAGTTGTATTTCAGGACAGCCTTGAACTTCGTTTTCATAAACGTCTCAAGGTCACGCGGATATCCTGTCCAGACTAGATGCGGTTTACGACCAGACTCCATCATCCAAATCTGAATAAAGGCAGAACGGTCACGATTCGAGTGCGCGGAAAGTTCATTGCAGGAGTAAAAGTTGTTCGCGATGCAAATGACATCCGAAGAATCAATAAACTTCATGCGATAGAATTTCTTTTTTCTACGCTTCTGAGGTGCCGCAGGAGTTTTGCCTTGCGGTGTTTGGGTAATTGTTTTTGTCATGGAAAAACCTCGTAATAAAAAACAAAAGAGCCTTATTTTGCCCTATGGTGGGCAATACAAGGCTCTTTGACTTCCTATACTATTATCGCTATACCACATTATTTGAAAATAATCAATCATTTTTGATGCCAAAATGTTGACATAATGATAATGTTTTGGTATAATAATAATAGTAGTTGAAGCAAGATGCCTCATGTATTTGAGATGCCTCTTGTGTCATTGAGAGCCTTGTTAAGCGAATGGGTGTCTTCATATTTGCTTTATCTCAAATCTCTCAAAATCATCGACCATCAAGTGTTACCGCGCTTGGTGGTCATTTCTTTTGCCAAGAAATGAAATTGATAAAGGCATCAGCTCTCGAATGATGCTTTCATCAGGCAAATACGAATTTCTTATATTATATCAGCTTTATTCGTTTCAGTCAATCTTTAAAGCCAACAAAAAAATTGCCTCCTCTTTGTATGAGGAGGCTTTTGTTTTTCAGGACGTTTCGGTGGGGGAGAGAAGTGTCAGAACCTCGTCTACACTCTTCCCGCTTTCCTGAACCGCTGCAATAATGCGGGCGGCATCTGATTTTTCTTTTTCGGCCTTTAGATTTCTGAGTTCTTCCTTCTTGCTGCGGATTCTCTCCTGTAAAGATTCAATCTCAGCACAGGTGGACTGGATACGGTCTTCCACGGATACAATAGCGCGTTTTCCTCGCGGCATATATCATCAACCCCTTTTCTGAGCATAATCATACCATTTGGAAGGAAAGAAAATTGTAGAACAATGCGAGAATGCTTCAGTATCCTCATTTATCTCACCAAAAAGAAGCGAGGACATCTCAACCGGTCTACCTGACCATGTTCAGATGTCCTCGCAAGGGGTGCTCTTAGTGAAATACAAAGGTAGCTAATTTTTCTTTGCTCTTTTTCAGAGAGGCAGATTCAGCAACCATTTTGTGAACGGGTACTTCCTTATCCAAATCTCGCTTCATGTGTTCAAATGCCTTTTGGTCTTTTATAAAAAACTCTTTTGTAATAGATGTGGTCGCCATACCAGCACCTCCTCAGTAGCATATGATTTGCAGCAAGCTTATTCTAACGCTTTCTTGTATTATTATATCTGAGTTTATTGAAAATATCAATCATAATGTACGATATCATGTGTCAGTCTTTTTCCGGATACAATCGCACCATTCAAAAAAAGCATTTTGTAGAAGTATTGTAAACATAAGCAATAGACATATAAAAATTAAAAATGTATAATAAGGGTATACCACATCCGGCATATTGTATATGTGTTGACTATCTCGTATAAATGTGGTATAATATAGACAGAGGGTAAGAGATAGGCCCTCTATAAACATAAAGGAGGTTCGCGCATGGCAAAAAGTTTGTATATGTGTTGACTATCTCGTATAAATGTGGTATAATATAGACAGAGGGTAAGAGATAGGCCCTCTATAAACATAAAGGAGGTTCGCGCATGGCAAAAAGTGTTCGAAACCAAAAATATAATTTATATAAAAAGGAGAAACTTTATGAAGACTATGTCCGTTAAGGTATTCACCCGTATCGCGTGCCTGATTATGGCAGTCGCGATGGCCGTCAGTCTGGTTGGCTGCGGCGTAGATATCACCTCAGTGGGGCTGCCCACCGACATTGTGCTGGAAAAGGGTGAAACCCAGCAGCTGAATATTGAGTACGGCACCGACGACAAGGCCGAGCAGGAAAAGATTGCCGAGGCAGCATCCAAACTGAATCTCACTTGGACTTCCTCCGACGAAACGGTTGCAACCGTCGATGAGACCGGTCTGGTAACCGCAGTCGGTGCCGGTGAGGCTGATGTCACGGTATCCGTTGCAGATGCCAATATTTCTTCCACGACCCACGTAAAGGTCGTAATCACTCCTACCGGAGTCGAGGCTCCCGATTCCATTGAACTCGTCACGAACGGCGAGAACAGCAAGGCCCTTGGAGCCAAAATGACGCCCGAGGATGCAACCGAAGTCAAGCTGGCATACGAGTCCAGCGATGAGAACGTTGCAACCGTCGATGAAAACGGCGTCGTAACCGCAGTCGCAGATGGCGAGTGCATCATCACCACCTATGTGACTGCTGATGTCCCCGCTACTGCAGAGAATGCAGAAGCAAAGCCTGTTGTGGATGAAGTCGCTTCCTCCGAAGCAGAGGTTGCTGATTCCGCAGCAGATTCCGAAGCCCCTGACGACGCAGCTGCCTCTGAGCCGAAAGACACTACCGATTCTTCGTTCGGTGTTGTGCCTGATGGCCTGAGTGCTGAGACCAAGGTCACTGTTACTACTAAGGTCGAGCAGATTGCTTTGAGCAAGACCGAAGGTGTCCTGACCGTTGGCAACAGCGTTACCATTACCGCTACTGTTACTCCCGACAACGCAACCAACGCTACCGTCAACTGGACATCCAGTGACGAAAAGGTTGCCACGGTAGACAGCAATGGGAAGGTAACTGCAGTGGCTGCTGGGAATGCCACAATCAAGGCAACCAGCGAGTCTGATGGGGATGTGAGTGCCGATTATGCGCTCACGGTAAATAAGGCTGCAGCTAAGCCTGCAACCAACTATAGAGGAACTACCAGTTCCGCAGGTGCAGCAACCACGCCGAGTTACACTGCACCGTCTACTCCTTCCGCGTCCACGCCCACTTATGTGCCTGAGCCTGCACCGGCACCGGCTCCCGCTCCCGACCCCGCACCTGCTCCTGCTGAACCTTCTCAGCCGAGTGGTGGTAGCTCCGGTGGGGGAATGGGAGTCGGAAGTTACGGTGAGATTCCTCACGACCCGAACGGAACACAGGGTTCCGGTATTGACTGGACGCAGGGTGCGACTCGTTCGTAATTGAAAAGATTACGCACCGCAAGAAATTGCGGGAGAACTGACAATCCGATAGATAGGGATATCTACCATAAACTCCGACATGCGATATATGACGAAAGTTAAATCGTATGAAGCTCGGTAAAGTCGGCAGAAGGTTGACTCATGAAGCCAACTGATATGCCGGTGGTCCATAAAATGCCCATGGTGAGTATGACCGTTTCGGTCTGACGAACCTGCGAAATAAAGGGATACAGTCCATGCAGCGATGCATGTCGATGATGCAGCCAAGTAAGGACTTGCGTACGAAAGGCTGCCAAAAAGGTCATCGGTCCCATAGCAGGCACCTAAAGGTATATGTGACGGATAGGATTGTTGGAACGGGGAAATGTATCGAGCATCAATAGATGTAAACTGACGAAGAACAATAAGCAGTTGAATCGGTGCAGAAAAGTAGAGGTCGAAGTTATGATGGCACTTGTAATGAGTGTCGGAGCAATGGCCTCAAGTCGGTGATAAGTCACCGAGGGAGCGCCGTGTGCGATGAAAGTCGCATGCACGGTGCGGAGTGGGGGAAAACAAAGAAAACCGCATAGCCGACAATGACCATGCGGTACGAATAACATCTGGCACAGAGAGATGTTAGACGATATTTATATTTTACATGATTATGTGAAAACAGTCAACGATAAAATATCGGATATCGATACATCGTGCGTTATTCGTAGAATTGTTACCTATCACTATACAATTCCAACGGCAGCAAGGACGACGGGATTGGAACAGATATTTTTGACTAATTGTTTTTAATGCAATTAGTCGGCCTCGTTTTAACGGGGTCGCTCCACCAAAGCCAGTACCTCCTCGTGGTGTGGAGTGGTAACTCTATGGCTAAAACTGGCATTTTGTCAACAAGTAATGTTTTTGATTTCTCACCCGCCATTATTATGGCGGGATTTTTTGTGCTTTTTTTGTTCTTTGTGATTGACTAATGCGTCTATTTGTGGCATAATATAGATACCGCCAAGTGTGCTGATTATGCGATTTTGCAAATGTATGTGCAGATATGTGAACAAGATTGCGTAAAAGTATAACTTGGCAATATTTTGAAAGGAGAACGCTATGCAAAAAGGCAAAACATGGCAGCGTGTCGCTTCAGCAGTTTTGGCAGTCATGATGACAATGTCTACATTTAGCTCCACAATCGCTTATGCAGCAGAACCCATCACGGCTGACAGTAGTCTTGTTACGGATGCCGTATCCGAAAGCACTTCTACTGAGGCTGTTGAAGCGTTAGACTCTGCCAGCTCTTCTTCGTCTGAAGAAGAGATTACCGAACCTGTAGGGACACCCGTCCCCACAGAAATGCCTGATGAAACGGATTCCTCAGAACCGGAGGCGACTCCGGAGCCCACCGAGGTTCCAACATCCACTCCGGAACCCACCGAAACTCCTGATGCTACGGCTACGCCTGAGCCTACAGAAGTTCCGGAAGCAACGGAAACTCCTGACGTTGATGAAAGTGATTTCGTGGCTGTCAGTTTGGCTGACGATGCGACCGAAGGTCAAGTCGATGCTGAGATTGGCGATGAGGTCACTTTCAATGCTCACGTAAATCGTAATGATGTCAATCTCCATTATCAGTGGTACAAGAGGTTCATTGAACCTCAGGATACCGATTACGATATGGATGTGATGGAATACGATTACAACGATGCAGAGCCTACCACATACGGTTACCTGAACGAGGACAAAACTCCTGCCGAAACATTGGCAGACAATCCGGATGCTACTTGGTCCGGTATCGAGTTATATCGTGCAGTTGCCGATGCAATGGCTGCAATCGGAGCAGACGCCAGCAACATCAACATCGAATTCAATACTCGCAACTATGCGCTGGAAGGATTCGAAATCACCGCAGCAAACGTGGACGGCAATATCGTTATTTCTGCTGACAAGGGTAACGAACATGCTTCTGCAACGCTGAATGAAAACAATGAATTTGTTTTTACCGAAAGCACGACAAACAATGTCGCCGTACAGTCGGCAGAAACCGAACAAAGCGAGGAGAGTCAGGATACTCTTACGGCCAATGGCTGGGAAGCTATTGAGGGAGCAACTTCTGATACCTACACTCATACTGTCGATGAGTATGACGCTTACACTACTTACCGCTGTGTAATCACTATTGATGACGACAACTATATTGCTGCCGCCAAAGAAGAACTGATTGCAAATGGTGCAGATGAAAGCAAACTCACTGATAACACACTTGATAATACCATCACGACAGAAATCACTGTTTCTATTCCTTCCATGGAAGAAAACAGTGAGAATCTTTATAATGATTTGTCTGTAGAAGACAAGTTAAAGCAGCGTCTTGCTCTCTCCGGTATTGCTACCTATGCGGCGGGTGTTCAACTTGATAGTCAGACCAATCCTCAGTGGGTGACAGGTTTGTCTTCTGGTATGGAATACCTGACAGCCGATATGTACGCAAAACTCTATGGTCAAGACGGTAAAGGCGGCTGGCTTGCAGAAGGGAAAGTTACTCCTCAACAAGCTGATATGTACTGGTCGTATATTAGTGGCCGTGGATTTGCGGATACTTATACCGCTAATGTCGTTGATAGCGATGGTTTCCCGACTGGTGCAACTAGAACATATAAATCGTTCGCTCTTACTGACGGAAAACTCGAAATCAACTCGGAATGGTATGGCAAAACTGTATATTTCCGTTATCACAACAGCAATATCGTAGGTAACACTGCTACTGGTGCAGCGGTTTCTATCCCTGCATCTGGACGCGGCACTTCCTACAAGGATGCTGTTCAGGTTCTGTTCTGCTATACCAAGGAGGAAGACGGAACAACATTCCCCCTTACCATTAAAGAATATGTAAATCAAGCAACGACAAATGGTTATTCTCAGAATGGTATGGCTCACATCACTTTGAATACGATTTCGTGTAACGATTTCAATATCGACCCTGACAGATATTTAAAGGATGCAGAAGGAAACTATCGAGTCGATTCTGTATACTGGGGAACATGCTATTTTTCGGAGCCTGATTTGTCCGGCAAAGCCTATTATGCCTTGAAGAACTATATTGGCAATGGCTACGGCTTTGGTATCGGTCACGATACCATGTACGCCTATGCCGGTGCTTGGTTCGATGCACATGGCGGCGGCCGTGGCTACCCCAATAACATTTATGACGAAAGAAAGATTGACCAGAACGATACCGCTACTCGCTACTATCAAGTGAATAGTTGGGAAGTCAGCGGTGGTCACTGGAATATGAACGCCCTGATGGGCGAAAACAATTCCAACACACTCGTTGGTTCCGGCTACTACTCCGCAAGCGATGAAGCGTATTTCGGCTGGATTGTTGACCCGCTGACTGTACCTTCCGCTATTATGTCTTCTGGTGGTTCGCATGGGCCGTTCTTAAAGACAACAATCTACGGTAGCCGTAGTCTTCGTATCCGTGCAAACGGCGGATACACCTATGAAGAGGCTATGGTTAACCCCGATATCAAGCATCGTACACCGACCAACTGGCCTTATAAGTTTAGTGTTGGTCAGACAGTTCCTGCTGCTCTGACTCACAGCAATGGTCAGGTTGCATTCGACGATATTTGGGTTCAGTATGACGGTTGCGCATCTGATTTCACAGATGCAGGACTCGGCAAACTGTACGAGCCCACCGTTGATGGGCGCAGTGGCACCAACAACTTCTATCTTGCTGGTTCCGGCAACTTTGTTATGAACCAGATTGGTCACCTTCCCATTGATAATGGAAATGGTGGTTGGAATAACGCATCTACTGAGGAAATGCAGCTTTGCGTCAACACCCTGATGTGGATTTCTCAGCGCAAGCAGTGTGAAGTCTGTGCCGCTGACCAAGCCGACCAGCAAATGACGCACTTCGTCCATCGTGTCAATGCAGCAAACGCCAAGAAGATTCTGACAGCTCTCGCCAACGGCGGCAGCTACTGGTATCCTCTGAGCGATTGCTACGAACTGATGGAAGACCTCGACCTGACGAAGCTGGGCTTTGATTCCACGACTTGGAAGCCCATCAAGAACTTCACAGGTCACTGGAACAGCAAATACTTCGATGTAAAAGTCCCCAAAGACGGTGCTCTGTTCGATAACACCACCGGTGATTTGGGTGCATACCGTACCGGAGACGGCAACGATTGGAACCTTGGTACTGACAGACTGAAAGGTTGGGACACTGTCTTTAAAGACAGCGGTAACAGCTCTCCGTCCGTTCGTACCACCGGTATCGCTCGTATCTACGGCAAGCTGAGCGACGCAAAGTTGTTCAACGATGGTCAGGTTCACGAGGGATATACCGTTCATATCCGGTACGAGGATAACACGGCACTATTACAGCCGGGCGACGATTTTAGCTGTGTAGTCAACAACGTAGACCAGTATTGTATTTCTAACCTGCCCTGTATCTATGTAGGCGGTAAAACGATTCTTCGTGCCCGCGTATATGACAAGGCTGGCAATGAGGTCACCAAATACGGTCCTATCGTTGCAAAGGTTCCTCCTCATTTCTGGAACGACTGCGAAACGGTTCCTCTGGAACTGCTGACAATCGAAGCAACACCTATTGAGAACTACCGTTACTGGGAAGGCGAGACCACCAAGGTTCTCGAAGGTTCCGGTATCATCTACAATCAGCCCATCAGCAATGAATCCGTAACATGGTATTACCGCGTGGTTGACCTGCGCGATACCAATAATGCTTTGAGCGACTGGGTCAAGATTGGCCATTACGGTCAGTTCACTACCGAAGACGGTGCCGTAACAGGTATCATCAAAACGCCGGTATTCCACGACGGCAATGATGGTGTATACAATTACCCGCACAGTTCCGTGGATGTACAGCTGCAAATGCTGGCATATACAGGAAACGCTATTCAGCTTCGTACAGACTACGAGGTTGAGGGTAAGACTTATTCCACCATCGACCCCGGCGTAATTACTCCGGAAGCCTCCGGTATCATTCAAATCGAAGAACGCCCTATGTCCATGACGCAGGCACCGAATCAGCGTGTTATGACTCAGGACGAAGCCACCTTCGTGTTTGAAACAGATTACTGGAAGGGCCTTGATGATAAGGGCTACAGCTACGATGTTCAATACAAAGACCCCTATGATGACGATTGGCAGACCCTTGCCACATCCGTCACATTCGGTGGTACTTATACACTGAATACCGTAGATAATAGTCAGGTAAACAAGGTTGACATTGAAGCACATACGGTCGATACCCTCGCAAAGGGGAAAGAGACCGCAAGTATGATTCATGACAACAAATGGTTGCCTGCTGATTTCTGGCGTCCTGATGGTTTCACTGACCAGCAGTGTGCTCAGAAACACACTACTATCACTCTTACCCTGCACGCGGCAGATTACAACTGGTCCGGATATTATTTCCGTATCGTTGCAAGCTATCGCTTTAACGAAAAAAGAACCAAGGTCGAGAACTCCTACAGCGCAATCGGCGATGCTGACAACGCAGGATTCGATACTTCCCGTTATGGCCTGTTGCAGGTCGATGCACCTTTCGTTTCCGCAACTATGCTGGAAGCCCGTGCATTGATGATGCAGGAGCATAACAGCGAGGGCGATGCGACTGGCAATTTTGGTCAGAATTACTGGTCTGTTGAGACAACGCAGGACCAAGTAGATAACTGGAATGCCAGCAGAGGCGATTCCAATAACCCGTTGATTTCTGATAAGAACGTGGCCGTTTATACAACGACTATCACATTCTCTCCCAGCAAATTGACAGAATCCGGAAACCGTATCCTTATCCCTGTATTGCAGTGGGGTTTCCAAGACGACTTGAATTCTGCATCCACAGAGTACAAACCCGTCATCAACCCCATCAATATCAACGGGTACGCTAACAACGGTAACGGTTTGACTACCGAAAACTACAAAGACTGGGCAAATATCGTCAAAACCAGATACGACATCAATACAGATGACAGTTCTGTGATGAAGCAGGTCGTGGACGCAATCGAAACTGAGCACTCCGGTTCTCCGTTCGGCAAGTTCACTGCCTACATCACCATTGATGATATCAAACCTGTTGAGGATACGATGTTGAATGGCCAGCCGTTTGACATCAACAGTGCATATGCTAAGTGGAGCATTACCACGAGCCTGCACATTGAATCCGCAACGAACCCGATGGACTTCGGTACTGAGCACTTCTATTTCCAGTGCAAACCGTATCTGGAATACATTCGCGGCTACAACAGCACGAACCTGAAGAGCCAGACCATCACAAATACTCTTGCTCATAACTTTGACTATGTGAACGGCGGTATTGATAAAAATAACACCGACACAGGTGCAGAGTTGTGGCTGGATTACAATATCAGCATCCATGCAAACGAGCGCAATCTTGTTAGTTGCGGTGTTGATAGACACTCTGTCTTCATGTATCCGGATTTGACAATTGAGGCACCTAATGGACTTCGGTACATTATGTCCCGTTATCAGATTGTCAATGAGTTCCCGTACGGAAAACACAGAGATACTTCTCGTACCGTGTTCAGTCAGAGCGATTACCTGAGTGTTAATCTCAGTACCCGGTATCAGGGAAAAATGACAACGGCTACCCGTTATGACATGAACGGCAATCCTTCCCAGATTGATGTTCAGGGCAAGACGTTGGCTGAACTTGGCATTTCTCTCGATGAACGCGGATATCTGGATAAGAACAATGAGGACTATGCGCCTTATCTGGACCATGGCTACGCATTATGGTCCGCCTACTCTTACCCGAAAGAAATCTGGCAGTGGTTCTGGCGCAATGCTATCCAGTATCACTGCTACGACATGGAAGAGTTTGACGGCACCAACGAGCAGGTTTTCTTCTATATTGATGAAAAGAATGTTCGTGCAGCTGACCAGTCGTTCAATGCCAATGACGGAAACCATCCCACTTCTTCTTGGACTGCTCCGTTTGATGCAACCTATCAGATTGACCTGTGGGGTGCTGGCGGCGGCAATGCAAGTATGACAGATGGTATCAGCGGTAACTCCGGTAGCCACACCATTATCACGGCAGACATCAAGGAAGGCACGACCCTCTACTTTGTCGCTGGTGGTGCAGGCGGTGGCGGTTCCGGTGGTGGTTCCGGTGGCGGTTCTACCGGCAGTGGTTCCGGTGGCTCCGGTGGCTATAACGGTGGTGGTTCCGGTGGCGTCGGCGCAGTATTCTATGACTGCTATGACGGCGGAAACGGCCCTGACAGCAGCTACCACAGCAATTCTCCCATAGGCTTTGGCGGCGGCGGTGGCGCTACCACGGTTGCTTTTGGCCTTATCGGTGATGGACAGCTGAAGAATTACGGTGACGGCTCGTCGATGTTCGGCGTTGCTGGCGGTGGTTCCGGTGCTGCACTTATCTCTGGCAATGGATACACCGAGCGTGGTGTCGGCGGTTCTGGTTCAAACAACAGTGGTCAACGTTATCACTGTGCTTTAAAAGAAGACAAGGTCTTCGCCGACGGCTTCGAATACCATCATGGCGATATCTGCGGCTGGGGTTACAGCGGCAGTCATGATATCGGCATGCAGCGAGAAGACGAGGAAGACTACAACAACACACTGCACGAAAACGGCGGCGGTTCTGGTTGGCAGTCTGCTTCTACCGATGGTGCATTGCGTGGTTCTTCTTATGCCGCTTCTGTTGGTGCAAACCTTGACAACGGCAACATCATCATTAAAGCAAACGTCACTGGTGCAAACCAGCTGAATGACGGTGCCGGTTCCGGTGTTGGTCAGGCTGGTCGTGCAAAAATCAAGGTCGTTGACCTGAATAAGCGTCTGTATCGTCGCGTTGGCAAGAACGCAATGGATATTGGCTTCGAGGATGCAAATGAATGCACTCCTACTCGTGCCAAGGTCATGCTGACTGTTGCTAACAAGATGTACGACGGCAACCAGTTGACTGTTACCGCACATGTTGTATGGGACGGCGATACCGATGCAGGCATCAACGAACAGGAAGTCCTGCGCGGTGTAAACATCACCTATTCAAATAACGAATCTCCCAACATCACATATCCTACCAACGCTACTACCGATAGCAAGAAGAAGCCTCTCGTTCGTACCGGCTCCTACACTGCTACGGCAACCTACACGGGCAAGTACGAAGTTACTTTCTGCTGGGAAAACACGAAACCCGGCAAGACTTATGTAGTCCGTGGAGAAAGCACTACACCTGATGAATATGTATCCGGCAACGGTAATGTCGTATACTTCGATATTTATCCGCGCCCGCTGCATCTTTACAGCTATGACAACAATAAGATTTACGACAATATCAGCACCACAAAGGTATCTGATATTAAAATCAAAGCAGCAACTGCTGATTCCGGTATTGTTCACGGCGATACTGTCGCGCTGAACAGCACACTGGCTTACGGCTATTATTGCGAAAACTATGCTCCTGAGGACTTCGCAAAAACGAGTTTCAGAGAGTCCATCCATACGGGTCTGCACAGTATCAAGACCGTTACGATTCTTGAACTGATTAACAACCCGTTTGACAACTATTATATTGCAAGTGAAGATTTCACTGGTACCATCAATCCTCGTCCTCTGTATATTCACAGTCAGTACCATGACACGAATAAATACAAATGGAACTACGATGGCAACTCCAATGATATCGGAAACGGCAAGTATTTGACCGACACGACTGTCTACGATAATCAGAATGTGACTATCGAGCAGGCATATGAAATGATTCTTGCTGGTAAACAGGAAAACATCGATATTACCCGCTATACCAAGACCGAACAGGATAACTACCAGAACACGGTAGTGAATCCGAACAACATCAAGGTATATGATTCCTACTACAACGCCAATATCGGTGAAGAAGGACAGGGAAATATCTATATTGATAATATCACCAACTACGATTCCGTTGAACTGAATGCTCAGACCTATGTTGGTTCTTATGCTGACAGCAATGCTGGCGAACAGCTGACCGGGTATGATGCAAACGGCGACAATGGTGTCATCAAGGAAGACCGTTACAATGGTCTTTCGACGAATACGATTCGCCATCTGCCGTATTCTGTAAAGTACAGCTACAGCACGACCACCCCGCAGGTTGGTCAGAAGATGACTGTTACGATTGCAGTAACGAATAAGGATACCGGATATGGTCTGGCAGCGCAGAACAATTATGTTGCTCCTGTTGCTATCCAGAATCTGCGTCTGAAGAGCAGATTTGCAGGCAATGGCCCCATCACTCTGAAATCCACCAATGGCATTCGTATGAACCAGCAGGGCACAGAGTTCTACATTGACACGATTCCGGTCGGCGGTACCGTAAACATCGAATTTGAGTACACTGTACAGGATATCGATGATACGAACGCACTGGTACGTGACATTGAGCAGAACAACGAAATGTACCTTGTGAACAACAACTACAACGACTACTATATCGCAGACAAGACTTTCAGCGGTGGTATTTACCGTACGACGCTGCGTGCGCAGGTCAAGAGCGTAAGCACCACTTATGGACACGGTTTCAAGAACATCAAGCTTCCGTATGCAGACGATGTCTACTACTGGAATAAGGGTTCTGATAGCTGGCTGACCATGGAAGGTCTGGTCGAAGACCATAAGACTGCTGCACAGGACGATGAAAAACTCGACCTGAAAGCGAAAAAGACAAACAATTATCAGAGTAAATTCGTATACAATGTAGTACCGAGTGAGACGACGGATGCTGGTTCTTACCCTGTATCTTACATTGGTCTGAACGAGTTCAACTATGATGTATTGAAGAACTATGTTGTCACGGAAGACCCCGGTTCTATCGAGGTCAAACCCCGCAAGATTATGATTTCCGTTGACGAAAGCCAGAAGATTTACGGTACAACGAACCCGTTCTTCAACTCCACCTTCAAGGTTCTTGGCACAGATGACCAAGGCAATGAACTGGATGTTTCGGACGAGAACAACTGGACCGTTCTGGGCGATGACGCTACCGTTGATTACAACAACATGCATCTGATTGGTAATGATACCATCGGTAATGTGGTTGAAGTCGTAAACGGCGCTTCCCGCACCGCTCTGGCATTCAAGAACGGCACTTCTAATCTGCCTTATCTGACAACTGCCACACAGAGCAGTGATGTAATCTATCAGACGGATGTTCCCGAAGAAGAATGCGCTTACTGCTTGGAGAAATACAACGAAATGCACAAGGGTCATGAGCATTATCATGACGATGACCATCCGCATACCCATGTTCCCGTAAACGGATATCCTGTATCCGTGAACGAAAACACCGGTTACGGCAACACTCTTGGCATCAAGACCGTCACGAACAGTGAAGGACAAGTAGTTTCCAACTACGAACTCGTTTACGAGTCCAATGTTCTGAAAGTACATCCTCGTCTGATTCGCATTGCGGCTCTGGATGCAATGAAGGCATACGGCGGCACGGAACCCGCATTGAAGTGGACTGTCGATGGCGAAATCATTAAGCCTACCAGCGAAATGCTCGGCATCAAGGCAGTTCGTGACAGCGGTGAGAATGTCCGTGACGAAGGCTATACCATCCGTATCTCTTACGAAAAGAGCACAGCAAGCAACTATATCGTCGAAACGAACGACGCTAAGATGACCATTACGCCTGTCCCGCTGACAATCGTATTCGGTAATCAGGAGCGTTACTACGGCGAAGATAACAAAAATGACTACACGCTGACCGTTGTTGGCTTGAAGCACGGCGATACTGCTGATGTTGCTTTGAAGAATAACGATGGCGCAACCGCAAAGGTTCTTGAAACCGCAAAGAATACTCTGAGCGATTACATCAACCTGACCTACAATAAGTACACCGATGTTGGTTCCAATTACCTGTATGGCGATAAGAGTTACTGCGAAGAGCATACGATTCTCGTACCTCGTGAAAACGCAGATGGCGGTTATAACTATACGATTGCGAACTACACACCCGGTGTTCTGACTATCAAACCTCGTCCGATGCTGCTGGAAGTCACTGGCTGGCAGAAGGAACTGGGCGATGCTGATAAGGTTCAGGATTTCACCCTGACCGATATGATTACCCATAATTCCGTAAATGGTCAGCAGAAGCTCGGCGCAGGCAGCCGTATCACGGATGCAAGCGTTGTTGTGAACCCCGATAAGGTTCCCATCGTCTTCAATCTGGTTCGTGCAGAGGGTGAAGAAGTCGGTTCTTATCCCGTCTACTCCACGCCGCAGGACCGTCAGATTGGAAACCTCGCAGCAAACGACCAGAAACAGCTTGAGCTGGATAACCCGAACTACGACTTTGAGTACCGTTACGCAAACGACCTCATTGTCAAGCGTCAGGGTCTGATGATTACCGTGGATGATAAGGTTCGCTATTACGGCGACCGTGTCAACCGCTTCTACGATGGTTCTACCGATTACACCTATCATGTGTTTAAGGTAGAAAACGGCGAGGCTGTTGAAATCACGGCAGAGGAAGCCGGTATCAACACCAATTCCTTTACCTTTACCCATCTGGATACACAGACCAGCTCCAGCGGCACTTACAAGGATTGCATCAGCCTGTCCGGTGTCCACAGCACCATCTATGATGATGATGACATCACGATTACCGCTGGCAACCTGACTATCATTCCTCGCCCCGTTTCCGTTATTGCTGAGGATAACACCAAGGTTTACGGCGACGCTGACCCCGAATTGAAGTACACGCTCCATGACGGTGTCCGTGGCGAAGATGGCAACTACTACATTGAGTACGCAAACGGTCCCGTTCTCACCGAGAAGGAAGGCGCGGATGTGCCTGTCCAGCCCGGCGACCTCGAAGGTACTGGCGTGACTCGTGAACCCGGTGAGGATGTCTGGACTGGCGAGCATTCGTTTGGCAAGGCTTACGCCATCAACGCCAACGATATCAGCCCTGTCAGCAAGGATGGTATCACCAACTACGTTATTACCATGGAGAACGGCAACTTTACGATTACTCCGGCTGAGCTGGTTGTTACCGTAAAGGGTGGCTATTCCAAGACCTATGGCGAAGAGAATCCCGCATTTGATGCCGATATTACCGGCTTCAAGCGTGATGACACGAAGGAAACCGTTCTGAACGGTGAACTTGGCTTCGCTACTCTGTGCTTCGACCTGTCTGACGCTGGCAAGTACATCGTAACTGCTGGCAACAACAATGAGGATGCGGTGAACCCGGATTGCGTTGTTCTGGAAGACGGTGAAGAGCATATCGGCTCCACTTTCGAAGTCAAGAGCAACACAAACTTCGAGAAGAACTATGTTATCCGCTATGTCAATGGCGATATCACTGTCAACCCGAAGGAACTGATTGTTCGTATTGACCATAAGGTCAAGACCTACGGCACTGCTGACCCGGCATTTACCTTCCATTACGAAGACAATGCTGGCAATGTGATTGGCCTGATTGACCCCGAAAACAGCCCGCTGAATGTTGAGTTGTACCGCACCAAGGGTGAGAATGTTGTGCGCGGCGATGTCACTGCAGCAGATTCTCTCAATAAGTGGGGAACTACCCTCTATGATGGTGATTACCTCATTTCCGCAAAGTACGATACAAACAACAAGAACTATGCCGTTACCGTATACGATGGTTCTCTGAAAATCATCCCCGCAACGCTCACTGTTACGGTCGATGGCGGATACAAGACCACCTACGGCGATGAGATTCCCGAATTCACTTATTCCATCACAGGTTTTGTCGGTCGTGATGTTAAGGACGAGACAGGTACCGGTATCAAGGACGATGAATCCAAGGTTTCCGGCACTGCTACAATGTACTGCAACGATAACGCTGGCAATCCCGTAACGAATAAGACGAAAGTTGGTAATTATCCCATCAACTACGATAGACAGCAGTTGGTTGCTGACAACGGCAATTACAAGTTTATCTATGTTGGCGGTGACCTGACGATTGGTAAGAAACCTATCCATGTGAAGGCAGATGACCAGCAGAAGGTTTACGGAGAGAAAGACCCCGACCCGCTGACTTGGACGATTACTGACCCCGAAGAACTGGTCAATCCCGGTGACGAAGACTTCTTCGATATCACCACAAAGCGTCCCGGCGCTGATACTGATGACGGTGAGCAGGTAGGCAAGTATCCCATCACCATTGATGGCACTGACCCGTCCGGCAACTACGAAATCATTACCACTCCCGGAACTCTGACCATTGTTCCTGCAACCATCGTTGTTACAGTTATTGACGACGAAAAGTATTTCGGCGAAGATAACCCGACACCCAACGTAACCATTACCGGCTATAAGCGCGGCGACACCATCGATGATATCGGTGGTAAAGATGCGCTCAAGACCAAGACTGATGCGGAGAAGTGGAGCCCTGTTGGTGAATATCCTGTATCTGCCAAGGATTCTACTTTCCATAACCCGAACTACGATTTCGTTTACATCGATGGTAAGTTGACCGTCAAACCCTTGATTATTAACATCAAGGCAGAAGACGACCGCAAGACCTACGGTGATAACGACCCCGATAAGTTCAATGTTTCCTATACGCTCACGAACGAGAAAGATGAGCCTTACACTCCGGATAAGGACCTGCGCGATTATATCGACCGTGCCCTGAATCTGGATGCAGCTCGTGTTCCGGGTGAGAATGTTCGTACCGAGAACCCCGGCTATTCCATTGTTCCTACCTATACAGAGGTAGATAATATTGAGATTGGCACAGTAACTCCCGGACATTTCTTCATTGACCCGCGTGAGGTAACCATTACTGCAAACTCCGCAGAAAAGGTATATGACGGCACTCCGTTGACGGAACCCGGTTATACCTACGCTCCGGAACTCGTAGATAACGACCTGCTTGGCATTCACGATAAGATGGATTCTGTGACCGTAACCGGTTCTCAGACCGAAGTGGGTTCCAGCAAGAACGTTCCCAGCGATGCAGTTATCATCAACACAGAAGATGGCAGCGGCAGCAATGCCAACTACATCATCAAGTATGTGGATGGTACTCTGACCGTTCGCGATAAGGAAATTGTCTCTATCGAGAAATCTGCTGACCGTGAACGCGCTACGGATTACGATGTGATTCGCTACACGATTACCGTTACGAACGCGACCAGTCATGACCTGCACAACGTCATCGTTAAAGATACCAACAACTTCGTTGGTGTTCCTGCCCTGTCTCAGGCAAACGGTGTGACCTATGATGCAGAGAAGGGCGAGTTCGTTATCGCAGAGATTTCCCATCTGCGCGATGAAACCCATACCAATGCTGTAACGTTCACCTATACCTACACGGTAGACCCGACCGACCACGGCACCAACAACAACGACATCCTCGAAAACAACGCCAAGATTACCGATATGAAGGTAGTCGAGAGTTATACTGAAAACCCTGATGGCAGCACGACTCCGAACTATACCGAGCCTAACAAGGATTGGTTGGTCGAGACTCCTGATGTTGATGTGGAAATCATCCGTCAGAATCTGACCATCGAAAAGAGTGCTGATAAGACTGAGGCTGGCGTAGGTGATGTCGTCACTTACACGCTGAAAGTCACCAATACGGGCAACACGAAGCTTGAAAATGTTGTCGTAAAGGATACGAGCAACTTCATGGGCGAGCCTGTCGAGAACACGAAGCTCCACTTCGGCTATCGTGTCAACGATGATGGAACATGGACAATCACCAGCCTTGGCGTTGGAAAGTCCGTAACCATTACCTATAAGTACACGGTTGTCGCAGATGACCTCGCAAACGGCAAGCTGGATAACATTGCTACCGCAACGATTCCTGCTCGCGAAGACCCGACTATTCCTGAAAAACCTGTCGATTCCAACGAAGTAATCGTGCCGCTGTACTACAAGCACCTGACGATTGTCAAGTCTGCTGACCGCGACCACGCTTATCCCGGCGAAGTCGTCAAGTATCAGGTCACTGTCACGAACGACGGCACTGTCGATATGACGAATGTTACCGTCTCCGATGACACCAATGCTCTGGGTATGTTTATCGTCTCTACCGGCGACGGATATACCTATAACCCCGAAACCAGATTGTTCACCATTCCTGCTCTGAATGTCGGTGATTCCGTTACTCTGAATTACCTGTATATTGTGCAGAACGGTGACCCCGAAACGATTATCAACGTAGCTACTGCTCACGCTCCCAAGAATCCCGATACTGAGATTCCGGGTGACAAGGACATCGAAGAGCCTTCTAAGCCTGTTGAGGTTGATGTGCTCCGTGATGAACTGACCATCGTAAAGAACGCTGACAAGAGCTTCGTTGATATGAACGGCAATGACACGACCGTAACCTATACTCTGACCGTCAAGAACAGCGGCAATACCAAGCTGACGAATGTTATCGTTACCGATACATCCAACGGCAACGGCACTGTCGAGTACACTGGCGATTTGATGTATGACGGAAACGGCAAGTGGATGATTCCTGAGCTGAACGCAGGCGATTCCGTTGAAATCACTTATGTCTATACTGCTGTGGCAGAGGACATGAACCTCGATAACGGTAACATCGTGAATACGGCTGTTGCTGAGGGCAAGAACCCCGACAACAAGACTGTTACGAGCGACCCCGATACTGAGACTGTCCATGTAGGCGAAGTGCCTGACCGCGATATTCGCGTTGTGAAGACTTCTCTTGAATCCAGCGTGATGATTGGCGATACCATTCACTACACCATTACCGTTACCAACAACGGTACAATGACTGCTCAGAATGTAGTTGTACGCGACTTCAATGACGGCATTGGTGAAATCAATGCTGCAAGTTCCGACAAGTACACCTATGACGCAGCGACTCATTCCTTCACCATCGCAGAGATTGCGGCTGGTGAGGTCGTTGAGATTCCTGTCACCTATACCGTACAAGAAGGCGACAAGGGCACCGTAAACAATGCTGCTGTCGAGATTCCGGAAATTCCCGAAATCGAGAAAAAGGCAGATAAACAGACCGTAGTGGTTGGCGAGGTGGTGACTTACACCATTACCGTTACCAATACGACTAACGAGACCAAGACGAATGTTGAGGTCAAGGATACGAACAACTTCACGGGCGTTATCACACCTGCCGAAAACACTGATGTTGTAAGCTATATTGGCGACAAGGTCTGGAATATTTCTTCTATCGGCGCTGGTGAGAGCGTAGACATTGTCTACACCTACACGGTAATGAATGAAGATGCTCCCAATACCATGCTTGTCAATAACGCCGAAATGACATATGTGACGGATTCCGGCAAGGTAAAGATTCCTTCCAATGAGGTTGATATCCCTGTCATCCCCGATACTCCCACGCCGGAACATGTCGGACCCACCGTTGTAAAACAGGCAGACAAGGCCATTGCAAACATCGGCGATACGGTGCATTACACCGTCGTCATGCACAACAATGACACTGTTGACTATGTGAATGCAGCGCTGCACGACAAGAACAACTTCAACGGCGTTATCACGAATGTCAAGAACGGTACTCTGGAATCTGCATCTGCCGGTTCCGCAGTCATCAAGGTCGGCACTATTCCGGCTGGCAAGACTGTCACGGTAGAGTATGATTACATTGTGCTGAACACCGATGCCGGTAAGGGTCAGGATACTTACAACGAGCTGAAGAATGTGGCTACGCTGCATTACTGGTTCGCTGACGAAGACCAGACTCCTGAGAATGAAAAGACGAAGCCTTCTAACGAGGTCACCATCAAGGTTCCCGGCAGTGATGTACCTGTTCCTGTCAACCCGCCCGAGGGCAAGTTGAAAGTCGAGAAATTCGTAGACAAGAAGAGTGCTTCTGTTGGCGATATGCTGCATTACACCGTTAAGGTGTCTAATGTTGGCGATGGCGAACTGAAAAATATTCTGGTCGAAGACTTCTTCGATGGACACGGCAAGCTCAACTACATCCCGACTGTCGGTGTTGTAGTAAACGGTGATGGCACCTACACTATCAACAAACTGCCTGCCGGTACATTCATGGAGCTCCGCTTCACCTATGTTATCGTGGAAGGCGATGAGCCTGAGGTCCTGAACGCCGCTGTCGTCACGACGCCGCCCGTTGACCCGCCGCTCGAACCCACCAAGACGGCTGACAAGAAGTTCGCATTTGTCGATGAAATCGTGACCTACACCATCAGCGTGTATAACCCCGATACCAAGGCAAAGACGAATGTCACTGTCAAGGATACCAATAACTTTGTTGGCAGCATCAATGCCGCCAATACAGACAAGTACACCTATAACGGCGATAATACTTGGACGATTCCGGAAATCGGAGCAGGGGAGACCATCGACATTACCTATACCTACACGGTACAGAGCAATGATGAGAAGCTCCTCGAGAACAAGGCTGATGTGACGTATTCCGAGAACGGTAATACCGTTAAGCTTGATACGCCGACTGTCGATGTGGTCGTACCCGATAAGGGCACTGTCTCCATCCACAAGGAAGCGGACAAGAAGATGGCTAAGCCGGGTGAGGTCGTCACCTACAATGTCACCGTTACTAACAACAAGGGCTTCGATGTTCACGATGTTGTAGTAACCGATGCTAATAACTTCGCTGGTGAAATCACTGGCGTTGACGGCGCAGATTACACCTTCGAGAACGGCGAGTTCCATATCGCTGAGATTGCCGCAGGCGCTTCGGTCACTCTGACCTACACCTACACGGTTGAAATTGGTGATGTGCCTACTCAGATTCTGGAAAACATCGCTACGGCTGATGTTCCCGGAACGAATCCCGAAGACCCGAACAACCCCGGTCACGGTAAAGACCCGAATAAGCCTATCGATAACGATGAGAAGATTCCTTCGAATCCTGTCGATGTTGAGGTTCCGGGTTCCGAAACTGAAACCAAGATTCCTGACCTTGTTCTGACGAAGAGTGTAGACAAGAGTGAAGCCGCTGTCGGTGATACTCTGAACTACACGATTACTGTCAAGAACAACGGCAAGGGCGATGCTGAGAATGTCACAGTCAAGGACTTCTTCGACGGCAAGGGCACACTGAACTTCGTGGCTATGGATGGCGTCACCGATAACGGTGATGACACTTACACGATTGCAAGCGTCAAGGCTGGCGAAAGCGTAACGCTCAACTTCACCTATGTGGTAGTTGACGGAGACGCGCCTGAGGTTTTGAACGCGGCAGTCATCACAACTCCCAAACCGTCCACGGATATTGTGAAGAGCGCAGACAAGCATATCGCTAAGGTTAATGAGATTGTTACCTACACCATTACGGTGAAGAACAATTCCAAGGACACCTTGACGAATCTGCTGGTAAGCGATACGAACAACTTCAAGGGCGAAATCGAAGGCAAAGATGGCAAGGGCTACACCTACAACGGTGATAAGACTTGGACCATCGCAACGCTCGAATCCGGCAAGTCCATCGACATTACCTACACCTATACGATGCAGGCAAACGATGAAACTGTCATTGAAAACACTGCCGATGTGCGTTATAGCTACAACGGTACTGACTACGATATTCCGTCCAACCCCGTCGAAGTCGAAAAGCCTAACGATGGTGTCGTTACCATCTTTAAGACTGCCGACAAGACCAAGGCTGAGCCGAACGAGGTCGTTACCTATACGGTTACGATTCACAACGGTAAGGATTACGACATCAAGAATGTCCGTCTGACTGACGCGAACAACTTCGCGGGCAAGATTGAAGGCGTAGATGGCGCTGGCTACAAGTTCACCAACGGCGAATTTGTCATTGACAAGATTCCTGCTGGCGGTGACGCAGTGGTCCGTTACGCCTACACAGTCCAGATTGCCGATGTTCCGACCAAGATTCTTGAAAACATTGCAACGGCTCACGTTCCCGGCAAGAACCCCGGCGACCCTGACGAGGAGATTCCTTCCAACAAGGTCGATGTTGAGGTTCCCGGTGACGGCACGCATGTTGATGTGCCGGAAGGCAAGCTCGAAATCGTTAAGAGTGTAGATAAGGCAGAAGCCAAGGTTGGGGATACGCTGAACTACACGATTACGCTGACGAATGTTGGCGGACAGGCAGTCAAGAACGCTGTCGTTAAGGATTTCTTTGACGGTAACGGTGTCCTGAACTTCGTTCCGATGGACGGTGTGACGGATAACGGTGATTACACCTACACGGTTGCGAATGTGGAGAAGGGTCAGAGCATTACGCTCCGCTTCACTTACACGGTCGTTGCCGGAGATGCGCCGATGGTCCTGAACGCTGCTGTTGTGAAAGACCCGACGCCTCCCGTTGACATCGAGAAGACCGCAGACAAGCATGTAGCGATGGTCGATGAAGTCGTCAACTACACCATCACGGTGAAGAACACGACTGATAAGACCGTTACCGACCTGCTGGTCAGCGACACCAACAACTTTACAGGTGCAATCACTTCTAAAGACAACGCCAAGTACACCTACAATGGCAACCATACTTGGACTATCCCCAGCATCAAGGCTGGTGAGAGCATCGATATTCTCTACACCTATACGGTGAAGACTACCGACCCCTCTACGCTGGTCAACGAAGCTGATGTTCGCTACACGACCGATGACGGCGAGTATGTCATCAAGGCAGACCCCGTTGAAGTCGTTGTCCCGAAGGATGGCGAAGTTACGATTGTCAAGAGCGGTGACAAGAAGATTGCAGAACCCGGTGAGGTCGTGACCTACACGGTTACGATTCACAACGGCAAGGCGCATGACATCACCAATGTGGTCGTAAGCGATTCCAACAACTTTGCTGGAACGATTACCGGCACGAATGGTGTCGGCTACAAGTTCGTTGACGGACACTTTGTAATCGATAAGATTGCTGCTGGTGCAGACGCTGTTCTGACCTACACCTACACGGTGCAGATTGCAGATGTACCCACTCACATTCTGGAAAATGTTGCCACGGCACATGTGCCCGGCACGAATCCGGAAGACCCTGAGAATCCCGGACACGGCAAGGACCCGGATAAACCTATTGACCCCGATACGGACATTCCGTCCAATAAGGTCGAAGTGAAAGTCCCCGGTTCCGAAGTTGAGACCGAGATTCCGGAAATCTCTATTACCAAGTCTGTAGATAAGCCTACTGCCAAGATTGGTGATACGCTAAACTACACCGTCACTGTCAAGAACGGCGGTAACGCGGATGCTGAGAATATCCTGATTAAGGACTTCTTTGACGGAAACGGAACGCTGAACTTCAAGGCCATGGATGGTGTGACAGATAACGGAGACAACACCTACACTATTTCTACGGTCAAGGCAGGGGAGAGCGTAAAGCTTCGTTTCAGCTATGTTGTAGTTGAAGGAGACGAACCTCTCGTACTGAACGCCGCAGTAATCAAAGACCCGACACCGCCTGTTGACGTCGAGAAGGAAGCCGACAAGCACATTGCAAAGGTTGATGAGGTTGTAACCTACACGATTTCCGTGAAGAACACCACTTCTGAGTCTGTTGACAATGTAACTGTCACCGATACTAACAACTTCAAGGGCGAAATCAAGGCCGAAAACGCTGACAAGTACACTTACAATGGCAATAAGACGTGGACTATCCCGACTATTGCCGCTGGCGAGACCATCTATATCACCTACACCTATACGATGCAGGCTGAGGATGCCACCGTCATCGAAAACATTGCAAATGTGACTTACAGCAAGGATGGCACAGATTACAATATCCCGTCCAACCCCGTCGATGTCGAGAAGCCCGATGATGGTGTTGTCACCATCCGCAAGGCTGCAGATAAGACAAAGGCTGAGCCGGGTGAGGTTGTAACCTATACCGTCACGGTTCATAACGGAAAGAATCACGACATCGAAAACGCTCGTCTGACAGACACCAACAACTTTGCTGGCGAAATCGTAAGCGTTGAAGGTGCAGATTACACCTTCGAGAACGGCGAATTCACAATCAATAAGATTCCCGCAGGCGGTGATGTGGTTATCCACTACACCTATACGGTTGAAATTGCTGATGTGCCCACGCAGATTCTCGAAAACATTGCAACAATCCATGTTCCCGGCACGAATCCCGAAGACCCGAATAATCCGGGTCACGGCAAAGACCCCGAGAAACCCATTGACCCCGATACGGAGATTCCGTCCAACAAGGTTGATGTGGAAGTTCCCGGCTCTGAAACCGAAACAGAGATTCCTGTAATCGAAATCACCAAGTCCGTTGATAAGGCAGAGGCCAAGGTTGGCGATACGCTCAACTATACGGTTACTGTCGCCAATAAAGGCAAGGCTGATGCGGAAAATGTTGTGGTCGAAGACTTCTTCGATGGCAACGGAACGCTCAACTTTGTGCCCATGGATGGCGTTGCGGATAACGGCGACAACTCCTATACCATCAGCACTGTAAAGGCTGGCGAGAGCGTAACGCTTAACTTCACCTATGTGGTAGTTACCGCTGATGCTCCTAAGGTTCTGAACGCTGCTGTTGTGAAAGACCCGACACCGCCTATCGATGTTGAAAAGGATGCCGATAAGTATATTGCTAAGGTAACGGATGTTGTGACCTACACCATTACGGTGAAGAACACGACAGATGAAACCGTAAACGATATCACTGTCGCAGACCATAACAACTTTGCGGGTGATGTTACGGCTGAGAGTTCTAACCGCTATACCTATAACGGAGACGGCACTTGGACTATCGGTTATCTGGATGCCGGTGAGGCTCTTGATATCGTTTATACCTATACGGTAGAGACGACCGATGAGAGCGTTATGGAAAATACCGCAACCATTAAGTACACGCACGATGGCGAGCAGTATAATATCCCGTCCAATACAGTCGATGTGAAGAAGCCTGATGATGGCGTTGTCACCATCTGGAAGTCTGCAAACAAGACTGTCGCAAAGCCGGGTGAGACTGTCACCTATACCGTAACGGTACACAATGGCAAAGACCACGATATTCAGAATGCTGCTCTGACTGATGAGAATAACTTCTCCGGAAGCATTTTCGCAGTGGATGGCGCTGGTTATCACTATGAGAATGGTGTATTCACCATCGACACGATTCCTGCTGGCGGCGATGTGGTTGTCCACTACGCTTATACTGTCGGTATCGCCGATGTGACTACGCACATTCTTGAAAACGTAGCGACGATTCATGTTCCCGGTACGAACCCCGAAGACCCGGAGAATCCCGGACAGGGTAAAGACCCGACGAAACCGATTGACCCTGATACGGATATTCCGTCCAACAAGGTCGATGTGGAAGTTCCGGGTTCCGGTACGGAAACGGATGTTCCGCTCGAAAAGAGCCTCACGATTGTGAAGAGTGCTGACAAGACGAAAGTCAATGTCGGTGAAACCATCAATTATCGTGTGGTAGTAACCAATACCGGTGAAGTAGACCTTGTCAATGTAACCGTAAAGGACAACAATGACGGCGCAAGCCATATTGAAGCCCAGAACGGTGATGAATATACTTACAATAGCGCAACGACAACGTTCACTATTGTTCGTATCCCTGTTGGCGAATCCTTCACTCTGACCTATTCTTATGTTGCCGTTGACGCGGATGCCGGACACGATGTCATTAACGTGGCTGTCGCTAAGGCTCCGGGTCAGAATCCCGAAGACCCCGAGAATCCGGGTCATGGTAAGGACCCGTCCAAGCCGATTGATGAAGATGTAGAGAAACCTTCCAACGAGGTGAAAGTCCCTGTTGTGAAGCCCTCTACTCCCACAACGCCTGACGAGCCTAAGCCGACTCCGACTCCTGACAACCCGAAGCCTACTCCGACTCCTGACAACCCGAAGCCTACTCCGACCCCGCCGATTGGATGGCTCGATATCTTCAAGGTAGACGGCAAACCCTTCTCCCTCTTCTCTATCTTCACGAGCAACAAGAAGACGGGTATCGGATTTGCACAGAGCATTGTTGGTCTGGTAGCAATGGTTGGCATTGGCGTCGCTGCTCTGGTGGTAGTAAACCACAAGCGCAAGAAGGACGAAAACGACAACAAAGATAACCATAAGGATGATTCCGCTGAATAAGCGGTAAAACAATAGAGCGGTGGTTCGAAAGAGCTGCCGCTCTTTTTTTGCGTAAAAAACTTCTAATTTTCAGAATAATTATTGACCGTTGCTGCAAAGTAAGTAATATAATAGATATAAATACAGCATCAAATTTCTCAGAACAAATAATAGCTATAGTCAAGCAGGTTTTGCGTTAATGTTTCAACCATCCATGTCCATATGAAATATGAGAATGCGTTCATGGGTGGCATTTTTGTGTCAAAATTTTTGATTGACTTTTCTGTCTTTTTTGTGGCATATTGTAAATATGCGATTTGATTGCTTGTGTTTTGATATACTTTCTTATCTACAATCGAGGCTGCACACTAGGGAGTAGGTAAGGGTGTATATAAATCCGGCTGTGGTAAAACCACAGAACACTCACATTATTAGGAGGGCAACTAACATGCAGAAACCTCGTAAGCGGTTTTTGAGTGCGATTGTCGCCGTAGCAATGTGCCTGTCTCAGTTTGCTCCTGTCACTGCTTATGCAGTGGAGAGCGCGAGTGGAATCACGCAGAGTGAAGAAGCTCCGAAGGAAACTGATGCACTCAGCACTACGACAACAAACTCCGACTCTTCCGCTACTACTCCCGCGCCGAAAAGCGATGTTACCGACACAGCAAGTTCCGCGTCCAGCGACACTTCTGTGACGAGCGATGTTTCTTCTGAGGCTACAAGTCAGGCGGGGTCTGAAACGACCACTGCCTACGCAAACAGTGCTGCCTCTGATACTGGTGCAAGCACCAGCACTTCCAGCGAAGCTTCTACCACTGGCAGCATCAGTGAAGCAGCACAGGCATTTATCGATGCGGCTAACGCCCTTGTAAGCCGTAAAGATGAAATTCTGACTGCTGCAAACAACTTCGGTCTTGCAAGCAAGGCATGGCAGGCTGACAAGGAAAATGCGGTTCTTGATGCGATGGTCACGCGTCGCACTGAGGAATTGGATGCAGTTTATGACTGGGAACCCATTGAGGACATGTATTATTCTCTGAGCGAGGATGAGCAGGTCGCCGAGCCCGTCATGAGTGCATACCTTGATATGTCTGACCTGTATCTGCAGGTTTGCGACCGTCAGGAAAACCCCGTAGACAACAGCGGTGCCAGCGCGTTTGATGGCGGCGGTTCTACGACTGTCATCGGGGACTATCAGGCAATCACCGCTGCTGAGACTGGTAAGCAGATTGCCGCAGGCACTGGTATTCAGTATACCAAGATTAGCGGTCAGGAGAATGTTATTCACATTCTGCCTCAGACTGTTACCTACACATACGGTGACTCCTTCAAGTCTAAGGGTCTGACCATCGAATACAGCACTGCTGATTCCCGTACTTCTCAGGAAGTCGAAAAGGATATTCAGGCAGCTATCGACGGTCTGAGCTTCATTATGTACGCTCCGGCTGACGGCGACGGCCAGAATCCCACAGACATTCATTGCAATGCCGGTACTTATCCGACTTATGTTGATACAGGTGCCATAAGCGTTACTGTGAATGGTCTGAATTACACCATCATTGACGGTTCCAACTTGGATTCTTCTAAGGATATCCGCAATGACACGGGCGTGACTATCAACAAGCGTCAGATTTACATTGTCCCTCATACCACTTATGTTACGAAGGGCAATACCATCAGCCAGATTAACTACACAGTCATGGACACCAATGGTGGTCTGGTTGACGGCGACCTGCTTCCTGCGGATGTTCTGACCACAGAGAACTTTGATAAGGACACTACCGGTTCTTACAAAATCATCTTAGGTTCCTCCGCGAAGAGCAACACAAACTACAACATCGACATTCAGCCCAATACCGGCGATGTGTATGTTGTCGTTTCTGAAAAGACTCTGACCCTGACTCCTGTATTTGTCTTCAAGGGCAATGATGGCGTACAGACGACCGGCAGCAAAGCCACTCGTCAGTATGGTCAGCAGAATCCTCAGGTTGACTTCGTGATTACCGGCTGGTCTGATACCGATAAGACGAATTTCGAGTATAAGACCAACAACGAGCACAAGTCCAACACAGTTGCTCTGAAAGAGATGCTTGGTCTGAGCGGTGAACCCACCGTTGTTCTGCCCAGCATCACCTCTGCTCCCGGTGGCTACACTGTTACAATCGGCAATATCCAGACGAATGCGCCTATCAATGGTTATAACATCAACCTTGCTACCGCAACGTTTGAAATTACCAAGCGTAACGTAACCATCACCAATGACCAGATTGATGCCATCTATGGTGAGGCTGAAAAGGGCAAGTCTTCCACCATCACCTTCGACGCTGTTGCTTATAACGGTGCTGCTCAGGCAGTGGCCTCCGACAAGCGTATTGTCGCCGGTTCTGACATCACCGCTGATGACGGTGTGAACAAGCTGGTCAGCATGGTTCTGACAACACAGCGTCAGGATATCGACAATAAGAATGTTGGCGAATATCCGATGACTGTCGAAGTTCCCCCTGCATGCACTGCTTACTATGACGTCAAGGTCATCAACAGCAAGTACATCATCCATCCTGCAATGCTGACTGTCACTCTCGATGACCTGTCCGCAATGTATGGCGCTGCTCGTTCCGGCAAGATTAAATCCATCGAAGGTTTCAAGCTGAACGATACACAGGCAAGCATCGGTTTGACCGAGGACAAGCTTGGCTTTACTATGGTAGATGCGGCTGGCAACAGCGGCACTCCTACAACTGCCAATGTTGGCGAATACACCGTCAGCGCATCTGTGCAGGGTGCTTCTCAGGAGCGTTGGTCTTCTGACTGGGACCCCAATGCCGATGGCAAGAACTACGACCGTTACGACAACTATCTGGTTCGTTTTGTCAACAGCAAGCTGACCGTCACCAAGCGTCCTATCGCCATCAATGTGATGGGTGGTCAGACGAAGGTTTACGGCGACAGTGATGCCAAGGGCGGCGTTGCCTTTACTCTTGACCCCGTCAATGGCAAGGGCGGCCGTGTTGGCTCCGACTTTGCTGGCTGCGTTGTGACTCGTGAGGTCGGCGAGACTGTTGGCTCTTACGCTTACAGCGATGCACAGTTCCAGACTGCTGAAATCGCCAAGAACTACGACATCACCTTCAATGCTCCCGATAAGTACACTATCACCAAGCGTACTCTGACCATCACTGTTCCGAACCGTGAGCGTCTGTATGGCGCAGAGAATCCCAGCGATGCCGATATTACCGGCGCACTGGAATACAAGAACTTCGCAAGCAACGATGAAATTGGCATCCATGATACCGTCGCTTCTCTGGGCGGCACTGTCACCATCAAGTATGGCGTTGACAATACCGTTGGTAAGCTGACTGGTGTTGGTACCTATCCTATTGTTGTTTCCGGTTACACCAACCCCAACTACAACATCGTTTACACCGGCACTTACAGCGATGGTACAAGCGGTACGCTGACTATCAATGCACTGCCTGTCACCATCAAGGGTACTACCAACAGCGTCCGTAAGTACGGCGTTGCCGGTAAGAACACCCCCAGCTATGCGCTGTATGACGAGACCGGTTCTCAGGCTATCAATGTGGTTGACCCGCAGGGCAGCCCGCTGAACATCCACATCGACCTGACCAAGTGGGAAGACCCCACTACGGTTGTCGGCAACTATGAGGCTACCATCTCTTATGATGAGAACCCCAACTACATCGTAACGATTGCCCCGCAGGCTACGTTCCAAGTCACCGAGGCTGATGTCTCTGTCACCTTCAACGCACTGCAGACTACTTACGGTGAGAAGAAGCCCGATACCATCGCCAAGGAAGTTTCCGTCAATGTGAATACCTCCGATGGCACTCAGATTTACCACGATGGCGAAACCGTCAACATCAAGATGGACGGCAAGGATGTTTCTCTGGGCGTTGTTCGTATCGCCGTTGAGGCTACTGCGAACGCTTCTGGTCTGTACGATGCAGGTTCTTACAACCTGACCTTCCGTCTGGATAACCAGCCCGCAAACAGCGTTAAGCTGTCTGAGCCCGATGGCAAGAACATGCTGATTGTTCATCAGATGCCCCTGACCATCACTCCTCGCTATGGCCTGTCCAAGACTTACGGCGAGACTGACCCCAGCTTTGCAGTCAACGATACCTATGTCATCTTCGACTACAATACCACCAGCTTCGCAGAACCCAAGGCCGACTTCGCACAGGCTCGTCTGAGCCGTGAAGCAGGCGAGAACGCTGGCACTTATCCGATTTACAGCGGTAACATCTATGAGCAGACGATGGCAAAGAACTATCGTATCAGCTTCACCAATGATGTTCGCTTCACCATCAATAAGCGTACTGCCGTTATCAACCTGCTTGAAACCGAAAAGACCTATGGTGAGACCCTCACTTCTATGAACGTGAAGGATTACATCAAGGGCGGCACTGGTCTGCTGACTACTACTGATGTTCAGGCAGCAGAAGCCGAAAAGATTCTTAAGGGCATTACCCTGACTTCCGGTGCAACTTCTGCTTCCGCAAGCGTTGGCACTTATGCTCTGAAAGCTATCTACGCACAGCCTGCCAACTACGACCTGACGGTGATTGATTCTACCATCACCATCACTCATCGTCCCATCACCCTGACTTTCTCCAACTACGAGAAGGATTACGGCGATGCAGACCCCGCATTCTCTTACAGCGAGATTTCCGGCAACATTTCCAACGATGGTCTGAAGAAGAATACGCTGGAACTGACTACTGGTGCTCTGAGCGGCTCTGTTACTCGCAAAGCCGGTGAGGATGTCGGTGAATACCACATCAGCTCTACTCTGTACAACAAGTACGGCAACTACGCCATCACCATCGTGACTGGCTCCGGCACTTCCGTCGACGTTGGTTCTTCCACCACTGAGCCCGAGGCTCTGGAAGTTGCTACTCTGACCATCAAGCCCGTTAAGGTCACCTTTACCGTGGCTGGCGGTTACTCCATGATTTATGGCGGCACCGTTCCCACGTTCAGCTACACCGTTACTGGCTTGAAGAACAATGACACCGTTGCTTCCGCATTTACTGGCTCGGTTGTCTACAACATCAAGAATGCTGACGGTTCTCTGTCCGAGATTCCTGCTCGTCCTGCTGCTGGCGATTATGTCATCACCATGAGCGGTCTGGAAAACAAGGGCGCAAAGAACTATGACCCCATCGTCTTTGTTGATGGTTCTCTGCATGTCGATAAGCGCGATGTAATCGTGGTTGTTGACGAAGGCCAGAAGAAGGTCTACGGCGAGGCTGACCCCGAACTGACTTGGACTGCAACTGGCGACGGCGCTTACTATGTAAGCGAAGATGCAGGTGACCTTGCAAACCTGAAGGTTGTTCGTCCTGACGCTGGCACCGATGCTGGTGAAGATGTCGGCAAGCACCCGATGATTATCGAGGGCGACGATGTCAACTTCAACATCACCCGCGTAAACAACACCTTCGAAATCACTCCTGCTACTCTGAATGTCACTCTGGCAGCTCAGAGCAAGATTTACGGCGATGAGAACCCTGTTCTCTCCGGCGATGACCTGATTTTCGATGGATTCGTTGTGAAACCCGTCAAGGGCAACACCACTCCCGATGATGCTGGTGTCCTGAGCATTGCAAACCTGACCTTCAACTTTACCGATGCTGAGGGAGCTCCCGCAACGGTAGCTTCTCACGCTGGTACCGGCAAGGTCGTTCCTGCAAATGTTGAGAATGCCGCAGCAAACAACTACACCTTTGTTTACGCTCCCGTTGATTTTGTTATCGACAAGCGTCCCATCACTGTCACCGCTAAACCCCAGACTTCTATCTATGGCGACGATGTTGCTGTTGAAGATTGGTCTGATTACGGTACCGTGAACGTTCTGGAATACACTGGTGACACTGCCAAGGCAGCTCTGGTCAATGGTGATATTCTGGAAGGCACGAACCTGTGCCTCGTCACTTCTGCAAGCCATGTCGGAGGCTATGACATTGTTCCTTCCTTCTCCGGTCTGGCTCACCGCGTCGGTCAGGCTTCTTATCAGGATTATCTAGTAACTGCTATGAACGGCACTTACACGGTCACTCAGCGTCCTCTGACTTGGACCATCGGAACTGTTGGTTCTGTCTACGGCAATGAAATGGCTGAACTGAGCAATACTCTTACCTATACTGGCGATGCCGATAAGAAGACCATCGTAAATGGCGATGACCTGAAAGCTATTATCAGCATCACTCAGAAGGATGTTGAGAATGCGGTTGCCGAAGAGATTTCCATGAAGTCTGCTGACGGTGCTGCTTCTCTGGTTGCGGAGAGCGTGCCCGAATCTGTCAAGAATTACGGTGCATACGACATGGTCGGTTCTTACGACAATGACGATTACCTGATTACGATTGTTAATGGCGTTTATACCATTGGCGAACGTCTGGTCGAAGTCACTGTCACCGAGCCCAAGGATATCGTCTATGGCGATACCACTAACCCCGACTTCACCGTAAATGCTGTTGCCACCAATGGCGACGGTACACACGGTGCAGCTGTCAAACCTGATTCTCTGGGCCTGAAGATGGCACTTGTTTATACTCCTTTCGAGAACGATAAGACCACCGACAATGCACAGACTGCTCCCTTGACTGCTGATGCAAAGGCGACTCTGACTCCTGACATCGCCAGCGGCGATGACGGCGTGGAGAGCGACAGCCAGTTCAAGACTGAGAATGTCAAGAACGCTGGTACTTACACCTACACCGTTACCTCTGATTACGATGCTGCTGTTGAGCAGAATTACGCAGTAACAATCAATGTCGTCGATGCCGATAAGAACGAAGCCGATGGTCAGTTCGTTATCGCTCGTAAAGACCTGACGGTTACTCTCGACCCGAACCCCGTCGTCAAGCTGTATGGCACTAAGACGGAGATTCCCGAAATCAAGACCAGTGGTTACGCTTTCGACGAGACTGCTGAAACCGTTAAGCTGCCTTCCTTCGAACTCATTGTTGCTTCCAGCATCGATGGTATCTTCGGTAATGTTGGCTTGACGAAGGACGCTTTCAAGTATGTTGGCGGCGCTTACGACAACTACAATTACCTGCCTACCACCGGAGACATCGAAGTCCAGCGTCTGCATCTTGCCGATGTAGAACCCGCAACTATCGTTGGTACTGTGGCTGACGAAAAGACCGGTAAGCCTGTTGAGGTTACCAAGAAGACGACTGATGACCTGAGTGACCTGTACTTCAACTCTGAGGTTGAAGTTATCGCTCCTAAGGGTTACGCAATCGGAACCAGCGATTCCCTGACCGATGCTGAGTGGGCCGAGAAGATGGTCATTTCCGCTAATAGTGAGAAGGTTACTTCTACCTATTACTTGATTGACCTGAAGACCGGTGCCATTACCGAGATGGGAACTATCACCACATCTGTTGATACCGAAGCTCCTGTCGTTGCTTCTGCTTTCGCTGCCGATAAGGTTGATTCCACCAATAAGACAGATTTGCTGAACGAGAAGTTCGTCAAGTTCGAGAGCACCATCAATGTGTTCATTACTGGTGAAGAGACCGGCAAGGCACCTGAGAAGGAAGACGACAAGAAGGACGATGCCGACGATACCGATAAGAAGGAAGATTCCGACAAGAAGGATGAAACCGAATCCGGTACCGAGGAGAAAGTTCCCAGCGAGTCCGAGAAGACCGAAACAACCGATGACAAGACCGAAGCCACTACGCTTCGTATTGCTCATGGTAAGCCCGCTCTCTTCACAACCGGCGACGAGACCGGTGATGAAAACGGTAACGATGGCGTTGCTACTCCCGACGAAAACGGTGATAAGGACGATACCGAAGACCCTGACTTCGTGCCTGTTGTAAAGGTCAAGGATTCCGTTCCTGCTATTTCCGCTCTGGATGGCGAGTACAACTCCGGTGTCGCTAAGATTCAGTATTACAAGGTCAATGGTTCTGCTATTGCCAAGAGTGCTAAGGGCGATTACACCTTCGACGAAACCAAGTTCGAGACTGTCAATGTCACAAACATTGATAAGGACAACGGTTACGTTACCTTCAAGCTGAGTCCCGATTGGACTGGTTACATTGTGACCCGTACAGTCGATAAGGCAGGCAACTACGGTGATGTTCGGGTAGCAAGTGTTAAGCTGGAGAATCCTCCGGAAGAAAGCAGACCGACTCCGACTCCTGTAGTTAAGAATGAACCCGCTCCCACTCCGGCACCTGTTGTAGTTAACTACAAGACTGGCGTTGGTTTTGGCGCAGACATCATCGTTCCTGTTATCGTTGTTGTTGCTCTGATTGGCGTTGGCGCATTTGTCATCGTCAAGAAGAAGAAGGGCGATAGCGAAGAAAAAGCTGCTGAAAAGACTGAGGATAAAACCGAGGAAAAGAAGCAGTAACCAACTGAAATAATCTCTACTCCGCGTAAGAGATAACATATAGCGCTCCGCAGGTAAATCTGTGGGGCGCTATTCTTTGTTGACTATTTATGTTTTTGGTGGTATAATATAAGCATAGTGCATGAAGCTTGTTTATGCACATCAAACAAACACACATGAAAAAGGAGAAGTTACTCATGCAGAAGGTTAACAAGAGTTCTGTAAAGAAGGGTGCTGCGCTGTGTCTTGCTATGGCAATGGCCTGCACTGCATTTGTTGGTTGTGGCAAGAAGGATGATGCTGCCAGTGCAAGCGGCGCGACCAGTGAGTCCGCAGTTGAGGTTCTGGATAACAGCAAGCTGACTGAGATGCCCGATGGTGTTTCTCTGAGTGAGGACCAGATGAAGACCACCATGAACGCTTATGCCGCTTATATGACCGAGGCTCTGGCAAGCGATGGCTATACCGTCACCGTTCGCTATGACGAGGACGGCAGCGTTCATTTCGACGGTACCAAGACCGCTGATGACGGTTCTACTGTTGAGGTTCCTGACCTGTCCAAGTTCGACAATCTGAGCGCCGCGTTCGCATATCTGTACAACTGTGGTCAGGCTGATGCCGAGGGCAATCTGCTGGTGGCTACCTCCGTGCCTGCTGAGGAAGCGGCCGCATCCGAGGCTGAGAGCACTGCTGAATCTGAAGCTGCTGACAGTGAGGCTTCTGACAGCGAGGCTGAAAGCACCGAGACTGATGGCGATGCCGCCGAATCCACTGAGGAGGCTTCCTCTGAGGATACTGCCGAGGCTGATTCTGCTGCTGAGTCCGAGGCCCCTGCTGACGAAACCGCAGTAGGCTAAAAGACGCCTTGTGAGGCTGGCACATAAACTCGATTATTTTCTCAAAGTGTGATGCAGGATGTATAGACCTGCGGTTGGCGAGCAACGATAAAACCAGTCATCAGGGAAGCAAAACAGTGTTTAGGCACTGAATGCGGACCTCAAATCTTCAGATAGCCGCTCAGAAATGGGTGGCTATCTTTTTTTGTATTATACAAGTTGACCATTAAGGCAAAATGTGGTATAATATAGAAAAGAGGAGGAATGAAAATGCCGATTATTCTTTATTTAGGATTGACCTTACATCTTTGTACGAAGGGGCTTGGCTTCTTACACTTCATTGCTAATCTGCTGACTACCGTAACACTTCTTTTTATTTTTGTTTGTGTTATGAAAATGTCCTATAAGGCATATAAGAAGGGAGCTTCTCCGCTCATTTTCGCCTATGGTACCTATGGCGTGTATCCACTGGTATACGGTGTAGGCTCTATCATTCAGTGTGTTCCGTCTTGGCTTTGGGTATGGTATTTTATGAACCATGTTGAGTTGGGAACTGGATTCACGATGTTTCAGTTTGATTCTATTGCTTACACTCTTGCATTGTCTGCTTATTGCTGGTTCTTCTACAAGAAACTGGCAAAAGCGTTTGATAAGGATGAAGCATTTGCCAAGAAGCTGTTTTTTGCCTATCCGTTAGCATTAAAGGAACTTGCGTTTGGCGATAGTGAATATGTACTCAAATGTCGTTGTGAGCCCACACCTAAGTACATTCCGAAAGAGGAACGAGTAAACACGACTGTCAACGAAGACGTCGATGAAGATTGATATGTGATGGGGATGCCGAGCGGTGATAAGCCGCTCGGCTTTTTTCTTTGCTATTTGCTGCAAAGTAGATACAATAAAAGGAGAATTCGAAAGGAGGCGGCGTACAGGCAGACAAGCTGCTAAGACGCCCAAAAAAGCTATGAAAAATGTAATGAGAGTGCTTGCTTTTGTAAGTGCGCTGCTTTGTGTAGGATGTATTTCTACACAAGCGTTGACTTCTCTTGGTGATATTGATATTGATATCACTCGTGAGTTCAATTACAAGGACCAAGAAGAAGCCGATGCCAATCCTCTTCCGAAGGAAATTGAGGAGAACGGTAATACCTATGTCCTCGACGAAGACAGCGTAGATTATCAGCAAAGGGAACTCAATACCAAGTATCAAGAAACCGTAGAATATACGGATTTGACTGTAAAAGAAGTTCCTCAGACCTATACTGTAACGCTGGGCGGAGAACAGTATGAATTGCCGCTCGAAGATGTTCAGTACACGGAAGAGCAAGCCGATATTCCCACAGAAATGACAGTAGAGTACAAGGGCGAAGACAAGAAACCGAACGCCCCGCAAAACAAGACCTTCACTCTTGATGATGGTACGGAAGTTGAAGGCGTTCTGAAAGAGGTCAATGAAGTCGAGGACACCGATACATGGGTCGATTTCACGATTGATGGACAAGTCGTAATTCCGGAAGGTGCCACCGCATATGTCTATCTCGGAAAAGTCCACACATACAATCCCGCCACACCGCTTTGGGATGGTTATAAGAGCGATTTGATGTCTGCCATCGGTCTGAACAGTGATTCCTATAAAATCACAGGCGGTAAGTGGACAAGCGACCCAGTAGCAAGGGCAGAAGGCGGATTCTACCGCACACTGTCTATCTACGGTCAAAAGAATACCGGCAAGAGTTATGTAGCTGTATATGAAACCGCTGCACCTATCGAAATTAAGTATGTAGCCAGCGCAACCTATTCCATGTCGTTGCTCAGCATCGGTCTTGATGAATCGTTCGGTAACGCTTCTGAACTTACGATTTGCGCGATTGCGCACTATGTATTGGAGCAGGTAGCTAACGCCAATTTCATTGTAGGCGCTGTATATCGAAACAGACTCATCATGCCCATCATGGCAGTAATCTTCGGAATTTCCGCAGGCGCATGCGGTTTTGTCGGGTTCTCTAAGGATAGCCGCAAAGAAGAAGATAGCGAAGACAGCGAAGAAACCTAACAACACAGAAAAGCAGAAGGCGAGCGAGAAGTATCTTGCTCGTCTTTTTAATTGATTCTTTTGCTTATTTGTGGTATAATATAATATATCAATTGGAAAGACAGGGGGAATTCCATTTATGACATCGAACAGCAATACTGGAAGTGCGAGCGAACACGACATTTTTAGAACCTGTTATCAATGCCCACATCGCAAAGCTGGATGTCATTCCGTATGCGAAGGCTATTCGGCTCGTGTTGCCAAACAACAGGAGATATATAAAATGCGTTTGGCACAATGTGATGAATATGCATTCAAGAAAGAGGTCGCCAGCAAAGTGTCAAAGTATTGCAAATCCCATTGCAGATAAGAAAAGGAGTATACCATGTTTTTAGGAATCATCATTGTCGTATTGTTTGTTTTGTTCGCATTCACATGCTACAAAAAAGCGCCTCCCACAGCAGCCATCGTTGTGACTGGATTTGGCTTGAAAAAGCCAAAAGTCGTTTGCGGAAAGGGTACATTCGTCATCCCTGTGCTGCAGCGTGCAGATAAGCTGAATATGCGTCTTCTGAAAATTGATGTCAAAACCCCTGAGACAGGTGTCAAGACAAAAGAAGGCGTATCGCTCTGGATTGATTCTGTTGTAACGATTCAGGTATACAGCGATAATTCTACTGTTCTCGACTCTGAGGTTCAGGCATCTGGTGCAAAGGATGTCAAGGAATATATTACGGGTCGTCAGCAGTCGGCTATTTCGAACTTCCTTGGCATGGACGAAAAAGGCATCAATGACAAAGTAAATGATGTCTTGCAAGGCAACCTGCGCGAAATCGTTTCGGATATGACGGTTGACCAGATTCTCACAAATCGTAAACAAATGGCGCTGTCAGTAATCGAAAATGCCCGTCCTGACCTTGCAAAAATGGGTCTTGAAGTTGTGACCTTCAATGTGCAGGATGTAAAAGACGCCGTCGATGCGCAGGGTCACAATCACGGCGTCATTGAGGCTATTGGTATTGAGCAGGAAGAAGCCGTCAAGAAACGCGCAGAGATTGCTCGCGCCGAAGCCGCTCGTGATATTGCTCGCGCAAAGGCTGACGCTGAAATGGCAGCCAATGAAAAGGAAGTTGAAGCCCAGACTGCTATTGCACAGCGCAACAATGAATTGCAGCTGGCAAAGGCCAAATTGAAGGCCGAGGCTGACAAGGCTGCTGCCGATGCCAACGCTGCAGGACAGATTCAGACAAATCTTCGCGCCAAGGAAATCAAAGAAGCCGAAGCTGATGCGGAAATTGCAAAGCAGAAGAAGATGGTCGACCTTGCTGCACAGGAAGCCGAGGTTCAGCAGAGAAAACTGGATGCAGAGGTTCGCAAAGCTGCGGATGCCGAATTGTATAAACGCCAAAAAGAAGCAGAAGCAAAAAAATACGAAGCCGAACGCGCTGCTGAGGCTCAGAAATTTGCAAAGCAACAGGAAGCCGAAGGTATTGCCCTTGTAGGTAAGGCAGAAGCTGAGGCTATCCGTCAGAAGGGTATTGCTGAAGCCGAAGCTATGAAGCAAAAAGCGGAGGCTTACAAGCAGTACAACGATGCCGCTGTCGCTGAAATGCTTATCAAGGTCCTGCCTGATATTGCTAAGAATGTGGCTCAGCCCTTGTCCGCAATCGATAAGGTATCTATTATCGGCGGCGATGCATCTGGCGTTTCCGGCGTGTCTGGGAATGTTCCCGTGCTGATGGCACAGACCATGCAGACCGTCAAGGAAGCTACCGGTATTGATATGGCCGATATCGTTCGTGCGAACAGTATCAATGCTAAGACCGACCGCAATATCAACATTCACGGTTTGCCTGCAATCGAGAAGGCTGATGACAATGCGCACATCGAACCTGACGAAAACGCAAGCGATATAAAATAATTTGCTCAAAAAAATATAACTTCAGCCGTCGTAAATGCGAAAACTAACATTTGCGACGGTTTTTGTCGTTGACTACCTTGTTTTAATGTGGTATAATATAGATATGTTCAAGATGAACAGGGAATATCGGTGATATTTCTATGGTGGAACAGCGCAGAAGAACATCTGTGCGATTTTTTACGCAGTTTTTTGATGTTGACTATATTAGAATAAATAGGCAATATCATACGAATTAACAAGCAAATACGGGGGACAGATTCAATGGTAGAAAAACGTTATGTAGCAAAGAAAAGAATTCCGGAGTATTGCCCTTTCGGGTCAGTTATGTCCCTGAAAGTAGAAAGTGAAAACGATGCGCCTGCATGTTTTGGTCGTGTCGTTGGCTATCAGTACGAGGGTTCTGACGAAGTCGTTTCAACGATTGAGGGCGACAATCTGAAAGCCAAGGGCGAGAGAATTATTGACCGTCTTATGTACGACGGCTATCTCGTCAAACATCAGACTGTCAAGAAGATTGACAATCTCGGCACCGTCAACGTTACACAGTACGGAATCATGTACGAGGCGGAGAGTGCGGCGCAGCACAAGGGAACTCCTACGCACGGAATTCCGTCACCGACAGCAGGGCAGTTCATCTGTACCTTTGAACTTCTGATGGTTACGGAAATCAACGGAGAGCTTTACGAGCGGTACATCACCATCCGTAAGAAAACGCCTCCGGTATTCCGGTTCACTACAACCGATTTCTTCTGCAACATGGGTAGTTATATTACCACGATGCTGTGCAGAGGAGAGAGCGGATTCAAAATGCTGGATACCGATGACAATCCGAATCGCTGCTCTGCTCAGTTCTATGATACCTTTGGCGAGAAGAAGAACATCATCTTCAATAGCACCAAAGACCTGCTTGCTACCATTGTTTCTGTAAGGCTTGTTGATGTAAAGCCATTCGAGGTTGCTAAAAGCAGCATCGCAGGATAAACAGAAACGGTGGTAGACCATGAGCAAAAAGAAATTCTACGTACTTCAAAGCGACGCAGATACTCTCCCCGCAGAGATGAAGGGAATTTATACAGGAGATGAGTTCCCTGAATATAAGGGTGCAGAAACAATCACCTTTAACAACAAGACTTACATCAACGGATTGGATTATCAAACCGTTAAGTCCGGAAAACATGTCCGAATCGAAGAATGCCCTATTTGTAATAGGCTTTCTATCATATATGCGCGGGGTGTATGCAAAGCCTGTGCGCAGCGAACATTGTACAGGCACAGAAGAGATAAGACCGGTGATGTCATGACAGAACGGAATATCCGCGAAGCAAACATTGCCTTCCGCAAGGGTTGGCCCGTGAATATCATTTGCGGGCTGGACGGGGTCAGGTATAACATCGACGATTATCCTTATTCGAAAAAAGAAGAAGCGAGAATTGTCGATGCTATTCTTGCAATCAGAGATACGACTGTTACAGATTATCTCTTGAAGCATTACAAAGACGGCATCAAGTATTCTGATATGGCTTATGCCGAAAACAAAAGTAAGCAGAATGCACATGGCTTTGGCAGAAGACGCCTTGCATATGTGCGGAACATTCTCAGAACCAAGGGGCTTTTAAAAGGCCCAAAAACCACGAAATAAACATCATCAATCGTAAGGGGAAGATTGCCATGAACAGCGTAGAAACGAAAACAACGGATAAGACTTATGCAGTCAAGAATACTCACAAACAGGAATGGGAGACGCCTCAGGGGCTTTTCGATGACCTGAACAAGGAATACGGTTTCACTCTGGATGCGGCTGCATCGGACAAAAATCATAAATGCAAGAAATATTACACGGAGCGTGTCGATGGTCTCTTGCAGGACTGGAAAGGTGAAACAGTATTTTGCAATCCCCCGACAGGGCATAAGTCCTTTAAGTTGTGGGTGCGCAAGGCGTACGAGGAGTCAAGGAAAAAGAATACCACGGTCGTCATGCTTTTACCCGTTTCTACGGACTCTGACTGGTTCCAGAGATACATTTATGGACAGCAGGGAGTAAGGGTAAAGTTTCTGCCTGCCAGAATCAAGATGACGAACCCTTATCTGTTCATTGACTCTGAGAATCGGAAAGAGACTATCGGCAGTCGTCGTCCTTCTATGATTGTTGAGTTCACAAACAAAAAGCGTAAGTTCTCGATTATTTAAGCGAGGCAAACAGGCCATACCGCCATTTCTTATAGGAAATAGAGCGCATGGCCTTTTTGCCGTATTTAGAGTGAGGGTTAAATCATGTACGGAAAATTTGGCTGTGGCGTAACACATGAACAGGCTGTAGAGGAATTCAACGGAGGGAAAACGGTCGTTCAGATTGCCAGAAAGTATGGTATCACAACAAAGGAAGTAAAGACCATTCTTCGGGAAGGCGAAATCGAAAAGAAGAAAGAAGAGAAGAAAACCGTCAAAGCCCAACGCGGTGTTATTTGTAGTCGAGCGCATTGCGAGTGGGGCAATAACACATACGGTGTCTGTTGCCTTCCTTGTTGTATGAAAAACAAAGTTCATCGAACTTAAACTGCCGGTGAAGGAGTTGATAACTTGGTTACACAGAATGTGATTAACGGCTTTGTGATTCCTGATGATATTGCTGAAATCAGGGATTTCCCGCGAGAATTTAAAATCAGCACCGTTGATTTTGTGTATCAGCGGATTGCTTTTCTAATCGAGTGCTTCCCTTTGAGGAAGGAAATCATTGAACTGGCTCAGTCAGACAACGATTGCCAGAAGATGAAAAGGAAAATCCTTAAAGGCGAAAATGACCTTACCATCATTCTTGCAGGGAATGATGGATTGACAGATACGGCACTTGACATCCTTTCGTATCTGGTCATCAAAGCCGATAAGACGAATCCCACGCTGTACCAGATTGTAAAGAAAATCGACGGCGAATCGGATAAGCTATTCGAAAAGATGTTCCACGAGAATGATTTGAGTAAGAGAACCATTACGCGTGGATTTAAGGCTGCATTGGACATTTTTCAGGCAGCATCCGTGAAGGACGGAGACAGTATCAGGAAAATCGTCAAAGATTTTGATAACTCCTTCTCTGACAGCGGCACGGAAGCGATGATGGCCTTTGTGAAAGAAGCAGTGTCCGATATCTGGGATGTCGCCACACTCGGCGATATGATTTATGCGCTGCGATACGACAGTGACTGTAACAGCTGGGATATGCCGGAAATGGCGGATTTCTTTACGCAAGCCGTCAAGAATGGCGTTGCTCCAGCGCCTCCGTTAAATATGTCCAGTCGTCCGCGTATCGATATGTGTATGAGTTCTTTCCGGATTTCCACCAGTATCGGTGTCAATCATCATTCGCTTTATAAGTTCCCCATCACGGAGAAAATGAAAGAGCGAATTTGCGCAATTATGGCAATGAGCTGCACAGTAGACCCGAGAAAGATGGTACATAGAGCGTCTATCGACAGAGGAATTCGTGATGCTTATATTGCTCTTGTCTGGCAATATGTTGTTTCTTCTTTTGGAGAAAAGCAGCAAAAGAATGCAATTCTCGAAAAGAGCACTACAATCTATAACCAGAGAAAGCTGAGAAAACGCGAACTCGAAAACAAAAAATACGAGGAGCAGCTAAAGCAAAAGGCTTCCGAAGTCAAAAAGGAAGTGGCTGAGGCAAGCACAAACGCCAAACTGGAAAAGGTCAAAAAAGAACTTTACGATTTCAAGGCCACATCCATGAAACGAGAAACGGCTTTGCGCAAAAAGAACGATGATGCCGAGAGTAGAATCCATGAACTGGAAAAGCTGTTGGCGAACGCAGAGCGAAAGCTCATTCAGCTTCGGCCAGAAACTTCCGAGTTTGATGACTTTGATGATTCCGATGCAGGTATCTGTGAACAGGAAACAGAAGTCATAGACTATCATAAAGAGCTGAATCAGATGGCAAAGAACAAGAAAATTGTTTTCTGCGGTGGACAGCAGAACTTTGTCAACATGCTTCGTAATGCACAGCCGGACATCTCGTATGTTGACCAGTGTAATCTGGCTACCTGCGATGCGCTTATCGCAAACAGTGACATTGTTATTTTCCGTGTTACACAGATGAGTCATTCTTTGTACGGAAAGGCGAAGCAGATTTGTAAGGCTCGTGGTATTCGATTCGAGCATCTGCCCAATGTTACATCTATTCCTCTTACAGAGGAGTTAATCTATACACTCATCACGAAAAAGGAGGCAACCGGTAATGAGTAAGGAGTCTTATATCGCCGAGTCTGAGGCGTTGAATAAGCTGTTCAACAATATGACACAGCGCAAAGTTGATGCCGCAGAAAAGGAAAAACTCAAGAAGGAGGAGAATAAGGGGGAACAGGTGGAAGCAAAGAAGCCTCTGCAGGCAGCTCCCACGATATCTCGTCCGATTCACTCTGAGTATCTCGAAAAGAAAAAGAAAGAAGAAGAAGAAGCAAAGCGCATTGAGGAGGCTCGCCGCGCAAAGATGCGCAAGCAAATTGAAAAGGAAGAAGCCGAAAAGGCAGAGCAGGAACGTAAGCTTGCGGAAGAACGCAAGAAACAGGAAGCTGAAAGGAAGAAGAAAGAGGAAGAACGTCTCGCAAATCTTTTCGGTGTCACCGCTAAGAAAGAGCCGAAACCGCAATCAAATCCCGTCGTCAAGCCTGCAACAAAGGATGAACCCGTAAAAGAAGAATCTCTTCCTGTAAAGGACGAATCCAAGAATGAGGCTACCGAGTCTAAAACGAAGGAAGCGCTCCATGTTTTTGAAACGGTTCTGAACAAAACGGAAGAAAGCGAACAAGGGCCGAAAGATGCCGAACCGGAACAGAAGAAGGTTGCTCCAGTGATTGCAAAGCCTTCTGTTTCCGAACAGATTTCGGAACAGCCCAAGCCTCCTGTCATTCCGGTTAAGGATAAAAAGCCCGTGACGGATAAGACGGTTTCTGCGCCGGAAATGAAGTCAGAGGCGAAACCCGTTCAGAAGCCTGTTTCACAGCCTGCACAGCGCACAGAATCTCCTCAGAAAGGGAATAGTGCAATCATGGCTCGTGGACAGTCCGGTATGCAGATGGAGAAGCCTAAGACAGACAAGCTTTCTATTACCGGCATTGTTCCGATGAAGAGCGACCGTGGTTCAAAATATGATTCCGCCATGAAGGCTTCGAATGCATTCCGTACGAATGTATTCCTCACTTGCGTTTACAACGACGAGACGCGTGAAGGCGCTTACGGTATCGTGGTAGATATGGGAGACAAGCGAATCATCCACGGTATGTGTGGACACACGAGCGATGAATGGGAGTACGGCTTTGCCGGAGCTATCGAGGCTATGCGTATCTGCACGGAAAACAACGTGAAGGAAATCATGTTTGTTGTACTGGACCCGCTTTGCGAAATTCTACAGCAAAACGCCGATGGTCTTCGTTGGGGGTATTCGTACACCCGTTCTCAGTTTACGAAGGCTATCGACGTTTTGAAGAGGGAAGCTGCTATCGGTTTTATCCCGGAGCACGTTGAGAGCGAGTTTCAAGACCTTGCTGAGACAATCGCTAAGACGCTGGTTTTTCCGGTAAACAATTAACCGTTCCTGTCATTGGAAATACCAAGCAGCCAGTCAGACGAAACATGTAAGGCTTTTGCTAAATTGCATAGCATTTGTGCTCGCGGCATCGTCTTTCCTGACTCCCATTTTTGGATGCAGCGATAGGAACAATTCGTGCTTGCCGCCAACTGTTCTTGGCTGTAATTGATTTCCATTCGTTGCTTTTTGATTCGCTTTCCTACCATGGTATCAAAGGTGGATGGCATAAATAACTCCTTTCTTTTTTGTTGTCTATGCGAACAAAAGTTCGTTGCTGGACAACTGCATGTGTGGTATCATGATAACAACAGGTAGTTGTATATTAGTTGTTCTTTCCGTTTTAACAACTGCTATGCATCAGTCAGTGAGTCCCATTGTTATCTGGTAGACACTTATATTTTATCACGCAGAGTATCCCAAAATTCGTACTTTCAACTATATTGCGACTCGTTCGGAGGATTTTTTATGGAGATTATTGGAGTAGATACCGGAAACAAGGCAATGAAGACGCCTGGCTGTGAGCCGTTTCCCACTGGTCTTGTTCGTCATGGTACGACTGAACCGGCTATCAAGGGAGAGACGATGTGCTACATGGGGAAGTATTATTCCCTCAATGACAGCCGTACGCCTTATCAGCAGGATAAGACGAAGGATGACACTTACTTTTTGCTGACGCTGATTGCCGTAGCAAAGAACCTTATAAAGAAGTATCCCAATCAGAAATTCTACAAATACGATGTATGCCTCGCGATGGGCTTGCCCCCGCAGCATATGTCCCTGAAAGCGAAGTATGATGAGTATTTCGGCAAAAGCGGGAAACTCATCAATTTCATGTACAAAGATATCCCGTTTGAGATTACTGTCAAGCATGTCTTTGTCTATCCTCAGGGCTTTTCTATTACGGCAGCAAGCGAGATTCAGAAGGAAATCAAGCGCTATCCCCGTTCTTATGTCGTAGACATCGGCGGGTATACCACGGATGTGATTCGTTTCTCTGGTCGTGGCAACACTTATGCTCCGGACCTTTCTTTCTGCGAAAGCTATGACCGTGGAGTCATTGAACTCCTGAGCACTGTCGAGAGCGAGCTGCGTGTCCATTGTTCCTTGTCGGTCGATGACTACATGGCTGAGGCAATCCTTGCAGGGAACAACAACATGCTGGTCGATGAAAACGCCGTGAAAATTGCCAAGGAAACCGCAGACAATTATGCAACAGCATTGATTCGTACGATTTCCGAAAAAATCAAGGACGATTTCAAAACATCCTATTTCATCTTTATGGGCGGTGGTTCTGCTATGATGCGCGAAAGCATCGAGCGAGCCATTGACACCAAGAACCTTTTCTTCTTGACGGATGTAACCGCAAATGCAAAAGGATATGAAATCATGGCTCGTGCAAAGCTGACCATGAGCGGTGAAATTTAAGAGCACCGTTTTCGAAAGCGTGGTGAGCACTGAATGCCGCGTGGACGTCCCAAAAAGAATGAAACAGAAAAAGAGACCGTTGGCACGACGGTACGAACCACACTTGTTTTTGATTTAAGCAAAGACAATCATGTACTTGTATATGATTATCTGAACAGTTTGCAACGCGGCGGAAAAACCGATGCGGTTGTAAATGCTATAATCGACAAGGCTACAAAACAACATGAGATGCAAGAAGCGCAGTCCATCTTAAAAGAGGAACTGCAAAACACAATAGCAGAAGAAATCAGAAGCTGTATCCCTCAGATTGTAGATGCAGTGACAAGCAGCATTCAGAAAAACGGGATTGCGGTAGCTGCGCCAGCTTCAAATTACTCCCCCCAAAACATTACAGACACACAAACCATCAACACAACTCCAAAAACAGAAGAAGCACCGCCTCCTATTTCAGAAGAAGCGATGCTTGCATTACAGTTAGCCGATATGTTTGGCGGCTAATCATTTGTCGTGATTGGCTTTCTCTATTTTATCGAGACGCTTAATCTTATTCTCAGCGTTATCTAATCTGTTGCGGTACTGAACTTCATTGGGTAACGCTTCACCATCATTACCATAGAAGTATTTCTTTGCCTTTGAAAGTATTTGAGAACTTGTTTTTCTTAAATTCGGGTCAAGGTATTCGGCACCGACCAATGTTCTTGAAATATCATCCATTGCATCGGGGCCAAGAGAAATCAGAAAAGAAGCCAGTTCCAAAGAGTATAGGTCTGCCACTGTTTGCGGAGCAGACACGGAATCAGGAATTGACAAATTATAGCCAAACAGATAGCAAAACTGAACCACATAAGGAAATACTACAGTTCCAAAATTTGCATTTGGTTGCATGAATGTCTTGTTGTAAGCGGCAGTGCTGCTGTATCCCAACATTGCTGCAAATTCATCAGCGGTAAACCCATAACGGAGTCTCGTCCGTTCCATCAGAACATTTAGATATTTCACGGTATTCTCCGTGTCAACAAAGCAAGATTTTGCCTGTTCCATAAAGGTATCTACAATTTTTGCTCGTTCTTGCTTGGAAGCAGTGTTCATTTTGCCTCCCATCAAGAAAGCATTGAAGATATTCTCTACCGATTCGTGGTTGTTGTTGATATTGTTACTCATAATTTCCCTCCTGCTTGGTTTAACAGACAAGTTTATATAATTACCGAAAACAACAATTTTTGTAACCGGTAATATAAATTATACCTTTACTGCACTTATATAATACCACAAAAACGCGAAAAAGTCAATTACTGTACATTAGGGGGAGCGATTTATGGCCGCTATTATTTATCTTGATATCGTCAAAACGCCGGAACTGAATGGGGAGGTGTGCGTTCACAGTTTTGTCGTAAATCCTTCCGCCAAGTCGGATAGACAGAAGGATACTTATTTTATGGCTACTCCAATTGGTTATACAAGGCTGAAATTGGCAGAGCTCTGCCGCATTATCGAGAACATCGGTTTGCCAACAGGGTCTCAGATTGTCGTATTCAGCAGCGATAATGCGATTGCGCGTACTGGTGCTTCTTTTGGCGTAGAGGACAGCGATACTGAGCCCAGTCATAACAAAGACCTTTGGGCGCGACTCAAATATGCCTGTAGCGCAAAGAAGTACAAGGTCATGTTCCATTATAGTGGCCTTTTGTCCGAAACCGTACATGATAACACGCATATTCATATTGAAACGAATCTTGCGAAAGGAGGGAAGGCAAATTGTCCGAAGCATTGAATAAAGCCCAAGAACAGCAGCTTTACGCATTGCTCGATGCTATTATGCAGGACAACATTGTTCTGCGTAGAAGTTTTGGCGGAGACATCCCCAATTCTTATGTGCTGACAAAGTGCGTAAACCGTGTTGTGGAAGAGCGGCCGGAACTGAAAGAAGCGGCTGTTCTGATGATATTGTATCCGGCACTCAAATGGATGATGCAGGCACAAGACCTTGATGTCATGATGCAGAACTGTGAAAACGTTCACGACGATGAGATGTGCGATGTCGAAGCCATTTCCCGTCTGCGCCGTATTCAGAGCTGGCTGGCTCCGAATATTGAGGAAGAGTCTTTGCATTTCAGGAAACGCAAAGAATACTTCGAAAGTTGTCAGATGCTTCTTGACGCCATTGAGGAGTCGCGGTTAGAACTCTTGTACGAAGTCGATTATTGTTCCAGCATGCGGGAGGTGTTTGATTGCTTTTTGAATCCCGCCGTTCTTCCGAAGAATGGACGCATCAAAATCATGAAGTATTGCGAGCGGTGCATTGAATCCGTTTACAATACAGCAGGTAGTGTTATCAAGGAATATTATAAAATCCTGATGACAAGCAGTGATGTGGACGGGGTAGAAGAAGCAAGCCTTTATCATAATGTTCCGCTGCTTCTTACGGAATACACGCGTATTCTGTATCGTGCCTCACGGTCAAAGGACCCCGCCATGAAACTGCTTGGGTCTTCTTCGTACGAAGATTTGAGTAAAATCAAAGTTTCTGATAAAAACAGAAGCGATGCCTATCTCATTGTGGAGTATGTGAAACTCATACGAGGGGCTGTCGAAATCATGAAACAGTTTCCGCTTGGTCAACGTTATTATGACGTTATCCTTGCAATGATTGAGGGGAAAAAGTACAACTGGACAGATGAGCAGATTGCCGGGCATCTTGGTGTTACGGCAGGAACATTCTCTACCAGAAAAGGACATGCCATTGGTGTGTTCGGATGCTTATTGTTTGGCTGTGACGCGAACGGGCTGCTGAATTGCCTGATTGACGCTCGCGTTTAAATAAGAGGTACAGATTATGGCTCGGAATCATTGTACTTCTGAAAACAGCAACCATACAGAAACCCAAAAACAAAGTACAACTCCTAAAACCATAACGTACGAACGCAAATGCAAGGAATGCGGCAGGATTTTTTATTCTACCGCCAAAAATACTCAATATTGCAAGTCCTGCAGTACCCTAAGAAGAGAAACTCAGGTAAAGAAGAACACAGAAACGAGGCGAATGAAGATAGGACAGACAAGAAATAAAATCACTACGGGACATGCTTACAATCTGGACGGGAAAAGGGTTGTAATCCCGAATGATTATATGCTGAATGCTGTCAGCATATTCGCCAGTTATCTCGGTGTTTCATACGGCAAATTCGATTCATGGAAAGAAAAAAATATGGACGAATACCTTGCATGGGAACGTCAGATGCTCATTGATTATGTTGAGCAGAGTAAAAAGTGCAAAATGTGTGGTCCGAGAGCTCCTTCGCGCAAGGTGTTCGAAAAGTACAAGAGATAAGGGGTGTGATAAACATGAACGAACATTATGTTATCGGTCAGGTACGCGCCATGTATGAAGGCAAGGAACGTGTTTTCGATGTCTATGATGATGGTACGGTAATTCTGCCTAACGGGGAACAGATGACGCTTGACGATTCCGTTGTGGAAACGCTTCGCGCCGAATACAACAACGCAAAGTCTGCCAACAACAATGGCGCAAAAGGGCTGAATGTGAATGTCGGCCATAGAGAGACCAAAGCTTACGAAGTGCTTACAAAGACAAGCGATACACTGGATGAAGCAAACCAGACGCTTAAAGATACTAAGCATGCCAGTAAGGAAATCCTAGAACAGGCACAAATCATTAAAAACAATAACAAGCGTAATATCGGTATCGCAATGTTCATTGTTGCCGTTGTCGCCATCGCTATTGGCTTCTTCGTATACACAAACTGGGTCCAAATCAGTGGACAGCTTACCGGAGAATATAAAGTTGCTGTCGTAAATGTGGATATTCCTTCCGGGGATACCATCGAGGATTCAGAACTCAGCTATAAGACTTTGAGTGTCAACGAATACGAATCCTTATGCGGTTCGCATTTCGTAGACGGCGACGGGAAGATGCAGCAGGATACTCCCGTGTTCTTTGTGGATAGAACAGGTTCTATCGTAAACAAGTTCGCGACCTCTGATATGAAGGCCGGAGATATTGTTATGACGTCTTCTGTATCTGCACAAAAAGCGTCACAGGATATGTATGTGGTTGAGACCGAAGATAAGGACGGAAATCGTCAGAAGCAAACAATAGATGGCGCATTGCTTGCGGGGGATACGACCATTCAATATATCGCACGGGTAACTACTTCGTCTGGGGAGTCTTACGATGTCGTCTTGTCCAGCATTAAACTACGCGACAAGACAATCGAGGATGTTCTGAATGAGCAGGGTGCAAGCATTTTACAGTCTGCCAGTACGACAAACAGCGCAGATAAAGATTCTAACGTAGAAGGCGGTGAATAAAATGTCTAAGATTTATCATCCGGATTGCAAATCTCTTATCACATCTATGTATGTGAAGAATGGGCTTATCGCTATTCTGTTCTTGATTGCTTCTATTTTCGGTGTTGTTGTAATGCAGGAGTGGAAGATTCTTCTTATCGGCTTGATGTGCGCCGCTTATTTTATTTTTCAAATTTATGAGATTCATAATGATGAAAAAAATGAACGGTATAAGACTGTTAAGGGAATTGTTGTATCCGATGAGTCCAGCAAAAATATGATTCGCCAGCAGATTTCAACCTATCGAATCATCCCTGTCAATGAGGATGGAGAGTTTATCGACAAAAACGGAAAATACGATTTTTTCCTCAGCGTCAACGAATCAAAGAAAAACGTTAAAAACTCTTTCTTCGTTGGTGCTATGTATGACTTTATTTTTAAATCAAATGAGGATGGCGTAACTGCGTTTAATGACAGAAATCTCGTAACCTGCAGTCGTGTAACGACAGCCGTCAAAAACGATGATACTATTGTCCCTGCTGATACGCAGAAATCAGTACCTTCCATGAGCCCGTTGGAAGCGTACGATAAAGTCAAACAAGAAGCTGAAAAAGAAGTTATTGAACAAAAAAAGAAACACACAAAAGAAAATCTTGTCTTTTTGGACGGATTTGGCGAAGGCGGTGATTCAAAGTGAATAGCTTTGTATCATTCGTCTTGCTGATGCTCGTTCCGTATATTTTTTCTTTAAGCATTATCTCCATAAATGTTAAGTACCTTACATTGCTTATTATTGCTGCGTATTGCATGGTAAACACGTGGTATTCTGAAAACTCCTTTACTTTTATGGGAAGGCGTGTTCATAAGCGCGGTATATTGGTGCGCGGTATTGTGCAGAACGTATGGCGCGGTGAAGATGATACCTATGTAGTAGATATTGCCGCAAAAGATTCTGACGGCATCGAAACGATTATTGTTCCTGCGCGGTCTGTTGGAAATGAATTCTTACGCGCATTCTTGGCATCACAGAAGAATGGTGAGTATTTTGATATTGCTGTAATTCAGTACACAGACAGCTTAGGAGAAAAGACTTACGAGATACCTTGTGATTGGGCAACAAACGGCTTGTCAAGTGGTTTGTCTTATCACCCGCAGAAGGGGAGAGACAGTTTTATGCAAAACCGAAAAGACCAAGGAGATAAAACAGTATTTATCATGCGCGGTATCTGCGAGCTGCTGATTCCGGTGTCGTTTATCTGTTTTATTTTTGATGCAGGACTTGCTATTGTTTTACTGGTTGTTTCTCTGTGCGGTATTGTATGCTTTGTGCCGAGCCGTAAGTTGTCAAACCACAAATTTTGTGGTATAATATTAGTAGAAAGAACGATTACTACTATTGAGAAGTGGTGGAATTCGAAATCTGACATGAATGTGCCTGCTGAGATAAAGGAAAGCGAAAATACCGCATCAGCAGAAAAAGAAAAGAAAGAAAAAACCGAGGCGATTCGCCGTGCAGTACAGAAGGCAGAGTCCGAAGAAAAGAAGTCTGAGGCCGTTGTAGCAATCGACGGTCTTTTGCAGAAGGGAACTGCTAAGATTCCAGTAAAGGAAGAATCTGTTGTGCAAGAAGAACAAGGTTCAAACGCACAAGAGTCTTCTGCTTTGGAATCAAAACAATCCGACAAAGATGATTTATCAAAAAACAAAAAGGTTCAGGAACCCGTCACAGAAACAAACAAGGATAAGGCTTCAGCGGATGCGGTTGCTGATTCAAACACAGCAAGTGCAAAAACAAGCGATGGTGGTTCCAATGAACCTGTAAAGTCAAAAAGAACTTCCAAAAAACGCCAAACAACCAAGAAAAGAGAAAAGAAACCAGCGTCCTCAAATTCTCAGTTGACATTTGATTTGCTTTCAGATGTTGCAAAAGAGGATGCACAAATCACCAATCCATCGGATAAGGTTCAGAATGAAAAAGACGACGATTCCTCTGACGAAATCGAAAAAGTGGAGGATACCGACATCGAGGTCATTGAACCGCCGAAAGAACATGTAAATCGATTTGGGGACTCTTTGATAAAGAAGAAACCCGATGATAACATCGTGGCAGAATATTGATTCTGTCACTCCTTCCAAAGGAGGAGCCTGTATGCCGAAGAAGTCTAATGCAGAAAAAGTATGGTCCAATAAACTCCCTAAGATACTCAAACCTGTTGGCTGTTCGTTTTCTGATGATGAATGGAACGACTTTTCCAGCTTTTTTCCTGTAAACGGATGGGATGCGTATCCTCCTGAACCCGATAAGACCGGTGAAATCATAAAAAAGCTATTAGAGAACAAGGCTAATAAGTACAAGAATATTGTTTCTCAAAATAAATGCCTTTTGTGCGGTGAAGTCACAGATGGTCTCTCTTCTCACTACCGCAAAGATTTAGGCTTATGCGTTGCCTGCTGCCAAAGCGTGTTCTATGTGCGCCGCTGTAAGCGCAACCGCCTTGTAATAGACCCGGAAAACGGAAAAGAAATAAAGGAATGGGATAGAGATAAGACGCATGCAAAATGCGCCGTCTGCGGGAATGAAGGCATTTCTAATGTCGCGCTTTGCTTATGCAAGAAATGTTCTTCTCGCGCATCGAATCAACGTATCAGAAAAACCGCAGCAGATATCAAACCGGAAGAACTCGGCGTAAAGTATGTTACGAAACGCTATCAGGATTACGCTAAAGAAATGTTCCCCGATAGTTTGAAAAACACTTCAGAAATAAAACTCGTGCGACAAGATATGGGATACGGTATTCGATAAGGCACTTCTGATATTTCACATGCCCTGCTTCGGCGGGGCATTTTTTTATTCGCAATTTGTATTGACCACATTATATTTATGTGGTATAATATAAACATTCCAAGCGAAACATTGCTTTTTAGTCAAAGGAGAAATTTATGAAGAAGAACATTCTGTCCGTTATTGGTGCCGCCACTGTTGCAGCCGTTGCCCTGAAACTCACGACCAAGTATGTGAAGAACGAGGTCATCAAAGAGTTGGAGGATGACGGTTATCTTTATGATGACGACGATTGTGATGACTGTGATGAGTGCTGCGGTTGTGATGAGCGCATCGATGATATTCATCACGCGCCCGTGGCTGCCGTTCATGTCATCCGCGTAGAACGCAAGCATGATGAGACGAAAAAGGATACTGATAAGGCAACCGAGGCGAATCCTGATGCCGATAAGGATGAATCCGGCAAGGTGGATTCCGATAGCGCGTCCGAGGTCACTGAGGCCAAGGATGAATCCGCAGAGAAGCCTGTTGAAGAAAAGGCGGCGGAGGAAAAGAAGAATGAGCCTGATATCGTTGTTCCTGTAAAACAGCCCGCCAAGAAAGATGATGACAAGTCCGACTTGAACGTCCACATCGATGAAATTATCGATTCTTTTTCTGGTCCCAACGCCTAATCAATCATTATTTTAATTTTTTACCATAAAGGAGACTTAAACCATGAAAGATGCAGCAAAGAAGTTCCGCAAGACCTGTGAGAAGTGCAACAAGCCGTTCAGCACCGCCAATGAGAGCGAGGTGCTGTGCCGCGAGTGTCGTATGCGTGACGATTTCGCAAAACGCCGCGCAGAGGATGAAGCTCGCAAGGAAGCTGATGCAAAGAGCAATGAGGTGTTTGAGACCCGCAAGTGCGTTGACTGCGGTCATGAATTCGACATCACCAATCGTGACCGCGATTTCTTCGAGAGTCACGGTTATTCTCTGCCGAACCGCTGCCCGGAATGCCGCAAAATTCATCGCGACTTCGTGAAGCGCGGGCTGGATAACATCGGTCTGGAAGACACCTGCGCAGATTGCGGTCAGAAGCTGCAGTTTACCAATCGCGAGCTGTACTGGTATGTCGTCCATGACTACAAGTTCCCCACCCGCTGCAAGGCTTGCCGTGAAAAGCGCAATGAGCACTTCGCAAAAATCGCAGCAAAGAAAGTGACTGCTGATGGAGTCAAGGATGCGGTTATTGAAGCGCCCGTCAATGAGTCGGTCGCAGAAGATGCCAACGTCCCCACAATCACCGGGGATATCACTTCTCCTGCAGAGACTGTCACGGAAACTCCGGTAGAGGCCGTTGCCGAGACCGCCTCCAATACGACTCCTGACGCCAACGGCGCATCCGCTTAATGTCGTCTTTGCACAGTTTCTGTATCGAGCTTCTAATCGTATACGGATTCTGTATTGCAACATGGGCTTTGTTTCGAACTTTGTTTGTGCTTAATCGCAACAAAATCAAGAAAAACCATGTTGACGGGGATTGCGACAGTAACAAAAAAGATGCTGCCGCAACAAATGTATTCGACGAAGGTATCGACAAACTCGATTGGTTCATGTGGCTTGCAACGAAGTTGGCCGTTGTAGCCTTTCTGATGCGAATCATCGTTGCTTTCTTTGCTCGATAATCTCAGTCGCGGAAGGAGTAAGCATTGGACAACATTAAAAATCCGGCGAAAAAGCCGAAACTCAAAAAGTCTTATTCGAACAGCACCATCTTCCAGAAGCTGATGGTGGATGATGTTCGCAACAAGATTCTCTTCACCATCCTTTGTCTTCTGATTTATCGTCTGGGTTGCGGTATTACGATTCCGTTCGTAAACACCGCTGCGCTTCAGACTATGTTCGGAAGCACCTCTGTACTGGATTATTACAATCTGGTTTCCGGTGGCGCACTTTCTCAGTGTGCGGTATTTGCGATTGGCGTATCTGCATACATCAACGCAAGCATCATCATCCAGCTTTTGACTGTTGCGATTCCGAAACTGGAAGAAATCAGCAAGGACATCGGCGGGCAGAAGCAAATCAATAAAATCACGCAGTATGTTGGTTGTGGTTTGGCGGTCGTAACAGCTATCGGGTACTTCTTTATTATGAAGAACTACGGTGCGATGAAATACACTTCCGGCATTTCGCAGGTCGTGGAAGCCATTACTGTTATTGCCATTCTGACTGCTGGTTCTCAAATCGTCATCTGGCTTGGATGGCTGATTGACGAAAAAGGTATTGGCAACGGTATTTCCCTTATCATCTTTATCGGTATCATTTCCAGATGGGATGCTGTCATCTCGTTGTTCCAGAACTCTATTGCAATGGGCAAAGAAAATGGATGGTGGTATTATCTGATGATTCCCGGCGTCATCCTCTTTGTTTTGGCGGCCACCTTCTATGTCGTTTTCGCAAGCGATGCAGAGCGCCGCGTTCCTGTTCAGTATGCCGGTAAAAATGTGGGGAACAAAGCATCCACTGGTCAGTCCAGTTATATCCCCATCAAACTGATTATGTCGGGTGTTATGCCTATTATTTTCTCGTCCACCATTTGCAGTATGCCGTCTCTCGTGACGATGTTCCTCGATTACAACAAGCACCCCAGCCTGTATATGGCGCTGGCATCTTGGAATTCGCGGAATTGGATTTATGATGTTGCGTATGTAGCCCTGATTTTCGCATTCAACTTATTCTACATCGACATCACATTCGACCCCATCGAAATGGCAAACAACCTGCGCAAGAACGGCGGCAGTATCCCCGGTATTCGAGCAGGCAAAGCTACCAGTGATTATTTGCGCAATGCTTGCCATTCTCTCGCCGGTTCGGGAGCATTTGTTCTTTCGGTTATTGCATGTGTGCCTATCTTGGCAACTGCGGTTACAGGTCTGAACATGCACTTTGGCGGTACCAGTCTGTTGATTGTCACAGGTGTTACGCTTGAAGTTATCGATTCTCTTAACAGCCATTTGGTGGTTCGCCATCACAAGGGTTTCTTGAATTGACGGGAGGGCAACACAATGGCAATTTATGAAATCATTCTGTGCATCTTGATTCTGTTGGTTTCTGTTCTGGTTTGTGCGGTTACGCTTTCCATGGATAAGGCCGACAAGAACAGTCTTAGTGTTATCACCGGAATCAGTGATACAATGCGCTCGAATGCTAAAGACAGCACGAAAACGTCCGCAAATAAACTGGTTGCTGTATGTACAGCTATTCTGCTTGTTATCGCAATCATCATGTTCGTAGTAACCGGAGTAGGAGGTGCGGCATGAAAGATAAACTGAAAAAGGTAGGAACGGCTATTGCGAATTTCGTGAAGGCAATTCCTTCTTTCGTCAAGAGCACGCCTAAGAAGCTTCACAATTTGGTTGCACCCAAAAATGTGACTTGGCCGAGTATGCACAACACGCTCCATCGAACTGGAGCAGTTCTTGTTGTGAGTGCTGTATCCGCCGTTATTATTGGCATTATGGATGCGGCATACGCTCTGTTGCTTCACGTTCCGTTCCTGTTCGTTTAAAATACTGCCCCGGTAGGCAACCTGTCTGCCGGGGTCTTTTTATAAAGGAGATTTTCATGAAGAAAAACGCAAAAATGATTCTGGCGGTCATCAGTGCTGCATGTATTGCATTGACCGCGTGCAGTAAAGATACGGCCGATACAAGTGCATCTGAGACTGCGGAAACAGCCACCTCCGAAACAGCTTCCGCTGTTGAGTATGACCTCGGTCTTGATGATGACGGGTATTTTCGTGATGTGACTGCGTCCAAATACATAAAGATGCCCAAGGATTATAAGAAGTATACGGTCAGCAAAGATGTATACGCCGTTACAGACGAGGAGATTCAAAGCGAGTTGGATTATTTTCAGTCCAATTACAAGCTGACGACAGAGGTAACAGACCGCGCCGCACAGGAAGGCGATGTTGTGAACATTGACTATGAGGGTACGGTTGATGGTGTTGCTTTTACCGGTGGAACAACAGAAGACTACGATTTGGAACTCGGTTCCAATACCTTTATTGACGGATTTGAAGAGCAAATCGTCGGGCATAACACGGGGGATTCGTTTGATGTTACGGTAACATTCCCTGATGGATATAGCAGTACAACAGATAGAACTACAGGCGAGCAGACTATCGAACTCGCCAACAAGGAAGCTGTTTTCCATGTAACGCTTAATAAAATTTCTCAATATAGCATGACAGATGCTGATGTTGCCGGTATCATGAGTGGCTACAAGCTGCAAGACGGCACTGCTGTAACTACAGTAGACCTGCTTCGTGAATATGTTGAAGAGAATCTTCGTATGAATAAGATTCAGAATGAGATTGAACAGTATTTCATTGACAATGTAAAACTCAAAAAGGATACGACAGACCTTGTCATCCTGAGTCTTGAAACCAACTTGAAGTATGTCGAAAACGAAGCAACTGCCTACAATATGGACTTGGAGACATTCGTTCAGACATACAGCAATTATAAGACCTCGGAGGAGTATTCAGAAAGTCTTCGTAGTCAGACGGAAGAAAATGTTTTACTGAGCCTTGTTGCGCAGTATCTGGCAGAGGAACAGGACTATAAACCGTCTGTCGATGAAGTGAAAGCTTATATTGGCAGTAACTATGATAACGCCGTTGATACCTATGGGGCAGGTCCTTTGGCACAGGAGTGCATGTACAACAAGATTATGGGCAACTACTGCATTGATGTGTACGAGCGGTCTGCCGCAGCTGAATAAGGTGATGTATTATGGCAAAAACACCTATTATTCCACCACTGCCTGAAGAAGAACATTTCGAGCAGGAACTTGGTGCGTACAATTACATTCCAAATGATGAGGATGATGGAACTGGTGAAAACTTCCCTCATCAAAAGGCAAGTCATGACGAGGATGACAATGAATCGATGGATGCGATGGACGCGTCAGAGGACAAAGAGAAACGGCGATTTTCCATCTGGACAGTTTTGTTGGTCGTAATCTGCATCGTTCTTATTGCCATGATTGGCTATATTGGATGGAAGACGTATGATTACTATCATATCCCTGCATATGAGACAGGAAACATCTCCGACGATGTAGAAGAACCCGTTTCTACTCCCTCGATTCTTATCCCGTCTTCTAATTCAAGTGAGAGTGATTCAGAACCGGAACCGACACCAAAGCCAGCGTATTCCAAAAACACCGTTGGTTACTTAACCGTTCCCGGCGTTGATGTTACAGATGAGCCCATTTTGCAGCATCCCACAGACGATGATTATTACCTGACTCACAATGAGTTCGATAGGGAAAGTATCTGGGGCGCTTATTTTGTTCCCTCCGAATGGAATGTCAGCAATGTTGATGACATGTACAGAGTAACTGTTATTTTTGGACATAGCAACGGAAACAGTATGCACAAGAAATTCAGTGTTTTGAAATACTTCCGCGATGTCAACTTTGCAAAGGAACATCGGTATATTTATCTTACTTTGGGTGAACAACAGACACGATGGAAAATCTTTGCTGTTGCCGATTATCCTATTGACCCAAGTTATACCATTGCGAATCCGGATGATTCGTATTTCCTGACAGAGATTGCAAGTATGAAAGCTTACTCTTACAATCAGTATGCCACAGAAGTTGGATTGAATGATAAGGTTTTGATTTTGTCCACCTGTTCAGGCAGTGATAATTACGATACTCGTTTTATTGTATGTGCAAAACTTGACGAAGTCTTCTGAAAAAGCTCTTGCATTATGCTGCGAAGTTAATATAATTGAGACATAACATAAATCAAATGATTTAACTGTATTATTGCAATCGGCAACTGAGCCGCCAGTGGATTGTCCCATTGGCGGCTTTTTGCTGTTTATATAGATGTCCGAACATTAACCTATTTAAAACATGGAGGTATTCGCTATGTTAAGCTTCTTTGACGCTGTTGCATCTGTTGCTGCTTTGGTTTGGGCTCTCGCTGTGGGGGCTTGTATCTTCCTTGCCATCGATTGGGATGGTTTATTTGAGGCTAAATACATCAAAGTTTTTCTCGTTGTCGCCATCATTGCGCAAGCCACGCTGTTCATCATCAAAAAAATTGGTGCTGTTCTGTATTGCGGTATGTTCGCCAGCCTTACAATTTCAGTTCTTGGAATGATTGAGAACTTGTATTTGTACGCATATTTGGCGATTATGGTTGCAGCTATGTTTGGCATGACAAAGCGCTATCACAGATAATGCGATTCGATGTCCATAAACCCGTAAACCATCAGTAATTTTGGAGGTAACTGATATGAGTAACTTTTTTGACACAGCAACCCTTATTTTCGCTTTTGTTTGGGTCATCTGCATGGGAGCCAGCTTCATTGCTGTTCTTGACTGGGACGGAATCATTGAGGCCAAGCGTCTCAAGCTTCTTGTTCCTGCGGCAGTCGTTGCCCAGATGTTGATGTTTTTGGTCGATAAACTTGGTGCCGCTTTTTATTGTGGTGCTTTTTCGAGCTTTACCATCGTGATTCTGAACATGATTGAAAAGGGATACACTTACATCTACCTTGCATTGGCGCTTGCGGCTATGTTCGGTATGATGCAACGCTATCACAGAGATTAAAACGATTTACAACTAAATCGTCCACACGAAAGGAAAGGTAAAAAAATGGAAAAGATTCTCAATGTAAAAATTCACAATCAGACCGAGGAAGTCGCCAGTAAGGCAAAGAACGAGGCTCGCAACACTGCCAAGAATCCCCACATGGCAATGTTCGTCTTGTTTGCCGTCCTGTTCAACATTCTGGCGTTCGTCGTTCCCGCCAACGCAAATGACCTGTGGGGTTCTCGCATGAGTGCCTATAAGGTCGGCTGCGGCATCGGGTGTGCTGTTTTGGCGTGGTGCCTGCTGCATCTGCGCGACATTATTCGTGAACCAAGTCTTATCGGGGCTTATCAGATGTCCTACGATAAGCAGCGCACTTTTAAAAAGCGCGGCATCATTGCAAGTATTGGTACTGTTCTGAATAGTGTTGTGTATGCGGCACTTACGGTAACGATTGCTTCGCTGCCAACGCTTGGCGCTCTCGCAGTCAGTTCTATTTATTGCAAGAGTTTCGCAGGATTTGAGACGCTTGATGTTGGTATCATGATTAGCGGCATCATTCTTTATCTTGGCGCAATGCTTCTTAATCGTTTCGGCCGAACGATTGATGCTTTCGTTGAGAAGAAGAAGTCTCCGAAAATTCCTTCGGATAACAAAGAATAAATAACACTAAGGCGCTTCCCCGTAATACGGGAGGCGCTTTTTATTGTATGCTGCGCTTGCAAATTGCTGCAAAGTTAATAATATATAGTTATCCGATAAATAAAATCACACAATGCATCGCACCAGAGTTTTATGGGCGTGTATGATTGAATTATCGCCAATCACAATGTACTAAAGGTAGCTATTTTTGAAAAAATAGCTGCCTTTTTTATTTAGAAAAATAATATATTACGGAGGATATGTGAATATGAAAACTTTTAATGAGTATATCGCGGAGACTACTGCTCCTATCATCATGGATGTTGTGCGTATGCAGAAGTACGAAAAGCGCATTCGTTCTGCACGCATCGAAAAGAGAAAGCGTACCATGCGCAGCGACAAGAGCATTTCTATTGTTAAGAACACGCTGAAAAAGCGTGGCTACTACAGTGAGAAGACCAAGGGTGTTCCTGCGCGTTCTATCAACAGCGATGTCGAAAAGTATTTCGAGGTGGCGTGATAGGAGGACACTATGAGTTACGAGACTGTGATGACGGCAGCAAAAATCATTGCCACTGCGCATCCTATCGCACGAGGTGTTTGTAAGTGCGATACGCCTGCAGACGTATCTTTCAAAGATGTTGCCAGTACGCTTCTCGATTCCGGATGGGAAAGCGTTCTTATTGCCGATAAAAATCTACTGATTGCGAACACGGACGCGGCACGCGCTGACTATATGAAGGCGCACCCGAACAGTAAGTTTACAATTTACCGGCAGTGTATCGACAAGCACGGAATCCCCAGAAAAGTCACCGAAGTGTGGGGGTGAAATGTGTGAGCCGCACTCGAACCGTTTGGCTGATAGATACCGAGAATGTCCAAAAAAAATGGCTAAATGTAGTGCATTTTAAAACCAAAAAGGACAAGCTGATTATCTTCATCGGTCCGGAAGCCACATACATGTCACTTAAAGAATTGCAGGTTTTTCTGGCAAAGTACCCAGTCAACCAAGTAGAGTTCTGCGTCTCCAATGCAGGGAAAAACAGCATGGATTTCCACGTTGTTGCTAAACTTGGTAGTCTTTGCACAACAGGAAAGAAAAGCAATTATATCATCGTGTCGGCAGACAAGGGATATGACGGGCTTATTCAGACCATGTGCAGTAAAGGGTTAAGCGTTAAACGGATAGCCTGTGAGGCAGTCATCCCACATAAAGAAACAAAAAATCATTCTACTTCTGTACGGGACAACAAAGACGCTTTTTGCACACGGTTACAAAAATTATGCGTTCAGCAAAAAATCGACGCTGAAAACATGAAACAGATTATCGATGCTGCAAGGAGCATTTCTGCTCCGTATAAGAAAAATTTCATTGAGCGTGTGAATCCAAAAATATCTCGCGCAGGTGTTGGCAATGCACAAAACGCCGCACATGCTGCCGCTCTTATGAGGGCGGTAAAGAAAGAAATATATCCCATGCTCGCATAATCAAAATATAACCGCTTACCTGAAAAAGGTAAGCGGTTTTGTTGAAAAGGAGTATTATAATGGCAAATAAGAAATTTAGTTGGAATGCCAAAACGCCCATGACCTCTCCTGATATGGTTGCGAACCATGTCCGCTGGAATCCAATGGATAAGGAATGGAAAAAACGAGTAGAGGCAATGCAGCTGTACAACGAGGACGCCACCGCGCCTTGGCTCACAAACGAAATGAAAAAGACTTTGCGTGCTCTGCGTGATAGAATTTTAACTTTCGGCGGTGATGAGGTTTTGCTCAATACCCGTGACGAAGATGCGGAGAAAGTGCTGGAACGAGGACAGTTCTTCTATGGCTCCAAGTACATGAAGAAGGGCGAAGATTGTCGTTGTCATCAGAACGCTGCTTATCTGTGGGATGCAAATCGTGGCAGATGTCAGATTGCAACCGGGTACGCTTTAAGTGAAGATGGCCTTTGGCGACAGCATTCGTGGGTCGTTCAGCCTATGACGCGTACCGTTAAGGTGTGGGAAACTACCGTCGAGCGTGTTGCGTACTTTGGCGTTGTGTTGAACGATGAGGAATGTCAGGAGTTCTTTGACACCGTGACATACTAAGAGGCGAGGTGTATTTATGATTTTTCCAAATCGAGAAATCGTTGCTGCGCTCCGTGCCGAATATCCAGCCGGAACACGCGTGAAACTGTTAAAGATGGATGATATTCAGGCTCCGCCTATTGGAACACTCGGCACAGTTTCAGGTATAGACGATACCGGCAGTATCATGGTTCGCTGGGATAACGGCTCTGGTCTATTCGTGGTTTATGGTGAAGACATCGTTGAAAAAGTACCATGAATATGATGTCGCACCTGTTGTGGCTATCTTGTCAATTGCTGCAAAGTAGATATAATTAAAGAACTAAGATAAATCAAAGTATCAATTCCTTGACTTGTTTTAGTTCAAAATCTGTTCGTGCAGCCATCTCAATCGAGATGGCTGTTTTTTGTTGTGTTAAGGAGGAAATTGAAATGTTTACAATTAACGTAAAAGAAAACAACGCCGTCAAGAAGTATATCTGCAGCTCCGCAAAAGCCGTGGCAGCAAAAATGTCTGAGCTTGCTCTGTGGACGAAGGATGTGCAAATCAGTTGGGGTGATGATGTCTACGGCACCGCTTACGATGCCCAGCGACAGATTCCGGCCAACGATTTTCTGGCTTTTGTTTGATTGAGAAGGGAGATAAGTGCTATGTTTAAGATTTGTAATGATAAGACTTATTATGTTGTTCAGACAACCTCTGAAGATGTAGTTGTCGAAATCTATACCAAAAAAGACGGACGAGGTAGTGGCATCAGTCTTCATGAAATGCATCTCGACCTGTGCCGTGCTATCCGAAAGCTGCAGCATGATGGTTATACAATCATGAAGGTTTATCCTGCCATGGGCGACCGAAGAGAGAGTATTGATGTGCTGTCTATGCCGGAATTCATCCAGTCTGCGAAATGCCCCGACAACGATGTTGAGGAAGCGGTTGTCTTTTCTTACTTCGAGTCCGGAGCAACATTCCAGTTGCCTTGCAAGGTAAACAAGGAAACGCACGAAATTTTCGATGTCACCTGTGCAGCAATGCCGTGTGACGACGACTGTTTCAGTTATGCAGAAGTGGAAATCAACGGCAAGGATTATCCTGTCAATTTTATTGACGATATTCTTCTCGAAAACAATGTTGATGATGCGCTGGATGAGTTTTATAGAATTCAGCAGACAGGCGAGTATTGGCAGCCTGATGGCAACAAAACGCTGGATGATGCCATTCACGAATGTCGTTGGGCGATTCTGAAAGACGCCTTGATGCAGCGCGGTCATGATGCCGTTGCCGATTTTATTGGCACCGATGTTTCCAGTGATTCTTACGAAAGACTGTTGGATGAAACGGAAGCACAGATGCCGAGCGAGGAATTCGAAAAGTTCTGGGAGAGATACATTTGAGGAGGACTTATTTTGGAAAATATGTATGCGCTAAGCCGTAAAGACCCGTTTTTTGGAGATGTGCGTTTTTACGTAGAGTGTAAGAGTGATACTGCCAACATTAACGAAGCGACGCGGTTCAGCTTGGATGAGGCGATGAAGCGGGCAAAGTTCCTGAATTGTGGAGCTTGCCACTATTCTTGCGTACGCGTACCCGCGTAAGACAAAGGAGAAAATAAATGGCAAACAATATCATGAATATCATGTCTGTTTCTTTCAATTCTCAGTCAGAGTTGGAGGATTTTCTGAATCGTGTCAAGGGAAAAGACGATGATGGCGAAAAAGATTTTTCGCTTCAGTCTGTTGTTCCTATGCCGGAATCACTGCAAATCGTATCGCCATGTGACAGGATGCTCGCATGGGCGGCCGTAAATAAATATGGAATTGACCCGGAGAAGTATCCGGAAAACGTAAGAAAGGCTATTTGCAGAGAAACTTTTCTCCTGCACAGGAAGGAAAAACTTACTGCATCAGATATGGTTGGTGTTTGCAAGGAAGCTGCGGAAGCTCGCTCCAAACTGGAACATGTGAAAGATAGCAAACTCATCAACCTGAAACGTATCCCCTATAATGTCGAAGAGTTCGATACTGTAGCGGAGCGTGCTTTGGAAAATGCCGTAAAATATGGATATGCTTCATGGTATTATTGGCGTGTCGCAAACTGGGGCGTAAAGTGGGATGTTTTTGATGTGAATATCCGTAGAATAAATGATACGAAAATTGCCATCAATTTTAAAACCCCTTGGAATACACCTGCATGCGCCATTGTCGAACTGAGCCGTAAATTTCCACACGCCAATATTCGTGTAAAATACGCGGATGAGGATATCGGAAGTAATTGTGGCTGGTATGCGCTTTGCAAAGGAGATTTTGTTGACGACGGTTATCCCAGCAAAGGTAACGCAGCAATCGATTTTGCTTGTAATATCTGGGGCTACGACGCCAATGCGTATCGTGCAGAGATGAGTTTGCTGTAAGTAAAGCGAAAAAATAAAACCCCCGGAAAAAGTTGAAGCGCCACTAAATAGCTGCGCTTGCAAATTGCTGCAAAATCGATATACTAAGTATATTCGATAGATAAAATACAATTACAATTCAAAATCAACATACCGCTATCTCGTAAGAGGTGGCGGTATTTTTTGTTATCGCCGAAAGGATGATGAAGAAAAATTGATAAAAAAGACAAAAAGCTGTTTATCAAGTCAGGAGTTTCCCGGCAAAAATATCGTTTGTGTTTTTTGTGATAGCAGTGGTGTTTTCAAAAACGAATCTATTGAAAGCATGTTTCCGGATGCCAAGGTACGGTATGACAAATCTGAACATCACTTGGGACATGTTGTGAACTGCTATGGTAATAAAAGGACCGTAATAGCAGATATGATTTGTCTTGAAAATAACAAGGTGAATTACGGATACTTATACGGTTGTTTCCTACAAGTGGTCATGAAAGCAAAGCTGGCCGAAGCAAATATTCTGCTTATGAGCCCCGGCTGTAAAATCACAGAAAATCAATGGCACAAAATCAAGCCAATCCTTGAAGGTGCTCTTGAGAAAGAGGGACCGGATGTGGACGTGATTGTTTGCTTGTCGAATGATGATAATGTCATTCGCGTTCGTTGTGCCTGACTGTTTATTGAGGAGGATTACTATGACAAAGGTTTTTACAATTGTTGCTAATGAGATTGTTGACCGTGCAGTGGAATGCACACTGATTCAGTTTAGCTATAATCCGGAGCAAATCCATGACCCGGAAAGCGTCCTGCGCGGCGCAATCAAAGATTATCTCAAGACGGACGAAGGCAAACGACAGCTTGAAATTAACTGTGGTTGCTGGAACTGGGGCGATGTCGATGACATTCCCGGCTCGTTCTTCTTGAATTACGGTCTGGGTAAAATTACACCACTGGATGTGGATATCATCGTTGACCGCAATGAGAGCTTTGCGGACGAGAATTGGTGAAAGGAGTAAATAGGATGTATATTTCAAACGCTTGTAATGTGGTAATCGAGGTTACGCGTCGCTGCAATATGTGCTGTGCGCATTGTTTACGCGGTGATGCGGAGGCGGTCGATATTCAGGAAAAGTATATCGATGCGTTTCTTGACAGTTTTGCTAATGCAGGATACATCAGTTCCTTGACCTTCACGGGTGGAGAGATTTCTTTGAATATTCCTGCTATCCGCTATACTTTGAACGCCGTAAGAGAGCGAAACATTTCCGTTGGGAGTTTTTATATGGTAACCAACGGGAAAGCCGTCGATAAGATGGTAGAACTCGCTTTGGCGAGCCTCGAATGGTGGAATTATTGCGATGACAAGGATGACTATTCGTGTGGTCTTTGTATCAGCAGCGATGATTTTCATGAAGAAATTCCCCGCGAAAGTGCGAGTATTCTTAGCGGTTTGAGATATAATCGTAATGATAAAGTAACGGATTTTCGCAAGCAATATCTCATTAACGAGGGTCGTGCCAAAACTATCAACGCAAATCAGATTCTAAAGAGAGAACCTATAGTTTCGGAACTTGTGATTGAATATGAGAGAGATTGTAAACCGAGAAATGAAGCCGGAATCAATATCACTGATGGAGAACTGTATCTGAATGCCATCGGTGATGCTGTCGTCGGTTGTGACTGGTCCTATGAATCCCAGAGGAAGTATCGTATTGGCAATGTTATGGATGAAAAATGGTTGGAAAACATTCGTAGCAGCAAATTGTGCATCGAAGAAAACAGCTAAAAAATAATAAAAACAGAAAGGAAGAAATTATGACTATCAATTTAACTCGTGAGGATTTTGAGCAGGCTATCAAATCCGGCGCATCCGTGTTCGAAGGCAACACAATTCCCGATACCGGAAAACCGTCCGGGCGCTACTACCGTTTCATTCGTGTGCCGCTCGCCAATGGCGAGCACAAGGTAGATGCCTTGTACGGGCAGCGGTTTTATGGAATCTTGGAAAAGAAACCCGTAACATTCAACCAAGAGATACGCTTCCTTTGCCTCGTTGTCGACAATGCCAAAACCGTCAATGAAACACAGGACTTCAAAACGATTTTCTGCCGTTCTTCTTTTACCTCGGATTCTGTCATAGAGGAAATGGCACAGAAGCTGTTCGATATGTTCCGAGAGAATGTGACGGAAGAAGACAAGAAAATTCTCAAGGGCAGTCATTACGACAAGATAGCACGGCAGAACGCTTTCTGTCGCATAATAAAGGGGTATAAGAATTATCGCAGCCCTATTGACAGCATTGTCGATGAGATTGGAAACGGGTCTTGCTTTGGCCTGACATCCACAAATGCCGATGAACTGGTAGTGGATTATCTTGCTAATCCCACCGGCTGGGCTGAACGGACGATGGAGAAAATCAAAAAGGCAAATTCCGGGCGGTCTGGACGCCTATACGGGATTACATTGGCTGTGGTGGAAGAGTTGACGGAAGAGTATATGAGAAAGTACAATAGTCCGAACACTCAGGAAATCATGTTCAGGCTTCTTGTGGAACTTGCTAAGCAATATAAGCAATACGAAACCGTTCGCCTTGTCCTGAACATCAACGGTAAAACGACCGAAGTAAAGTATCCGGTCAAAGGTATGATGAACAGTGATATCCTGTACGGTGGAGGTTTCTCGACTTGCAACATCACCCCGCGCAGTGAAGAAAATCGCATCGAGGAGTTTATCGCGAACAACGATTCGCAACTCGAAGACAATCGCAGAATTCCCATCAAGTACATTCCCGAAGTCTATTACGGGAATAAGTTGATTTGGAAGAATCCGAATTTTGCAAACACCTGATTCCCAAAAAGGAGGAAATCGAAAATATGATTGCCAAAATTGGTAAAATGATGACCAAAAGGGAAGATAAATCGTTTTCCTACGAAGAACTTGCCGCAATGCTGAAAACCAGCCCTGATGCCCTCAAAACATTCGAGGACACCTACAAGAAACAGGTGCTGGACAGCGGGGCATTATCCGAGAACTTTTTACAGTGGGATACCGCTACTGTCAAAGCTATGCTTGACAAGAGGGTGCCGTTTACGCGGGACCTTGAAACACTCATTGACCGTATCGTAGGTGAGTTAACAGATGGTACTCGCCTGTACATCTACAATGATAAACGCGGCGGATATTATGTAAACTATGCAGCATCTCGATACGCTGTGCCGGTAACGAACAATGACCTGAAAAAATACCCGGAAGAGCTCAGACCTCAGCTGACAGGAAATCTCGTGAAGGTCGATATTTCGGAGCCGTCGTATAAGATTCTGCTTCAGAATTACGCCGAGTACAAGGATGTACGCGATGACCGCATGAAAAAGTTCTACTACAACCAGTTCCGTCAGGGTCTTGATATTCTTGACCTCGACGACTTCACCTACCAGATGCTCGAAATGAATCCCAACACGATGGGATTTTGGCTTCCGCCGCTGGCAAAAGCGTTGTGCGGGAACAAATTCTTCAGGATTCCTGATACCAAGATTTTGCGTGTTCCGCTGCCGATGCTGCAGCTCACTCGCCTTGGTTTTGAAACCCTGAATCCCGTAACCAAGGAAATCGTAAACCGTTATTGCAAGCGGATATTCAAGCTGGATGAGCACGAGGATTACTTCATCAAGACCGGAACTTATTCTTCCAAGTATGAGTTTCGCAACGCTCATATCCATGACCCGAAGGAAATCAATGAGATGGGCGAGTATTTCCTGTTCCTGAATCATCTGACCTGTTCTATGGCTTCGCCTTTGAACAATACCTGCTTCTATGGTGCGAATACCACAAACGAGTGGGTGCTCAGGGAATATATCAAGGACAAGGAACACAACCCGACCATCTACAACGGTTTGCCGCTGCATACTGAGTACCGCGTATTCGTCGATTTCGACGCTGATGAGGTGCTGGGTATCAGCCCTTATTGGCGAGCCGATGTAATGAAGGGTAAGTTCAAGAACGCAAGCACTCCGCAGGAACGCCACGACTATGTCATCTATCAGATGCACGAGGATATCCTGCAATCTCGATACGATGACAGTGCTCGGATGATTCTGGAGGAAATTAAGAAGATTCTTCCTGCTGTCGAACTGGTAGGGCAGTGGAGTATTGATGTGATGCGTAATGGTGATGACTATTACATCATCGATATGGCGCTCGCTGAAAACTCCGCTCTGAACGATTGTGTGCCACGCAACAAACTTCGAGCCTACCCGCAGCAGTGGTTGCCTGAACATGCTTAAGAAGACGACACCGTTCTTGCAAACTGCTGCAAAGTAGCTACAATAAAAGCACTAAGATAAATAAAAAGCGCTATTTGTTAGCTTCTATTATCTTAATTTAAAATCAAGTTACATTGCGACCATCTCGTCAGAGATGGCCGCTATTTTTTGCGAAAGGAATGAATTGAAAATGACAGCTATTTCTCCTATTAGAATTCACAAGCCAGATTCTTGCCACGGTTGGGGCATTGACTTCAATTATGAGCGGCCCTTCTGGGATGCTGATGCAACGAACTTTGTGGTCGCTGTGCGGCAGGCAATGCAAGATAAAAAAGGTTCAGCTATCTGGTTCCACCAAAGCGGGAGTGATTCCGAAATTCATGGTCGCTATTATGGTTACCAGTATTTTGAGGTCTGGGACGCATGTGCGAAAAAAGAAGCAAAGCATATGGCGACTATGATTGCCGAGAAAATTCAAACGGTTGTATCTACAACTTGACAAAAAGTGAAATGAGGTAAGATTTATGAATATGAACGATACTATTGACCTGAGCGGAATCAGCGCAGATAATGTCTACCGTATCCGGAGGTCCAAAAAGAATGGTAAGCTCATTTCTTATAACGAGTACGGGAAGGTTATTATCATCAAAAATTGGAAGAGCCTTCATGTAGGATATGGCAAAGTGGTTTCCTTTGAAAACAGAGAAAACTGCATTCTCGCCACGATGAAGAATGTTCCTTATGACTTCTACGAGGAATACAACGAAAAAACTGGTGAAGTAGAGGCTGTTCCGTATGAGGAACTGACTCGTATTTTACAGGAGCTCGGTTTTGCACATGAATACAAAGAAGACATTGATAAAGACAATATCTTTGATGTATGGGCGAATCTGGATTCCGGCGTACTTATTACCATCGAAACTTGGAATCAAGACGGAGAACGAGGCTATAACTCAGTTAATTGTTATGTGCCAGCAAACGGTCTTTTTACGATGCGTGAATCAACCGGTTTTTCCAATGGCGGCAGTTTTTTAAGCTGCTTTAATATCGTGCATAATACGCGTGATTTTCCTTTACACGAATGTTTGGCGTTCAATAACGGTTCTATGAATTGGGGTGGAAATCATCCCGCTTTGTGGCACTATGGAGAGGGGTATGACATCAATTACGCCAAGGCTCTCGCCAAAATCCGTAAATTCAAGGACGCTGACATCGGCGAGCGTTTCAATATGCAGTTGGATGATGCGTTTAAACAATACGCTAAAAATGGCTACTTAGTAGATTGAAAGGTGCAACATGAAAACGACAGGGCATTATTATCGTTCGCGCAAAGAATATGAGCAGCGAACGGGTAAATCCAGCAAGTATATCCAAAACAATCCATCTATTCACATCAGTGGCAGCGTAAGAGGAATGCGAAAGCTTTTCTGGGGCTACGAATGTGATGTTGTACGGGTCGGCTCATGGATTTACAAAGTGTGAGGTATTACTATGCTTATCATAAATGACAATGGCGACTTGCTCACAATTCGCGAGTTTATCGAATGGGAGTACAACGGCGGAAAAGGTGATTTCCAACCACATACAACAACCAGAACTTGGAACAATTTACCCGTTGATGCAAAAATCGGGTATGTTGCTTGCAGTGTGTACGGAGACATTGTAGGAAAGAGCAAATTGTTTCTTAAAACGGACAACAAAACATATCTCCTGCACAATGCTCAGAACGACGTTAAAAAACTGGAAGCGATTGACGAATATCTACACGAAATATATCGCAAAGCAGCGCGTTTGTTCAAAAGCGAGACAGGGACATCGTTCGACCAAACATCTTTAAATATTCGGCTTGATGCGATTGCTCAATACATTGAAAATCACTTCGATGAATGTGTCGAGGCCGCGAAAGGCGCAATTCACATTTCGGAGGTTTAGTGCCTAAAACCCGTTTGCTCATGCAGGTGAGCAGCGTTTATCAAACACTCTAAAACACAAAGGAGTATGAAGAATGTATAAGATTTTGAAACGCGGATACTATTACAGCGCCGCGCATAAGTCCGAGGATGAATATCTGCCTGCATCCTATCCGACAGAGGATATGGCATATATGGCAGCAGAGCTGAATGCTTTTGCGGCCGCGCAGGAACTGAATTTAAGCAACCGGGAAAATAACGGCAGTGCAGAGAGCGTGTTCTTTGCGGTCGATGAAGACCCGGATGACTTCGATTTTGTGGTTCGTTGCTGGGACGGCGATGATTATCAGATTGAAAGCCGGTATAAGGTCATCAAAGAAGAAGAGGAGTAAATACATGAGTGAAAAACGGAAAGATTATATCTCATGGGATGAATACTTTATGGGTATTGCTATGTTATCTGCAATGCGCAGTAAAGACCCCAACAGTCAGGTAGGCGCATGCATTGTGCGTGACAATAAAATCCTGTCACTGGGATACAACGGTATGCCGATTGGCTGCGACGACGATATCATGCCTTGGGGCAGGGAAGGTGACGACCTTGATACCAAGTACATGTATGTCTGTCATTCTGAGCTGAACGCTATCCTCAATGCTGGCAAGGACCTCCACGGTTCCACGATATATGTGACGCTCTTCCCGTGCAATGAGTGTGCGAAAGCAATCATTCAAAGCGGAATCAAGCGTATTGTCTATCTGGACGATAAGTACAAAAATTCCAATAATAATATTGCAGCGCGTCACATGTTCAGGATTTCCGGCGTTGAGACCAAGAAATATGAATTGAGTGAACGTCCTGTCACACTTAACTTGTAAAGAAATGGAGCAACACAATGAAAATCCATCATACTACTGCGCTTGGCGTATGCGATACCTACGAAGTCGTAACGGAACCGCCTCTCGGCTATATCATTTGGAATATCGGCGATAATGCACCGGAAGGCTACCTCCCGTTCTGCAGACTCAAATTTATGCAGCCGTTTGAGGGCGGACGCGAAATTGAGTCGGATACCCTGAAAGCCATGAAGTGTGACGGTGCAAGGGAAATCTTAGCCGCCATCGGACTGGGTGCCGAAACCTCCGCCGAGATGAAGGAGTTCATCAAGAAGCACGAACGCAACCCCCGCAGAAGTTGGGAGTGCGAAAGGATGCGTGCCGCTATCCCGTATCTTGAGAAAATCGGGATGTGAAAAGCTCTTTTTGTAATCACCTTGCCTTTTGCTGCAAAATCGATATACTAAGTATATCCGATAGATAAAAAACAATAAAAATTCAAAATCGATATACCGCTATCTCGTGAGAGATGGCGGTTTTTTGTTGGAAAGGGGATAAAATATGTTTTTGTATCAGTTTGAGGAAAAATGGGAGGAACTTGGTTGGTCTGTGTCTTATGATGACAACGATACCGTTGAATTAAGTCAGGGCAGTCCTGCTGGTGAAGATTTCTATTTCACCGTTCCAAAACTGAATTTCTGTGATGAGGTATTTGATTACGCGAATGACTTTGACCCGGAAGAGCACGCAAAAGAAAACCTCGGTATGTCTGGTGCGCCGGGTTTGCGGGAGCTTCTTGATGATGCAGATGCCATCAAGCGTATGCTGTTGGAGCTCTCGGAAGCACTGTGTAAGGTAGAACGCGAGGCTACCCGGTGGTATTTGATTGATGCGGACAATTTTGAGTGCCGTCGTCAATTCGGTACAGAAGAGTTCGAATTTTATGCCATCACCAAAATCACTGACCATGATTTTATGGCGGTTCATGAATTCGTAAACCTTGATGCGCTCGATATCCGAGAACTGCGTAAACTGCTGCTTCTTTCCCTTGAGGATGAAAAACATCCCCAAAAAACCTCCTTGTCAGAAGCTATTATCGATATAGCTGAGAACAAGTTTAGGTCTTTGGAGTATGTGAGCTCTTACAAGTCTTTTTCGAGTTTTGACGACGCCAAACAGTACATCATCGGCGAAATGGGAACGGAGAAAGTTCCTGAGCTTTTCAAAAAGTCCGTGACAAGTTCGCGTAGTGAGGATGAAAATCTTGGTCCGGATGAGGCCGTATTTCTGACCCGCTGCGTCGATGAAGACTATGAAAGTGTAGAGGAAACCGTAGCCATTTCGAAACGTTGGCTCGAAAACAATATCAAGGAGACGGCAGACGAAGAAATGTCTGATTTAGAGACATTTTTGCGTAATTACACGACAGACGATGTCAATGAAGTTCTGGGCATGGCGATTCTGAATAACGCTGTTGCGTTCACCTATTGTGATGCACGCAAAGAAGCATTTGAAATGTATGGAACCGAAAATTGGATGGCAATGGCTGTCGTTGATTTCGTTGCCAGTAAGTTAGAGGGTTCGGCAGAAGGCGATAATGCTGCCAGTATGGTGAAAAAGCTGTTCGCAAGATAAGCCTGCAGCGCAGTCTTCTTGCCTTTTGCTGCAAAGTCAATATACTAAGTATATCCGATAAATAAAAGGCAGCAAAAATTCAAAATCGATATACCGCTATCTCGTAAGAGGTGGCGGTATTTTTGTTGCCAAACAAGTAAAAAAGGAGCGTAATTTTATGAGTATGCCGATTTCTGTTTGTAATGACACTTTTAAAATTAACAATGTTGTTTTCCTTCCTACGAAGGATGTGAAGAAAGAAAATCACGCCATTTGGGCACTTGAATACAGCGATAACACCGTATTCATCGTGGACGCCAGTACATGGGATGAAATCGATGAGGTTATCAAAGAGACTATCCGTGATATGCATTCCGAGAATGCCGTGCTGAAACGAATTTCGTCCTTTACCAACTTGCAGGACAGTCATGGTCTTGTGATGCAGGAAGGACGGCTTGGCGAAATTGCTAAGCATTTTGGTCTTGAGACCATTTATCCGTATGCCAACGGATGGTATTTCGGTGAAAACCTTTATCTTGCCAATGGTGATGCGTGGGATGGCAACAATATCTACAAGGTAACTGTCGATAGTGGGCTTGCATGGCCTATGAATGTCATTGTTCGTGCATTAAACTCCTGTGACGCAGTAGATAAGGCTGTTGATTTTCTTCATGCGGAGTCTATGCCCGGTGTACAGGATGTCCGTGACGTTACGGAAGATGAAAGCAAGGAATATGAGGATGGCGGTTACGGGATTTACGGAAATCACGGTTCCTGCTATACTCGAATTCTGCAAATTGAAACTATTGTGGAGGATTGATTTTATGGGCAGAGGTAATATTTGTCCCGATGGGAAATACGAAGGCGTTGTTTATGTAGACTATGATAATGTCCTCTGTTACACCAAAAAGGACGATTCTGAGCAAAGGCTGCTGAAGGATATTTCCTATGAGGAGATGCCGGAATTCGAATTCGATGATGATGCAAGCCAGTTGTTGCTGGACGAGTATCGTACAAACCTTGTAAATGAGATGATGCGCCGTTACCAAAGTTTCGAGGAACCCAATCAGACTTGGCTACCTAACCACAGAAACGGAAAGGTTATTCTCGAAAACAAGTTGTTCTATATCATCGTTGAGGATAACGAATGGGCTGAGGCTGTCGAACTGATTCAGAAGGAGTCCGAGTACGGCGATGTAGATTTATCCGGTCTGCAGAAACAACATTACCGGCATTATCTGGACGCAATTCAGGATATTTTGCTGGAGCAGTTTGGAGAAGTAGGCATATACACCGGGCCGTGGACTTCTGGAAAAATTACCAAGGGAGAATCTAACGGTTCTCAGTGTGGTACGAAAGGTGCTGCATGATTAGGAGGTAAACTTTCATGGGATATGAAATCATGTATAAGAAGGTATTTTTAAAAGCAACGGACGAGATGGGAGTTGATTTATATACTCCCGTGTGTCTTATAGGCCCCAACAATGTAACACAACGACACTGGGCTGGCAATCACTACAGCGAGCGTCGTTGTCGGGATTGGACCCTGATGCTCAATGCATTGGCGCTTAACAAAGAAGGACTTTATGATAAGTTCGCACACATGATGCAGCCGAATCGTGCCGATTGCGAGATGTGGAAAAATGGTAGTCGGTGGGTATATGGCAAGGATATTCGGCGCTGGTTGGATTCCGGCATGGCTTCTGCTGTTACCATCGAGGATTTGCTAAAAGCGAATCATCGAACCGGATTTTCCTGTCGTGTTCTGTACTATAAAAATACAGAAGATATGCGTTTGACATCTGCATCGGAATGTGAAGTCATAGTTCGTGACACAAAGTCGTTTCTTGCGTGGGCTAAAAGTGCGAAATCCAAAGAGAAAGAGTTGAACAAAAACAATAAGACTGATGTTTTCTTTGAAATCAATTTTATGTCTGAGGATATTCGGATGCCAAGCAGAAAGCCTCGCGGCCATGAAAAAGTCCTGATTAAGGAAGGAAAGCGGTACGTAGAAAATATAGAGTATAAAAACGAAGCAGGAAAGAATATTCCTAATCGTGTTTGTATGACATCTGATGTAAAAGATGCGAAGGAATTCACGTTTGAGGAAGCAGCAGCGATTCAGAACGATTTCTCGATGGTTTTCCCATCTTTAAAAAAAACAAGGCTCGTATCTACAAAGGTTCAAAGTAAACCATTCGATGCGATTATTGCTTTCGAGGATGTTGATGGCACAGAGAAGTTTGTTGCGAAAAATACTCGCTCCCGCCTTTTCGTTGCGCTGGATGAGGAAGGCGCAAAGCGATATGCAGATAAGTCATCCGCACAAAAAGTGTGCGCTGCATTGAACGAAAAGAGGTATTCACGTTCTGTTAAGAACGGTTCTTTCAGAGTTAAATTTTTGATTCCGTGTTAAAATAATTTCTGCGGCTCACGTTTGTGGGCCGCTTTTTTTGTCGCCTTTTCGATTGACCGTTATTGCTATTTGTGGTATAATATAAATATGTCGTATGGGAGGTGATTAAATTGCTGTCGCTGGATAAAGAGGATTTCAGCGTTAAGGTGCGCCCATCCAAAGATAAGCAAAAAGACGTGGGTGTCATTTATTATAAAAACAATCCCATATATGTATTTATCCGTAATACATCTGTGGGCATTAAAGAGAAGAAGGATTGCGACTATTCAAACAACGAACAATATGGAAATCTTTTGATTTCGATGATTGTAAAAGGACAAAACAAGACTGCTTCGCATAACCTTCTGTATCATCTATTAAAGGAAAATGCCGGGACATGGGAATCTCCCATCATAAAAGTTCCATCAATTTTTGAACTGTACCGTGACCCTTGCTGCAAAGTAGGTACAATGAAAGTAACCGAAACAAACACCCCAAACGAAGGAGAATCCCAATGCGATTTTTAAGAAAAATGTTTTCCGGTAAACTCGGCAGGGCGCTTATGCCGATTGTTTCCATCATCCTGTTTTTGTGGCTCGTACAGAGTTCGATGGGCCCGGACACTGATATTTCCGATGTTGTACAGGAAATTTTCAATACCGTTTCATCCAGCGCCAGTATGACCGAAACGGAACCAGACAGAAATAACTTTGAAACCAGCAATACGGGTACCTCGCAAACCAACAACAGCGAAAGCGTCGGGGATAGTCTTCATGCAATAAAGACAAACCCTTCCGAGTTTATCTCTGTTTCGGATATCCCGGCATATTCCGGCGATGCGTATGTTGCGGTCAATGATAATGCACCTTACTTCACCGACGAAGATTATTCTACCGAACCTTTCGAGTATTACTCAGACCTCGATTCTCTTGGTCGCTGCGGGCTTACCTATGCCGTTGTCTGTCAGGAAACCATGCCGACCGAGAGGAGAGAAAGTATCAGTGAAGTAAAACCAAGCGGGTGGAAAAATCAGAAATACGATTTCGTGGATGGTGGGTGGGTCTACAATAGATGTCACCTCATCGGATTTCAGTTGAGCGCCGAAAATGCCAACAAATGCAATCTCATCACTGGAACAAGGTACCTGAATATCGAGGGAATGCTCCCGTTTGAGAATATGGTTGCAGACTATGTTCACGAGTCCGATGGACATGTATTATATCGTGTTACTCCAATCTATGAGGGAGATAACCTTGTGGCAAGCGGTGTACTCATGGAAGGGTATTCCGTAGAAGATTCCGGCGAAAGCATTGAGTATTGCGTATACTGCTACAATATGCAGCCGGGAGTAGAAATTAACTATGCAACCGGTGAGAACTGGGCTGCGTAAAGATACATTGGAAAGGATGTGATTCCCATGGCTTATGAGTTCAATAATGATGACCATTTTGATATGAAGAGTCAGATGATGGTCGGGAAAATCGGGGAAAATCTATTTTTGAAAATTTATGGAAATTCCCCGCAGTGCGAAATTGATGACCTGAGAGATGATGCGGTATTCCAAGACAAAGATGTCGATTTCCGTGTTCGGCAAGTAAAAAACAGTGAAGGGAATCCTATTCCTGCCGCTAAACAGTCGTCTTGGCTTATTGAGGTTAAGACTGACCTCAATGATTCGGGGAACGTTTATGTTGAGACGGAAGTCGTAACGCTTGTTAAGCAGGGTTATCATGTGAAAAGTGCATCGACCAAGATTGGCTGGCTGTACGGCTCTAAGGCAAAATTCATCTTCTATTATTATCCGGCTACCAATCAAATCTTCCGTATCAATCGCCTTGATTTTATCGAGTGGCTCCATAATTATCATATGGGAGAGGCAGCAAGGCGCTGCGTTGATAGTCAGGGCCGCGAGATTCTGTGTACGGAAGATTACCCCTATGATTACATGGCATCAAATGATAATTATGGCGGGAAAGACGGACAGAATAAGAATGTCATCTATCATGGGACCGGGCTTCTCGTTCCCATCCGTCATCTTATTACTCTGGCAAATCAGGAGGAAGATGAGCGGAAACGCGGATTGCACGACAAGAAAACCGTTGTGGTTTATGATATCGGGGAACAGTATGGCATTCAGTCATCTGAGGTTTTGAAACAGTACACCTTTCTATCTTCTTTTGTTTTTGAAACAAAGAATAAGCACTATCACTGGATGCAAGATGTTTTTGCGCGTTCCTGATAAATATACTCGTTCAACAAACTACAGAACAGAATTCATAAGACACTGGCCGCCCGAACCCGGAAACTATTATCATTGCGTATATTGTGGGCGGCGAATCCATACAGACAAAATGCAAGTAGACCATATCATATCTGTTGATATGGCGAAGAAGAATTGGCTTGCAAGAAGACTATTACCCAAAGAGGGAGTCAACTCCATAAAGAACCTTGTGCCCTCATGTCAACGTTGCAATAGATTGAAAAGCAACTATGGTGGGTTGTGGCTGATACGCGGATACTATTGGCGAATCTGTCTTCCTATATTTATAATCCTTCGTATTGTTTTAATCGCAGGTGCAATCGTATTTGCGCTGATGCTGCTCGGAGTGATTAGCAATAAACCTCTGGTTGACTTCGTAAACGGGATTGTTTTTGGCTTTTTTGGAAACTAACATTGCAATTTGCTGGTCGCTTCGCACCAAGTATTATAAAGAAAGGATATGATATAGCTATAGTAAATGATATTTGACTATTGTGCATAGTCAAAAAACAGACAAGCATTGTACAAAATGCATAACAACTTGTTGCTTTGTTTGTGCAAGTTTGCTATTGCAACCCTCATGGGTTGTGTTAGATTGAAATATCGGGGGCCCAGCGTGTGCCATCGTAGATGAACCGTTGCAACCCTTATGGGTTGTGTTAGATTGAAATTGTGCAGTGAGCGAATCAGCGTAAAACTTTGGCGGTTGCAGCCCGCATGGGTTGCGTTAAATCAAAAAAGAGTCTGCTTAATGCAGGCTCTTTTCTTTTTCCTCTTTTTTGGCAGTAAATGCGGCAAGGAATTCCTCAATTTCATTGTCGTGGAGCACTTCGAAAACATAAAGGACGACATATTCAACATGGCTTATGACTGGTTCAAACAATCGCGCATACGCTTTCCCGACACGGGTGTGTCCGGATTCAATTAAAACACCCTTTTTCTCCAACGAGTCCAAAACAAGGAAGATATAATGCGGGTTCCATTTCATTTCACCGCGCTGTCTGGCGATTTCCATTACATCCAATTGAGTCAATGGCTTATCGGTATGCCAAAAAATACGCATGACAATCTTCTCCGTTTTTGTCAAATAAGGGAAATCAGCCATAAAAAACCACTCCTCAAGTTAAGATGGATATAGTATCCCCAGAAAAAACGAAATTATAAGCCCTTGTGGGGCGTTCTCTTGCAATTTGCTGCAAAGTAGGTATACTGAATACATTCCAAAAATAAAAGCAAACAAATATTCAAAATCAACATACCGCCATCTCATTATGAGGTGACGGTATTTTTGTTTGCTACAGGTGCGAATGATAAGTGAGCATAGTTTTGCCGATTGCTTCGCACCAAATATTATAAAGAAAGGATATGATTCCATTGCAGTAAGTAGTATCTGACCATATTGTTTGGTCAAAAAGCAGACAAACATTGTGCAAAATGCACGACAAATTGTTGTTTCGTTTGTACAAGTTTGCTGTTGCAACCCACATGGGTTGCGTTAGATTGAAATGCGGCATATCCTCAGTCGCTTCGCTTTCCTCCGGTAGTTGCAACCCACATGGGTTGCGTTAGATTGAAATTGATTACCACATATCTACCACATACAGACCGTTGCAACCTACACGGGTTGCGTTAGATTGAAATGCAAATGCCCAATTAAAATAGCTGTAGTGGCTACAAAGGTATTGCAAGTTGCTGCAAAGTTAATACTATATTAGTAGTACGATAAATAAAAAGCGTGGTCACTCTTTTATTAACATTAAAGGAGTGGCTTTTTCTCTTAATCGTACAAGAAACATTCTTTATTTAAAAAAGGAGTACGTTATGGATAACACTAATAATACCCGTTTCAACATGCCCATGTCTTCTATTGACAGCAAGGGCCTTCAGTATTTGTCTGACCGACTGAGCAAGAACCCCAACTCTCGCTTTGTTTGTGCCATTGCACGCCTGAACCCGAAGGGTACGGCCTATATTGGGATGAACAAGAGCGGCAAGGAGTTTGTCACCATTCCTGTGGTGGCGGACTATGCCGATAAGGCAGCTCATTACGCCGGTCTGTCTGACAAGGAAGACGGCGCTGGCCTGTTCTACACGCTGATGATTTCCGGCAGCGCCGCTACTCGTTACGCGAACATGCTTCGCAAGGGTATGCTGCGTTCCGGCACCGAACTCACCCTGACTGGTCTGTCTGAGATTCGTGAAACCACCGGTCGCGACGGTAAAACGTATCGCAACCCGACCGTCTATGTTTCTACGCTGGATATTTCTCGCTGGGCAAAGAAGGAGAACACTCCTATTGCGCTGCGCGACAATGTCGGTGGCGGTGCTGCACCTGCCGCATCCGCTGCTCCCAGTCATACTGCCGCCGCTCCTCAGCCTGCATTCCAGGCCCCGTCTATGAACGACGATATGGAGCTGTTGGAGGACAGCGATGACCTGCCGTTCTAAGTAAGGCACAATCAAAATAACACGGTAAATTAAATACTGCGGGGATAGGGGAATAGAATCCTCTACCCCCGCTCTTGGTTTCTAACGGAACCTTTACTTACAGAAAGGAATAAAACATGGATTGCATTTTTCATTTTCACAGAAACACTTCCTTGCCCATCAATGGTCTTGTGGATTTTCTGAATGACCGCGATTTATACACCGGGAACTACGGTTCCTTCAACGACGAGACTGCGGCGATTGCACGCCGCTCCTTGTACTACTCGAATGGCAATAATAAGATGCCCACGAACTCTGGTATGATGACCGCAGGTTTTGCTAAAGCGTTGAACCGTGCTTTGCAGGTTCATACATGGCCTATGTGTGGTGACGGTTACGGCTACAACAATACCGCTGATATCGACAATCAGACCTGTGTTGCTGCTTATACCGTTTCCTCGACATACAACTCTCAGAAAATCGGTTTCGGAACACGGCTCTCCATTCTCTACAAATTCTCCTCGAATAAATTTTTTCTTGGTGATGAGAAAGGGAATGCGAAGAGTCTTGCTGATGTCCAGAAAACGCTTAAAGTTTACAGCGAGCCTTTCCTGTTCTGTATGTGGGGTTACTACATGCAGGATAAGGAATTTCACGACACCTTTAATAAACTTCTTGTTTTTTACAAGAGAATTATTGCAAAGACCAGTACGCCCAGTGTGAATAAAAATGACGTGGATGCAGCAAAAAAATGCGCATGTAAGCTGGCAGATATTGCCTACTTTATGAGCACGAAAGATAAGGTTGCAAACTCCAAATTGGAGTCCAGAGTGATTCCCAATCCTACTGTCAACAGTGTTGGCGGTCTGTACGATACTCTGGTTGCCACGGATGCAGCTGCCCCCACCGCCTTTATCGGCAACATTTCTCCTTTCAAGGATAGTCGTGGCAAGGATATGGCTGTTTCTGAGCCGGAACCCGAGTCTGAGAAGCCTAAAACTGCCGCAGACTTGGAAAAAGCGTTCCTTCTCAATAAGAAGCGCGTTTTGACTGATACGGAGAAGGCACTGCTCATTATCCCTGATTCGCACATTCCCGGCGTAGAAGCCTATTCGCTTTGCAAACATATCCAGAAGAGTTCCAAGACGCCTCGTCCCATCCGCAACATTCTACTGCGCGGTGAGGCCGGTACCGGTAAAACGGAAACCGCAAAGGATATTGCTCTCGGTCTCGGCTTGCCTTATGTGTTTGTTACCTGTTCGAGCGATACGGAAATCTATGACCTGCTCGGCCAGATGATGCCCAATAAGCCGAACGAGACGCCTATGAGCATTGATGAGTATCAGAATGCCTATGGCGATTTGGACTTGAACGCTCTGCCTACCGCAACGGACATTTCCAATGACCCCGAAATGGCGTACAAGGCTATCACTGGCAAGAAAAAACGCGATGCGACAGAAGCCGATTGCCTTGCTGCAATTATTCAGCGTGCAACGGCAGGCGGTGCGGATTCCGGCGCGAATGGGTTCCACTATGTTGAGTCTCCTCTGATTCAAGCCATTCGGAATGGTTGGGTCTGCGAGATTCAGGAACCCACCGTCATTGCGAAGCCCGGTGTTCTTGTTGGTTTGAATGGTTTGCTGGATTCTACCAGCGCCGTTAACCTTCCTACCGGCGAAACGATTCGCCGCCATCCCGATGCCGTTATCATTGCTACTACAAACATCTCCTATGAGGGTTGCCGGGATATGAACCAGTCCGTTTTGTCTCGTTTCCAGATTAAAATGGACATCCATGCGCCCGAGGATACCATTCTCGCAGAGCGTTTGCGTTCTATGACTGGCTGCCCGAAGAGCGTCAGGGTTCCTCAGATTCTGAAAGCATACCATGCTGTACTGAACACCCTGAAGACCTTGTATCTGACGGATGGTTCAGTCGACCTGCGTACGTTGGCGGATTGGATTAGCAGCTACATGATTACAGGCAGCTATATGGAATCTGCAGAGATGACCATCATTCCTTCTGCAACAGCAGACGAAGAAGGCATCAATAAGGTTCGCGAAGTAATTCGCAAACTGGTCTAAAAATAAATTGGCCCACAGCTTTGTGCTGTGGGCCTTTTTGTTTGACTATTTACTTTATTTGTGGTATAATAAGAATATACGAATGAGGGAGGAATGAAATGCAATTATACGTGCAGGCATGGCTTCTTGATAAGGATGGAAATCGTGTAAAACAGAATATGGCGATTACCATCCATCACCCGGAAGCGATGACCGATGAAAAAGCGGAGCAGCTTCTTGAATCATTGAAGGACGAGCTGCTGCAAAAATGGGGAGACGATTACACGCTGGAAAGCATCGATTTTGTCCCCGAACAAAATCTGGATATGAAAATTGTCGAGGGCGGCGAAATCCATAGCTGGCACAATCTTTATTACAGGGTTGTTGCTCTAAGCGTAAAGGATATGCAAATCGACTTTAGAACGGATGCTCTGTTTTCTGTAAACTTGGGCAAAAATCCATTGCTGGTTAATCGTCAGATAAAGGAAACGATTCGTTCGGAACTGTTCAATACCTATAAAGAAAACACCGGGCTTGATGCTTACGACATTCAGGAAATCAGTCCTGTTGAGTACGAAAAGCTGCGGCAAAACGGTATGGAAGAGCTTTCGAGCGAAGAGTATAATAATTAAAACACACATAGTTAAGGAGATTTTGTATGAATCAGGATATTGAGAGTATGTTTAACGGCACTGTTCAGGAAACCGCTGATGCACGAGATGCTGTCTCGGATGTTATCAGCGAGAATTCCAAACTAAATGGCGATTTCGAGTCCAGTGGCAACATCGAGATTCGCGGCACTGTCATGGGTAACGTCGTTATTGACGGTATGCTCGTCCTGCACGGTGCTCATGTCGATGGCAATGTCAAAGCCAAGATGGTGTATATGAGCAAGGGCAGCGTGAACGGCAGTATTGTCGCAGACAGCGTTGTTGACATCGATGGCACTGTTGGTGGCTCCGTCGATGGAGATAAGGTCATCGTTCGAAAAGACAGTGTCGTGAGCGGACAGTACATTCATTGCCAGTCCATCGCGGTGGAGACGGGCGCACAGATTGACTGTTCCGTAAAGACGGGATACATTCCCAGCATTAAAGAGGATAATCTCCCTGCGTTGGGCGCAAACCCCGCAGAGGAAGTTTCTCCCGTTGACGCGTCCAATGTCTCTTCCGTAATCGATGAACTCATCGCGCCCACGCCTGTGGTGAAGAAGAAAACGGCCGAGAAGAGCGCTCCGGTAAAGGATGAGTTTGCCGCATCGTTCGGAGTGAATGATGCCACTGACGTTGACGATTCCTCCGGGTTCCTTGCTGATGATGTGCTGAAAGCTATCAACGGGTAATCGTCATGAAAGCCAAGTTTTTGGTCCGAGTAGTGGGAAAGGATGGAAAACACCTTTTCCCGTGCTTGGCTTTCACTGCCAGAATCTTACTCAAACAAGGAAAATGTAGTGTTGTATCTACAAAACCATTAACAATCAAACGAAATGATAAAGACGGTATCCATTTTATAACCAAACGCAAAATCAAGCTCTTTTGTGCCACATTCTTCTGGTTATCGATTGTTTATCTGGAAGTATTCCTTATGCGGATAACGCAGAGCGAAAGGATGTATTCTGACGAAAGTATCATAGTCGATATCCTGAAGTTAGTGTGCATTTCGGCTGTTTTTGCTTGCGGGTATATTATATGTCTGCCGCCGGAGCCCCTTTGCGAGACGAACCAAACAGAAGTTTAATCTTCGAAAATTTATGATTGACTACCTAATGATTTTATGGTATAATATAAGTATAGCAACGAGGAACGCTTCCCTTGTTGTTATCGCGCTTCCTGTTAGGAGAGTCGTGTAGAGGCGGGGAATTTCCTTTCACAACCTCATGCTGCGAGAAATCAAGGGTTGAGTCCCCGCCCTCGGTTTAAGGCCCGAGCATTTTTACTCAACACCTTGCAAGCCTTCCAAACGTAACTGCTGCATTTGTGCAGCAAGACGGCATGTGCAGTGTAAAAGGCTGCATGCACCCATGACAGACGGGAAAAAGTCTGTCTTTATATGGCCTGTTGGTCAAGCGGTCAAGACACGGCCCTTTCACGGCTGTAACATGGGTTCGATTCCCGTACAGGTCACCAAGGCGTTTATAAAACGCTTCTCCTATCCCTTTCCATAACAGCGGCAGTATTCTTGCTGCCATCATGCTTCTGTAGCTCAACAGGCAGAGCAGTTGTTTTGTAATCAACAGGTTGCAGGTTCGATTCCTGTCAGGAGCTCCATGGAGTATTCGTATAGCGGTTAGTATCCCTGCCTTCCAAGCAGGTGGCGTCGGTTCGATTCCGATATACTCCTCCAAATTTCCACATCGGCAGAGCGTCTGCCAATCATGGGGGCATAGCTCAGTTGGGAGAGCACCTGCTTTGCAAGCAGGGGGTCGAGGGTTCGAATCCCTTTGCTTCCACCATTTAGAAATGAGGTTACAAGCAATCATGGTAAACATTCACATCACCAACACTGACACCATTCAGTTGGAAGCGATTACCACAGCGCTGATTGAAAAGTTCGGTAAAGAGAACATCATCGATGTTTCTGTTTCACGCGACAAAAACAGCGAGGATAATCGTTCCGTTGTTCTCAAACTCGTTTTCAAGGAAGGTCTTGCTGTTCATCTTGGCGAGTTTGTCGTCGAAGTAAGTGGTTTCTGTGCCGGGTTCAGAGGCACTGGCCCCTACAATCTTCTGAATTGCCTTCGAGCAGCGGGAATCGACGAAAATCTTCTTTCCGATGAAATCGTTTATGATGACAGAATGGTCATCGTGAAAGAAGACTGGAAACGCGAAACTGCCGAGTATGGCTCATTTCGTTCCACTGATGTCCTGTAAAGGATAACACACAAGCGGATTTTTCCGCTAATATGGCCCGATAGTTCAACTGGTTAGAGCACCAGCCTGTCACGCTGGAAGTTGTCGGTTCAAGTCCGATTCGGGTCGCCATAAGCCACTCACGAAGACAGCCAAGATTGGCGAGTGGGAACTGCATATATGCAGTTAATGTCTTCTGCAATACGGGGTATAGCAATGGTAGCTTATCGGTCTCATAAGCCGATGGTTACAGGTTCGAGTCCTGTCCCCGCAACCACGTCCAAGCCATGACGTTAAACTGACTATTCACCAATCCGTACAGCCAACCAATCTTGTGTTGTGGATTGGTCATCATCGGGGTGTAGCACAAGAGCGAAGCGTAGGCTCAATGCGGTGGTGTGATACTGCCAATCCCGCTCATGTCAATCGGTCGGACACAAAACGGCCGAAATATTCTGGTATCGAATACGACGGTTGCAATGCACCATGGTTAATTCGCCCGCAGCGCACGGGAAAAGGTGGTTCAACTCCACTTGCCAGAGCCATAACCTGTTGGAAGCAATTCTAACCGGTTAAATAAAACAGGGAGGACACTCCGATGCAGTAATTACCGCGTCCGATTGTCAAAATCAACGAAAGGGTCACTCCGATGCATTGATTCACCTGATGACAGGCAGCTCCTGTCTTAAAACGTCGTGATGGGTAGCGCCCATCGAACTGGACCAGTCCACATCTGGTTCGGAGGGCATGTTGGTTTTGGCTGACATGCTCTGCCACCCATAAAGACAGCCTCCACGCGGCGGGTGGTGGACAACAGCTTCAAAAGTCGTTGACGAATGTCTTATTAGGGAGCCGTGTGGGTAGGTGCTCCCTCTGGGCCATCGCTCAGAACTTATGAATCCTACCCCATTAAGCACGCAGACGTGCGTCCCCGTTAAGCCGGGGCGTCTCCAGACGCGATAGACCGTATTGTCAAAAAGGCTGCTGCACGGTTCTCTGGTAAGTAAGACGCAGCCTCATAAGTGCATGGTACGGATTGGGACAACCGGAACCGGGCTCACGAGCCCAATGTCTACAAAGGAGGAGCCCCTGATTGACGGCTGTGGTCGCCACGAGGGTTATGTTAAAAACCTGTATAGGCAAAAACACCGTAGAAATCCAGCAATGGAAGTCCAGAGACCCAATAGTTGTTGTTCTCGTACAAAGAGATATCGACAACGGGTAATTTGAAGTTGACCTGTAGTCAAATGAGAGTATATCAAGGCCCAAGTAGTGCCCAGTCAGCACTGACGGAATTGATGTGCCCCCGAAGCACTACGAAGGTATCGTATCGGGGCCGACCACCTATTCAAACGAGCGATATAATGGGGCTAAAAGGGTTCACCCATATTTTTTTCGAGAAGTGGCGCAGTGGTGGCGCAACGCCCTGATAAGGCGGAGGCCACAGGTTCGAATCCTGTCTTCTCGATACTGTGCTTGATTGACTCAGTTGGTAGAGTAGCGCATTCGTAATGCGCAAGTCGGCAGTTCGAGTCTGCCATCAAGCTCCATAAGAGCGTGAAAATTTCACCTTCACCCATAAGATTTGCCCCATAGAGAGTAGCGTAGATATCGTATCTTTCGTTAAATCTCTGTGGGGCAATTTTAGCATATGATGGCATTCTTTTTGTCTTTGTTGATTGACCATCAACGCTATTTGTGGTATAATATAAATAGATGATAAGATAGCAAGTGAGGTTGTTTATGGGACCAGCGTTAACTCATGTAAGTATGAAATACGGTGATAGCGGGTGGAAACATGTCACGGCAGAGGAAGCAGAGGCATTGTTTCCAAAGCAATCCGTTCCAGCGGGGACACGCCAATTTATCTGCGAATGCTGCGGTCAATATGTCTCTTTTACTAAAGACGGCATCAATGTGCGTCATTTTAAACATAGCAGAGGAGAAGAGGATAAGACCTGTGAGGAAAGAGTAGCAAGAAATGCCGAATGTGAAATCGTACAGTATAATACATACGATTTTCCCCTGCGTTTAGCCTTATACGACACGGACCTCAATCTTTCTATTGGTATTCCTCAATGTGCAATCAAGACCAAGGATATAAAAGTGACTGTACAGGGAAAGCGAGAGGGCGGACATGAATACACAATCAGAAATGAAGCCGCCTCCGGACTGGTATGGTTAGACCTTAATAAGGATATCGCCAATTCTTATAAAATCAAAACGGAGTCCCGATATCCAAATTGGCCTGAAATTATTGCAGGTATCAATCCTGCCGGAACATTCTTTGATTCGTATGGTGGGCGCAGACTTTATGAAGGAGATGAAGTTTATGCTGAGCATGATTATTACATGCTCAGAAAGGGATTTGAGTATGGTCGTCCATCTATGAACACAAACGAAGTTTTGAAGATTGGCCTGAACGGTGATATTTGGCGCGTGTATAAAGTGAGGGTGCGAAGCATCACATACGACACAACAGCATTCTTTTTGCCGTTCAGCTTGAATCTTGTAAAAGACCCAATCGATATGAAAGTGCTCTGGCCTCCTGTTGTCAATGTAGATGAGACCTATTACCACGATAGTAATGAAGTCTATATTGCACATAATTGTCCAGACAATAAAATCTCTCTTCAGATGCTTCCTAAATTCACAGACGAAAAATCGGATGGCAGTTGTAGTTTCTTCAAGGCAAAAACAAAAGAATTCCAGCAAATGGCTGCAACCTTCCAGAACAATAATATGCGTGAATGCGGTTATCATTTAATGCTTTGGAAACACGGATTCGCCAAGAAGAGAATCGATGCGGATGTTGTCATCAGTGATACAGAGGGGAATGTTATTGAAGAAAGTAGCATCAAGAAGTTTCCTAAGAATCGAACATTGTTGGTAAGCGTCTGTTATGATGGTCAGATTATTATTCGTCAGGATTCACAGACAAAGGAAATTATCCCCATTAAAAATGGGGAACAGAAAAAAATTCATGTAGATTCCGACAGTGAAATCATTGTAACGCAGGGATGCGATGCAGTCAGAACGCTTTCTGTTGATGTACAGGAAAAAGTACACGGTATTTCTGTGTTTTCGAAAAAACCTGCGCGAGTCAATTATTTGTACGGTAAGGTCGCTTCTAATTCCTATATGACAGAGAAGGAAAAAGCGGCAATGAGAAAATCAATATATGCCGGTGAATTTCCGGTAAAATCTTTAAGGAGCGTGACGCATTTTGGAGCAAAATGAAAATATTATTTCTCTGTGCATGTGTACAGGAAACGACGGCTTTGGTTGGCCGTGGAGACGCCTTGCTGACCTGAAAGATGGCAAATTCATTCCGTTTGAAGCAGACAATGACCTGCCTTACGAATACGAAAACCGGAAGAGTTTCCCTCGCCTCAGAGTCGGAGAAGAATCTTATGTCAAGGCCGGCGATGTTGCTGTTGTGGCATGGCACGATGAGTCAAACATCAACGATAGCACTAAGGTTTTTTGCTGCCTTACTCCCATTGACAAAGAAATCATCAAGGTATTCCGTACAAAGGCGGAAAGCAAAGAAGATGTTATTGAAGATTTGAAGAAAGGTATGCCTTTCGGAGATTCCGATAATGATATCCTTTATGTTTTCAATACTGGCATTGGAAGACTGCAGGGCATTCTTTGCCAGAAGGGCGATTTGAAGGTTGCAGGAGACAAATATATTTTGCAGCCGACTGTGAAAAGCCTGAGCGTGTACGATATCAGTCCCAGTGACCTTATTGTTTTGGATAATATTCCCTATGAATGTCGTAATCTGGCATATTGTGAGGTTCTGGATAAGAGCAGCCTTGATTTTCCCGTAACCCGTGCGCATACAAAGAGTGTCGGCGAAATCATCAAGGATATCGTTCTGGAAGAAGCCTTTACATGGGGAAATTACTCCAAATATGCGAAGGAAATCAGTCAGCAAGGGAAACTCACGAACGCATCGCTGCACACACTCAAAAACTTCATCCAGCACATCGACACGAGTAATTTGTATGAACGCGTAAGGACTGAGTTGTCATGCTCTTACGAGGAAGCCAAACAGTGGACGAATCGTGTAGTCAATCGTGCCGATGAATATTTCAGCGGCGAAGAACTGTCGGGTGATGTTATCGAGGCTCTGTTGTGGAATTCCAAAAATCTCCGTGAAAAGTGCATGAATATCGGAGCCGAAATGTGGCGGCAGGAAAATGCTGATTCCATTAAAGCAGCATAGGAGAAGATTTCTGAACTGGATAATCAGTGTAAGGAACGGCAGACTCAAATCAATGCCGCAGAACAACTCATCGAGAAAAAGAAAGATGAGCTTTCTGTATTGGAGTCTTCCGTTAAGAAAAACGCTTCTCTTGTAAACGACATCAAGAAAAATGTTCAGCAGTATATTTCCGAGGCAGATGATGATATCGCCGCATTCTATGCAAGGCATAAGATTGCCATGGGAGTTCGAGGTGACAGAAACCTCTCTCAGAATTTGTTTGAGCATGGAGAAAAGGCATTCCATTACTCTAATACAGTTAAGTCCTATAAGGATTGCTTGTCGCTCCTTGAAAACAATCTCCCGTATGCCGGTGTTTCGCATGAGAGCAAACACGCAATGGCATCGGTGCTTTATTCGGCCTACGTCAATAAGCTTCCCTTGCTGTTAATGGGCCCGTCCTCAAAGGAAATTGCAGACACATTATCGCTTAGCGTTACCGGCAAGTATGCCAATCAGCTGCAGTGTGATGGCCCTTGTGATATTGGGATTATCCGGGAATCTTATAAGAGTACCGGTGTTCTTGTGGTCACAAATGCCTTTGGCAGCGATTGGATGATTTCTCTGCTTCAGGAACTGAATCAAGCAAAATGTCTGATTGTATTCGTGCATCCATTCATTGAAGATATCAGTATCGAAGCGTCCAGCCTTTACAGCTATTGCTGTCCTATCAGTACCGTTAATACCGTTGATAATCTGGCAGATATGAATGGTGTAACGGGTGCGTGTCTTTCGGATAGCTTTGAAGCATATGTTCCTACGGTAAAGGGTTCAAAGAGGGCGGACGAACTTATGGCAATGAGTGCGTCAAAGCTGTTTGTGAGAAACCTCGCTTACATTGAAGGGAATGCCGCTTCTATTTCCGGTAACGAAGCCGATATCGAGTCTTTTGTGACCGAGAACATTATCGAACCGTACAAAGCATTGACGCAGAATTGAAAGGAGTGTGGCTCGTCGGCAAAACGGCGAGCCAATTCTATTTATGGGAAAAGCAATTGATTTCATTAAAAAGGTCAGTAAAGACCTGCACATCGAAAAAGACGAACAGGAAACAGAGTCCGAATGGGTCACTCGAGTTGCATATAGTGCATCCATTCAATCTGCCGTAGCTTCTCTGTGTGACACAACGGATACAGGAGAATGCACTGTTTCCGTTCAGGCATTCAAGAACAATTTTAAAAATAACCTCCTTGCCTTCGACAGAATTTATCCATTAGAAAAGTGGTTTACGAAAACCATATATCAAATGACCGAGGACGTTTATTCTATCCTCTTAAAGACAGGTATTATGTACCACAAGACAAACCGCTTATGCAGCTGCAATTACGCTTCTTGTCAGATTGGCAATGTCAGGTTTCTGAGAGGGGATAACCCTCTTAGGCTTACACCTATGAGTGGTGGTGGACAGTATGTTAAGGATACTGTAAACAGCGGCACTTACAGCAGCGCAGAAGAGATGTTCTGTTTGTATGGAATCAACGGTACCAACGGAGAAGACATTACTGTTAAAAAATCAGATTCCTTGGTGTATGTAAGCGTCCAGAAGACTGATACTCAAACCAGAAATATTTTTATGCTGTATTCGTGGGCAACAAGCGATTCTAAGATTCGTGCAATAAGTGTTGATGCGTGGCCTGCTATCGAAAGTATTTTGTGCGATGGCGGGTATCATATTTCGCACATTTTAGATTGACTAATTATGCATTGTGTGGTATAATATAAATACACCAACAAAGAGCATATTTTGAAAGGAGCCTGTTCATGGGCAAGATTGGAAAAGCTGCAAACGCTCTTCGCAGTGAAAATCTGCTTCGTCGTGACGAAGTAGTTACCAACTTTATGGGCGGTGATTCCTATAAGGTAAATCCGCTCGATACGCTTAAGTTAATCACAGCGAGTTCTATTTTTGCAGAGCCTTCCTATTACCGTGACGGCGGGCTTGGCGTAAGAGTGGTTGACGAAAAATACAATGTTCATCCGCTGCTTCGGGATTTTTCCATGTTGAATGATGAAAGCGGGAAGACCACAACCGAAATCATGGAAGATGCTATTGACGCAGCTCTTGACTATGATTTTGACGGTGTGTTAGAATGGGCAAAGGAATTGAGATTGCATTATAATATGCGTCTGAATCCTCAGGTCATTATGGTTCGTGCTGCTGTGCATCCCAAGCGGAAAGAGTATGCGGATAGCCATAAAGGAAAATTTGGTGAGGTCGAGCAAATCGTTATGCGTCGCGCTGACGAACCGATGTCCCAAATCGCTTACTACATTTACCTCAATGGTGGTGTAAAAGCAAATATGCCGAGCGTTCTGAAAAGAGCCTTGGCTAAGCGTCTCAGTGCAAGTTCTGCATACGAGGTAAACAAGTACAAGCAGCATGAAATCGGTATGATTGATGCCGTTCGTATTACGCATGCTCACTCTCAGGTATTGGACGAACTGATGCAGACCGGAAAGGTTATCGTGTCAGATGATAAGAAAACTTGGGAAGCCATGCGCTCTGCTGGCACCGATTGGAAGACTATTTTCCATTCCGTGAACATGGGTCATATGGCTCTGCTGCGCAATCTGCGCGGCGTATTCACCGAAGTCAATGATGCTGCGTTCTGTGACGAATACCTCGCTGCGCTCGTAGCGGGCGTTGAAAAAGGAAAACAGTTCCCGTTCCGTTACTACAGCGCATATATGGCGGTAGAAAACAGTTCCTGCAATCACAAGGGTAAGATTCTTGATGCGCTCGATGCATGTATCGATATTTCTCTTGCGAATATGCCGAAGCTAAAAGGAAAGACTATGTGTCTTTCTGATAATAGCGGCAGTGCATGGGGAACCATCCCTACCGAATATGGCAGCGTGACCGTTGCTGAAATTGACAACCTTTCTTCTGTTATCACATCCGCTTGCAGCGATGAAGGATATGTCGGAAAGTTTGGCGATAAGCTAAAGGTTTTCGACACCAGAAAGAAAGTCGGCATTCTGGAACAAGCGAAAGCCATTTCTCGTGACCATGGTACAGATGTTGGCATGTCTACGGAAGGCGGCATCTGGGAGTTCTTCAATAACGCCATCCGTAACAAAGAACACTGGGACAACATCTTTATCTACTCCGACCAGCAAGCCGGAACGGGTGGCTTGTATGGTACTCAGGAACAGTGTTTAGCTTATAGCAAGCGAGGGTTTGCGACCGGAAACGGATGCTTTGGCAGCTACATCAATGTGTTCAAACTCGTTCAGGAATACCGCAAAAAAGTCAATCCCAAGGTCAATGTGTTCAGCATTCAGACTGCAGGGTACAGCAATGTCGTCATTCCGAAATACGCCTACAGAACCAATCTGATGTACGGTTGGACAGGGCGCGAGAGCGTCTTCGCTGATGCCGTCATCAAAGAATGGGATGCTATCGAAGCAAAGCAAAACATCTAATCCATACAGGACCGAAGCGGGAAATCGGATACTTCTATAATAGATGACATGAAATCATTTCCTTAAACTGGGCTGCTGCACTGTGCAGGAGCACTTTCTCTTCCGATTTCGATATTCTCGGTCTTTTTGATGAAAACAATGCTGATGCGGATTGACGGTTACTTCGTCTGATAAACGAGAGGTCGCAGGTTCGAGTCCTGCCGCTCGAAATTTCGAGTGTAGCTCAGTTGGCAGAGCACTATGTATGCCGTCTGTATTATTCTCAGCATTTTGTAAATCCCCGATGTTCATTGCAGCATCGGGGGTTTACTTTTTGCCGTTTTATAATTGACCTTTATGTGTTTATGTGGTATAATATAAATATCAAAAGAATGTTTGCTATCGGAGCATTTCTTTTGCATGTGGCGTTCGCTGCGTTCTGCGTAAGCTTTGTGGTATTGTTCCTCGGTACAATGGTGCTTGCTGTCGCAGGATGTGTACAAAGTAAAGCGCTTCACAAATACACACGATAAATAAAGGAGAAAACATTTTGGAACATTACATCGATGTCTATGCCGGTCGTCCCGGTGCAGGTAAAACCATTTATGTTCAGAATGAAATTGAGCATCTTCTCTCTAATCCCAAGAACGTCGTCGTTTGGGTAGGGTTTAAGCTGCCTTCTCGCATCGCGGAAATCAATCCGAAGAACCTGTTCTTCTTTGATTTCTCTCAGGCTTCTCGTGCCATTGGTTTTGCGATGGATACGGTGTATGCCGCAGACGAGGACACCTTCGTGTACCTGTTCTACGACCAGTGCCGTTACGAGATGCTTCCCGGTCGCAGGGACATTCTTGTTGCTGCAGCCAAAGCTGGCGTTCGCATCAGCGTTACGGTTCAGGCATTCCATCAGGTCGATAAAGATGATACAGCTTGGCTCAATAAGTATTGCCAGCCCTTTATCATTAAACATGGCAGAACACCTCGTCTTGCCACCGAGGATGAAATCAATAATTTTTACCGTTAATTCTCATTGACTATATATGTCTTTTGTGGTATAATATAAGTATACCGTTGAAGGAGGTGATTCCAATGGCTACTGCACGCAAAACTGCTGTAATCTATGTCGAGGTCGGCGCAGATAAGAAGCAGGTAAAACTGGAAGATATCCAGAAGGCTGTTAAGACTGTCGAGGGCACTAAGAACGCTTATGTCAACGCTGCCGACGCCGCAGTATATTGCGTCGATGCTGACGGCAAGACCACGAAGGTCGAGCTGTAAAACGCTTTTCCATGTCGCCCGCTTAGCGGACGACTCCGTGGGAGTTTAGCTCAGCAGGGAGAGCATCTGCCTTACAAGCAGAGGGTCAGTGGTTCGAGCCCGCTAATTCTCACCAACGGTTTCCGGCTTCCGCAAAAAAGCCGGTGGTGGAGCTGATGGGTGACCATCACACAAAACAGTGCATGTGCTGTCAATCACATGCCCTTTATGGGGATGTAAAGGTTTCGATTGGGAACGGAGGTTCCTTCGTCGCGGGTACGGTTCCACTTCACGGGCCACACAAAAAGTAACTGACACTAATCGTTACGCTGCTCCTATTGCTGCTTAACTAAGCAGACGGAGGCTAAGACAACGCACCATCTTGCGGGTAAGCGTGTGAGGTTCAAAGATTCGCCAGATATGTACGGCGCAGAATAAAGCCGGAACCGTCAAGAGTCTGTGTACTCCCATGACGTAAACTTGGGGGAGCTTGGTCATTCGTGTCCGCTGCTTTGGTTCGCCGCATGACCCGACAGGCAGTTCAAAATTCTGTCATTCATGCGACTATCGCGTAAGAATCGAATGAATCAATATTTTCAAGACGGGGGTTCGATTCCCCCCATCTCCACCATGAGATTGTGAACAAAAACTGTTCACCCATAGAATTAACCCATAGAAAATCCGGCAGTGTAAAAGCTGCCACCATGCTCCCGTAGCTCAGTTGGTTAGAGCATCTGACTGTTAATCAGAGGGTCGTCCGTTCGAGCCGGACCGGAAGCGCCATTTTGCTGCGAAAGCAGCTACTTGTGTCTGTAGCTCAGCTGGATAGAGCAATTGCCTTCTAAGCAATGGGTCGGGGGTTCAAGTCCCTTCAGATGCGCCAGCGGTGTTCTGCCGCATTGACTGCCATGTATCTTGGACGGGTATTTGGCAGTGTCACGCCGAGAACGTGACAATCCATAAGTGTGGACCTCTTAAACTACACCACGAAGATAACGACCTGTTCCACACGCCTCATTCGTGTTTGCACCTCCTTAATAGCATCACACAGACAGCGATTAAATCCGAATGAGTTCACAACGATTACAGGCGTTGTCAAACCGAAAATTGTGCCGAGTGGCGAAAACGGTTGCGGCACTGGGGCCGAAAGGCCCCTTCTTGTATGGCTTGGTGTCCGAGTGGCTGATGGAGCCAGTCTTGAAAACTGGAAATCGGAGACGGTTCGTGGGTTCGAATCCCACCCAAGTCGCCAAAAAGGAGACTCCTATGAATTTCGTGCTATTCTTTTCCATTCTGCTTGTTGCGGTAATTGTTTTGTTCTGCGTCGCGATTGCTGTTGCGTGTGTGCGAGTGGCAGCGTTCGACAAGGACGAATATTATCGGCCGAAAAAATCTGAAGAGAACCAAAAGGAGAACAAGGGATGAAAGTAACATCTGCATACGCAAACAAACTGATTCGCGGGTATCGTGAGGAATTGGCTGCTCTTATTTCCAGTGAGAAAGATACCTGCACGACCGTTTATGGTGCCAGCGAAACACCGATTGAGACGGGTTACGATTTCTCGTCCACGCAGGCTGAAATGGATGCTCTGAACGACAAAATTGCCAATCTGCGTCATGGCATCAACGTTTTTAACACGACCACGAAGCTGGAAGGATTCGATTTCACGGTCGATGAGTCCCTCGTTCGCATGGCAATGCTGACCGAGAAGAAAAATCGCCTTTCCAGAATGAAGGGTGTACGCGAACTCGTCCGAAACAGCGTTTACCGTTCTGAACCCGAGTTCACTAAGCGCAACTATGATGCAACGCTGGTCGAAGCCGAGTACCGCAAGACTTCTGATGAACTCGTTCGTCTTCAAATGGCTCTTGATAAAGTGAATATGTCCATCGAGTTCGATGTAGACATCTAAATCTTATTCCACACCCACTGACTCTCTTCACAAGAAGAATTACATTAGCGTGCTAAAAGGCGATGTTATTGTAAATTGTCAATGTCTTTTATTTGTTTTGTTGTTCTGTAAGGGTAAATGGTTAGGTTTATGCCTTGTCGTCTAAAAACGATATTTGACATTCTATTTCGTCAGTGGATGAAAAACTTCTTCTTTGCAATAACAGAGGAGTGAGCAGGGAAGTATGGTTATACCTGCTTTTATCATGAATATTGCTGATGCGGGAAAACGGCTACTTCGTAATAAAGGATTGCTGTTCCGTTTCCGTTGTTCTCAGCAATTTTCAGCTCACAGAAGACGAGTTCTGCTTTCTTCTGTGGGCTGATTTTTTTGGGTTCGTATGTGTTTTGTTTTGTATGGTATCTTCCATGTAAATCTTTTCACCCAAAAATCAAATCAGTGGAGGGCATGTGAATATGATATTTCTTGTTTGGCTCGTGTTGTGCTATTTTGTGTGGCCCACCGTAGAGATTCTCGTAACTGGCAGCCGTACCGTTAGTACAACAGATGACTGGATGTCGCTCTTCTTCCTGTTGGCAATGTATTGGTGCTACAAGGTTGGAAAATGCGAATCCGATACGCATAATTCAGAAAATTAAAAAATAGCAAATTTGTTGTTGACTATACGATATTTCGGTGGTATAATATAAGTATGAGGTAAGGAACTTGTACCGTGCCCTTAAATTAAACAAAAACCAAATGGAGAACACGTCATGTCTATACAGCGTTTGCAGAATCTTAATAAACAAAACAAGTGGAACTGCTTATGGGTTCTGCTCGGCTTTGTGCTGTCTGCAATCGCTCTTGCCTATGTGGTGAGTAGACATGAAAGTTCTGCGGGTAAAACCGCATAATCCAGCTTTCATTGTGAGCGCCTGTCAGACAGTATCGTCTGATGGGCGCTTTTGTTTTGCGTTCTTTCACCTTTTCGTTCACCCTCATTCATAAAGGTGAATGTTATGTATAGAGTCGTAGCCAAACGGTAAGGCACGGGACCTTGACTCCCGCATTCGCGAGTTCGACCCTCGCCGACTCTGCCACAGGAACCTGAAAAGGCCGTTCACCCGTGAAATCGACCTATAGGGAATCCAGCAGCTTTAAAGCTGCCACTATGCTCCCGTAGCTCAGTTGGTTAGAGCATCTGACTGTTAATCAGAGGGTCGTCCGTTCGAGCCGGACCGGAAGCGCCATTTGCCGAATTAACTCAGTTGGTTAGAGTAGCTGATTCTTAATCAGAATGTCCGGGGTTCGAGTCCCCGATTCGGCACCATAAGGGCCATTAGCTCAACTGGCAGAGCGGGCGGCTCATAACCGCTTGGCTGGTGGTTCAATCCCACCATGGCCCACCAAAATTTTGATGCAAAGCGTGTCGGCGTCAAAATAATCAATCTGCATTCCCGAGCACAATGTGGTAGACGCGCAACAAGTGCTTGTAACTCAATTGGCAGAGTAGCCGACTTTTAATCGGCAGGTTCGGGGTTCAAGTCCCCGCAAGCGCACCAAACGTTTGGCAGTTCGTAAAACTGTCACAATATGCTCCTGTGGTGGAATTGGCAGACGCGACACACTCAAAATGTGTTTTTCTATGGGTTCGAGTCCCATCGGGAGTACCACGTCTTGCAGTACGATAACTGCTATTCATGGGTTGTTAGCTCAGTCGGTAGAGCAGCGGACTGTTAATCCGCGTGTCGCAGGTTCAAGCCCTGTACAACCCGCCATATGTCCAAGTGGCGGAATGGCATACGCGCTGGTCTAAGGAACCAGTTTTTCTGTGGGTTCAAATCCCACCTTGGATACCAACGGCAGCATAAAAACTGCCATATATGCTCTTGTGGTGAAATTGGCAGACACGACACATTCAGGATGTGTATTTTGCGGGTTCGAGTCCCGCCGAGAGTACCAGCGTTCGGCAATACGATAATTTGCCATCATATGCTTCAGTGGCGGAATCGGCAGACGCCCCAGACTTAAAATCTGGTGTCAGAGATGGCGTACGGGTTCAATTCCCGTCTGAAGCACCATGTAGGGGTGTAGCTCAATTGGTAGAGCAACGGTCTCCAAAACCGCGTTGTGTGTGTTCAAATCGCATCACCCCTGCCAACGGATTGCTGGATTATGTGTTGTGTACACTTGTAAACCATATGAAAAGTGCGAAAAGCTTGCAGGTAAAGCATTCGTGGAAGATAAAAGAGTTTACAGTAATATACTTTACAGAATTCTACACAATCCCATATGCGAATGGTCCCGGACGGTTAGGGTGCGGACTGCAAATCCGTCAAAAGCTGGTTCGACTCCAGTCGTTCGCTCCAAAAGCGCTTTTTGCATTTCAACGCAAGGGCGCTTCTTGTTTTTTATGCGTCTCAGATTGAGATTTGTGTAAAAACGGTTGAACTTAAGTGTGTGTTATTGTATTATATAATAAAATATAAAAATAAATTGGATGATTCGATTTTATTATAGGAAGTAGGCGGAGCAGATTTATGACTGTTTTTTTTATGCTGTTATATGCTTTTTGGAAATTGATGACGTATCCTTTTACGCCTTTGGCTCATTTTGTGTTTAAAAAAGAAAAAGATGAAAAAAAACGAAAAACAAGAGAATCTGTTTTTCTGTTAATTTGTTTAATTGTTGGATATATTGTTTTTAAGTCTCCCGATATGGTACATACATATATTATGGAGAATTATGAATACTCTGAATTTTGGATGAACTTTTATAAGAATTATAATTTGATTGTTCATCTTTGTGCTTTGGCTTATACTGTTGCTTTGGTGGTAGGACCAATTCGCTTTTTCTTTTTCACAGGCAACCATAAAGCTCTTACTCGTGATGATATTCAAGAACTAAATGAGGCAAGAAGAAAAAATGCCGAAAAAGATAAAGCTTACTGGAATGGCTATTGGGACGGTTTCATAGGATGATACGCAAGCACCCATGCAGCGTAAATTTCACAGTTGATTTCTCAGAGGTGAAATACAGTGTACAAGTATAAGGATGATATTTGCGTCATTCCCGATGAAATCAAACGTATGAGTAAGGATGAGCTCAAAGCAGAAATCGCTCGTATCAAACAAAGCTCAACACCCAAAAAAAGCTCTATCTCCATTACATTACCGTATCATACTGAATAAACACTTTTCCTGCTGCCGATATCCATTGCAGCAGGATTTTATAATTGTACAGTACAAAAAAGCCCCGTAAGACATCCAAATTTGGATATAGTCTTACGGGGTTTCGTTGTTTCAATAGCTATGCCGCCATCTTTTCGTTAATGTGGCTTCCAGTCGATTAGCGTTCTAAGAACATCAGAAGCCGGTATGCTTTTGTAACAACACACGCTATCGAAAGCAACTGCCATCATTTTTTCGTATTCAGATAAAGCCATGTTAATGGGAATGGTGACAACAAAAGAGCTGTCCGGCGCTTTTAGTACAACCACTCCTTTTATTTCTTTTTGCTTTTCTGTTTCTTCCCAACCAGTTGAGAGAAGATAATCATAGAGTGCATAAGGGTTTACTGTGCAACAATCATACGGAGCGTCATTGACACCACCAAGCATCAGATAGGCTCGTCTGTATTTTTTGGTTCTTGATATGTCTTTTTCGGTAAGAGGTTGCGGAAGTCTTTTTGTATCCATGTTGCTGCGCAGGTCAGATAATTTGACCTTGACGGCAGTACGATTCTGCTGGATACGCCAAAGATACTCAGCATAAGACATGCCTTTTCTGTGCGTTAAGACGTCTACGGCATCTGCAACCTCCTTCGGGAACTCCGCTCTGATATCTTCTATGGTGACGGAGGTATCTTCTACCGTATCATGCAGGAACGCGACGGCTTTTGCTATCGGGTCACCTATTATACCATTTGCTACAACAGCGACATGGGCTTCGAAATAATCTTTCCCAGCCTTGTCCTTTTGCCCTGCATGAGCCTTGATTGCAAGCCGTTCAGCCTTATCAACCATCTCTACAAGTTCTTGTTTTGTCATATTCATCTCCTAATTTATATCTTAACTCATTTTCTGTATTATAACTTTCTAAAAGTTAAGATGCAAAATACAAGTCAAAAACAAAAGTGGTGTCACAGTTCCAAAGAACCAACGCATAGCTGTGCAGTCGGAAGAAGCTGAATTGAAACAGGAAGACGGAAGTACGTAGGGTCTACATCTTTCATACCAAACCGTGTTCTATCCAAAGCGTCTGCGTCCTTAAGAATATTATAAAGAAGTTTCACTTTTTCTTCGGCCTTAAACCCAAGCGATTTCATAGCTTGCATGGAAATGTTGTCATCAATACAATGATATTGTACCAAGAAACTGGTAATCGCATCGGGAGCTAATACCTCTTTCTCGTAAATCTTTGCAGATGCCGCACCATGCAGGTCATCGACATCCTCGTTTATTCGGCCGACATCGTGATACAATATCGCATCACAAAGCCGTTTTAGGTCTTTTTGTGTGAGGTTATATTCTCCTACATAAACTACCATAAGTGCATCAAAAAGAACTCTTAACGTATGTGTCGCGTCATGGTCACTGCTGTTATTATCCATGTAAACCCTTTTTATCTTTCTTCTATAAGTTTGATACAGGGAATCAAAAGCGCTATAATAATGACCGACACTGTCAATTCCATAGAGGACTTGTATCTTTTCATTTTTTATAGAAGATGGAGAAACAATTACTTCTTTTTCTGCGTCAGGGAAGTATTCGATGATAGCAGACTTAGGTATTGTTGCAGTGATGATACGGCTGTCTTTGGGTGACGGGAAACGGCATGCAAAGAATGTTGCTATTTGTAAGCTGGTTGTCCAAGAAAAGGTATTCGTATAAGGGGTCGAATCATCGCCCTCGCCGCGATAAATTGTTACAACATCCGGCAAAGCTTTGGTTTTCATTGCGGTTTTATTCTTTGCTTTCTCGGATTTTTTAGCAACGACTTTCTCAAAGTCCTCCAAGTCCAAATGCGCAAATCCGTAATCTTTGTATTTATAGAAAGAAAAGAAAAAATCATATAATGCAGCAGACGGTTTTGTTCGTTTCACATAAGCTGCCAACACCGACATACTCAAACCATCACTAAGGCTATTTATATAACAGGAAAGCTTGTTTTTGTCGAGTGTTTTGATATTTGCTACAGTAGCGAGAACTCTTTTTTGAAATTCCTCATCCGATTCTTTGACGGCTAATCTTTTGTTACCGTATATTTGAAGATTCAGAACAATGGGCATTTCGAAGTCAAGTTCTCCATAATATAAGGTGTCAAAAAGATTATCAGAAAAATAAATATTCTCAATAGGGAGCAGCGGATATTTTTCAGAGAACTCTTTAGCGGTGATGCCAACACTATATCCATTTTGAGCATACCGTTTCATATCCGTTCTGGTTTGAATCTTAATCAACGGTACCAATGAATCCAATGATGCTTGGTTGCTCCGTCTTAGAATTTCTGCAACATCCATTTTGATTTCTCCATTTCACTCTTTTCTCATATTATACCACAAAAATGCGGGAAAGTAAAATTGACCAACGGCAGAAAATGTGGTATAATATAAATAGAAAAATCAGTTGTACGAGGGGTCTCTCATGACATATATTTGCTGCGTTGACGATTACGCAAGTCTTTCTTTTAATAAAAGAAGAAATAGTTCTGACCGTTTCGTTATCGAAGATATCATCAATACGGTAGGGGAAGCTCCGCTGCGAGTTGATACCTATACAGCTAAACTGTTTCGAGATAAACAAGTTCCGTTATTGATTGTTGATGACGATTGTCTTGAAAACGCAAAAGACGGTGAATTTGTCTTTGTGGAGAGACAGAACCCATCTGCATATCTAAAAGCGGGTGACCAGCTTATTCTATATCATTGGAATAGGCATTATCCATCAGATAACAGGTTGAATCTGACCGGCTGGAATGTACTTGAAGTAACGACAGGAGAGTTTGCGGGGTACAGCCACGAAAAGATAACAAAGACAAAAGTTGTTTTGCAAGACAAAGTTGAATAAAGTCCTTCCGAATTATTCCAAAAACATATAAGAAAGCGAGAGTGATTTTGTGGTTGTTCAGTTTACTGCCAAGCATTATGATTTTTTAAATCATGTTTTTAAGGTCATGAAATCCTTTTATAATAATAACTATACTGACATTTGCTTCGAAATCGGAAAGACCTATGGCGCACCTGAGGAAGATATTAAAAAAGCAATCGGCATTTTCGATTCGTTGCCTATTACAGCACCCGTTCCTGCAATGGTGAATAACATTGTATTCATCTCTCGAAAGGTAGTGCTGAACAAAGCAGACGTCACTCAGAAACCGTACGCCTATGAAGTCGACCTTGAAGAAAAAGAATGGCGAATCGTTTCTACTGTTTTGGACACCTATTCAAGATTGCTTATGGGGCAGTTTTTCGTAATTTATGAACAATTGGATGTTCCAGATAACGGAGTCGAATCCAATTACGACCTCGTTCTGAAAGCAAACCATGATGCTCGTTGGAATGGCGTAGGTGTTGCACAAACGCGGGATTTGTTGATTCCAAAACTGAAAGAAATGCGTCTTGGCTGGAATGGGAATTTCGGCATCGCAAATGCTGATAATGCCTATAACAGCAAACTCGCATATGAGATGGTTAAAGTTCTGGAAAGCTGCAGCCGTTACGAGTGCGGTATGTTAAAGGTCACAGACGAACCGTTGATTAAGATTGTTGGAGGGCCTAAAATAGTGGCATTCTGATATTGCGGTTTGCTGCAAAGTTAATACAATATAGATATACGACAAATAGAATGTATTTAGTTCTTTTGAGCCATTCTAAATACGTCGTATTTGAATGCGCTGCGTGAAATAAAAACGCAGCGCTTTTTTTGTATCAACGTTTAAAACGAAAGGAGACGCTAATATGCGTATTATCAAACGTTCCGGCGAAGAGCAGGAGTTTAACCCCAAGAAAATCAGTGTTGCGATTGGGAAAGCCAATGGCAGCGTAACAAAAGACAAGCAGTTCCCGGAAAACTATATTCCGGCCTATACCGCACAGGCTGTAGCTGCCTGCGAAAACCTTGGTCACACGCCTACCGTTCAGGAAGTTCAGGATATCGTTGAAAATGTTCTGATGGACAGTGGATATCATGAGGTGGCTCGTGCTTATATCAAGTATCGGTATACGCATGATGCCATGCGCCAACATAATACCACCGATGACAGAATCCTGTCTTTGATTGAGTACAAGAACGAAGAGGTCAAGCAGGAGAATTCCAATAAGAATCCTCAGGTCGTTTCTGTTCAGCGAGATTATATGGCAGGTGAGGTAAGTAAAGACCTTACCATGCGTATGCTTTTGCCGAAAGATATCGTCGAGGCTCACAACGCGGGTATTATCCATTTCCACGATGCTGATTACTATGCCCAACATATGCACAACTGCGACCTGCTCAACCTCGATGACATGTTGCAAAACGGCACGGTGATTTCCGGCACTCTGATTGAGCGTCCACATCGCTTCTCTACTGCTTGCAACATTGCCACCCAGATTATTGCGCAGGTTGCATCTTGCCAGTACGGCGGTCAGAGTATCAGCCTTACTCACCTTGCCAAATTTGTTGATGTAAGCCGTAAAGCAATCGGCAAAGAGGTTGACAAAGAAAATGCTGAGCTGCATCTAAATTTGACAGAGTATCAGCGCAACGAAATTGTTAACAGCCGCCTTCGTAAAGAAGTGCGTTCCGGCATTCAGACGATTCAGTATCAGGTCATTACTCTTATGACCACCAACGGACAGGCTCCGTTCATCACTGTATTCATGTATTTGAATGAAGCAGGGAAGGACGAGGTTCTGAAGCACGACCTTGCTATGTGCATTGAAGAGATGCTTTGCCAGCGCTATGAGGGCGTTAAGAACGAAACTGGTGTCTACATCACTCCCGCATTCCCGAAACTGATTTATGTGTTGGAGGATGATAACATCAAAGAAGGACAGCCTTACTACTATCTTACAAAGATGGCCGCAAAATGTACTGCACGTCGCATGGTTCCTGATTATATCAGCGAAAAGAAAATGCGCGAGTACAAGCTGTCCAAAGGGGAGACAGAAGGAAACGGCGATGTGTATACCTGCATGGGTTGCAGAAGCTTCCTGACCCCTGACCGTACCGGTAATGGCTGGGATAACGTTGCAAACGCCAAAAATTATGATGGCAAGCCGAAATATTATGGTCGTTTCAATCAGGGCGTTGTCACAATCAATCTCGTTGATGTTGCGCTTTCCGCAAATAAGGATGAAGATGCTTTCTGGCGTATCTTTGATGAGCGTTTGGATTTGTGCCATCGTGCATTGCAGTGCCGTCATAAGCGCCTGAAGGGTACACTCTCCGATGTGGCTCCTATTCTGTGGCAGTATGGTGCGTTGGCTCGCCTTAAAAAGGGTGAGACTATTGACAAGCTGCTCTACAACGGCTATTCTACTATTAGCCTTGGTTACGCAGGTCTGTACGAGTGCTGCATGGCAATGTACGGCAAGAGCCACACTGACCCTGCCGTGAAGCCTTTTGCCTTGAAGGTTATGCAGCATATGAACGACAAGTGCAATGAGTGGAAGGCAGCCGAAAACATCGACTACTCTCTCTATGGCACGCCGCTGGAGTCCACGACCTACAAATTCGCCAAGTGCTTGCAGAAGCGCTTCGGTATCATCAAGGATGTTACCGACCATGAATACATCACCAACTCCTACCACGTCAATGTGCGGGAGAAGATTGATGCGTTCAGCAAGCTGGCTTTTGAGAGCGAATTCCAGCGCCTGTCTCCGGGCGGTGCTATCAGCTATGTTGAGGTTCCTAACATGCAGGATAACCTTGAAGCTGTTATCGCTGTCATGCAGTTCATCTACGACCACATCATGTACGCAGAGCTGAACACTAAGAGTGACTACTGTCAGGTCTGCGGTTACGATGGCGAAATCCAGATTGTGAAAGATAACGGCAAGCTCGTTTGGGAATGCCCGCATTGCCACAACCGTGACCAGCACAAGATGAATGTTGCTCGTCGCACCTGCGGCTACATCGGAACGCAATACTGGAACCAGGGGCGTACGCAGGAAATTGCCGAGCGTGTAATGCACCTTTAACAACTATTGGTTGTTATTTTAACTACTACAACCAAAAGCAACCGTGATTTAGTTCTATCAAACTAAATTCGTAGTATCATTTTTTCTCGTCCTATCATTAAATTGCCGCCTCTGCATAAACGCAGGGGCGGTTCTTTTTTGCGTAAAAAGCAATCAAACTATGCGCTATTTATTGCCACGAATGGTATATTCTGGTTTTTTCTACAATTATATTGTTAATAAGGGAAAAGTACGTGTCAAGAAATGGGCAGAAATTTACAATTATATCGTAAATAAAGAGAAAATGTATGTCAAAAACAAGCGAAAATCTACAATTATATTATAAATGAAACAGGGAATAGAAGTGTATCAAAGAATTTACCCGCCTCATGGCAGAGGCTATTGCGTTTTGCTGCAAGGTGAATATACTTGAGAAAAACAATATAAAAGGTGTAAATCTACAACTATACCTGAAATATAGCCTGTCTATCTGAAATAAGAAAAAACAGGTTGTAGAATAAACAAAAGGAAGTGTACATATGGCAATAAAGACCCCCATCGAACTTTATAGGCGCAGTATACCGGAAGGTCTAAAGACCAAAGACCTGTTTTTTGTGGCTTTGCAGGAAAGACTTGCTGTCATCAAGCCGAAAGAGCTCAATAAAAACGAAATCAAGATAGTCGGCTATGTTGATGTTGAACAGGGCGACTTTACCGGCATTCAAAAAAATTGTATTTATCTTGGCAAAGGTAATGATAGAATACCTTTTGATGTCTATAACAAAAACAGTCTCAAAATTGTAGGCTATATTCCTGTCGAAGGAGAAAACGCATATATTGCTGTTGTTAAACCCATGAGTCCTGTCTTTGTGATTTTGTTCGCTACTTTGGTTGCTGTTGTTATCATTGCGTTAATTGCTCTTGCTCTTAGTCATAAGTATGTGATGCCCATAAACGAAACCAATACTGCTGTTGCGAGTAGTGCATCTTTGGTAGAAAACACCGATATGCAAGCAACGCCTGAAGAAACTAATTGATTTCCAAACTGAGCCACTTGTGAATAGCTATTGTGTTTTGCTGCAAAGTACATATACTTAGTTCATACTAAAAATAAAACTCACTACTAACCCATAACAGGGTTAGAAAATCGTAATCGACATTAGACAGTCGCTATTTTCTCTATGGAGAAAATAGTGGCTGTTTTTTGTTTGCAAAAAAAAGAAAGGAAGGTAGTCAATATGACTTACGAAAAAAGTTGTGAAAAAATTTGCAAAGGCTCTGATTTGATGACAGTTTGTCCGAAAGTTGCTTCCATGTGGAGTGCCAAAAACAATTATTCAACACACGAGGTGTCTGCAAACAGTAACAAAAGGGCAATCTTTGTGTGCCCTGATTGTAAACAGGAATTTGAAGCACGAATCTGTAATGTTGTCAGGTCTGCTAAACAAGGCACTACTGGCTGCCCTGTTTGCGCTGGCCGAAAAGTTGTTCCCGGCATCAATGATTTGGAAACAGTTTGTCCTAAGGTCGTTCCAATGTGGAGTGTCAAAAACGATTATGCCCCTCACGATATTCCTGCTCGCTCATCCAGACGTGCGTTTTTTATTTGTCCTGATTGTAAGCAGGAGTTTGTAACCAGTGTTCGTGCTATGGAACGAGCGGTTGGGTATGGAAATAACATTTGCCCAATTTGTAAAAATGGAGGGTAAAAGTATGAAAGTCATGAACACTGTGGACTATCTCAACGCTACCGAGAAGAAGGCTCCTGCCGCCAGCAACGACATGTTCGCCTTGTTGATGCAGATGGCAAGCCTTTCACCTCGTCCTATCGCGAAGTGCGATGATGGATTCGGCCTGTCCATTCAGGCATCCTCTGCACATCACTGCGAGAAGGGCGAAAATGGCATCTACAAGTCTGTCGAACTCGGTTGTCTTTCTTCTCCGGAAGAAAGCCTCTCTGAGTACGAAGACTGGGACGATTCTTCGACGTATGGCTACGTGCCTGTTGAGGTTGTCGATGCTATCATCGCAAAACACGGTGGGATAATCTTGCCGGACTAATCCCGTTATCATAAATACACAATATATCAAAAGAGAAGGAGATAAGAATTATGCTGTAGAAATTTAATAAGGTTTTGAGGAGAAATAAGAATTTTGAGGCAGTAGAGCGTATCGCTTAGTTGCTTGGAAAAGGCTTTGGGGAAATGAAAACAATATCAGCAGGGTTATTGGCTGTTTTGCTCACAAGCAATATAGCGGCCGTAGAAATTAACCCATGGTTAGCTGCTGGTATTATCATAGCTTTTATTGCAGCAAGGGCTATTGCGTATATCGCAGAGTTTTTGCGATTTAAAAGTTATAAAAAACGCAGGGCTATTGCTGTAATTGATGCTTTCATAGAAAGCTATAATGCAAACAGCATCAATGATATTGTGAAAGACGTCATTGGAAAAATCCCTGACGTTTTTAAGAAGTAAAAAATAAAAAGGCATTGTGCTTTGTGACAGAAAGTCCAATGTCTTTTTTTGCATTATAATAAAAAGGGGAGAACCAGTTTCCCGATTCTCCCCAAGTATGTGTCCGCAAACACATACCGCAATTTATATTTATATTATACCTCCTATTCTATAGTAAATCAAGAAAAAACGGAGGATTTATGATTCGTTTTAGAAAAGATGTTCGTCCTTATAATTGCTTTAGCAATTTTTATCCTTGCACCGTCGCCGTTGATGGAATGCAATTTAGGAGTGCAGAAGCTGCGTTTCAGGCACAAAAAGTTCCTTTAGAAAAGCGCCGTGATTTCATCTTCTGTACGCCATCTGCTGCAAAACATCTCGGCCGCCATGTTCCATTGCCTGCCGATTGGGACGATGTCCGGGATGAAGCCATGCACAAAGTTGTTTATGCCAAGTTTTCTAAGAACGAGAACCTTCGGCAAATTCTATTGTCCACCGAAGACGAAGAACTTGTCGAAGATACTACCGGATGGCACGACAACATCTGGGGCGACTGTTCGTGTCCTAAGTGCCAGTACATCAAGGGACGGAACAAGCTCGGCAAAATCCTGATGCAGGTGCGAGACGAAATTAAGGTAGACGAGATGTACCATTTCTGAAAGTATCTTGCTATCTGCTGCAAAGTAGTTATACTGAAAACATCTAAAAAATAAAAAGCAATAAGCATTCAAAATCGATATACCGCTATCTTGCTATGAGATAGCGGTATTTTTGCTTTAGAAAGGATGTGTTTTCGCTGTAATTTATACTACATCAAGACAGCCCAAAAGTAGATATAATCGTCAGACAGCAATAGTTGTCTGGGAATCAACAACAGTATAAGCCCCAATGCTGCTTATGCGTGATTTTGCGAAAGGAAGTAGAGAAAAATGTTTGCCGATATTGATGCCTCTAGCATCGTAAGTCTCATCGATAAACCTGTCTGGGTATTCACTGAGACTCGTAAATTCAATAGGAATGGTCGTATTTATACGGCATCTAATGTACGCAACGCCATTTATAAAGGAAGTATCCAAACGATACAGATTGAAACCGTACCCGTTTCGCAGGGCCCTTCTAAAGGATGGCTTCCTGCATGCTTTGCCAATGTTGCCGTTTCGATTCCTGATGAAAACGGAGTTAGCAAATATAGCCTTTATCTCGAACGGCAGCTTCTTAATGTTACTGTTTTTGAAACAAAAGAAGAAGCCAAACGAGAGATGGATGTTTTTACTTCTCTCAAAGATACCTGTACCGGCACTGAGATGCAGTTGCGGGATTTAAAGAAAAACCTTTCTATGTTCAAACGATTGGAGGAGAAGGCGTCTGTGTGGAATCCAACCACCGATTTTGGCTCTTCTTTCCCACAGTCTGATTATGAGGCTCTCTTAATTGACTGTGAGAAAATTATGGAAACGAAAGACGCTTTTAAGTGGATTTCTTCCAGTTTTTATATTCCGGAAGAAAAAATCACAATTTTGTTTGATACGGAATGCTTTGAGAAGAACTGCTTCGGAACATACCGTGTCAAAAGCCGTAAAATCCGATTTCCTTTGTACGATTCCCCAACTCGAAACTATGTCCACTTTGGCGTAGATGACAACGGGCGAATGGTTCATAAAGAAATCATCAACGGAGAAATCAAACCTTATAACACCTAAAGGAGAAATAACAATGGATAATAATGCTCCCGTTATCGACACCAAAAAGAACGCTGCCAAGTTTTACAAGGTCGTTGAAACGTACATCAAGCGTGACGGCATCAATGACCTCATGGATTGGCTCGGTTCTACCGATTTTTTTGAAGCTCCCGCCTCCACCAGATTTCATGGTTCCTATGAAGGTGGTTTGTGTCAGCACAGCCTGAATGTCGGGAAGTGGCTGAACAAATTGGCAGAAGGACTTTACCCCGGTCAGTATACGAAAGAAACGCTCACACTTGTTGCGTTGTTCCATGATGTCTGCAAGGCAAACTGCTACAAGACCAGTACCCGTAACGTAAAGAACGAACAGACTGGTCAGTGGGAAAAGGTTCCTTTCTTTGCATGGGAAGAAGTGCTCCCGTTTGGCGGCCACGGCAGTAAGTCAATGCATCTCGTTGAGAAGTTTGTAAAGCTGACCGACGAAGAGGCTTCTGCTATCAACTGTCATATGGGTTTTGCCAACCTGATGAGCAGTGATGTCGGCGGCATTTCCAGTGCATTTACATACAGCCCGCTTGTGTTCCTTACCCATGTGGCGGACATGTTCGCCACTTACATCGATAAGTGCTGAGAGGAGAACATATTTATGAAAATCAAACCTTGTCCTAAATGCGGCTGCTGCGAATACCTTGCAACTGCTCATGTGACGCAGACGTGGCTCATCAATCAGGACGGTGACTTCGTAGAGTCTAAAACCGAGTGTGACGAAGTATTGCACACTCCTGACCCTGATGATATCTTTACCTGTTCGAATTGCGGAGAAGAGATTCCTCGCGATTTGATTACTCAGTGATAGGAGAAAATCTCTATGGATAAAAACAGCAGCGCAGTAAAGCTTGCAAGCGAAACACTTAACGAAATCGGCAATTTTGGCTTTGACAATGAGGCTTACGCCGAAACTATCTGCCGGGGACACCGTACCCTGCAGCAGAATTGGATGCGTATGTCTTTGAAGACTATTGCTAAGATGGCCGAAGCTGGAGACAAAGGTCTGTACGATGACCGCAACGAAAGTGCCGTGAAAATGGCGCAGAAGATTCGCGATGCCATCGGCGACGATGTTCTTCCTTACATTTGATTCCACTACAAGCGCTCGGCCCATTAGGGTCGGGCGTTTGCTTTTTGCTGCAAAGTAGATATACTGTGAGTATCCAAAAAATAAAAATCACTACAAATTAAAAATCGATATGTCGCTATCTCACAAGGGGTGGCGGCATATTTTTTTATGCAAAGGAGAGTAAAATATATGTTTTTTGATTTTGATTCTCTTATGATTGGTCTGGAAACCCATATGCTTAGCGACCCTAATGTTCGTGATGCATCTCCCAGTGAAGCCTTGGAGAACTATTTTTCTCGCAAAGGTAAACGCAGTCAGCGCCGCAAGAATGCGTTTCGTGCGCAGCGTCATCGTCGTGATGTGATGGCAGAAAAGTTCGACACCACATCAAAAAACGATGGTATTCTGCGCAAGACGTACAAGGACGGCTACGCAAAATTTAAAAGTTCTCACGGTCGTGTGAAGAAGGAAGATAAGAGCAACAGTTATCACTGCAAGCATCCTCGCGAGCGTCGCCGTATTGAAGCCGCGAATAGCAAGTTGGCGGATTATATGCAGTCTGATATTTGCCTTGACCTCTATGATTCTGTTTTCGATGATGATGATGACTACGATACCTATATGGGACAGCTTTTTTATGACAATCTTGTCTATTTCCTTTGTGAAGAAAGTGGATGGTCTGAGGAAGATTTGCAGGGTATCGGCATCGTTGAGATGATGGATATTGCTTATGAGCTTGGCGCAGGAGAAAAGCTCGGTATCAACAAGAGAACTTTTGCTGTTCCGTGCAATGTGCGGGCTTATGATGGGCATATTTCTGTCGAGTGGATGTATGACCGTCTTAGTAGCAAGGCAAAAAAGCTTTTGGATGTTTGCCGCTCCTATATTTATGATGACAACACGGACTGGGATTATTCCTTGGATTTTAACTGCTAATTTGAAAGGAAGATAAAATGATTCACGAATATCAGTTCAGTATCGACTCTATCGATGCTGCAAACAAAGCAACGCATACCACCTATGCAGAAGACAGTATCTGCAACGGTCTTGCGAAAGGTCGCCGTATGCTTGATAAACTGTTTAAGGACGGTGCCCTCACTGCAGAACTGTGGCTCATGGGCGACCCCGCCGATGGTCGGCGGTCTTCGTTGAAGGCATTTTTCGACAGAGGAGACAACAAAGTACGCAAGGTGGAATGTTGAAAGTATTTTCACTGAAATTCTATTCAACATAATTTGACGTTCAAGGAGGATACAATTGGAAAATAATGGTTCTGTGACTATTGCAGTAAATGACTTTATCCATTCGCTTTACGCATACAAGAACATTTCTTTGTATGATGCGAATCATGTTTTTGATGAAGAAAAATCTGTTCGCTGGAATAGGGAAGAAGTCGAACGACTAAACAACTCTTACGACAGCAGGCTTAGCGAAGCCTATACACAGGCTCGTTCGGAAGCTGCTGCTTTAAGCGCTCGTATTGCAACTGGCAACAATAGCGAAAAAACTCTTTCGCAGACTGCACAAGATATTATTCAGGACGATTTGCTCGATGAGCTTTTGAAAATCACTGATGATTTGAGTAGTAGCGATAATTCCTTAGAGCGACGCACTTACGCCATCGTTAATAAGTATTTGCAATTCGTTAAATTGATACTTGCTATCGAGGATAAGAATAAGCAGGAGCAAACCATTTCCGGCGAAAAGTGGCTGGACATTCGCACTCCATTCTCTTTTCATCATAAAGATGTACTGTATTCGAATATTTTTACCGCTATCGCAGCAGTAAAATACGGTATATCTTTCGGCGAAGATACATCTGGTATCGAAAGTACAGCCACGGCAGCAAAGACGAATGCCTATATCCGCAAGAATAAGCTCAAACAAGTTGAGGATTGGGACAAGCAGCGCGAGGAACAAATCACGGCAATTTTCGGTTCTGCTTTAGGCGAAGGTCTTTATGAAGAACTTCTGGCAACAGATAAGAAGAAAATCCTTGCCGCTGATAAGAATATCGGCGAATACGGTTCCATTCTCATGGCGATTCGAGAGAAAGCGCAGGAATCAATGATTGCAGATTTTCTGTCAAAGCAAGACCCAACCAAGCTGAAAAAATAAATCTTTCGCAAAACACCTCTTGTTATTTGCTGCAAAGTAAATACACTATATGTATTAAGATAAATAAAACACAGCATTCATAATGCTTCAAAATTTGTCTTAATACGTGAAAACGGCTATCGCTCTTTGAGTGGTAGCCGCTTTTTTTGTTTATGGTTTGTTGCTAAAGCAACGAGCCTCCATTAAATAAAAAGTGAGGAAAAAAGAATGAGCAAGAAAATCAAGAGCATCAAGACGAAGAATGTCAAGTCCACCTCTGCTTCCGTTGCGACCAACGCTACACCCAACTTCTCCATCAACAGCAAACGCGAGATTCTTCCTATCTCCACGACCTCAAAGGGACTTTACAGCATGGGTAGAACCAACTGCTTTACAATGAAGAAGCTCGATGAGTTTATTACGAACTCGATTGAGGCTCGCCGAGATGACAAGACCGTTCCCATCATCCGCGTTGTCGCCGACTACTCCACTACTTTCAGACTGTGGGAACTTGCCGTTGTTGACTATAACACTTGCGGTATGACAAAGAAGGAGCTTTTTTCGAACTACTTCTGCGTTGGTGGCGAGAGCGGGGAAGGTGAAGGTCATATCGCTGGATTTGGCAGCACCGCAATCTTTACACTGACCCGTGGTACGCATCCGTTTTTCGTTGCATCTCAGAGCCATCTCTCCAACGACGCCTATTGCGTCAACGGAGGCTTGCAGGACGACCCTGTCACGCATCAGGCATACACCTACATTGAGCCGTGCAAGATGGAGGATTTCCTGCCTGAAAGTCTGAAAAACAAAAAGTACGGAACGCCAAACACCATTGTTCGTGTATACGTCGATGAGGAGACCATCCGCGATATGCTGCCGAATCAGAAGGGCTATAATCGCGAGACTAGAGCGATTGACCCTCAGACCATTCGTCTTGCATTTGCACAGCACATCTCTGTCGTGTATCGCGAGAAAATTTGTGGCCCCAACCCGATGGCATACATCTATGTTCAGGACTTGGAGTTCCACAAGACCAGCAGCCGACTCGACCTTTCCCTTGAAGATGATAAGACGAAATGGAACCGTCCTATCAAGGCATTTGATATGGATGCGGCCATTGCTGCCACCTCTGCGCAGAAGGCAAACTATTCCGGCACTGTTGTGTGCGGCAACGACTCTGTAAAGTACATCTACAAGTTCGGAACCGTTGACCACAATTACATCGACCACTTTGGTTTTATGGGCGTCGCACCTCTTTATGGGTACTGGGATGGTTCCATGAACAACTCCGGTTTTGATGTGATTGCTCACGGCCAGTCTATTGCCTCGAACCTGATTGAGGAGATTACAGGTCGTAAGCGTCACCCGTCCATGAACCATCTTATCGGTGAACTCATTATTCTGAATGCGCCCAAGGATAAGTTCCGGGTAACCGCAGATAAGAGCAGCCTTGATAAGAGCGATAAGACTTGGAGTCTTATCATCAGCGACATTAAGGCAAACAGCATTCTGCCCGCCTGCAAGACAGACGCAGGCACTTTGCGCGATATGTATGCGATGTATGCCAAGCGTTGCAGCAGCTGTGGTCTGCGTTTTGTCCGCAACTACTCTGTCGGCAGCAGCACCGGCACGAAGGCTCCCGCTATCATTGAGGTCGTTCTGCCTGACAACAGTATCGGTTATTACCTTCTGATGTGCAAGGCAAACGAGACTAAGAGCGGTCCTTCTCTGCGCGATGCGATGCCTCTGATTTCGTCCATGTTGATGATGGAAAGCAATGGCAAACGCGTTCTTGGCGCTTACTTCATTGCCGACCGTTTCTCGAACGGCTTCGTTCAGGACGTCAGCCGCCTCGTTGAGCCTATCAACCGGAACCGCACTGACCGTTTCGAGATTCGTGTTTGCGATACGAACACTCCGCTGGTTTTGGCTGTGCCCGCAGTTTCTGCGCAGGCAGCACCGGTGAATATCAATGTTGGTATCACCATCAAGAAAACCCGCTAAAAAAGCAATCTCTGCCACTTCTTTATAATAGGGATGGCGACTTTGCGAGAAAGGAAACACATGGTAAATATCGGAAGTGTAGGCTATACATTCGATGGCATGGGTATGCTGATGATTGACGGCAAATGTGTTGACCGTAAAGAGGCTATCTCTGTCATTGGATGCAGCTCAGAAGATTTTGATAATCTGATGCTTGGCAACGCAAAGGGAGTTGAAGAGTCCGGAAAGATTCTTTTCCCGAATGCTACGCTGGCACAGATTCAGCTTTTCTGCTTGCAGCAGATTGTTGCGACCAGTAAGGCTGCATAAGTCAATGTCCGCCGCTCTTTTGAGTGGCGGATTTTTTTGTAAAAAAGTATTGCGTTTTGCTGCAAAGTTAATATCCTATAAGTATCATATAAATCAAAGTCTTAGACACCTTACTTTATCATTTCGAGCTTTCCCCAAAAGCTTGTAATGATAGCGTTGGATGTTTTCGTTTATAGAAATCGACTACAGTCGCTATCTTCGCAAGAAGATGAGCGGCTGTTTTTGTTTTTATAAATGAAGTTAGACCTTGATGGCTATGATAATCCGTCCGTTTCTTACCACAAATCGAATAGTATCTAAGGAGGTACTTCTATGAACGCAATTTTCAATATCCTTTCTTTGGCTTTCTGGTACGGTTTTGTTTGGAAGAAGGTCGCTCATCTGCTTGGTGTGCGATACATCTCCATCGCCGACCTCCTTGCCTCCGCGAAAACCAAGGTGGTTGCCGCCGTTGACAACCTCGACCCCGAATACTGCTGCATCGCCTACAAGGTGTGCCGTGTTTCTCAGGGCATCGCTGGTGTCGTGGCCGTCTATAATTTCTTCGCAACGCGAGGGAATATTCTGGACCATGCCTTCGGCCTCATCGCTTCTATCTTGTTCATTGTGGGGATGAATAAGGTGTGCAAGCGAATTACCAAGCGCTTCTAACGAAACACTTGGAACCACCGCTGCTGTCCTTCGGGGCAGCAGTTTTTTTGTACATAAAATCAAGTCATAAAAAAGTTAATGCAATTTACACTTTTATGTTGTATAATAACAACTATATAGACAACATAGGAGGTATTACAAAAAGTGTTAGGAGAATATAAATCATGGCGAATATATCTAATATGACACGTCAAGAATTTATTCAACTTCTTGAAAAGCGTGAAAAAAGGAGAAAAAAGCTTCGTCGGAAACGGCGGATTATCACTTTGATTCTTTTTTCGTTGGCTGTATGTATAACCAATACTGTTGTGGCATTCGCTGCTGAACAAGACACCCCACAAACGAAAATCACAATTAAAGTAGCAGAACCTGTCAAACTTGTCATCAAAGTTGCAAATCAAGATGGAAATGAAGAAACTTATGATGTAGTCCCCACTGATGATTCCTCATGTGTGCAGGAAATCGTTTCTGACAATGTTGTTTTGCAAACGAACTTTGAGGAAGGCGAAGAACAGAAAAAAGAAGATACTGCCACTGTATCGAGTCAGGGGGATGATACCAGTGAACCCGTATCGGATGAGATACAGGAAACAGATGATGTTCAGGAATCTTCTGAAATCACTGACAGTCAAGACGTCGTATCGATTTATGAGGATACTTCGCAATACAAGAAGTACATGAATCTTTCGGATACCCAAAAAGAATATTTTTCTGATGCGGCCGAGGAATTTGGCGTAAGTGAGGCGATGGCTATAGGCATCTGCTATAACGAGTCCCGATTCGCCCCTACAGCCACAAATGTCAATACGAATGGCACTATGGATTGGGGAATTGCTCAGTGCAATGACACGACATTTTCTTATCTGAATTCAGTGCTTGGAATTTCTTCCATGTATGATGTTCTTGATATGCAGACCGGAATCCGCGCTTGCTGCGCTTTGTTAGCGCATTATAAAAGCATGGGATTGTCTGAAAACGATATCCTGTTAGCGTATCAGGAGGGGCTTGGCAATTACCAAGATGTTAAACAGGGCAAGGAAGAACCTTGGAAGGCTTATTACAACGTTTTGAAAAATATCGAGATTTATTCAACCTTGGTGAAAACCTAAGGTGTATAGCGGTCTGTTGTCAGACCGCTATTTCTTTTTGTTGCGTTCTATTTTGATTGACTAATACGCCGTTTTCTGGTATAATATAAGTATTCGGTAAGTATGGCGCACTTTCGTGCCACAATGCAAAGGAGTTTTATTATGCACATGAAGAAAGCTTTGTGTGTTTGTCTTTCTCTTGCTATCGCGGGTTCCGTTTTTGCGGGATGCAGCAGAGAACAAACACCGGAAGAAATCGAAGCTGCAAGCCTTGCTGCTGTTACACAGGAAGAACAGACAACCGGAATGAAGCGTCTGGACAGCCCGAACCTTACGGATTACGAAAAGCCGTTGGCCAATTTCGTTTCCGGCATTCAGGCGAAGGATGCCGCAAAAATCGCAACAGCGCTTGGCTCAGTAAACATCTTTGGCGATACTCTTGATGGCTGGATTGTCAGTAATAACTATGAATCCTTGCAGACGGAGGATTTGCATGATATTAAAATCCAGTCCAGCAAAGACGGAAAAGTCGCAACAATCAATGTGTTCTTTGAAGAGCCCAATGAAGATAAGAGTAACTTCGTTGAATACAAAAGCGATTTTGACGGTAAGGAGTGGAATATCACCCCTCCGACCGGACTTTCTACCGACTATACCTTTTATGCGCCTGTCAGCTCCGTAAGTATCAATGATGTCGATATGTCGACATACGCCGCCAGTGACAGCAATTATGGATACGCGTTCAATCTTCCGAGAGTTATTGAGACGGACAGTTCTCCTGACTGCGTGTTGAATACAAGTATCGGTAAGTATTCTGGTAAAATCATCAACGCAAGCACATCTTCTTATGGCTCAGCATTGCCGATTGCTATGGCTGTGTTCACAGAAGACCAGAAGAAGGAAATCAATCAGTATTTTGTGGACTGTGCGAACAGCGTATTTGATATGATGCGTACGGGTGCTGATAGAGATTCTTACAGCGCATATTTGCTTGATTCCAATGCAGTATCTGCCATCTTCGATGTAGACGGAGATGATAAGCAAGCTGCTATTGCAAATGAAGCAAACGCCGTATCTCGTATCGAGGTATTGAGCGCCGAATCTGTGGCAGGATATCCTGATGCTTACATTTACCACTTTTCCAGCAGTGATTCCATCACTATGAATATTCGTTATAATGCAGTCTTATCATCCGGCGAATGCCATCGATGCGCTGCTGTGACGATGACTTATACGAATGGTTCTTGGAAAATCGCAAAAATCAATTCTACTAACTCACTGTTCACAGATTTAACCGCATTCAACCCTGAATGGTGAGAATTTGAGTAAGGAAGGAAGTGATTCCGCACTTATCTTTGTGTGAGAGATAGTGCGTGGCATATGATTGGTGGACTTATCATTGCAACCATGGTCTGCATTGCTTTGTCGGGATTTTGCTTTATCGGGAATCAGTATGATTTGCTGCCAAGCTTTATTCTTGACGCTGGTCATTATGAGTTCGTTAATGTATTGTATTGCTTGTTTGCGATTGCGTCCTTTTTGTGCGCCTTGATTGCTTATAGGCTTTATAAGCGGGAAAAAGAATTTACAAATGGAACTCATGTCCCAACATTTATGGATTACATACGAGCAAATCAAAGTGAGTATGAAAAACTCTTTGAGGAATATCAGGGGGAAGAAGAACAGAAAAGTGAAATTCTTGTTCCAAGTGATGTAAAAGACAAGTTAGAAGAAGAAGACAGACAGAAAAAACAACAACAGATTATTTCCCCGACTCTTGATGTTAAAAAAATCGGAGAGGGTGTCAAGGAACCAGAAAAGCAGGAAATCCAAACGCATTCTGCATCCGAAGTGGCTCATGTGACCGTTCCTTCGGAGCCTGCTCCCGTGGAAAGCCTGCCACCAATTTCTGTGCCCGTCTTCAAAGCCAAATCCATTTCAACCGTTACAACAAAGACCCCTGTCGCAGCGGAACCCAAGCCAGAACCCATTGTCCCGCCGCCTCCCATTCTTCCTAAAGTTTCTGTTGCTCCAAAGAAGGTTTCTGAAAAGGTAAGCGATGCTCTTCCGCCGTTCGACTTAGCTGTACAAGCATTAAAAAGCGCCGGTGTATCAGAAGCTCTTTATGCTGTCAACGAAAAAAAAGAAGGTGCTGTATGCTCGCTGCATAGTCAAAGTGAATGGTTTATCTTTAATTATGAGAACGGGAAAATGGCAAATACAAAGATTTACACTGATGAAATGGAAGCTGTAAAGGCGTTCGTTCATAATGTAAATGAACTGGCAAAAAATAAATGAGTTTTTCCCGTACATCTGTACGGGATTTTTTATTCTGTATTATGAGGTATTTTATGGCTAATAACAAAGATGTTTATCGAGTACATGACATTCAGAAAGATACTCGTGTTTTTCTGACAGTCTCCGACATTGCAAAAGCATTGGGTGTGACAAAAAATGCTTTTCGGACTCAGGTAAAAAATGATGTAAATTCTGTACCGTTTCCTGTAATCAAAATCGGAGATGTTATTCTCATTCCTCGCAAAAAGTTTTTAGATTATCTGGGATATGATTGCTACTCAGGAGAAAATGACTACTTTGGGTATCTTGTTCCTGATGAACCGCCCACTGTATTGCCCAAAATGTAATGGAGAATTTCTATGTATTTAATTATTGCAGAAAAAAGAAGCGCTGCCGAAAAAGTTGGCTCCTGCATTAAAGGGGAGTCTTTTAAGAAAAGCGATGGCTTTATTCAAAGCCAAAACTACTATATCACATGGTGTGCCGGACATCTGTATACGCTTCTTGATTTGGAAGAATATGACCCGAATTATGACCCGAACGAAAAACATAAGTGGACTATGGATGGACTCCCGTTCTGTCCTCCTCGTTTTCGATACAAAGTGTCCCAGCCAAAGGGAAATGCATCGATGTGTGCCACGGTAAGAAAGCAAACCAAAGTCATTAAAAAACTGGCAAACGATGCATCCGTCTCGGCCATCTATCATTGTGGAGACTCCGATAGAGAAGGAGAGGTTATTGTTCGCAATGCTGTTCGTGCATTATTGAAAAGCAATAAACCGATTTATCGTATTTGGCTCAACTCCTATACAACGGAATCGGTCATGAAAGCACTTTCTGCAAAGGAGCCCGACAGTAATTATGACGGTTGGGATAATGCAGGTCTTGCGAGAGCGCATGAAGACTGGCTGTTCGGTATTAACGGGACGCGGTACTTGTCTTTGAAATCAGGCGTTCTTTTGCCTTGGGGACGCTGCAAGTATATCATTACAAAAGCAATCGTCGATAGGGAACGCGCAATTACCAACTTTGTTCCTGTGGACTACTTTGCTGTTGTTTCGAAGACGAATGTCAAGGGATACGATATTGAACTGACAAGCAAAAAAACATTCGATAAGGATTCCTCGCCTGATGCTGTAGCTCTTGCAAACAAGTATAATGCAGCGGGCGCAAAGGTCATATCCGTAAAGAAAGACCGTGTTACTGTAAATCCCGGAAGACTGTTCAGCACAACAGAACTGCAGGCTTTTGTTTCATCGCATTATAAGGGCACGGACCCCAAAGAAATTGAAGCGTCTTTGGAAGAACTTTATCAAAGCGGCTATACTACGTATCCCAGAACGAATTCAAGTTTTCTTACCGCAAGCGATGAACATGATGTAGACCTTGCCATTAACGCATTGAAGCGTGCTGGGTTTCAAAACCTTGTCAATAAACCAAAAAAGAAAAGCATTTACGATGATAGTAAGGTTGACGGACACTCTGCTCTGACTCCTACCAGTAATATCCCTGATATTTCAAAGCTGTCCCTGGCACAGAGAATAACCTATGAATGTATTCGTAATCGATTCTTGGCTGTTTTCTGTTCGGAAGATTGTTTGGCAGATAAAACTGTTATTACTATTCGTTGCGATGATGAAGATTTCCAGCTTACCGGAACCATCAATGTCGCAAAGGGTTGGCTGCAGTATGAACCGTTTGGTCAGAAGGACAAGGAAGTACCTCCCTTGAATGATGGAGAGTCCGTTCCTGTTGATTTTAAGCCCGTCAAAAAGCAGACTGCACCGCCAAAACGGTTTACTGTTGCCTCTTTTGGTGCATGGTGTAATGCACCTTGGCGTAATGAGGATGATTCCGAGAAAACCGATTACACAGATGAAGAATGGAAGCGTATTTTGCATGAAGCTACTATTTGCACGGATGCAACACGAACGCCTACCATAACAGAGTGTCGGAATGTCGGGTATATCAAACTGTCTAAGGGAACGTATTCTCCCGACACGAAAGGGTATCAGTTTGTTGATGCTTGTGAAAAGCTTGGACTTACATTTACTGTCAAGGAAGTCATGGATTTGTCTATGATGCTGTTTGATGTAAGAAAAGGAACCAGAACCATTGATGAATGTGTAAAGACAGCAATGGAGAAGTTGAATCTTATGTTTACACATAAAAACGCCGAAGTAGAAAATCTTCGCCCCGAAAACACCCCCATTTGTAAATGTCCAAAATGCGGTGGCAATATTATCGAGTGGAAAGAATCCTATTCCTGTTCAAATAAAGGCTGCCCTGCTGTTGTTTGGAAACACAGCAAGGTTCTTGAGAAAATCAACGGTAAAAAGAAGACATTCTCAAAGAAGGACGCCATCGCATTGTTTTCCGGTAAGCCTGTATCCGATAAAGGCTGTGTGAGTCAAAAGACGGGTAAAACCTATGACTGCCTTTTGTATCTCGACTTGACCGGAGAAAAGGCACAAATGAAAATCACATTTGATTCAGCAGCCAGCACCGGCAAAAGTGTTGGAGTATGTCCCGTATGCGGAAAGAAAATGGTGGAACGTCCGAATAGCTTTAGCTGTGAGAATTCCTCTTGCGGCTTTACTATCTGGAAAGAGACGAAACGATTCTCTGATATTCTGGAAATCGATGCAGAAAAAGCCAAGCAGCTTCTTGACGGGAAGGGTGTACCTTTTGAACTGACAAACAAGAAGAACGAAAAATACACCACCAACCTGCTTCTCACTGTAAGTGTTTACAACGGAAAGCATTACCCGAAATTCGATTTGCCTGTAAAGTCTCCAAAGAAATATTGAAGCTATCCAAATTTTCACATTGGTTTTATTTTAATCGACAGCAGCTACTCCAAAACGGAGTGGCCGCTGTTTTTTGCGTCCGCATACTTGCCGGGATGTGCGAGCTGGATACAATAGGAATTGTACAACGGATACCATGCAAGACTATGATTCACAAGCTGTCCGATAATTTTGCCGTAGCCTTCTTGCGGTCTGCTGCAAAGTTAGTATGCTGATATTGTAAGCTGAGGTAAAACCGACAGGTGTGACTGTATCAAGCTGTTTATGACCTTGGGGAAGGATTTTTAGGCTCTTCGGAGGAGTGAACAGCTTCTTTTTGGCTGTCTAAGCATCGTTGTTCGTAGCGGTGCTTTCATGGTTGTTATGGCTTTGTTGCCAAACAAATATATTATTTGTTTTCAAAGAAAGGACCCAAATTTATGAAGAACAAGAAACTAACCGCTACCGTTGCTGTGGCAACTGCCGCAGCGCTGATGTTTGCTGGTTGCGGCAAGAAGGAGCCTGCTGCCTCTTCTGAGGTGACCTCTACTGCCACGGCTGAAAGCTCCGTGGTCGAGGAAGCTACACCGGAGGAAACAAATGCAGAGAGCACTGAAGCTGATGCAACTGCCGCAGAGAACCTGCTGCTGAGCACCGAGACAATGCATTACAGTGCAGATGATGAAGATGGAGTTGTCACTGTTCATAAGTACAACGAGGACGGCAACGAAGTTTTTACGCGTGAAATCGACAAGGCGAACGATATGGATACCGTTACCATCAATGAATTGGATGAGAACGGTAATGTCGTGAAAATTGTCTCTTATATCAACGGCGAACAAAACCGCCTGTATACACAGGTATTTAACGACCATGACGACATGATTGAACGCGATGACGAGGATGGAAACGCCATCATCCAATATCAGTACACCTATGATGACAATGGTCGGAAAATGAGCGAGGAGTCCTATGTCATCAGCGACGGGGAACAGTATCTGAACTACTCCACCACCTATACTTATGACGATACTCATGAGTTGCCCATTACCGAAGTCATCACAAACGACAACGGCGTTCAGACCACGACCCGTGACTTTGATACAATGGCTGCCGATGACCTGTATGTCGAGACCATCAGCGAAGACGGGGCAGAGGATGTTGTATATCACAAGCGCATGAGTGATGATAAGACCGTTTATTACAATGATGGCAAGGGCAGTGAGGTCACGACAGAGTACGATGAGAACGGCAACGTGACCAAACAGGCCGGTAAGGATGCCACGATGGGCAACTTCGAGCAGACCTTTGAAAACACATACGATGACAATGGAAACCTGCTGTCTGTAAAAACCACCTACAACGGTGACGATGGTTACTTCATCGACTACGCCTACGCGGCTCTGACCGATGCAAGCTATGACGGTGAGGGTACTCTGCTGTTCGATGCTGCAAAGGATATTCCGTCTGCTGCTTAATGCTTATAAATGTAAGTTGGGAAAACCCACGGTTTTAATCGTGGAATGAAAGGTCGTTTCTATCTTGTACAGATAGAGGCAAATGAATTTTCAAAAAACGGTTTCCGTATAAGGAAGCCGTTTTTTTTGATAAACAATATTGAAATTCCCTTGCAATTTGCTGCAAAGTAAATATCATAAAACCATAATATAAATCAAATTTCAAAAGATTGCAGCCTCGTGTGGGAGGGCCTGCCGCTTTATACATTCAAATTCGGTATTTTAAGCCGCTATCTGTTTATAGATGGCGGCTTTTTGTCGTCTTTGGATGTTTTTCTTTTTTATCTCGCTGTAATTGCGAGTTTATATATAAACGAAAATCAAAAAACAACCCGACTCTTAAAGGAATCGGGGCAAAACTCGAAAGGAGAGTTTAAAATGTTCGATGAACTCGAGTGCAGCTCGTCTGAGTTGATTAGTCTGTACGACTATGACCCGATGCGGGAGTATGAACTCCGGCTTGAATCCGAAATCGAAATCACAAATGAAAAACTGTGGCCTGATGAAGATGAGGATGATAAGTCCAAGAAGCGTCGCCGTTCCAGTGGTCGTCGTAGGACGCGAACAACTAAAAAAGCCGTGTAAACGTAAATCTAAAATCATTGAGGAGGTAAATCGCAATGAAGAAGAACAACAAAACCGTAGTGAGTGTGGATGTTTCTAATGTCCGCACACGGAACACTTGGGGCTCCGTAAAACCCTACACGCGTGTTGAGATGCCCAAGACTGCTTATAAACGGCAGGGGAAAGGGCGCACTCCTCGCGGCGAGCGATAATATCGCTATTGGCAGACTGGTTTTGTACCAGCCTGCCATTTTTGTTCTCAAAATGAACGCACAGTTGTATAAAACCACTTTTTGTGGTATAATATAAGTAAAGAACAAAAGTATTCGTTTGTGCTATATGTGAAGAGGTGAATTGAATTTTGGATATTAGCGCATTGAAAATAGCCCCTGCCAAAGCAGGACAATTAAGGAATAAAGGAATCGGAACGGTAGAGCAGTTATTGACCACCTATCCGATTCGATATCAGGATTATAGAAAAAGAACGCCATTAACTGAGCTGTCGAACCACATAGGCCAGTCGATTACGGTTGTTGGTGAAGTATGTAATCTTCGTGGAAATTACCAGAAAGGTATGGTTCTGTGTTCGCTCACGGACCATAAAGGCAACTTTGTTAATATTGCATGGTTTAATCAGATTTTCATAATGAAGCAATTATGGAATGGTTGCAATATTCTGGTTCATGGAAAGCTCACCTACAACGATACATATAAAAATTATAATATTGCCGGACCTACTTATTTCTCCTTGAATATCGGAACAGGGGATGACCTTATCCCTGTGTATCCAAGCATCAAAGGAATGTCCAGCAACTATTACAGCGACTGTCTGATAAAGGCTCAGAATCTCTATGCATTTACTCCGTCAATTTTAAGGAATCCTATCAACACAGCCACTGAGGAAAACTTGAAGTTACTTCCTCAAAAGGAATTCATCAAGATTGTACATCATCCGCAGACTGATGAGGATTTGAAAGCTATCGAGAGACGAAAGGCTGCCGAAGTCCTCATCCCGTTCGCGAAAGAGCTCACAAACAGGGAATCTGTTATCGCTGCACCAAGGTATACTGAAATCAACCTTACAAAAACAAATAACCTGATTCACAGCGTTACGGCTTCTTTGCCCTTTGAATTGACCGAAGACCAAAAATCAGCGGTCAATGCTTTGCTAAGTGATGTGAAAGCTGGTAGGAGAATCAATGCTCTGATTCAAGGCGATGTTGGCTGCGGCAAAACAGTAATTGCGGAGCTTATCTCGGCCATTTTTGCTGTAAATGGTTATCAGTGTGTAGTTATGGCTCCGACCAAAATCTTAGCAACTCAGCATTACGAAGATTTCAAGAAACTTCTCGCGCCTGTTGGTATCGATATAGAACTTTTGGTCGAAGGGCAAAAGGCAGCCGAAAAAAAGAAAACTATTGCGCGAATCAAAGACGGTTCTGTGAAAATCATTATCGGAACAAGTTCTGTGCTGTCGGAGAAGGTTGAATACAAAGACCTTGCACTTATGATAACGGATGAAGAACACCGGTTTGGTGTTGCACAGCGAGAAGCTTTAATGGAAAAAGCCAAGGATGGAATCCATTGCATTAGCATGTCTGCTACACCTATTCCGCGCAGTTTGGCATTAGCTATAAATGGAAATAGCACGAGAATCATCGATGTTAAAACTATGCCTAATGGGCGAAAGCCGGTACAAACCATTCTTTTTGGTAACGAGAAAAAAACATACGAGGCCATGTACCGTCAAATCACAGAAGGGCATCAATGCTATATCGTCTGTCCCTTGGTCGATAAGTCAGACTCAGAGTCTATGGAAAATGTAGAGTCTGTGGATGAAACTTATCAAAAAGCGACTGATTACTTCCAGATGCATCATCCATCTGTAAAAATTGCTGCCATCACCGGCAAAACAAAGAAAGCCGAACAGCAAGAGATTTTGAATGCTTATGTTGCTGGCGATATCCATATTCTGATTGCAACAACTATTGTCGAGGTTGGCGTGAACGTTCCTAACGCTACAGTTATGGTCATTAAAAATGCCGAGCGATTCGGGTTAGCGCAGCTTCATCAGCTAAGAGGGCGCGTCGGTAGAAGTTCAACACAATCTTATTGTGTTTTGCTCAGCAAAGACAAAGAGAATCCAAGACTGCTCACTATGGTAAGAACAACGGATGGATTTGAAATTGCGAAGGCTGACCTTGAACAAAGAGGAGCCGGAGACCTGATTGGTGTTGAACAAAGCGGATTCAATAAAGTTCTGACTTGTATGGCACAGCATAAAGAGCTTTACAATGCAATCTTGTCAGAAATCGGAAAAACAATTTGAGATGATAGCTGCCAGTGATGGCAGCTATTTTTTGAAAACTTTTTTAGAAAAATACTTGCTATTTGCTGCAAAGTAAATATACTCAAGACATCACAAAAATAAAACACTCCTTAACGAGCCACGCTGTAATTTATAATCAGCTTTAAAGCTGCTATCTCAAACGAGATGGCGGCTTTTTTGTTTTTATTTTTGTTTTTCACGTCGCAAGACGAATTCGCGATGCGGGGACGCGGATTATATAATCCACTCTTTTGAGTGGTTTCATCGGAGCGATTCGATGTTTTATTTATAAAACCACTCATCGAGTGGCAGCGCTGAAGTGATTTGGCGAAAGAAATAAAGAAAAAACAAAAAATAAATTTATGTACTGGAGGTACACTGCAATGACAAATACGAACATTTACACCCGCCTGAACAACCTCGTTTGCGCCCTTCGTGCCGACGAAGACAACTGTGACCTTGTTGAAGATGTCAAGGATACAGTTGACTTGTGCCGCAATTATGTCGGCATGGTCGACCGCATGGAAGCGAACATCCGAACGGCTCGCGAGACCATGGATGCTGAGGATTTTCGTCGCAGAGTTCAGACTCTCGACATGAATCGCCGCACAGCACATGAAGGGCTCATGATTGATGTTAACATGCTTAACAAAATCTGTGCCAACATCGGTATTCCGCCTGTCGCTGATGTTGACGAGGACAACCGTGAGAGCTACTACTCGTTTGCCAAGAAGGTTGCAGAGGCAGCTGAGTTAGGTGAATTCCAAGAGTGGTAATTCTCTCCTCAGACAAGCGCTTTCCCTCACGGGCAGGCGCTTTTTTTGTGCCTCCTGTTGTGGTATAATATAAGAAAAGCCATAGCGAAAAGGAGACAATCATGAGTAACATTGAAAGAATCGAAAAACTCGCTTCCGCTGTTGATGTGGATATGCAGGAAGACGTGGAAAGCGTTGTCATTAACGCCGGAAAATACGTTGCTGCCGTAACGGAGATGGAATGCTCTGTCAGAAACATGCAAGGCTTAAAGGGTCAGGACTATCGTGACAGAGTAAGCCAGACTGATGCCGCAAGAACGCGTGCGCATAACGCGTTTATCGATGCAGTCAATCTTGCCAATCGTCTGGCTGAATCCGTCAACGTTGAAAAAATCTACACCGGAAGTTCCGAACGACGCGCATATGGTGACTTTGCCTTTGCCATCGTAAAGGAAATCTTCGAGAGTCGAAAGTAACTCATGCCGTCCCGCTTATTGCGGGGCGGTTTTTTGTTGCTATTTGCTGCAAAGTACATATAATTCAATATATAAGATAAATCATAGTCTTTTATTCTATCTGGTAACGACAGAAAAGTTTATCTTATATTCAAAATCTGATTTTAGCAGTCATCCTCTTCATGCAGGGTGACTGCTATTTTTTGTGAAAGGAGAAAACTCATGGATTATAAGAAATTCTATAACCAGCTTATGAACAAGGATTTCAAACCGAAGCCGAATACCTTTTTTACTTCCGGTGAGTACAAAAACTATTCTGAGGTTCAGGTTGGTGCTGTTGTTTCTACCGCAGTGGATTACATTCGTAATGTGCTGCACTTCGACATCCCACAATATGAAATCATGCGTCGTTCATCTGTGCCTGTTTTTGTCCAGTATAACGAAAACGGAAACACAGCATACACGGATGGTTCCAAAATTGTAATGAATGCCGCCAATGACCTCGTTGCAAACTACAAATCCATCTACATGCAGCACGCATCACTGCAGGGTATGCTGCGCCACGAGACTGCGCACATCCTGTTTACGGACACTTCTGTAATTGCAAAATGGTGTAAGGCTCTTGTTTACGGGAGTATGCTTCACCAGCCGGACAATGTGAATACTCCGGACGGCAAAGAAATCATAAAACGCCTTGCGGATGACCCTGTCTTTGCGGGTGTCTATGCTAACCTTGCAAAACGCATTGAAAACAGTGTGGAAGACGGCTATATCGAGGCTGAGCTCGACACCATCAATGATGGTATGGGTGATACGATTCGGTATCTTGCAACCACAAATGCAGCCATGATTGAACAGCTGATGGATGCAGACGGATTCAACTATGAAAAGTATGACAGCAAGTTCAATGCTGTCGCAACTTTCATCCTCGTGTACGCAAAGTTCGGTTATGAGTTCACTAATGTTCCTGAGGACATGGTACCGTTCTTTAATACACTGAAAGGTATCATTAAGGAGTGTATTTCCAGCCGTGTGCCGACTACCAGAATAGCCAATATCAACAAGCTTATGATTGCCATGTATCCCGTTCTGAAAGAACAGATTGAGAATGTCAGTGATGCAATCAACGACCAGATGCAGTCAAGCGGTCCTTCCGGTGAGAACAATGACAGTGAAGGCCAGCGTGGTGAAGGGTCTGGTTCCGGCTCTGACGGTTCTGATGAATCCGATGAATCCGGTTCGTCTGACAGCCAGTCTAAGTCCGGCAAAGGCAAGCAAGGCAATGGTGCTGGTGGTTCTATGAGTGGTTCCGATACCATCCTTATTCGTTCCGACAAAAAGACGGACGAGAACAACGAAAGCGGTTCTGACGAGGATAATGGCAAAAAGGGAGAAACATCTTCCGAGAAGAACGATTCTGCCAGCCAAGATGCTTCTGATTCTTCGACTGGCAAGTCCGGGTCTGACAAAAAGGACACGAGTGATGGCAGCAATTCTTCCTCTAAAGGCAATAAGACGGATAGTTCTGATAAAGGCTCCGGCTCTGATTCCAAGAATGCAGACGGCGCATCCGAAACGGATGTAAAACCGAATGGGAGCAAGTCTGATGAAGGGAAATCTGATAAGGATACCAAAGCAGAGAGCGGCAAGGATGGAAAGAATACATCCGCTGAACCTAAAAAGATGACTGCCAAAGAAGCTGAAAAAATCAAAAAGGAAATCGATGACATTTCTCAGAAAGTTCCTTCTTCGGATAACAATGATTGCACTGATTCTTCGTGCAAGACTTCTTCCATCTTTAACAGCAACAATGTTGGAGCTGATGCGAAGAACAATGCTGGTGAAAATGTGCGTCAGCAATCCAAGCAGGAGGTAGGCAAGAATCCTCAAGACAAGGAGATTCGGAATATTCCGGGTGGTTCTGGTCTTCCGGAAAAATCAGCCTATGATGATGTCACTTCGATTGTTAGCGACATGCAGAGAACCGCTGCGGAAGCAAAAACCGAAAAGCAGCGCGAAAAAGATTTGAGAGAGGAAGCTGCCGAGCTTACCGATAAGTACAAAAATATGCTGGCTCAGCAAAAGTGTCCTGATATCGGTTATTTCAACCAAAAAGCGCGTTTTCTCGATGGTATAGGAAGCATCAGCATCACTCGCGTGGTAACACCTCCGGTAGGCGCAGAAAGCGTTTATCAGGCTGTTGCGGGGGTGGTCAAGAGTGTATCCCGGCCTACACAAAGAGAAATCATTAAGGCTATCAAGGACAAGAGAAACGGCTATAAGCTTACCGGCCTTACAATGGGTCGGAGAGTCGAAGCCAGTCTCATCCATCACAATGATGGCAAGTGTTTTTCCAAGAGTAAATCTCCGGAAGATGTTCCTGAATTATGTGTGGGTGTTTTGCTCGACCAGTCCGGGTCTACAATGGGTGAGATTATCAACTATGAACGCTTACTGGCGCTGACTATCGAGGATATGTGTCGTTCGATTGAAATCCCCGCGATTATCAATGGATACAGCGGTGGCGGTGGTACAGTAAGAATTATTTCCTATGTTGAGCCGAATTCCGTAGACCGGAAAAACGCTCTTCGGTTGACTTCTATGCTTGCTGATGGCGGTACTCCTACCGCAGAAGCGCTTGCATATATGCTGAACCGGCTGGAAAAGCGCCCTGAGCCTTCGAAGATTTTGTTTGTTGTTACTGACGGAAACAGCAACAATAAAGCATATCTTCCGATGCTTTTGGCCGAGGCAAAGCGAAATCATATCATGGTCATTGCTGCAGGCATCGGTGCTTGTCGCCAAAGTATTCATTCGGAGTTTCCTGAAAACTTCTTGGATATCAGCGATATGAACAGCATGCCTCGCAACATCTGTAATATCATCAAACGTAAACTTGTCAAATAAAGGAGGACGAGAATTATGTTGTACGGGCTGATGCAGTCCGATGGGAAAATCATCCGCAAAGAGGCTGAGCTCTATAAGCTTCTTATCACAGCAACCGACAAGGATGGCAAGCGTTTCAACAAAAAGACTTCTGCGACTGTAAAGGTTGGAGATACCGTCTATCGTGAACGCTATGTATCCGCCATTTTTGAGTGTACATGCGACACATCCGATGGACAGTCTGCACGCACTCATCTTGGTCATACTTACAAGAAAACCGGAATGATTCGCGCCCCGTTTAAGGTGGTTGCTATCGATACCTAAAAAATATGCCGCTGTCTCGAAAGAGATAGCGGTTTTTTCTTATGTATGCTGTTTTTTTATGCCCCTTATTTCGCTAAATTCTTATTTAGCGAAGTTATGCCACGCTTGTTTTTATGTGGGAATTTACTCCCCTCGCTTTCGTTACTTGCATTTTTTAACGCAAATTTGCAGGACTTAATGCAAGATGCAGCTTTTAGTTTTGCAAATATTGCCCAGCGTCTGCATAAGAGCGATTCTACAATCTCCCGCGAAATCATCCGTAACCGTTATCAAGTTAAAACCAGTGCCAACCACACCGTGCTCTGTGCCCGTGTAAATGTCTGCACAATGGTAAGCCTTTGCAGCACCGATTGTAACCGTACAAGCTACGCTGATTGCGCCGAGGTCTGTCATGTGACCACCGCCAAACTACCGGCTACGCCATTGCACATATCATTCTTGCAAAATATATCGATGACTGTTACGATTTTCCTAAAACATATTTATCTTTTCGTCTTATTATATTATATTTATAGTATAGTTGTCATCGCAAAAGAAGATATAAGCTCTGAGTTTATCGCTCATGTGAATACATATTGTGTAATGAATATGGTATAATCCGATTTGTATAACACAAACTAAAGGAGAAAAATTAAGTGGAGAAAGCATCGTACAGTCTTAGCGCTATCAGGCATTGCAAGCAATTAGTACAAAACACTTCTTGGAGTACACGGTTAAAATCAGAACACTATACGAGAAGTTCGGAGATAAATAGCTTGTTTGCTTCGTGCCAAGAACTCCTGCACAGCATACTGTTTTGTCCAGACCTCTCACCTGCTTATGATTATCAGCAAATGGTCATTTCCAAAAAGTATACAAAAGCCCAGCTCGATAACCAGCTGCGCGTTTGTCGTTCTTTTGCTAATGCTCAAATTTCGCTTATCGAAGATGCAATAAAAGACGGTTCTGTGGATTGCCTGCCTTAATTGCTTCTCATATAAGGAAGTTCGCCAAGCCGGAGGCTGGCAACAAGTCGAAAGCCAAGCACTTAGAATTGACACACTTCTGTCCATTGCAAAGTGGACTTGCCCGGCGTAGGAATTGCAAAACATATAACTCTCCCCTTCCCTATTGCGATGACAGCCACCAAATGTAGCAAACCTGTTTGTGTTAGTCTTTCGGTCAGAAACAGAGTCCTTCCTTGTGTTGTGGCGTGACAGTTTTCTACATAGATTAACTCTGAGAGATTTTTTGTTTCTGTTGCTCCCACAAAATTTCCTCGACATAATTTGGCAAAGTTCAGGGCGCAACTATAGCCTCACAAACCAGTTCTTGGCTGCAATATCGAATTCTAAAAAAACTCACCCCGCATCGAGGTGAGTGGTATGAAAAAAAGATATTCTTTTATGCGGTTTTCTCCAGCATATACGATAGAATCGTATATAGTGGCAAAAATCTGACAAATTCGGGTGCAAGGTGTCTGCGCACTTCTGCAAATACACACCATTTTATCGACATCTCAGATAAACTGTTCAAGTCAGAAGCGCTTTTTGGTAGTGTTGGCAGTGCTTGCTGTCTCTCAGAGTTACATCGCCCACAATACCAGCGCCGCGACTACAGCAACAGCTACAATAAGCAATAGAAGCCCACAGCCAGAACCTTTTCCGCCACTATTACGATTTCCTCCGTTGCCACCGGAGCCACCAAAGTTGCGGTCAAACGACTGCTTATAATGAGCATAGCCGGTGCTGCCGTTACCAAAATAGCCATAATCGTTTGCCATAGTACACTACCTCATTCGCTATATTTGTTCTTGTTCCCTGCGAGAATATCCTCGCAGACAGACGCATACTCCGGCAGCATCTCCAAGAACGGTGTCCAGCGCAGACGCACTTCCTTGGTTTCCATCTCATCCAGATTACTGCTGTCATTCCAGCTTTCCGTTTCCAAAACGACATCGGTCACAATTTCGCTGAATAGACGGTACGCTAAGCTGTGCGCGGTGTGGAAGCTGCAATATTCTTCGCCCCGCCGCTTATCGGGATTTATGGTCATTAGGACATACCCGATTTTCTCGGACCAGACAAGGTCTAAGTTGGAATGCCGGTGGATGTACCCGGAGAAAGCATCGGCAATACGGTCCATTTCTGGGCTTTTCTGAATGTAGTTAGGCATTATGATGTTGGTCCTCCAAAATTGATATTTTTTGAATTTCGCTGGCACCAAGTACCGGGATATAGCGTCCCGGCTCGATGACGGCGAGATATGCGTCCTCGGCACCGTTTTGCGGGTAGAACTCATCCACCACGCCGCGATGCATATTGTTGTCTTGGTTTTGAGTCCATCGAATACGGGTGCCGCATACACAGCGGCTCATGGTTGCGATGATTTCAGTATTGGTCATGTCTATATTTGACTCCTTTCATTCTGCGTAAAAAGGAAGACGTCTGCTGAGTCTTTCGATGAGCGTCTGTGTAGATGCCTTTTTAGCGCCCATCTCGATGCGCTCAATGCTGTTCGGTTTTGCCGTCTCGAACTTTTTAGCCAGATTATCCTCGTACAGGTGCAGAGCCTCGAGGATGGTTTCGACATCGAATTGTCTTGTAGGGCCGAGGTCATAGTAGTTGTTGCGTCCTGTAGGAATTTGAGGGATGTTCATAGCCGCACTCCTTATTTAGTTGCTCTCTTCGGATTCTTCTACCTTATATGGCTCGATGTAACGACAGTCAGGGAAGTTCTTGCAGCCATAGAATTGACTGCCCGGCTTCGGACCAACCTTTGCAACGCGGAGCACCAGAGCGCCGCCGCACAATGGGCAGACCTTCTCGGATTCTTTCTTTTTCTTTTCTAATACGCTCTTCGGAATAGAACCTGTCTCAATCCACTTACGGAATTGCGTGACAGACATACTGTACTCCATGCCGTCTTTGTCTTTCAGGTCGATTCTGACGGCTCCGTCAATATAGTTTGTCAGCATGTATTTCTTCTGTTTTTCAGTGAGAGGGGTCCACGAATATATGTGTTCAGAAAAACAGATTATACAGCTGTTAGGAACAAATCTGTGACGTGGATAATTAGAATAATTTGTCATGTCAATTACCTCAAATGCAGTGAATTTGGCTGCCATAGTCAGTGATGTACGCTCCAACTATGTAGTTGGGATGTTTTTCTCTCTTTACCAAAATTATATCAAACTGCGCATCCTATAATTTGGACTTCCAGCAAGAATACATCATCTTCGGGATAATGTACAAAAACTACAAGCCATTTTTGTCATGCAATACCTAAAACGGATTGTATTTGTTTTGCTTTTCGAGAGCATTTCATTCTTGCTGTCTTGTTCTCGGCGCATCCGATAGCCGACGAGATTCTTAACGAGGTAATTGCCAATTCCTTTTTCTGTTTTTGATTTTTTGTTTTCAGAAGACACATATTACTTCGTACCGTGGAGAACTGTGCTGTCTATAACAACTGTAATTTCTTAGTATGTTCGATGTCCTATTCCGCGCAATCCGACCAAAGAGAGATTTCTACACTTCAAAACCGTAAAAAATTACGTTTAGATATGCTGAGAACCCATTCGCTGCTCTCCCCTTCCCTGTTTCTAATCAAACCTCCTTGTTTATAAAAGGAGTTTTTTTGTTGCCCTTTTTTAAAAAATGCACTTCAAATAGCACGCAGACGAATACTATCTGATAAACTATTGCAGATAAATACAATATGTAATGTTGTAATTCTCTGTTTTGTTAGTTTTTTGCTCGTCACTATTGTTATTTAGAACACATTTTCCAAATTATTTGAGGTACTATTGCAGATTTTGAAAAAAGAAACTCCTTTTATCAAAGGAAAGCCTATTTTACTTTTGTTCTGAGGACTCTCTGGTATAGCAGAGAAATGAACGAAGCATCACAAGATTTCTCATAATTTTTAAAAAACCTTCTCCCTTTCTGATTTAGAAAGCCATTAAAAAACGAGCATTTTATTTCGATACTTCGTTGTATTTACTTTTTCTGTTTTTTAAAAAATAAAACTCCCTTTATTGTGTAAAGCTCTTTCCTTTACACGCTTATCCTCGTCCGCTCTCCTTCCCTGTTACTTGTCTTGAAGGGAATTCTTTCCGCCAAGAACAAGTTTTTGCCGGAATTTAATATTTTGAAAAAACAAAACTCCCTTTATCAAAATGCAAAAAAGTAACTCCCCTTATCAAATCTAAAAAACAAAACTCCTTTTATCGAAATTTATCGCGCAATCTGAAAAAAGAAACTCCGTTTGGTTCAACAAAGCTGCTTCGTCATATCTTATGTAGTCTTTTGTTCCACATATAGGATAATATACGATTCAAATCATAACACTTCACCTGTATTTTACGATGCAACGATATAACGCAAGCCATTTTTTAAAAAATAAAACTCCTTTTATTCTTCATTCCACTCCCCTACCGTCCATACCAGACGTAGCTTTCCATTGCAAAATCCAATTTTTGAAACAATAAAACTCCTTTTCTTAAAATTTGAAAAAAGAAACTCCTTTTATGAAGGGCTCAACTGTCGCGTTTAACAAGGAAAAATAATGGTAATGCTGCAATCAGGTTCGTTTTGCGCAGGAGTAGTACGAGATACAAACATTCTGCGTCCAGAGCTCATTTTTTAAAAAAAATCTCTCCCCTTTATCTTGTGAGCAGTGTTTCAAAAGCACACAATTTATAACGGTATATCGATGATATATTCTGTCCTTTTTTTAAAAAAACAAACCTCCTTTTATGGCTGACGCCATCGCTATAAGCCCTTTCACCTCTCCCCTTCCACACCAGTGATGCAAAAAGTATCACGACAGACATGGAATTCTCTCAGACTGTCCATAATTTTTGCAACAAAAGACTCCTTTTCTCAAATTTTGGAAAACAAACCTCCCTTTCTCAAATTTTGAAAAAAGAAACTCCCTTTGTCGGCACTCCCCTACCCTTCTCCATTGCAGCGATAAAGACAACTGATGTCTGACGCCGCGTATGGATGAAGCAAAATATTTTCTCGGCCTTAGTTTTACGGTGGGGTCTTTCTTTGAAATTTTAAAAAACAAAACTCCTTTTATCGTATCCGCTGGCACTCCTCTCTTCCTTGACGGCGTACAGAAAACGCCGTTCAGTCAGGTGCAAATCATCTAATACGACAAGTTATTCTGCCATGTGAATGCTATTTGTCAGTCATGCTCTATCTCAAAAGGAGTTTTGTTGATTACAAGATTATCAAAAATTCTCCCTTTGACCCATCAATTCGACTCCCTCCGAAAGTGAAAAAAACTCCTTTTGAGCATCAACAAAACTCCCACCCTACATATATATAATAAATAGAAATAAAGAGATAAAAAATAAAATTATTATTTTTAAAAATAACGACAGACAATAAAACTCCCTTTATCACAAAAGGGAAAATCTTATTGACAACTTCCCCTTTATGGTGTAGTATGTACTTACGAAAAAAGGCCGAGAAAGCTTATAACGGGCGTTGTAGGATGTCGGGCTTCATCTAATAGAAAGCCGGTTACTATTTATGGCAAAGGAAAAGAAAACTGTTATCGAGGGCGAGGTTCTGGATAGTCAGAACCATCACTCCCCTGCTCGGAACAAACTATCCGTTACGAGTATGACGGTAGTGACCAAAAGTAATGAGCTGATACAAAAGACTCGTTACTCTCTTCCAAAAACACAGCAGAAGTTGCTCCTTGCAATGATTGCGCAAATCAACCCCAAGGAAGATACTGACCCGAATAAGGTCTATACGATGTCTTTTAGTAATTTCTCCCGTCTGACAGGTGCAGACACTCGCAGCTCGTCTTACAGGACTTATCTTAAAAATACCATCAAAAAACTGGCCGACTCGAGTTTCTGGGTGGATGATGGTGCAAAATCCAGTGATTTGTATCGCTGGATTAGCGGCGGAACGAATATCGATTTCGAGAATAAGACCATCAATATGCGATTCTCTCCGGAGATATTCCCCTATTTAACGCAGCTCAAATCCAACTATACAAGCTTCGATGTAGAATATTTGCTTAAAATGAACAGCACATATTCTATGCGTATTTATGAGATTATCCTCTCTTATGATAACGGCGAGGCAGATTACGGATACACCAATGGCATCGTATTTCAGCCTGCAACGGATGAATTTCTGAGAGCCAAGTTTCCCAAAAGCGCAAAGCGTCTTCATGGATTCAAGTATAAAGTTTTCAATATACAAGAATTAAAGCTTCAGCTCTCCCCTGCCCCGGATGACGGCAAGGGCGGAAAACAGGATAAGCCCTTAACGGAGAAATATGCGAGCTACAAAGATTTTGATAAAAATGTTCTTACCAAAGCAAAAGAAGAGATAAATGCTGTTTCCAATCTCTGGTTTGATTATATCCCTGCACGAATTGCCGGAGAAGGCCGTAAGGGATACCAGCTGCTCTATTTGTTCATTCGTTATAAAACAGCTGAAGAACTTGAAGAAATCAGAGAGAATAGTGTAGTATCCATCTATGATGATATTATCGTAGAAGACCGCAAAAACAGAAAACATAAAGATTCTGTTGCTGCTCCTGAAATTAGCAGAGGCTTGATATCTGCTGACATTTGTAAGTTGTCGGTGACAAGGGCAACCAGAGAGCTTGAAAAACTTGCAGACTATGAATCTATCCATGATAAATTGGGAAATGATTTTGAGTCTATGATATCGGGTGTTCTTGTTTATGTGGCTAGAACATTAACAAATAAAAATCCGAGAAAGGCAGACCTTGCAAAAGAAACCTTAGATGCTTTAAATCGTGTTTTGGAGCATAATGAAAACCTTAAATATTGGGTTGTTGGCATGGCTCAAATGATGATTGAAAAAAGAGATGCTGGCAAGTTGAAGTCAGCGCAATACAATGCTGCAATCGTAGTTAATGCGATTGAAGATGTTAAAATCATTGAGGATGGAAAGCAGAAACTTAAAGCGATAGAGAGCGGACAGGCTGATAAGTTTAATCAGCGTTGGATGAGTCAGTTCGATGAATAAGACACCTGCCCCCCTATTCTATTTGCAAATTTGCAAAAACAGCAAAACACTCCCGCAGCCAGATGGCACGGGAGTATTTTTTTGTGCGGAATTTAGGAGCAACAGAAACTATTGATTCTTGCGTTTTTACTTTTTGTATAAGGGTGTTGAGAAAATCTACAAATATGGGAGCAACAGAAACATTTGAAACAAGAGTTTTCACTGATAGAAACGGGCAACATTTATCCCCTATATATTGTTGACATTGCCTTCTAACATGATATAATTATAAAATAAACAGCAACAGAAACTTTATACTTACAGATTTTACTTGTGAATTGAACGGAGATAAAAATGAGCGCTAAAATCATAACTATAGCTATTGAAAAAGGCGGCTCTGGAAAAACGGTGACCGCCTCTAATCTTGCATACCTGATGGGTGATGAAGGCAAAAAGGTGCTGTGTGTGGATACAGACCCGCAGGGCAATTTGACATTTGCTCTTTCTGGCGGCAACAGTATTACGAGCGGCATTTATCATGGCAAAGCGTTGTATGATTTGTTTGACGGATTCAGGTACACCCATACGCGTGACTACATCGTAGAAACCGAGTATGAGAATGTTGATATGATACCGGCGAGCAGCCAAACACCTCGTATCAACAAGCGTCTGCAAGACTTATATGAAGATGCACAGCAATTTAAAGAAGGAGACCCCAAAAAGCTATCGAGCATGGGTGACTTCCTTCTCTATTTCTTGAATCAGGTGCGCGATGATTACGACTATATCATCATCGACACGCAGCCCACTCGCGACAGCCAAATACTTTCCAATGCCATCGCAGCGGCGGATTATGTGCTGATTCCGATGCAGTGTGATGCTTTTTCCGAAGATTCTGCTTTTCGCACCTATTCGATTTGCAGTAAGTTGAGCAAGGACCCGGCGTCCAGACTCAAAGGTATTGGTGTAGTTCTTACGATGGTAGATAAAGGCGCGGCAACGCGTGAGACGCGGGAGGAGTGTAAATCAGAACTTGGCTCCGCACTCTTTGAAGCAGAAATTCCAATGGCTTTGGCGGTCAAAAGCTCTGTAAGAAAATGTGTACCGGTCTGCTATTCGGCGAGAACGCAGCCCGTAGGCAGAAGCTATGCCGCTCTTTACGAGGAATTGAAAGAACGCATTGATAAGCTGGAGGAGAACTGAAATGGGTATGAAGACTAAGCCGTCGAAGGCCAGCGCAAAGAAAGTTGTCATGCCGAGCAAGGAAGCAATCATGGATTGCAATAATAATGAAGCAGGAGAACTCTTGCTCAGTAAACTCGTGAACGATAAAACTATCGAGTACGCCAGCAGAGATATCATGCTCTCTGATATAAGGCTCAATCCAGATAATGAGGTCTTCCGGCAGGATGATAACGATGATGATATCAAAACTCTTGCAGAAGATATTGAAAGGAATGGACTGATGCACAACCTTGTCGTACTGCCACAGCAGGAAGGCAAGAACACGGTGTACATGTTGATTTCCGGTGAGCGTCGCTATCGCGCTCTTAAATATCTGGAAGAAAAAGATGCGAGCTGGAATACGGTAAAGCATTGCAATGTTATCACAAGCGATTTAACGGATAACGAGAAAAAGGTTTTGCTTTACAGTGCCAACCTTCAGGTTCGCGGCGGATTTGGTAATGAAAAGATTCGCCGAAAGGCAATGGTCAGCTTTATTGAATGTCTGCAAAAAAGCCCATACAATCTGACCGAGGCGCAAGCAAAGAAAACAATCAAGAGCCTGAGTCCGGAAAATACCAAAACGCTGGATAGGGACATCAGAACAGAAAGAAACCTTTGCGCAGAACTTAAAGTGTTACTGGACGGAGGGTATGTTAGCAGAAGCGAAGCAGATATCTATTTGCATTTCCCCAATGACAAGCAGGTGATAATTGCTGAAAAGCTGCAAAAACTATTCGCTGTGGATTGCCATTCTGACGCAGAAAGGCCAGACGAGCGTAACAGCGTTGAAGTACGACGTGATAATCTACATATCACATTCCGTGAGGCGTTGTTTGCTGCAACCAAGGCTGGAACCTTTGAAGAGCTCGATGCAATGTTCGCAAAAGCTCTTGAAGATTATGAAACAGGATTGAAAACACTCAATGACAAAGCTGCTGAGTATGCTGCCGTGAGAGCAAACAACAGCGAAAAGCAGATGGAAGAGTTTGAATACGATAATAAGAATCAGGCCGCAAAAGAAAAGAACGACAAGAAAAAAGCAGTAAGGGCAGAGGCGTCTAAGAATACTGCGGAAACTGTCGTTCAGAAAAAAGCGCCGGGAATCAAAAATCAGCTCGATGCAATTATCAACCGCAAGAATTATGTGAACTCCCTAAGAAAACAGTCTCCGGAAGTTCTTGAACAGGATATTCATGCGTTGAACGAAGTTATTGCAACAGCAACAGTTCTAAAGGAAATGATTGAAAAAGCACAAAGACAGGACGAAGAGCAATGAATTTGAGCGTGGAGAAACCAAATCGAAGGCCCATTCGGTTATGCTCTGCAGTTTATGATGCGATTGATAGTGAAGCTGCGTACCGTGGCGAGAAGGCGGGCACCGTAGCCAATCGGATACTTGCTGATGAGTTGAATAAGGTCGCAGAAATAGGAATCAAACATTGCGTGGTATATGGTTCAACCAAATACAGAAGCATCGCAGGAATCGGCAGGGAAGGGGAGAGATGGTATATACTTCCTGCAAAGGAAGATATAGAAAAGCATCTTCCGTCTAAAAGCGTAGGAGGCAAATCAAAGCAGGTCAGCTTTTACTTGTCAGACAAACACCTCGCCCTGCTGGAAGAAATCGTACGCTTGCAGAACATAATTAAAACGGTAGACTTGGACGGGAAAATTCATACATTGCGATTCGCGGTCGTTGGATTATTGCTTAATAATAAGCTGATTCGCGAAACAGGCGATTCTGAGTGTTGAACTTTGCTGCAAAGTCTATATAATGAAATCATTAAGATAAGTCATAATGTCACGAACTACAAAGTGAGTGAAATAATGGATTTTCTTAATACAATAGTTTACAAACGGTCTTCCTGAGTGGCAGACCGTTTTCTGTTGTGAGAGGAGCGTGTATATTTGAAAATTACCGAAAAGGAAAATCAAAAAAAGGTCGTTTATAATTTCGCTATTATTTCTTATCAAAAAGAAGACGAGAAAAGAGTGATTTTGAAGCGATTAACGATTCCGTTGGCGTGTACACCAATCGAAAGCTACGAGGAGTTTTGTGCTGTCGTAGAATCGATTGAAAAACAGTACAACCAGAAGTACGGAAAGGCAATAGTTCTGATAGCTTGGCCGATAGAATTCTTCCGCTTTATTCAAAGATGTGATTGGCTTAAACAGACAGCTGAAAATGAGAAGCGTCACATTGTAGTTTCCATTACAGTAAAAAATAAGGCAGACCCATCTTTCGCATGGCAAATTTTCAATACCGGCTATGGCAGCAGGGAAGTGGAAGCAAGCATTAAGGATTTTTGGCAAAGCGCCAATGGACTAAAGAAAGTAAAAACCGAAATGAGAAACAGGGGGTATCAGGACAGCGATAATCTTTATGTGGATAATGTAAGGATTTTTGATTCCACCGAAAATGAAGGTTGGGATGACGCCAATGTTCTCCTGTTTGAAAAGGAACAGGAATTTCTTAATAAGGACACTTATATGAATTTCTATCAGGAAATTCCGAAGTCTGTTTTCAACAACTAACCTGTCGCAGACAAAAAAATAGTATACCTATAACACCGACCCTCCTTGTTTGGGTCGGTGTTTTTGTTGAAATGTAAGGAGAAATGAAATACATGAAACTCAAAGATTATTTAGAGGATAACGGTGTTGTTCTCTGGCAAGAAAATTCAGTAAAGGGGCCCCAGCAAACAAAGTCTCTTGCTATGTACGATTATGTGGAAGGATTGGACCGCGTTCTTGGAAAAATGGTTTGGATTTGCGATTACCGTGCAAACGAAGACCCCAAGAAAAAACCAATTCGAAATATCGAGCCGACCCCGGTCGTCGTAACAGATGCCAAGGAAACGAGCAAGGATATTTATTATTCGCCCGTTTATTTCCGACCTGTAAAAAACGGAAAGGTCTCATCCAAAGTCATAGCCCCGATGGACAATACGGGATTTCGGTGCCATACAGGAGAGTCGGTAAACATTTTCTACACCGTTGAGGATTGTGTAAAGTGTTACCGCGAACAGGTACGGCAAGCGAAGGCGGTTTACGAAGAAGAGCTTGCACGTATCACGAAGCTGTTTGATGAAAGAATTAAGAAGCTGGATGCATCACTTGTTCCGTTCGAGGACTACAACTGATAAATTTACAAAAAGTATAATAATTGTGCGATAGTTATTATCTGCACTTCTAAAAACGGATTTCTCAAACAGAGAAATCCGTTTTTTACAAAAAAAGGAGAATGAAAATGAAAGTAGCTTTTCTGAACTGTACCGACGAACTCAATCCAGAAGCCGGTTCCGAACTCACCTGCGTATTTCTTGACAAGATACCGGGAACCCTCGAGTTTTGCAAAAGGCTCAAATTGAAGGACCCCAACCTGTATTTCGATGCGTATGTCCACAATGGGCAGCATGTGAATGCGTCTTACGGATATCTAAAGGCAGGCGTTCCTGCAACGGTCGAGGAGTATACGCCGCTGCTCAAAGAACTGTACGCTGTCGGTTACGACAAAAACAGCATCGAAGTATGCCAGGATTTCAAATTCTGATGTAAAAAAACGCATAGAAAGGAAATAAAACATGGATAGTAGTTGGAAGAATCTTCAGATTCGCATGGAGGCTGCTTGGAATATGCGCACAACCCCTAAAACCAAGCGTCCTAAAACCGGTGATATCATCAGCAGCGCACATTCCCTCGATTGGAATAAAAAGAAGGTGCGGCAGCTTCAGCAGCAATGGAACGATGAAGTAACAAAACTTGTGGCTGACCGCAACAAAGCTATTTCGGATGTCATGGTTGATATCCTCACGCTCATCCGAATGGATATAAAAAGTGCATCTTCTGTCCTTATCAGTCATGATGCAGCGAAAATGCTTTGGGAAAAGGCGTATGAGTATGGTCATGCAAATGGCTTTACCGATGTCTATTGTGCCATTGAGAACTACGAAGAAGTTGTCATCGAAGCTTTGAAAGGGAAAGAAAAGTAACTTTGTAAAGGAATGAGAAAAATTTATGGATTTATACGAAGTTGAAAGTAAAATCAAAGAGTTGGAAGCATCCTACAATAAAGAGGCAGACAATCTTATGCAGGAGCTCAATGCCTACAAAAAGAAGAACCCGATTCTTCCTATGTATGGAGATGACCCGAATGTAGACAAGATGATTGCGAATAAAAATCGAATCATCCGCAGTCAGTACACTCGTCGCGAAAACAAAATCCACAAACTGTGGGAAAAGTTCTACGATGATGTCACGGACATTGTCACAGCAGAATATAATCTTCCCACAGATGTAGCCAAACTCGTTGTACAACAAGTGCGTGACCGGGATATAGGGCGCAGCGAACTCGCTTCTTATCTGGACCATTATGCAATCTTTGCCGAAACGGTTCTGGACGCTGTGTTTTGACGTACTCCCACCCCTTACGCAATGGGCTTCCTTGGCGCCGATTCTGTGAACCTCTTGCGAATCTGTGCGAAGTGGCTAAAATTATAAATAATAAATAAAAATCAACGTGCAAAGCAAGTCTCATCTCGTTTTTTGAGGCTTGCTTTTTCAATGTTCGATATTGCTAAAGCCGCTAAAAGTGGTGTATGATAAATACTACAGCGGCTACACTGAAAGGAACAGAACTATAATGACTGAATATATCAATACCTACAATGAACTCTGCGAGAAGGTCAAACGCTGGAGTGCAGCGTATTATGAGCAGGATGCTCCTGTCGTAACGGATGAAGAGTACGACCGTGCGATGCACGAGATTCGTGACCTCGAAGCTGCGCATCCGGAACTTGTCACCTCCGACAGCCCAACACAGGTAGTCGGCGGCAAGCGCGTTATTGGCATTCCGGTTGAACACCGTGTCCCGATGCTCTCACTTCTGGACGTCTTCTCAGACGCCGAGGTGTGCGATTTCGCGGCTTCTGTAGCGAAGGAATATCCTGATGCCACCTTCTCTATTGAGCGCAAAATTGACGGCCTGAGCCTGTCTCTGGTGTACGCTAAGCCTGTCGGTTCTGACGGAAAGCTGCGGCTCGTACAGGCGTCCACTCGCGGCGATGGTCATGTCGGTGAGGATGTTACTGATAATGTCAAGGTTCTTGGCATCCCTGTCAATATCCAGATGCCGGACGATATCTGGAAAATCGAATTGCGCGGCGAGTGCTATATGAGCGAAGAAGACTTTGAGGCAACCAACGCCAAGCAGGAAGCAGCAGGGAAGAAGCTGTTTGCCAATCCCCGCAACTGCGCCGCTGGTACACTGCGCCAGTCGGACCCGGCTGTCGCAAAGGAACGGAACCTGAAAGTGTTCATCTTCAATGTGCAAAGTGTCAATGACGAGGATGATTCCTCTGAGTTTGCCGACTCTCACTGCGACCAGCTTAACTATCTGCGCGATGTTTGTGATTTCAAAACCACATACTACGCGCATTGCAATGATACCGACAGTATCCTCGTCGCTATCCGCGATATCGGGGAGCATCGGTATGATATCGATTATCCCATTGATGGCGCTGTCATCAAGGTAGACGAAATCGATATCCGCAAGAAGATGGGTGAGCGGACCAAAACTCCTAAGTGGGCTATTGCTTTCAAGTATCCCGCTGAGGAGAAGGCTACGGTTCTTCGCCGTATCGTGTTGCAGACGGGTCGTACTGGCCGCGTCACTCCTGTGGCGGAATTCGACCCGGTACAGCTCGCCGGAACCCGTGTTGAGCGTGCTACACTGAACAATGCGGATTTCATCAAAGCTTTGGATATCCGTATCGGCGATACCATTGTGCTGCATAAGTCCGGTGATATCATCCCGAAGATTACCATGGTCGAGAAGGAGAAACGTCCGGCAAATGCCGTGCCCTATGACATGTCCAGTCAGGTTTGTCCTGTCTGCGGCGAGCCTATCGCGTCTGTGAACGGGTCTGTGGACCTGTATTGTACGAACGATGCATGCCCCGCCAAGACGGTCAACCGCATCATCCATTTTGCCTCCAAGGCTTGCATGGATATCAAAGGACTCGGACCTCAAATTATTCAGGATTTAGTCGATAATCGGCTCATCTCCAATCCTGTAGACCTGTACTGGCTCTATGAGGATGAATCCGAACTCATCGACATGTACGGTGAAAAGACGGCCAAGAAGCTGCTTACAGCCATCGAGAACTCCAAGACCCAGAACGCAGACCGTGTACTTAAAGGTCTCGGCTATCGTCTTATCGGCGGTCATGTTGCTCGTGCTCTGTTTACTCAGTGCAAGGCAACGGACGGAAATCTGCTCGGTTTGTCTGTTTTGTATGTGGATAACATCAAGGATTACAACATTCCCGGTTTCTCCGATGCCATCTACGCAGCTCTGGATGCCATGCTCTCTGACCCTATGTTCAAGCGGGAGGTCACGGCACTGTACAAGGCTGGTGTCAACCTCGATTACCATGCACCGACTGCGTCCGCGAACGGTTCCGCTGAGGATGCTGTATCGCTTTCCGGTAAGACCTTTGTAATTACCGGAACCCTGCCCACGATGAGCCGCGAAGAGGCCAAGACCTTTATCGAGGCGCACGGCGGTAAGGTGACCGGCAGTGTATCCAAGAAGACCAGCTATCTGGTCGCCGGTGAAGCAGCAGGTTCCAAACTTGATAAGGCCAACGCTCTGGGGATTCCCGTTTTGGACGAAGCAGGGCTTAAAGCCATGGTAAACGGGTGAGGTGACGCTATGTACGACATCAATCGGTTTATCCATGCCGCTGAGACTTGCACGTACCATGAGGCATTTGCTGAAGATATGAGACGCTGCGACAATGCGCTCGGTATGGGCGGGCTCATGGGCATCAACGCTGAATGCTGGCTCGATGTACTGAATGGTATGACGGACGCAGAGATTGCTGAGTATGTCAGCACTAAGTACAAGCCCGGTATTCTGAATCCGTTCAAGGGAACTTCGCTTTACATCAAACGCTAATCTTATCAGCCGTTCCACCTCTCGGGGTGGGGCGGCTTTTGTTTTTCAAACAAACCTGTGGTGAATGTATCGATAAGATTTGCGAACAAGGTAGATTTTTTCTTGCGTTTTGCTGCAAAGTGAGTAAGATGAATTATATAAGATAAATCATAGTACCCATATGTAAATGCAGCAAAATGGCTTATCTTATATTCAAAATCTGACAGAGAAAGCAGCCAGTTCGTATGAATTGGTTGCTTTTTTGTTTTTAAAAAGCGAGGTGAAAATTGATGAAAGGTAAGAAAACCAGACTATTCGTAGATATGGACGGTACATTGGCAGAATGGCAGGAGGGAACACCTCTTGAAGAAGTATGCGCTCCGGGTTATTTTGCACAACTACCTCCCAACGAAAACATGGCAAAGGCAATGATTCGATTCTGGGAATACAGCAGAAAGAACAACATCGAAGTCTTTATTCTTTCGGCTGTGTTCGATGATGGACATTCCATCCGTGATAAAAACGCGTGGCTTGACCAGTATATTCCGTTTATTGATGCCGAGCACAGGATTTTCGTTTCCTGTGAAGAACCGAAAACAGCATACATCAACGAACATCTTGGCGGCATGAGCGAAAGCGATATTCTTATCGATGACTACTCCAAGAATATCAAGGAGTGGATTGCTGGCGGCGGCAAAGCAATCAAGATGTTTAATCGTGTAAACGGACGCAGCGGGGCTTACTTTGGTCCCTATACCTGTTCGTGGCTGCACCCAGATATGATTGTGGAAGATATTAAGCGTTATATCCATGACGCTTGATAATTGATTCATAGAACAAACTCATAGATAGGAGGAAAAAACTATGTTTCTGACAAAGCAGGATTTCCAGAAAAATGTATCGCGGCATGATGGGAAAAGCAAGATTGTCGTAAAGTTTCACGGCGTGCCCATTTATACATTTTGTCAGGATATCTCCTTTAGGGAGAGCATGATGCTTGCCGAAACCATTGTGTCAGAGATTCTTGATGGCAAAAACAAGACAGCCCTCATGAGAATCAATGACATTCTGGAAAAGGAAACAAAGACAGAAAAGGAGGGCGCATGAGCGAATATCACGATGAAGATGGGTTTACATGCCACGCTTTGGTCGGAGGCACTGTTCCCATGCGAATCGACACACGATATCATGCTTTGCTTGCCTTAAAAAGAAGAACCAAACAGGATATAAGTAACGAAGAATGTATGGCAGAATTAAAATCGTTTTTCGAAAAGCCTGTAATGACCGGAGTTTTGGAAAGAACACCGATTACACACTTTGCGGCAATTTACGATGAAGAAAGCCATCTTTGCTACTTTACGCGCATCAATAAAAAGAGTATTTTTGTCGGCACTGTTTTGAAAAAACGAGAAGACAAGATACTTGTCCATCCAGACGATGAACGCTTTATAATCCGAAAAAATGGCTCGCTGGCTCATGTTAAAAGCGAAACAAATGATTGGTTTATCTCGAAAACCAAATGGAAAAAGGATTGCAAGGCAGCTCATATCAAAAAGTTCGCATAAATCACAATGGCCTCGTGCATTTTGCACGGGGCTTTTTGTTTTAGGAGGTTCTATGAAAAAACATATCGTATTTCCGTTCATTCTTTGTATGTGCATGTTCTTGACGAGCTGCGGTGTAAAGATGACCGGAGTAAAAATCCAGAATGTCGGAGAACTGACAACAGGGGACAGGCAAAGTCTTGTACTTGATTACGAGTTCAATCACGACGGCAGCGACAAAGAAAAGGAAAAAGTTATTGATAAGACACAACTGATTTTTTCCTCGGACAACATGAGCGTTGCAAATATCGTAGGAGACGGAAAAACAATTTTGGCTGGAACGGGCGGAACGGCAACTATCACAGTAAGGAGTTTGGACGGTACTATCCATGATAGTATAAATGTTACGGTTTTGGCTCGACCGAAGGAATTTTCTATTCCTCACGAACTCACATTGACACTTGGTAGTGAAGAAGTTAGCACTATCACCCCGACTGTCCAGCCGGAAAATTTTGATTATAGCGGTTGCGAATATTCTTCAAGCAACGAAGGTGTAGTAACGGTTGACCAAGATGGAAACCTTACACCCGTTTCGGCTGGAACCACCTCGGTATATGCAAAGCTCCCCAAATTAAATATCGAACGAGAGTGCAAGGTAACTGTAATTGCTCCTATTGAGAAAATCACTCTCAGCAAAAGTGACGCAAGCATCAATGTTGGCGAAATGGTAAAGTTGAGCTGTACTACCTATCCGGAAACACCCGACACCTCTATCCTGCAATGGTCTACAAGTGACAGTTCCATAGCGACCGTCGATGCAAGCGGGAGCGTTACCGGAGTAGGGAAGGGGATAGCCTTTATCAAAGTAAGTTACAAAGATGTATATGCCGTATGTGCAGTAAGCGTGAACAAAAAAGAATCCGAAACAAAAACAGATGGTTCACTGCCGCAGGGAAGCGGAGCACATAATGATTGGTATCGCCATGGTGACAGTTCCACATTTGATGCACTGTTGAAGGCAGTAAACAAGTATCGTCAGGATAATGGTATTCCTGCCTTACAAAAAGCAAGCAGTCTTACTGCCGTAGCCAATCAACGTGCAGACAGTATGGTAGATGGCTCTAATACCGCTTCCGGGTACAAAGAACTCCTTGCTCAAAACGGAAGGGCAGCAATCGATATAGCACAGGCATGGTATAATACTGATTATTACAGAAGCCTGATGCTTGATAGCAGTGTTACTACTTGCGGTATTGCAGTTGATTATGATGGCGATGGATGTTCGATGTGGGTTATGATACTCTCGTGACGGAGGAAGCCATGACAAGAAAAACAGCAATGACAGCAAAGGCTAAAAGCGCAACAGGCGCGACATCGCAGACTGCAAAAACAACAAAGGCAACTGCGCCAAAGGAAAAAGCAAAAAAGCCGATTCCTCCAAAAGACTCCGTTAATTCACCAGACAAGAAGCCGTCAGCAGACAAAAATGCCGATACCAAGTTTCCGGGCTTTCAAAAAAGAAATGTTGCCGGAGAAAATGTATCGGTGAAGAAAATCGGCGAGTTCGGCATGATAGTGATTCACTATCCGACCACAAAAATCAGCGACATCTTATTGTCGGCATGGAACGATAGGGGAGAGACTGTGTTTTACAAGAAAGCAGTGAAAGCAGCGCGTATTGCCGGAGTGCAGGAACAAATCGCCGAGGCTGAGAAACTCTTGCAAACTGCTGCAAAGTAGATATACTAAAGACATCCAAAAAATAAAACACACAGACAAATATTCAAAATCGATATACCGTTATCTCACACGAGATGGCGGTATTTTTGTTTGTGTAAGTGTTTTGGATGAAAAGACATTTTTATCCGTGAGTAAATCACACACATTCAGCAAAGGAGATTTCAAATGGAAAACAAGATTTGGAACGCAGTCGAAGGCTTTGACCCGAACGATTCTTTGATTTGCTATCGCAAAACTGAGAAGAACGCAGATGGTACGGCCCGCCTGATGGATACGCTTTATATGCCGCTCCGCGCTATGCACGAATGGTTTTTGCGTTGCCATCCTGATGGTTCTGTTCTGATTGACAAGGAGTTTACGAAAGACAACGGCATTCACGCTGTCGTTCGTGCTGTTGTCTCTTATGACGGCCGAGAAGTGTCTGATGGCATCTGTGACGGCTGGAAGGAAAGTCGTGACGCCAATGGTGTTACGGTTCTTGATAAGAACTATTTGAGCAAGGCAGCCCGTCTCGCTAAACGTTATGCATTGTCCGTTGCCGGTTTCGGTATGCCGGGTGATGCGAAAGTGACCGATAGAACGCCTATCATCGAAGTTACGTCCGGTGTCAATATGCCCGATGAAAGCATGGGAATTACGATGGAAGTTCCGATTCCTCCGATTCCCGGTGTTACGATTTCGGCACCCGCTCCGGTTGCCGCGCCTGCACCCGTTCCGGCACCTGCGATTGCATCCAGCAATCCCATTACCGACGCAAATGCCAATCTGGCAGTAGCACCTAAGAAACGCGGTCGCAAGCCTAAGGCTATGGTTCCGCCTATCGATGTGCCTACGCCTATTGTTCCTCCGATGTCCGTTATGGTGGAGGACGAGGACGCCAGTAAGCCCGCAGATGTTCCGGCAGTTCAGGAAACTACAGCGGCTCCGGAAGTTCAGGCAGAAACTAATGAGAATCCTGAACCCCTTGATGGAAATGCGCAGGCGGAACTGCTGGCAAGCGCACAGCCTGAGCCCAGCATGACCTATGAACAGGCGTTGCAGTGTACGATTCCTACCGGCAAGTACAGGGATATGACGATTGATGCGGCGCGTCGACTGGACGGCAACAACAAGGTCATTCCTACGTTCTTGAAGGGATGGTACAAGAACATGCCGATTCAGAAGGCAGCAGCAATTATCGCACGACATGAAGGGCTCGATTATAAAGAGCTCGAAACCATCACAATCGAGTAAGCCGGACAATAGTCCTCGCTTCTCATAAGGAGGATATATGTTCGATTATTCTATTTTGGAGGTAGTCCGTCTTTGCGGGTTGGAGACTGTGGGGTCTCCTTCCCGAAAAGGCGAACAGAAAGTAAAATGCCCGTTCGTAAGCGGAAAAACATTTGATGTAAACGTCACGACTTCCACCTATAAGTGCTGGCACGATTGCACAGGCTGTCCGGGTAACGGAAAAGGCGGAGTTTTGGCATTGTATCGAATGTTTCACTCGGAATGCGAAACCAATAAGGATGCCGCAAAGCAAATTCATTCAGCTCTTTACGGTGACCTGAAAACCGGCAGTAAGGATTACGAGGCGCGTAAAGCACAAATTATCAAGCCGCAAAAGGAAGTGCAGAAAACCAAATATGCAAGTCCCGATGAGATTGATGGTGCATATCGCGTATTGCTTTCCTTGCTTCCTTTAAAAGAAAAGCATAAAAGCAACCTGTTATCCAGAGGTATGTCGGCAAAGGGTATCGAAGATGGTCTGTATCGCAGCATTCCCGAAAATAAAGAGGAAATGTATGCATTGATGCAGAAACTCAATGATATGAACATCAAACTTGATGGCGTTCCCGGTTTCTACAAGAAAGGCAACAGCTATCGAATCTCCTTGCCGGGATTGTACGATAAAAATACCAAAACATTCTTTTACGGTTCCGGGTTTTTTGTTCCTTCGTTTGGACGAAACGGAAAGATTTTCTCTATGCAGATTCGTATGGATGATACTTATCTTTCTCGTTTCCCGGCAAAGCAGGCAAAACGCAGGCGTTATATTTGGTTTACGTCTTCCGGTTACGATTCCGGGTGTCAGGCAATCAACCGCGCCACATACGGCGTTGTAGATGGAACGCCACGGAACACCGGTAATGTCGTCTATGTGACGGAAGGAGCATTAAAGGCACAGGTAGCACATGATATTGACCATAAACATCGTCAGTTCTGTGCTATTTCCGGTATTGCAAACAGTGAGGCGTTTCGCAAATTCGTAAGAACACAGAAAAAAGCAGGCTGCAAGATTCTTGTTGATGCTTTTGATATGGACCGAAACGAAAAAGATACTGTCAAGAATGCCATTGATAAGCTTTATGCCATCGCAGAAGAGGAAGGACTTCCGCTTCAACCGTTTGCTTGGGATGAAAGATTCAAAGGCATTGATGATTATCTGCTTCATTGTCGTGATGAACGTATCCAGCAACAAATCATTATGGAAATCTGCAAAACAGCGTAAAACAAGGGCGTGTATCTTCGGATACATGCCCTTTTTCTTTTGCTTTTCGCTGCAAAGTTCCTACAATAAAAGTATAAGAACCGATTCTGGAGGGAACTTCATTGATACACTTAACTTTAACCCAAAAAATCAAGGAAAAACTAAAAGAAGCACAGTCGTTTATCGCAAAGGCAGAACGCGGGACGATTTCTAATGGAACTTGTATTTCCGATTACATCAAATTGGATATTTTAGATAACTGCATCAATGTGACTGTTACGAATGGAGCAACACAATTTTTTGAATCTACGATTGAGTGCGGTGAGGCTGCCGGAAACGGCGAAGTAATTGTAGAGAGCCGGATGCTGTTTTCCATCATTGGTAAACGAGGAGATATCATCCTTGAACGCAAAGACAATAATAGCCCGCTTACATTTATTTCAAAAAATTCAATTATTGAAATCGAAAACGCCAATATAACCTTTCCAATGATTCCTGATTTTGATAATGATGCGAAGGTCGCAACATTGCCGATAGGAAAACTCGCCGAAGGATTTGCCAAAGTCAACTATGCGGTGTATAAGGGTGATAATCCATCACTTTTACTGTATTCCGGCGTAAAAGTCACATCCAAGGATGGTGTGATGACATTCATTGCCACAGATGGTTCGCGTATCGTGTGCGCTAATGTTCCGGCAGATACAACAAAGAAAAATAGCGAAATAGTGATTCCGCAATGGTTATCTGGATTTATCTGTTCAAATCCATGGGATAACCCTGAATCGCAGGCGCTTATTACTTATGACCAAAACCATATCTCTGTTACAGTTGGAGCATTAAGTATCGTATCGTGCCGTTATCTCGGTCAATTCAGTGACATGACAAAGGTAATATCAGAAAAGCGTTGGTGGATGTCAGTTTCTGCAGACGATTTGAAAGAAGTCATTCAAGAAATTCTCACACTGCTTCCGTCAAGAATATCACAGGCAAAAAAGACAATTTTTGAGCTGGAAGAAAACGCTTTATGCATTAGAACAGCACAAAATATTGGTACAATAAGGGCAAGAGTTCCATGTACATTCAAAGATGAAGATATCCCGGAAGAATATATCAACGCTTACAATCCCGCATTCCTGCTTGAATCCATCAATGCACTTCCCAAAACAACCAACAAATTGATTCTCGGATTCAGTGAACGTGGAAAGCCCATGGCTATCATGTCTTACGATGACCCAGACTGTCTTTGCCTGATTGCAGCTGTCCGATTCCGTGATTGCTAACTACATATTGCATTTTGCTGCAAAGTAGATAAAATCGAAGTATAACAGAAATAAAAAACGAATAACCGATTCGCAATGTCAGCAGAGTATTCTGTCTTTGAAAATAAATCAAAGATAGGTACTCTGCTGTTTTATTTCTGTCAAACAAAAAAAGGAGAAATTTTATGGCAAAGGATATGAAAGTTAAAGATTATGTTGCTCAAATGCAGAGTGGACGCAGTTTTGTAAAGGCAAAGATGGACAGCGCCGGAATCGGTAAGGTTCATCTGAGTTTCGTTGAACACAGTGGCCGACCGAAATGCGAACAGGTAGCTGCCATTGAGGGCTATCTGAATTTCGAGGGCGCAGGCAGCGTTTCTCAGCTTTATTATCTCGTGATGTCTCGCGACATCCGAAAGAAGTATGCAAACAGCGTAAAGACTGCTCACGAGACTGGTTCCAAGTATCCCAATGCTATTTGGGATAGCAATGGTGGCAGTTCCGAGAAACGCGACGCCAATGGGAATGTCATCAAACCGTGCCGCTATTACGCTGTTCAGGTTTCTCCCGGCAGCAAGAGCGATATCGTTCTTCAGGTCATGGAGGGCGAAGGCGAGGTTACGGAGACTGGCGGTTATATGCTGAAAAAGGGTGCAACTGTAAAGCGCATCAATGTTCCGTTCACATTCCTTGATTTCTGCGCTTTCGTCGTGGATATTCATGACGCAGTAGCCGCATACAAGAGTGTACATGCTCAGCTTGGCTATACTGGTTCCGAAATCAATGAGTTCACTCCGTATAAGCCGCGCAATGCTGTGCAGCAGGAACCGATGAATACCACCGCAACTATGCCTCAGGCTATGCCGCAGACGCCCGCTCCTGCACCTGTTGCTACGCAGCAGAATACTGAAAAGCTGTCCGTTGTCTTCGTTATGTACGACAGTCTCGGCAAAACGATGCAGGTCACGGATTCCGCACAGAATGTCATGACGATGTTTGGTAAGATGCGCAAGGCACTGTATAAGAATACGCCTGAGCATTACGCGCTCGTCAATGACAAGTATACCCTTGAAGCAGTTCAGAGCGCTCTTTATTCCGGCGCACCGACTATTCCTACCTGTCGTTTCCTCTCTGAAAAGCAGGACAAGGAATGCTATGTCTGCGTTCGCCGCGTGGAGGTAACTCGTTATGAGTCCTAACCTGCAGCGTAACGATTATGTCATCTATACGGATGCAAGTTATCGAAATGATAAGAGTGGAAGTAATGCTGGTATTGCTTTTCTTATCTATAATTTTGAGATGAAGCTCGTAGATGCTCAGTGTAAGCATGTATCTGTATCCTGTGTTCAGGAAGCAGAAGCGAAAGCAGTTGAGTTTGCACTTCAAAATCTTCCAGCAGACGCCAAACGAGTAAAGGTTCTGAATGACAACGGTCCCGTTGTTGATGGAATTACCGGATATAGCGCAATTCCTGACGGCGCGTATGGAACAGTTTACTCTATTCGCAAATTCATTGACCGTCTTGCCTGTAAGATTGCAACGATTCAGATTCCGCGTGAATCCAATATCCTTGCTGATTCTCTCTCGAATTATGCTTTGGATTGGCCGAATGATACTGGAATTAGCTGCATTGAACATCTGAACACGACCACTTAAATTTATGGCCGCTCCTCGTGAGCGGTCATTTTTTCTTGCATTTTGCTGCAAAGTTAATAGAATATGCTTATATGATAAATAAATGCGCTTGTCGGAATCTGTGTTTTTGAATGGATACCCTCAGGCGCATTTGTTTTTATGAAAAGGGGGTGAAAGTTATGGATTTGTCCAGTATCGGCACATCTATCGGCCAGTATATTCGTCAGGGTATTGATTTTATTCTGAATGTCAATAATCTGCCCATCACTATCGGTATGGTCCTTATCTTTTGTATCGTTATGTTCGTTATGAAGGGTACGAAGCATATTGTTGATTCTGCGTTTTTCTTGGTGTTGGCATTTTTTGTGATTTCCTGTCTGTGCGGAGAATTTGGCATAGAGTTGGATGTTGCAAGCGTTATCCATCAGTTTATCCAGTTTATCCTGAATGTTTTCGGCGGCATTGATTTGCTGCACTAAAAGAGAGATAGCCCCCTCGTAATGAGGGGGCTTTTTTGGTGTTATTATGAGAAAAATATTTGACAAATTTGAAAGAATTGACCCGTTCATCAAGATGGCGATGGAGTGTCTTGCTATCTTTATCGCACTTTGCGTTCTTATGCAAGTAGTGCTTTATGAGGCAATCATTCCTTCTGGTTCTATGTACCCGACAATAGCTTATCCATCGCTTAATTTCGGGTATCGATTAGCATATAAAAACAGTGAACCGCAAAGAGGGGATATTGTTTACTTCAAAAGAGACACGGACAATGTAGCCGAACAGCAAGTCTACATTAAACGAATTATTGGTGTCCCCGGTGATGTTGTTGAAGAAAAAGACGGAGTGTTCTATTTAAACGGAGAAGTATTGAAAGAAGATTATCTGAACGAAGAACCAGAAAAGTTAAACTTTGGACCGTTCAATGTGCCTGATGGGTGTTATTTCATGATGGGTGACAACAGAAATCATTCCTATGATTCGAGATATTGGGATGAACATTATGTACCCCTTGAAAATATTATCGCCAAGCATATTGTGTGTTTGGGGTCTGCAGAGCTGCAAGATTCACTCGACAAGTCAGCTTGACCATTGCTGCAAAGTGTTTATACTGAAAGCATAAGAAAAATCACAGCAACAAAATCAATCGTAATGCTTTTAACGCCTATCCCTATCAAAAAGGGGTGGGCGATTTTTTATTGCCTAAAAGGAGGAAATAAGATGTTTAAATGTCCGTATTGTGGTTCAAGGCGTGTGTTTCGGTACATTCGCGACAGTGATTGGGGCGGGGGAGAGAACTACTATCCCGCAAACTCGGTAGATGACACAAACATTTATAACGAGTCTGATTTGGATGACCCTGCACCGCCTGATATTGATATATGTCACTGTCGGGATTGCGATACTTTCTTTGATACAACCAAAACAGCAGAATAAAAGGAGAAGATAACTATGGCAAAATGTGAGTGTGGCCGCGAAATGCTCAAAGCGAATGGCTGCAGATTCAAACGCATCGTTGTTCATGGCAAAAGCACAAAAACCTATAACCGCATCAAGGTTGGCGACCCCGGTGACTGGTACGAAGAGTATGTCGGGACTCCGGAAGAAAAGAATATCCGCTGTGGCGATTGCGGAGCAAAAATCGGCTTCTATCATCACGCGAATTGCGATAACGAGAGATGTCCGATTTGCGGAGGTCAGCTTTTAAGCTGCAGCTGTTTTGATGTTTCCGAGCCCGTCGAGTGGAGCGTTTAATGTAAATTAAAAATAACGAGGAGGCATTGATTATGATGCAAAAAGAGTTCGAAGGGCTCACAGGCGTTATCGTCAGCACCAGCGAATATGCCTTGATTGAAAAGGCTTATATGGACTGCGAAGATGATAAAAAGACCTTTTGTAGACAGTGGGTCAAAAATGGCGGCGCGAATATGCTTTCGAAGGAACGACTTGCCGAAATCAAAAGATTGAAGGCGCAGGTTTTTACGCTTCAAAACGAAATTTCCGCTCTCAGCAAAAAACTGGAAAAAGCGCAGGAATGGCGTTTTGTAGTAGAAAGTCAAAAGACGCAATCCGAATATGAGGAATACGAAAAAGATGCACTATCCGGCATTGGTCGGTTCCTTACGGATGAAGAAGCTGTTCAGGTGGTTGCTGACGAAACGGGTTTTGATAAAAACAAAATCATCATCCGCCACAGCGTTTCGGCCTATGAAGCAAATCGCTTCGGAGACACAAGAGGAACCAAGCAACTTCCTCGAAAGGCTATTTATATTTCTACTGACTATATGTATATCCGATTTGCCGTAAATTGCGGCCCTTATGTAGATGAGTATGAATATATAGACGACGGATATTGCGATGTAAACTAATAAAAACAGAGGTAATCTATGATTAAGCTGAATAATCCAGTTCATACCGAACTTGATGAAGGCTACTTTATTGACATCGTGGATTTTCGTGGCTATGCCCGTTCTATGATGTATCCTGACCCTGTAGCTGTCGTCATGAGTGATGAACTCAACGACTTGGTGACGGATGCTGTCAATAAAGGGAAAATAACGCTTAACGATGCTTTTGATAAGCTGACGAAGCGTAATGCACGCGGATATATCGACTACGAGTACAGTGACGGAACGGATGGTAATTTGTCCGGTCGTGAACTGCTGTGTTTTTGCGATATTTCTGTTGCAAAAAAGTTGTTTTCTGAACAGGAGACATAAATAAAGAAAAATGTTTTTGAATCCAAGAAATTGAAACAAATGTTGAATTTGTAGTAAAGGAGAAAATAAAATGGCTAGTAAGTATTTTGTTACGTGCCCCAATTGTGGTGCAAAGTTGATTACGGTTTGCTCTGGTGAAAATTCTAAGGCAAGCTGTCCGCAGTGCTATCGGCAGTTGCCTCCCGAGCTTTACACGAAAGAACGAAACAATGATGAAGCACTGGAAATCATTGCGAGCAACGAAGGTCTCAGTGAGGGCTTTGCTGAAACCGTTGTAAACCAGATGGCAAACGACGACGAAGCCCCGCACAATGCCGGTTCTCAGCTCGCGAGAGCTATCAGCTGCAACGATGTGAACGATGCGCTGTTGGCATTGACTGGATGGTCTGTTGACAGTCTTCTCGATATGGTTCCGCCTGTTGTAATGGATTGCCCTGATGGTTTCGTGAATTTTACGGGCATGACAGGGTTGATTCCCGAATACGCCTCCGCTATCGTGGAGGTGTTTGAGAACTACCTCGATTCGCTCAATGTTCGTATTCCTTGCAAAAGTCCTGATGAAGAAAAGGAAAGGGGATGCGGAGACAATGACGCAGCGCTGTACGGCAGCGAATACTGGGAGATTGTCGATAACATCGAAGCATGGTTGAACCAAAACGAAGATGAAGCCTGCAATCTTTCGGATTACTTTATCGAGACAATCAACGAGTTCCTTGATAACAAGGGGTTCGGAAAGTACAAACCGGATGCAGAACAGTGCGGCAAGATTAAGGAGAAGGTCGATGCCATCCTGAAAGCCTGATATCGGGTCTTGCGTTTTGCTGCAAAGTGAATACAATGAAAACACTAAGATAAGTCAAAGTATCATCCGATAGATTTATTTTAGTTCGTAATCTGACAAAGAAGCAGCCATCTCCTTCGAGAGGTGGCTGTTTTTATTTTATGAAAAGGAGTCTGCTATGCTTGTAAAATTGCTCACCTATACCCCCGAACCCGATAAACTTGTAGCTGCTGCTGCAAAACTATGTTATTCCGATGCCCATATTGAAACCATTATGGACGGTTTGACCCCTGAAAAAACCGATGCGTTTTTGAAAAAGCTGAGTTCCATGGGACATCAGAGTCCTACCGAACACGCTTACTTCACCTTCGGCATTGAAAGTGTTTCGAGAACGCTCCTCGCACAAATCACACGGCATCGAATTGCCAGTTTCAGCGTTCAGAGTCAGAGATATGTTCGTCTCGATGATTTTCGGTATATGATTCCTCCTGTCATTGAAAATGACCCGGAGGCAAAAGCAACATTTATCGAAGCGATGAATCGAGATGCCGAAAACTATCTTAAGGAAGTTGAGCGTCTTGAAGTTATCCACACAAAAGTGCTTATGGAAAATGGTGCTTCCGAAAAGGATGCTAAAAAAATGGCTTCTAAGTTTGCAAACGAAGATGCACGATTCCTTTTGCCCAACGCCTGCGAAACCAAAATGGTTGTAACGATGAACGCAAGAAGTTTGCATAACTTCTTTGCTATGCGTTGCTGCAATCGAGCGCAATGGGAAATCCATGAACTTGCGGACAGAATGCTGGTTGAGTGCAAAAAAGTCGCTCCGAACCTATTTTTGGATGCAGGACCGAAATGTATGTTCTCTTCGTGTCAGGAAGGCCCCATGTCGTGCGGAAAAGCAAAAGAAGTAAGAGAAAAGTACAAGGCACTGTAATACGGAGGTGCATCTATGCTTATCAAAAGTATCATGTGGGATACGAACAATGACAACGAGGCTCTTGCTTCTTTGCCGGATGAAATCGAAACCCCGAACTTTTTACATCAGGAAGACTACAAGACGATGGATGACTTCTTTGCGGCCGTCGCTGAATGGCTGATTTACGAATTTGGCTGGTGTCATTTCGGATTTCAGGCTATTGTAAACGATAACACCTATGATGTCTCCTATTCCTATACCCCTGATTAAATACTCTATAACAAGAAAGGAAATTAAATTATGGGACATACGATTCAACACTATGATTATCCCGGAAATGCAGATACGAAAAAAGTGGAACAGGAGTTGGCGAACTATGTTGCCAAGAGATGCTTCCAAGAGGGAGGTCATCTCAGCAAAATCCGTTGGATTGATTCTGAACCATGTGCCAATGAAGATGAAGCACGCATAAAAATCGAGCACTTAGATAAGGGATGGTATGATTGCATCGCAGTAAAATACTATGACGCTTACAATATACCCGAAACGGAGAAAATTAAGGCGCTGCGAGCAGCCAACACACAAGCCTATTGCAAGTACAACGAACTTGCGTCTGCATTCCATTTTGCAAATGCAAAAGCGGAATATATCGGCTGCAAAAATTGCGGCTCCAAGATTGCACGGGAGTACCTGCGAAGAAACTTTTGCCCTGTTTGCAATGCAGATTTACGCCCCGAAACGACGCTCAACCGCATTGCTGCTCTTAAAGCAAAAGCTGATAAGAGTTCCGATACTCTTAAAGCAGAGCTGACGAAGCAGGCAATGAAAGCAAAAAATGTGCGCTGGTTGGTAAAAATCGAATTTCACGAATAATTTAAACAGAAAATATAACAAATGAGAGGAATTGAATATGAGTGGTACGAGAATTAAAATCCTTTTCCCTGTTGATGAAAATGTTCCGATGGACAAATGCTACGAAGAAACGTCAAACAAGTCAATGTACGATGCCTCTACGCTCGATGTCCTCGAAGACGAAGCCGAAAAAGGGCATACCTTACGGGATTGCCTGCACAGCGGCAATGAGTGTCTGAAAAACAAGGTGCTCGAATATATCTACGACACTCTCGTGAATATGTTCAACTGTACTTTCGAGGATACGAATGACGGCATTACAGGTACAGACGGTTTGTACGCCGTAAGCGAAACGTTCGACAAGAATCTCTGCAATATCTTAGGCGAGGACGTGCCTGACAGCATTCTGCAGATTGCATTGGATATGCAAACTGACAACTTGACTGCTGTCGAAAACAAACTCGAAAAGATGCAGGTTCTCGGAAAAACTGTGAACCAGAAGCTGATTTCCAGTTTGGCAAGAACGCTGGAAGAGAATGGCAATGGCTATCTCATTGCAGAAGCTGCGTTCATTATTTCTGGCGGCGTTACTGCCGACTGTTACAGCGCATTCCTTGCTCCGAACAGTTACAAGCTGAGAGCGTGGCCGAATCAGAAACAGATGAAAGATATCATCAATCATCCTGAAAAGTACGCTGTGTTTTCTATTCAGTTCAGCTATTGATTGGGAGGTTTACATGGATAATACAATCGTTTCTCCTGCCGAATACTTCGAACAGGTAAAAAGTCGAAAGCAGACGATGACGGCTGCCGGACTTTCTCAGTTATATGAGAACTGCCTTGCTCTTCTCGAAGAGTATCAGCGTTCCGGACAAATTGCTGCACAGAAGAAGCTGCTTTTCCACATCGACAATATCACACGAGAAAAGAAGCTGCTTGACCTCGGCATTGATACCTTTGTCTACAAGAGTGATGTGGACGATTTCATCCACATGGTAGATAACAAGGTTGTTAAAATCGTGGAGCTGGAAAATTACCAGCGACGGATTCCAGAAGAAATCATTCAGAGAATCGAACGCTGCAAGGGTATTTTCGATAAGATGTATGTAGTCTTTACGGATTACACAAAACGCGAAGAGCGAAGAGTCGAGGCCATCAAAAGAGAAAAAGACCCCATTCTTTTTGGAACTTTCCAAGATACCGCAACAAGAACCGTGGTAGAACGCTTTTATTTCATCGGTGATTGGACGGATGAATATTGCGATTTAACATTGGATAAGATGGTTGCCGTTGTCAAAGAAAAGGCCGACAGAGACATCGTAAAGAAGTTCTCTACGCCGGAAAGCATCCGCGAGTTGAGCGACCAGCTTAACAATCTGGATGAGTCCATGAATGGGTTGTATCGCCAGCGCGAAAAGGCTCCTGCGCCCAAGAAAGGGTTCTTCGACCGAGTACGCACTGCGTTTCGTTCTCTGAAAGGAGAATGAAATGGCAAAAGTGGATTTGACAGAGGATGAAGTCTATTCGCGGCTTCGCTCTGTTTCTAATTCAAAAGGAAACAGCATTTACGATGCGTTACGTTCTGCCGATATTCCTTGGGACTTTTCTTCTCCTTTTACTTTGCTTCGTGTCGTTCGCACAGAAGCAGAATTGACACCGCTTGTTTTTACTGGTGATGCAGAGACTGTCAACTTTATGAAAGAGGTTGCGGAGGTAGAAGAAGGGAAGAGATGTGATTGCTGCGGTCAACTTATCACAACGCCCTTATGGGATATGTCCTATGGTTCGTTGTGTGATGAATGCAGCAAGCGCCTTACCGAACAGGTTAACGGCAAGTACGAAACGCCTTGGCAAAAAATAGAACAGGGAAGGGAAGAGCGTTCCACTCCTTGGTGGTTTGACCTTTGATGTCAGAAAGGAAACAAATGAGTAGATGGAATGTTTTTTGTAACGAAAGCGCTCCTTATCGTATTTATTATCGCCAAATTGAGATTGATGGATATGAGATGTATGTCATGTTTCCGCTGCCAATGACTGGCATGGAATGTGGCTGGGCAGTATCGCATGGTGCAACTACGGCAGCTACCATTCAGGAAGCTGTTCAAAAGTTTTATCCCTTTATGGTAGAGTATATCTGCGATAAAGAGGATTCCGACAACGATACGCAACAATACATTCTCAAAAACCTCAACTCTCTTGGCAACTCAGTGGATTTTTGGGGCAGAAAAAATGACCGTCAGCATGTCATTGATGGCATGAGCGCAGCGCAGAAATCGCAGCTTTTGTGCTACATTCTGCGAAACCATGAAGCCTTTGGCAAGATGACTTGTCGTGACTGGAAGAATTGGCTGCTGGATGACGCTGAACCTCAGTTTGGTATCTGGTTCTGATAACAAAAAGCGACAGACAACATTCTGACCCAGAACAGAAAGAAAAGGAAAATTATTATATGAGTTACGGTTTTAGTATGGGCTTCGCGCATGCAAACAGCTTGCAGGAAGCCATGAAGATTGCGCTGGAATATACGCAGTCTCAGATGACAGAAAAGAATGTCAAAAAGACCATCAAGGACAATCGGTATTATATTCCATCGGTTCGTACCGGATACATTGCGGATGCAGAAAGCAAAACACGCAGGGCTGATGTGCTTGCAGATACTGCCGACAGATATTGGCTCGAAGCGCTGTTTACCTTTCGCTTTCTGTATTGGGAAGAGCACAAGCTGCTCGGTATCGTTATGATGCCGTCTGAAAGTGTAAGCGAAAAATGGCCGCTCAGTGTGTATTTTCAGAACTCCTGCGACCATGATTATCCGTTTTCCGAATGGAAGGAAGGCAATATCCCGTTCTTTATGAACGCCGCTGCAAAAGCTGAAAACTATACGGCAGAAGAAATCCGTGAAAAGGTTGACTACGAAATCGAAGATGATGACCTCGAATATTTTCGGCGCAGCACCTGCTATGATGATATTTTCGAGACCCTCGCCTTCGATTCGTGGCTTTATAACCATGATACGGATGTGCCGTTTGTGACCTTTGCTCTACAGGGAATCCGGAATGAAGCAGAGCGATACCGGTATCTGCAATGGTTGAAAGATGATATCATGAAAATTTAATGTATATGGGGCCGCTTCGTTTTGAAGCGGCCTTTTTCAGTCATCTCGAAAATGATGTTGCGGTTTGCTGCAAAGTTACTATAATTTAGATAAATGATAAGTAAAAGTACACGGGTCAAACCGCGTATACCATAAAATCCAAATACGTCATGGGAAGCGTCTATCTCGATTCGGGATAGGCGTTTTTTATTTATCGTTAATCGGGAGTGTTCTCAGCAGAACGCTCTTTTTTTGTTTAAAAAAGGAGATAAAAATGACCAACAACAACATTCTGACCCCGAACAGCGAATATTGGAAGGACAACGCAATCGAAACCTTTAAGGGTAACAGCGACCTCTTCGTTGATTTCCTGCAGGAGCGTGACCGTCATTCGGCATGGATTGAAACGCAGATTACTGACGTTCAGTTCGAGGCCATGTTTGCGGAGCCGATGTACATTGCAGATGATGCAAAGAAGTACAGTATTCCCGCAGAAATCGTTCAGGAAGCCGCCAATAACAGTAAGCTGTACGGTGTCGTTCGCGGCAAGCATATTCCTGTCGGACTTGCCGCTACGGAAAGCCTGATTGGGTATTCCAAGCTTATCCGTGAAGGATACAGCTGGATGCGCCGCGTCAATCCCGTTAATCTTGCGAAGGCAATCAATAACGGCATTGACACGATTCGGTACGATGACCGCCGCTCCACCAAATGCCTTGTCAAGGTCGGTGATGAGATGGTCCGTTCCGTCGTTTCCGCTCGTTATGCGCCGATGCCGTCTGGCGACCTGTTCAACTACATCAATATGGATTATCTGCCTGAGAACTGGGAGAAGGCCCAGTTTATGTCTGGATATTGGACGCATGAACGCGTTCGCGGTATGTGGTCTCTGGCCGAATATCGTGACACCTTCATGAAAACCATCGGCATGAATGAGCTTCTGGCGGGTTTCTTCCCGGCATTGTCTGTGGAGAACTCCGACACGACTGCTTCTTCCATCAAGATGCGTCCGATGTTCATTCGTGATGATGGCTACGAGTTCCCGTTGCTGAACAAGACCCGCACCATGCATATCGGTGCCGAGACAATCCATGAGCGTTTGGAATCCGACCTGCGAATGGTCTTTGCCAACTTCAAGGATTCGGAAAATATGCTGTTCGAGCTTGCGGCTACGCCTATCACGTACGGCTACAATACCCTAACGCACTGCCTGAAGCAGTCTAAGGTGAACATGCCTGTTGAACAGGCGCGAGAGGCAGCTCAGGTATTCTTTACGGATAAGGGCAACGGTCCTTGCACGGCAATGGATATCTATATGGCAGTCTGCGATGCATACAACTACGTTGTGCGCGACTATCCCGAAGATAAGTTGAAGATTACGCGTGCTTGTGATGCAGCTGTAAGTGCAATGCAGAGCCCGTGGCAGCTCCTCGACAAGGACACCCCGGCTAACCTGTAAACAAACAAATAGTCAATTTACCCCGTTCAATAAGAACAGTTGAACGGGGTTTTTTATTGAAAGGATAAAATCACAATGGGTTTTGATGGAACCAGTAAAAGCAGTCGCGCACATGGTCAGAGCATTCGGTATTGGGAAGCTACTTCTCCGTATCTGGATGCGCTGAAAGCCAAGGTCATCGATGCCGCATCTAAACGTGCAGTTGATTTTCTTGACCCGCTGAACTATCCCGGCCCCGATGTTCTTGTGGACGCCGCATCGTTTGTGGACGATGAAGTGTCTACGGCAGAGGAAAAGTGGCTGGCTCATCGCCGTCTTTATGTCGGCGGTTCGGATTGCAGCGCGGTGCTTGGTAAAAACCATTACAAGTCCAATCTGGATTTGTATTATGACAAAATCGGAGCCAACCCCATCCCGAAAGAGGAGACGGACGGTGAGGATATCAACCTCATTACCGCATGGGGGCATATGGCCGAGGAGTATGTCGGGCTGTGGTATCATGTACAGCATCCCGATGAGGAAGTCATCACCGATACGAATATGTATACGATGGCAGGTCACCCTTACATCGGCGGTGACGTTGACGGCATTATTAAGATGCCTGACGGTCACTATGCTCTGCTCGAAATTAAGACCACAAGTTTCTTTAATAGAGAAGCATGGGCAAACAACGCCATTCCTGTTCCTTACGAGATTCAGCTTCGCCACTATATGGCTATCATGGGTCTGTGGGAGGCAGTTATCGTATGTATGGTTGACCGCGATACATTCTATGTTCGTCATTTGGTTCGTGACCTCGATGCGGAATACGCGCTCGTGAAAGCTGTTGATTCCTTCTGGAAAGACAATGTCGAGAAGCATCACGAACCGAAGCCTTGCGGTACGCCGGAATCCATCATTAAGGCGCTTCGCAAATACAAGCTCGGCAACGGTGTCGATAAAAAGATTCCCAATATCAAGCTCGGCGATGAGTTTTATACGAAATGCGTTGAGTATGATACGGTGGATGAACGGTACCGCGAAGTCAAGGCGGAAGCCGACCGTTTGGATAACTTGCGCAAGGAGATGACGATTCCGCTGATTCAGGCGATGGGTCAGGCTCCTGATGCGTATACCACAAGTCCTGACGGACAGACGATGTTTGTGCTGAAACAGACAGTCAGAAAGACTACTTCTTCCGACAAGAAGTACGCGGAAGCAAATCTGCCGGAGGATGTCTATAATAGAATCTTTACGACGAAAGTCAGCGCACCGTCGCTCTCTATCAAGAAGAGCAGCTGTGCTGGCAAAGTGGGTATCCCGCAGATGAATCCGTAAAGATACTACGAAAAGAGGAAATAAATGTATAAAACCTATGAAGTCATTTCTGCGTATATCAAAGAAAAAGAAATCAAAGCTTACGAGAATGGAAGGCGCGTTGCTGATATCGTAGTTCCTGATTGCGATGTCGATGGCGCGTGCAAAATTCTGGAAGCACTCGGCTATCAGCAGTTATACCGAGCGCGTTAATGAAAGGAGAATAAAAGTGGCAAAACAGAAGACGAAGACTAAGGCAAAACGCCACGTCAACATCTTCTGCATTGCTCCGAACAGTGACGCTTCTCAGCGGGAAAAGTTTGGCATCGGTCTGGCACTTAAAGGCATTCGGGCCAAGTGTTTTACAGAAGACGATGCCAGACTCGCTGGAGCGGATTACATTATCCGAACCTCGATTATTGAGGGGATTATCCGTGCCGCCGATATTGTCACCGTTGACGGTGATGAGGTGACTCCCGCTATGCTGAATCAGATTCAGAAAGCGGTTGAGATGAATAAACCTATCTGGTGTGCAGAAAGCGTGAAAGCAGCTGTTCGAGACAGCAATGTGAAATGTTATCCCGGCAAACTCGATGAGTTGTGCTGGTTTATTATAGATAACTGAGGAGAGAGAAGTGGCAAACATTGGAGATACGGTTAGTTTTACCGCGAGTAAATATAAAAATCTATTTGTGAGCGACGATAAGCGTTATACGATTGCCTATTTTACCGTCAATGCACGCGATGCGAGATTATATCTCCCGCAAGACGCAAAGACAAAACAATACGGCACAACGCATATGTTTATCGTAAAGGGTTTTATCCCGGATGGAATTGATAATATTGCGTATGAACTGACTGGCTGCTGGAGTATCGATAAAAATCGGAACCAGCCGTACCTTGATGTTCAGAAAGCCAATATTTCAATTCCCACTCGCAAGAAAAGCGTTGTTGCTTTCCTTCGCTCCAACTGTAAGGGCATTGGAAATATAAAAGCAACAGCTATCGCCAATGCGTTTGGCGAAAACACTTTATCTGTTTGCGCAAACGAGCCTGAAAAGCTGAAAAAGAAGGTTCCAAGTCTTACAGACAAGGACCTTAAGGCTTTAAAGCACGGGTGCCAAGCATTGACATATAAATACGATATTCGGTGTTTTCTTGATGACAAAAACGTTGTCCTTCCGGATTACCAAATCGATGCGATTGCAGACGAGTACGGCGCGGAGGCACTTAATGTCATTAAAGAGAAACCGTATAAGCTGATTACGCTTCTGCCTTTTCAAACCTGTGACAAAATCGGACTTGCAATGGGAGTCAGTCCCAATGCTCGTAGACGATATGTTGCAGCACTCGTAGAGGCTCAGAAGCAGTTATGTCGGCAAAACAATACTGTTTGCGTTCGTGAAGATTTGCTGGTTGCGGAAGCTTATAAGCTGCTGAACCATCACAACGACGAACTGATGAAAATGTCGGTCAAGTTGTTGGTCGATAACTATCGGTTCATTCGATTTGGTTCTTCTAAAAGCGGAAATTGGATTTATTCCAAAGACGATTATACGGTTGAACGGAATCTCGCACGCAAACTTGCCGCGTTCATCAAAAGGGGACCCAGCAAGCAAAAGGAAATCGATGCAGCTCTTGCAAAATGGAAGAAAAACTCTCCCATTCAACTTTCCGAAAAACAGGAAGAAGCAGTACGCAATCTTGCTTATCCCATCTCCATCGTAACGGGTGGTCCGGGTACTGGTAAGAGTACAACGCTTCGCGCTTGTTTGGAAGTGTACAAAGAAGCATTCAAGAAAAACGCAACAATTCTTTGTATGGCTCCGACCGGACGCGCATCTAAGCGTATGGCTGAATGTACGGGTCTGCCCGCACAGACTATCCATAGCGCCTGTGCGCTTGTTCCTTCTAAGGCTGCTGGCGGTTTTACCGCTCAGGACGATTGCAAAATCAGTGAAAATCTGATTGCTATCGATGAAATGTCTATGGTCGGTATTCACCTTTTTGATTTCGTTATGAACGCAATCGAAAATGAACCCAACAAAAAAATCATCCTGCTCGGCGATGTGGACCAGCTCCCTTCGGTAACATCCGGCAATGTACTCTTCGATTTGATTAAATGCAATCAAATCAAGTATACTGTTCTGGATAGAAACTACCGTCAGGGCTCCAATTCCACTATTGCGGATGCAGCATACGCTATCAATAATGGGATGTCCAATCTTCCGACTGATGAAACATTTCAGTTTATCGATTGCCATAATCCCGATAGCGAAAAGGAAACGGAAGATATCTCGAATATCATTATTCAGAAGTATCAGGAGGGAGTAAAAAAGTATGGCCGCGATGGATGTATCGTCCTTAGCCCTACTCATTACTACAAGAGCAGCAATAGCTCTCCTCTGTGTACGGATATTATGAATAAGAAAATTCAGGATATCGTAAATGAAGCTGAGAAAGGAAAACCGGAATGGCGAGCCAAATCCACCAAGTCCAAGAACGGCGTGGATGTAAGCCGCGTATTCAGAAAGGACGACCGTGTAGTCCAAATCAAAAATACGCCCGAAATCATGAACGGTGACCTTGGCACTATCGATGAAATCATTGATGATGATGGTGTTTACACGTTCAAAATCACATTCGATGACAAACAAGTCGAGTACGATGTCAAGGATATGCAGAATGTGGAACTTGGTTACTGCATTACGGTTCATAAAACGCAGGGTTCTGAATTTCCCTGCTGTATCATGCCCGCAAGTATGACTCAGAAAGCAATGCTGCAGCGCCAGTTGTTTTATACCGGCGTTACTCGTGCAAAAAAAGAGTTTATCTTTGTGGGTGACAAGAAAGCACTGGATTTAGCAGTTCGGACTAAGACCGAAGAACGTCGGTCGATGCTCCCGGCGCGAATCTGTAAGGAATGTGTTTGAAGAGTGGGTGGCTGCAGCAATAGCTGTGGCTGCCCACTCTTTTTTGTTTTCGGCAGGGGAGGGGAGAACATATAAAAGTTCGTTTTGTGTAAAGAACAAATACGTTTTGCTTAAAGAAATCCGTATTGAAATTATTTAAAAATAAAGTATCCTAAATATAAGGAAATATTATGTGATTTCCTTAGTTACACAAGCTGACACCTCTATGTGGTGTGTAATAGGCAACGCGACATATAACGTGTATGTTGTGGCAAAGGGTCAGCAGAATGTGATGATTTTTGACGAAAGGAGGAATATACCAATGAATAGTTTGGCTGTTCGTAAGAACGATACCAAGAATGTTGTGGCGTTTATCGCGAATGTTGTGGCGTTTATCGCTATTGCAAGTCTTGCTGTTTGCGCTGCGGCTCTCGTCAGCGTAAATCCGGCTTTTGCAGCTCAGGGTATTTCAACGCTGTTCGGTGAGGCTGGCAAGATTGCAAATGCAGTTATGGCTGGCTTTCAGGGCTTGGTTCTGACCGTTGCTATTGCCGCAGGTGTTTACACGATGATTCGTGGTCTGATGGCAAGTGACCCCAAAGAAACGGCACAGTACAAGAACCGCTTCATTGCAATTGTTATTATTGCGTTTGTGGCGTTCTTTACTCCCTCCATCATCAGTTGGGTTCAAACTCTGGCAACTCAGATTAAGCTCAGCTAAGTCAAAAACAAAATTGGGCAAGGGCCCAGCCCGTAGCGGTCTTCCTACGAATGGGAGGACCGCTTTTTTAGGTGCCAAATTTAAAAGAAAGGTGGAAAATAAAGCATGCAAATAACTGCTATTGAAAAAAACAATAGAAAAAAGAAAAATATGAAAAAAGCAGCAATTTCAGCCACGGTTATCTTTGCGATGATGACGTGTCTGTCTTTTGCTTATGCTACCAGCATCTTTGAAGCAGTCGGTGATGCATTATTTTCGGGGACGCTCATCCAAAACCCATTAGATGTTATTGTTTCGTCTTTTTTACTGCTTGTTTTTAAGACAATCATCCAATGTGTCGTCAATGTGCTTGATATTGTTATTTCTCCAATAAACGAAATAACAACCATGAAAATGGCAGAATTAGCACAATATTTGCCATTTGCAGAATATAAGGTCCAAATCAATGAAGGCGAATTTGCGTTCGATTATACGATTGCGTCAAAAGTAAACGACTATATTATCGGTATAGGTGTCCTTATTTGGATATTGCTATCTTGCTTTGCGATTTTAATTGATTTTTATTATGTCGCATCTGGTGATAAGCGAGCAATTCCTGGCAGCAAGTTGTTTTTGTCTATTACAATTACAGGCGTACTGACATATAAAGCGCAAGATTTAATGTTTTTCCTTTTTGACAACGAAATCAACCCGTTAATTTCGGAATTTTTGGACATCGCGCAAAAAGACCAAACCGGAATCTTTGAAAACATGGGAAATAGTGTTTGTGCAAGTTGGCAGGGCGTTCCGGGTATACTTATAGCACTTGTTATGGTCTTGATGATTGGCATAAATTACATTAAGCTTGCACTGGAAATGGTGCAGCGATATCTTATCGTTGCTGTAATTTGTGTTTTGTCACCCCTTGCTTTTGCTACAGGCAGCAACCAAGAAACAATAGACATTTCTAAGAAATGGTTCAGAATGTTTTGGTCGCAATGCGTTTTGCTTTTCTTGAATGTCTGGTGCGTTTATGTAGTACGAGAAGGCATGATGGCAATAGGAGACAAAAAAGCAAATCAGTTGCTTATCTGGGGTCTTATTGTATATGGCTTCATTAAGGTAGCACAGCAACTTGATGATTTGCTGCAAAACGCCGGACTTAGTATTACCCGTCAAACATCTGGCATGTTGGAGGATTTCCTCATGATGGGTAAATCCATGATTGGATTGGCTAGTACAGCAGCTACCGCAGCGGCAAGCGGATTCCAGTTCAAACAGGATTCTGCGAATCTTAGAGAAGGTCTCGCAAACGGCACCAAGACAATGGATGATTATAAGCGACACATAGCAAATACCACAGCCAATATGGCGAGAAATCCGCTTGCGCTTGCAATGATGGCTCCTCAAATGGCAAGAGAATATGCTGCTGCAAAGGGAGCAGAAGCAGAGTATAAACAAAGCGTTGGCGATTATTTGAAAATGAAGAGTCCTGACAGAAGCAAAGCAACTGCACCAAATTTGAATTCTGCAGCGGGAAGAAGCCAAATTAAAGACGCACTTGCGAATAGCAAGGATAAAAAAATTGCCGACGCCGCCAAAAACGGCGAAGTAACAAAAGCATACACAGATTCAAATGGTGTTATTCATGCTTCGCTTCAAACCAGAGATAAAAATGGCCGAGCAAATGGTATGTACGATGTCGCCATTAGCGGCAACGGAAAAGATGTTATGTCTCAGGTTGCCTCTGGTCGTGAAGTGACAACGGATGCAAACGGTAACAAACTTATTAAGGATGATAAGCTTGGCACATTTGCCTATAACAAAGAAACTGGAGCCTTTGAACAGATAAAGGATAAGGATGGAAATGTTCCCCAAAACCCGTTGTCTGTACAGGTTCCTGATAAAGTTGACAAAAACAATGTCGAAGAAGTCGCGGATTGGGCAACCAAGACAGATGGATTCGATAAAGCTGTTCAGGAAAAAGAAGCAACAGACAACTATTTTAATGCCACCGACGCAGGACGTCTGAACATGGATTCAAGCGATGTCAATCAGGACCAGATGAATAATATGGCACGCCAAGAAATCAATGACCAATTCATGCAAGAAGGTGCAAACGGAGAACAGCGGCCTGCTGTTGGAGAAGACGATAAGCTTGATGTTTCTGTAAATAAAGAAACAGGCGAAATGACAGCAAAACACGCTATGACCAATGATGATGGCACTATTGCTATTCAAAACTACAAGAAAGACGAAAATGGAAATTGGCAAACTGTAGGTCAATCCGAATACTATACTGCAATGGGAGATAAGCCTTCTTATCGAAACAGTGAGGGAGAAGTATTCGCTGGCACACAGGTTGGCACTTCTGCAGACGGCAATGCTATTATGCGCTATAACCAAATTGGCGCAGACGGCAATGTCCTCGAGAACGGAAAATCGTTTGAAGTTACGCAGAGCGGAAGTCTTGCTAATTCGGATGATGCTGCAAGTAAGGTTGAGATGGCGCGTCAGGCATCCGAATCGCTTGGTGCAAAAGCAGTTGCTGCTGATTATGACAATGCAGCAAGACTTTATAACGGCAATGGTGCAAATGTACCTGAAAACACGAATTTCAACAGTTCCGAAAATCTATATGCTTCTCAGCAGGCTATGATGGGCGCAAAAGGAACAAGTCAAGATTTGAGCCTTCTCTCAGATTATACAGCTGTGCAAGCAGACGATAACGGTATCCGAGATGGTGTTCATACACAAACCTTCCAGAACGACGATGGTACGCGCGTAAAAGTTCAGCGTGATATGTCTTCTGGCGCTGTTAACACAACCATGAGCGCGGCAAGAGTACAGGATGATGGTGCTGTTAAAGTTGAGAGACTTACAGAAGATTCTTCCGGCAATGTTTCAAACAGTCATTATACCTGCACGCCGAATATCAACCCGCTTGATGCAGATGCAAAAACAACACCTGTGACGGTAAATGATTCTGTATCCGGACAATGTTATCGGGTTGATGTACCTACAGAAATTGCAAAGGACGGAACTGCTCTTGCAAATTATATGGCAGGAGACGAGGGTATTCACGCTATTGATACCGCTAAGCAGGACGCCGCTACATTGAAAAATGCTGTTGTTAATTCTGATACTCAACCTATTCCGGAAGATACCCGCATCAACCCTGCTGCCGCTTCGTCTGTATTCTATGAAGCCGCAAGCAGCGGAAACTGCAACCTTGAAAGCTTGTCGAAAGCTGCTCAGAACGGAGATATTGAGGTTTATCCCGCAGAAAGCGTTGTAGATGGCAAACCTTGTGCCCAGATTATTTATCGTGACCCCAATACCGGACTCAAAACTGAGGTAGGCGGCTGCTTGGAATACAAAGACGGTAAGGTTTCCGTTACCACGACATCTGCACCTATGGCAACGCAGTCTCAGGCTCAGGTTGAAAAAGACATGCAGGAAATGACTACGGCTATGATGACTCCGGCAAATACCGGAGACGGAAATGCTGACCGTGACACATTGATTCACCAGCAGGAAGCGTACGATAAATTCACTGGTGCAAACAATGCTAACTATTCTGGACCTATTGGCGCAGCAGCTATGGCAAAGACTGCAGGCGTAAATACAGAAGGATATGTTCCTACAGCATCGTTTATTACTGGTCAGGACGCAACCCTTGTTCTTGAGAAAAGCGTTCCCATCCCGGAAGATAAAAAGCAGGACGTGATGCAGTGTAAGGAATACACCTTTATGAAAGCCAGCGGCAGCCCTGAAATGAAAGAGGCTGAGAAAGTTACGGTTTCCAATGGCGTTGGCGGTGTCATGCGCTTCGATATGCAGAACGGAGATACATTCGAAGTCTTTGGTATCAACACTGAAACAGGAACTTGCAGTGCAAGAAAGCGTTCCAAAGACAGTGACGGCTTTGGCGAAACGGTTGCTCTGAATCTCGGAAAAGGCAAAGCAACAGAAGAAAATATCCTTCGGTCTTTTATGGCTGCAAAAGCAAAAACACAAGAGAGCGATATCGATACTTTCTTCGGAAAAGAAAATTTTGACAATTTGCCCAGCAAAAAAAGAAATGCTCAAAAGAGCAAAGGAAAAGGCAGAAAAAAGTCTGACAACAAGTAAACTGTAAAATGCCATGTCAGAAGTCATTCTTGGCTTCTGGCATGGAAACTGCACAAAACCAACAGCCTTCACGCGGCGTGCAGTGAGCAACGTATAGTTTTATACGGCCAATGTTGAAACAACAGAAAGGTGGAATGGTTAACATGGCGCAACAACAATATGGCGACAGTATGGCACAGGATGCATCCAATGTGGCGAATGCGGCTGTACAAACAGCAAAAGATGTAAAAACTGTTGCTGCTGTTGCAGGAAATGTCGCAACGGGCAATGTGGCCGGTGCTGTAAAAGAAGTCATAAAGAACCCGGAATTCTTAAAAAAATTACTATGCGTTGCACTGGTAATTGGATTTTTCCAATTTATGCTTATCGCAGGGCCTTTTATCGTAGCAATCGCTATGCCCGGAAGTATTTTTTCCGCTGTAAAAGATGCTTTTAATCATAAAGAAGAGAATGTCTTGGAAGGATGGGACATGAGCGATGCGGATGATTCCTTAAAAACAACAGCAAACGGGTTTTATGATTACCTGTCAAGCGAAGGAACCGAGTCAGAACAGTCATTTTTTACATCGAACACGGCAGATTACGGAGACAGCCCTTCAACAGATGCTTTTTGGGGAGAATCCAATCTTCAGATAACAGCTTTGGATAAGTATTTCAGAAAATCTTATAAGAATGCCGCAACCAGAGCAAACAATAAATACGATGACTTAGTAGATGAAGATGCTCTTACGCAGCAAGCGCTCGATGATGGAATTGAAAGCAGTGATTATGTTAAGTTTGTCACCAATAACATGACAACCGATGATAATAAAGGCTTCCAAAGAGTTTCTTTTTACATCATGGCATTGGATTCTTATAAATACACAACCAGCAACGATGAAACACAAGAAGATGCTGATACAGAACGCTTAAAACGAATGATAAAAAAAGCAAAAGAAATCAGCCCTAATGGTCTTCTTGATGATGCTATTACGGCACTTTCTGCATTGGGTATCAATATTGATTTAGGTAGCGATAAGCTATGGGTCGTAAGTACAGACACTACATATGATGATGTACAAGATGTTGTCGGTTACGAAACAATCAAAGAGTGGGTTGTAGATGAATATGACAAAAATGGTAAACCAGTAAAAGGTCACGAAGAAGATACAGGTGAAATAGACCCCCAGCGCCCCATTATGAAAATGGTTCGTACATACACCACAACAATATCTCTTGAATTGAACTCAAATATTAGAAATTCGCTTTATGAGAGTTATGGAATTGACCCAACAGAAAACATTGGTAACCACAGTGATGCTTTTAAAAGCACGGAAAGCCCTAACTATTCAACAACAGAAAACCTAAATGGAAAAACTATGACTGCTGCTGATATTATCGAACAGCAGGTGGAACAGTACATGGAAGTGTATAATGTTCCCAGAACAGCCGGAGGAACTGGCACAGAAATCGGAACTATTGGTCCAGGTGGTTCTGGTCAGGTCAGTAATATGTCTGATGAAGAAATCCAAGCAATTCTGGCAGCAACTAACAACGGTAATTATACACCCAAACAACAAGCGCTCGTGAGTAAATTGCAGGACGCATTAAACAGTCCTCTTGGTCTGACAGGATATATGAAGAGTATTGGTTGTACTGTCGCCACAAATTATTGTCAGGCTTTCGTTGCAGATTTCTATTCTAAGTGTGGTCAAGCGCGTATCAGCTTCGGCTCCGCAATCAACGCATATAACACAAGCGCTATTTGTAAGAAAGGACAGCAGGGTTACGATACGCCCCCTGATGGTGCATCTGTGTATATAGGCGCAAACCATGTTGGTATTTATATCGGCGGCTGTGTCATCGACAGTGTCTATGGACAAATTCAGGTAATGCCATTTGAAAAGTGGAAGAGCCAAAAATACTACCAAAGTGGTGGCGGCTACTTAGGTTGGGGCTTCAATGGATGGGATGTCTCGTAATGTTGACCAAAGCACAAAAATGTGGTATAATATATACATAGGAAGGAAGTGAGTACGCGATAATTCGCGTAAAATTATGAAAAAAAGAACAAATCCTATTGCGATTGTTGCAGCAATCATTGCAGTTATCGTTATTATTCTTGTTTTCGTTGGCATGAATCGTCACAAAGATGATACCAATCATCAGAATAATGAGTCCGTTACGTCGTCCGCAGAAAGCGAAAGCGATGGTTCAGACATGGCAAGTGCTGAAACTGCAAGTGGCATCGATAACAGTGACATTTCTACCTCGCTCCCCGGAAATATTGGAAAAGAAGTTTTAGAATCTGATGATACGAAAGATTCTGAGCGTGCGAAGGCGAATGTAGTTGCAGAAGCAACCAATATCCCGGACGGAAGCGACGCTTCTTTCGTAGAGTTCTCGTATGAAAATCCGGAAAGTTCTGATGTATTTCGATACGATAAGAGATACGTGCATATGCTGGACAAATCGTACTTTGATTTACAAAAAGAGCGGCAAGAGAAATACAACCTAACATTGGCATCGTCCAGTGACGGGAATCCATACATGGTTTTTGGCGGGAATTGCTACGTTTATGACGGAACAGATGAAAATGGCAATGCAAAAAAATACATCATTTCCGGTGCCGATGTGGTCGAATATGATGGAACATTGAATCCGTTTAATACGCATCCCATTCTTCGCAAAGAAAATACTTGTGAACGCATTTATCTTTTCGACGATGAAACAAAGAAAAACGAATTCTTGGAACGTCGCGCACAAGGAAAAGAATTTCTTCAAAACGGTTCAACTGACAATGAGTGGAAAGTCATTTTGAACGGAGAATATCTGCCTGATGCGTACCCCATTATCGATGATAACGGGAATTTAAACCTGTCTTTGGTACAACTGGCAACTGCCTACAATCCCTTGTTTACAAGAATAGATAAGAATTACGTTTATGTGGCTACTGATTGGGGGCTGTATTCTGTGCCTAGCACAGAGTCCGACCAAGCTACAAAGGGAAGCTGTGACTTCTCTAAAGATGAAGACGGCAATGATGTCTATTACGTCACCGATATGGGATTTGGCGGAGTATCTGGCTCGTATGGTGTGGCAGCTAAAGCACCCAAAACGAGAGAGTATTATTGGGTCACGCCGGATGATTTAAACACAATTCTTGGCTGGACAGTTTCCATTAAGGGTCGTGTTATCAGTGTGTGTAGCAATCCGCTTGATGATTCTGACTTAACAGGTGTTATTCAGAAAGTGTCTAAAACATACTACGACCTCAACGGGAACGTCATCACCGACCAAGAATAAGGCAAAACATAAATCGACGTTTCTGTGAAAAAATCTATTCGTTATTTCGTAAGGAAAAACATATAGCAATTCAAAATCATTCGATATATACTTATTATAAGCGAATAGTATATAAGCACATTCCCCCTCGGAGTAATTCGAGGGGGATTTTTTGTTGTTTTTTACAGCAAGAGTGTGCTAACGGCATCAAATGAGGAAGATTACCAAATGAGTAGTTATATGTTGATTCACGGAGATTGCATAGATTCATTCGGGCTGATTCATGACCATTCTGTCAATCTCGTTCTGGCTGACCCGCCATACGGAATAACGCAAAACACATGGGATGTTGTGCTGCCGTTTGATGATTTTATCGAATGCGACGGAAAAAATCTCAATTATGAGAAATATTTACTGCATTGCTTCAAAAAGAACATTCCCTACAAGGACGCCAACGAGGAATGGAATAAAAGAAAGCAACAGGGAATTTGGTCACAACTGGACAGAATACTTGCCGATAGGGGAGTGGTGATTCTTTTCTCGGCCGGGATTTACACGAAAACATTGATGGAGTCCACTACGATTCCTTGGAGATACAATCTTATCTGGCAGAAGACGACTCCGGTTGGATTTCTTAATGCAAACCGAATGCCGCTTCGAGCACATGAAGACATTCTTGTTTTCTACAAAAAACTGCCGACCTATAATCCTCAAAAGACAACAGGACATCCGAGAAAGGTCTCAACGGTCGAACATAAACGAAATTCTAAGATGACAGAGGATTACGGGAAATACACAGCAAAAGGTTATGACAGTACCGAACGATTCCCCACTAGCGTGCTGACATTCGCTACTGATAAACAGAAATATGCAGCGCACGGCACACAGAAACCGGTGGCATTGTGCGAGTGGCTTATCAAAAGCTACACAAACGAAGATGATACCGTTCTCGACTTCTGTATGGGAAGCGGCTCGACAGGCGTAGCAGCGAACAATACGAAAAGGAATTTTATCGGCATCGAAAAGGATGCCGATTTTTTTGATATTGCAAAAAAGCGGATAGAGCTTTGAGGAACGATTATGAGCTTTGATATACTGGGCAAAGACATTGCTGTATTATTCATATTGGCAGTGATATTCGGCATTGCTACATATTTTTATGTGTTGCACAAAGGAAAAAAGGAAAAAAGAACAGCAAGCGCAGAGGATAAAATTATTCTTGGTTTCGAAGTTCTTGCATTTTCTTTTACATTTTTTATTCTTTTTCCTTTAGTAGTCGAAGACGTGTTTGATGCAGATGGAAGCAATTCTGCCTTATGGCATAATCTCGCCGCAATAATTAGCTATGGTGGTGCAGCATTTTATCTTTTCTGTGGTCAAATTAGTGGTGACTATTTTACAATACAAAAGTTTTTGAAAAAACATAAAAAACATAAAACAAGAGCTCAAAAAAAGAGATGGAAACGGAAAAAATAAGTCGAAAGTATTCTGTGCATTTAAAAATTAAAGCCGAGCAGTAAAGAAAAAGAAATATTCGACTCCTCCGATGTTACAGCATTGGAGATTTATTTTTTAGGGTATTTGCAAAAATAGGTGGTTTGAATAAAGCCATCTGTTTTTACAAATATCCGGGATATCGAAATCCTAAACACAACTTCCCCGGCTGTACGCATAAAAGGTGAAAAAAATGCAAACTGCACTGACTTTTGTGGCAATACTTACCATGGCGATGCTGCTCCTTTGCGGAACGCGGCCTGCATTTATCCTTTTGGCTGTTCTTGCTGTAGTATCAGCGGTCTGCTGCATTGTGGTTTCTTATATTTTGCGAAAGAGAACTGACGAAAAGAACGCAAAAGACGCAGTGCTGCAAAAGAAAATCGCAAATTGGCGTAAAGCCCGGCGTAGGCAGCTCAGAAGTAATGCCGATAGCGATGATATGTTCGACGCCTGTGGCGTAACGCAAGACCTGCGATTGTTTCTGGAAGAGGATGAGCAATTTTTTGAGGAGAATCACAAAATAGAAGAGCTGGAAACTCAAATTAGCTTGTGGAATCGAATTGGAGATGCTTTCAAACACATGCTGAATAGCTGCGTAATCCTTGTTTGCCTCTTGGCATTTTCGTCTTTCATCGCTTTTGCATATAGCTATGTATGTCGTTTGTGGAGGTGAAGGAACTATACATAATAGCATTTTAAATTCACGCGTGCGTTCGATAAATGCACGCGTGCGTTTTTGTGCAATTCCGCGTATTTATCGCTCATTTTTTGTGAGGATGAGAGTCTGTGACTCAATCGATTCATGGTGTTCAGATTTATTATGAAAATCCATTTGGTGCTGAAAGAGAAGTGCTACCACATGAGTGAGTTGATGCCGGTGCCTGACGAGATGGCGAGAAAATACCGGTATGTGACCAGCCTCGATGAGTTGCTGGCGATTCTGAACGATAAATAATTGATTTTGACTCCTCCGATGTTACGGCATCGGGGGTTTTGCTTTTGGGAGGAGACGAAGATGGCAAAGAACGACAACCTGCATAAGGCAAAGGACGCGAAGAACGACGAGTTTTATACCAGAATCGAGGATGTCGCGGAGGAACTGCGGCACTACAAAAAGCATTTCGCGGGCAAGGTCGTACTCTGCAACTGTGACGACCCCACTTGGTCTGCTTTCTGGCGGTATTTCCACCTGAACTTCGCAGAACTCGGCTTAAAGAAGCTGATTTCCACCCACTACGACCGAACCGAGCCTACCTACAAAATGGAGTACGAGGGCGGGGACGACAATGATGTAGAAATCGGAGTAAGGACTCCGCTGGAAGGCAACGGCGATTTCCGCAGTCAAGAATGCCTTAATTTGCTGGATGAGTGCGATATCGTAGTAACAAATCCTCCATTTTCCCTTGCAAGAACCTATGTCCAGTATCTGCGTAAGCACAGCAAACAATTCATTATCATCGGGGACCTCAACTGGATTACTTACAAAGAAATTTTTCCGATGTTGAAAGACAACGAAATCTGGCTGGGATACTCTTCTGTAAAAGAGTTCACGCAACCAGATGGGACAATCAAGAAGTTCGGAAATAAATTGTGGTATACCAATCTTGATATCCAGAAGCGCCACGAGAAATTGATTCTCTGGCAGAGATACTATGACGATGACGGGAATCCACTGCCGGATGTTGGAGAGAGGTATCCATCGTTTGACGAATTGGAAGATGTCATAAATGTAAATAAAGTATCCGATATTCCCGTGGATTACAAGGGCTTTATGGCGGTTCCAATCACATTTTTGGATAAATATAATCCGGACCAATTTGAACTCATTGATGCATTAAATAGATACACTATACTTGACTATTTCCAAATTAACAATAGTATACAAGAACGTCATTCTCATTGTTGCAATATTAAAGGAAAAGCAACTTATTATAGAATCGTTATTAGGAGAAAAAATGGATAGGATTGAAGTATGGACCGATGTTATAACCTCCGTCGGAGTGATTATATCGCTGATTTTTGGTCTTATTGGAATTGTGTTTACACAACAACAAATTTCTTTGTCCAATAAGCAAGCGTTGTTCGATAAAAGGTACGAATGCTATAGATTACTTACACATATTCACTCTCTTTGTGAGCACAACTTACGGCTTATAAATACCGGAAAAAAAGAGCGCTGTATGGCGGTTGATTTTGTAGCATCCCTTTTGACTAACTCTGTTGATTTTTATAAAATGACGAATGTTTTTAACAATGACACTTCGCAAACCGATAAGGCAACTTTTTTGTCAGGGGTAGAGTTCCTGCAAGACAAATCATTACAGGCAAGTTTTTTGTTCCCTAAGGAACAAGCTGATTTTATCGCAAATTATTTTAGTAACTATAGCAATCTACTAAATGAGCTCTATAAATACAAGTGCCTTTTGGACAACATAAAAGATATTCCCAAGTATATGATAGGAACACCATCCCAAATAGCAGAGGAACAACGAAAAATGCTTCACGGGGAATTGGCTGATGAGCTATTAAACAATATTGACGCTTACAAAGGCAAGTTGGAAGAGTTAAACGAGATATACTCGAGCAACATTGCATTTCTTAGCGCATGTATGACACTTATTCCAATGCAAATGACAAGGAGAATTGAAATGAAACAGAAGAAAGACAAAACTGGACTAATTTTTAAAATCGGTTTAAGTGTTCCTCAACAAAAAGAAATATATAAAGATAGAATGGAAAAGTTGTCAGATAAAACGCTCAACAACTTTACGCCTATTTCGATGGCTACAACGGCAAAAGAAGAATTGAAAAATAAATTGGCTATTGAGGAGTGGGTGAATTCGTATGTGGGAGCGGCTAAAGAATTAGCACAACTAAATCAAGACAGATGTAACGGTGGCAAGACAAAGGCGCGGTATGTTCTTTGTAAATACAATTACACTTTACCAACTGTATTTCTTATAAGACACGCTGCAGAACTTGCAATTAAAGAAGCCATTGATAAAAGCGGGAAGGAACCGAATAATTCCACCCACGACCTTGACAAGTTATGGAGTTCCTTGTTAAGCCAGCTTCCAAAAAGTAAAACTCAAACGGATAGACAAATCATAAATCAAGCGCACAAATTCTTGCAGTACATATCGCATTTAGACAACGATGGGACAAAAGTACGATATCCCGTTGACAAAAACGGTAACTATACGCACGCGGAGTTCGAATGGATAGATTGTATAAAACTATCAAATACATTAGATGCTTTTGTTACAACACTTCGTTCCATAGACTGGGAACATGTTAAAGCTTCAAAGGGAAAAGAAACAAAGAAAGAAGGATAAATTATGAAAATCACTGAAACAAAAATCAAGGTATCTGACCTTGTCGAGAACTACAAAGACAATGGTGATAGCGGTGTATTTGGCTACAATGACCGTCTTACGATTCGCCCGTCTTTCCAGCGCGAGTTCATTTACGGGGAAAAGCAGCGTGCTGCTGTTATTGACTCCGTAATGAATGGGTTTCCTCTGAATGTCATGTACTGGTCTAAGACCGGAGCAGACACCTACGAGGTCCTTGATGGGCAGCAGCGCACAGTCTCTATTGCCCAGTACATCAACAAAGATTTTCCTATCAAAATCAACGGCAACGACAAGTTCTTCCAAAACCTGACCAACGAAGAAAAGCAGGCAATTCTGGATTACGAGCTGACGGTCTATGTCTGTGAAGGTACTGAGGCAGAGAAGCTGGAATGGTTCAAGCGCATCAACATCGCTGGTGAGGTTCTGACGCCGCAGGAGCTGCTGAACGCTACATACACGGGACCGTGGCTGGCCGATGCAAAGAACTACTTCTCAAAACGCAACTGCGTTGCTGCAAAAATGGCTGACGGATACCTGAAAGGCAACCCGATTCGGCAGGAACTGCTGGAAAAAGCATTGGCATGGATTGCTGACCGTTTTAGATAACGGAGAAGAGTTTGACAACAATGTGAAATTAAGAGAGGAAGTGACATCAGAATTAACAAATCGGATAGCTAACAATTCTAGTATGCCATATCTTTTTGCAAAGAAAAAATCAAACGCCACCATTCCTATACATTATAAATGTGTATGCAAATGCGGAAAAATTCATTATTATAATAAGGAAACACTTCTTAAAAAGCCAAAATACTGTGTATATCCAATTTCAATTCGAACAAAATACACATACAGCACAAGAGATAGCAATGCGACGTACAACAAAAGAAAAAAGTACGAAAATATAGAATGTGTAATATTGCGTGATAAATCGGAGTGCAAACCATCACAAGACTACTGTCTTAGGTACAATAGTGATAAAATAAAAGAATACGAAAAGAAAAAAGACAAAGCAGAACAAATTGTTTCTAATTTACCAAGAATATATGCAAAAAATTATAACTATGATTTCACAGGAAAACAATACGAATCATTGTATATAGAAAGTTGTGTTAATGAACACTTGGAGCCAAATTATGTTCCTTATTATATTGAAAAGCCAAAGGCCAAACTAAGAGAAGTTGTTGTCTTTAAACAATATATGTGTAGATGTATAATCTGTGGAAAAAAGCAACTTATCACTTGCGACCAATTCGGAATTCATCCACCATCGAGATATGGGTTACATGCATATAACGGTTATTGGAGCGATGTGTTTTGTGATTGTCACCCCATCTCTTCATTTCAGTGGATTGTGAACAAAATACTATTTGAAGCTAATGCGAAATATCGCGTTGAAGAGACATTCCCAGATTTATATGGATATGGAAATGAAAACCTTTTAAGATATGACTTTGCGCTTTTAAACGATGATGGTAGTGTGAAGGAACTCCTTGAATGCCAAGGAGAACAACATTATAGTCCAATTGATGAATTTGGAGGAGCTACACAATTTAGTAAACAAATAGCAAATGACGACTTAAAACGGAAATATGCACAAGAACATAACATCCCATTACACGAAATCAGCTATAAAGACAAACAAATTGACAAGGTTTATGAGATTTTATATAGATTAAACTGGATTAAATAATATTCCTTATAAGTTTTCAAAAGTTGCTTTACGAAAAAACCTATTCGATTTTTCGTAAAGAAAACCATATAGCATAGCGCAAAAATCAGTATATAATGAATATAAAGATAAGTGTACTCAGAAACACTTATCTCCGCAAAGTCTTGTTCGAGTTCACACATCGGACAAGGCTTATTTTTTATGTTCAGAAAGGAGTGTTGGAGAAACATGGTAATGATTTGTTTCTCTTTCATCGCACACAGGAGGTGTTGACGCGTGAAAGAAAAGATAACAAAACTCAAAGACTGGTATAACAGTCTGAATTCCACAAAGCAAAAGCTGGTCAAGTACGGTATTATCGCTTTTCTGAGTTCGTTCCTTGGCGGATACTTTGCAGAAAGTGCTTATAGAGTATCTACGAACGGGTTACTGGGAGCTGATAATACCAGCATCAATTTTCTGCTTTGCCCAATCTACGCACTTATCAGAGCGAACGGTCTGATTTACACCCTCATTATTACGTTAGCCATTTCCGGCTTCCTATTTATAATGGAGTTCAGAAACCAAGACCTTGCGAAGGAAGCGCATGAGGATGACAGAGGCGTTGCAGTCGCCGCAAATCCTCTTTATGGCTCCGCTGACTGGATGCAGCCGGAAGAAATCCATAAGCATTTCGAAATCGGCCCGGTCAAAGATGTGGAAGGAATTATTCTCGGCCAGTTGGATAAAGAAGGCAAGGAAGCCATTTGTTTGGCAAACAACTCTCCCGGCAACAGAAACATCATGATTTTCGGTTCTCCCGGTTCCGGTAAGTCCTACGGCTTTGTTCGGTCTGCTGTATTCCAGTCAGTTAAGAATCAAGCCTCAATGGTAATTACTGACCCCAAGGGCGAAATTCACAATGATATGCGCAAGTTCCTTTTGGATAACGGATACGAAGTAAAGCTGTTCGACCTTGTTGACCTGCTGTATTCCGATTCTTGGGATTGTGTATCCGAAATCATTGACCCTAAAACAGGCAATGCAAACGAACTGCGTATTGCCGAATTTGCAGATGCTATCATGAAGAACTCCGGTGAAGGCGATGAGTTCTGGGACGGCGGCGAAGCCAACCTTTTGAAAGCTATCATCTTCTATCAGGCATATCGAAATGAAAGCGCCAAAGTAGAAAAGTTCACCAAGTCTATTATTGAACTCTGTAAAGACCTCTCTATCGACAGCAATGACTGCCAGCAATTCATTACTATCATTCAGGATGAATCTACTATTATGAATGATAAGTATTACTGCGTAAGAGAACTTGCAAAGAGAAAGGCCGAACAAGACCTCGAAAACGGGCAGCGCGACAGCGCTATCGATGCCTCGTTGACCGGCGATGAATATGTATCGGCATGGGTCGAAAAGTATATCGCAGACATCGATGACTGGGTAGACCGCCGCGCACCGCTTCATATCGATGAAATTTATCGCCTGCTTTTGAACAACGACCTCGCAAAATGGGAAGAGTGTTTCAAGGACATTCCTCTGGATAATCCCGCACAGCTTGCATGGTCAATCTTCAAGCAGAACTCTGATAACGCAAGACCTCAGTTCATCACAGGACTTGGTCAGCGTATGCAGCTGTTCCAGATGCGCGATTTGCGCCGTATTCTTCGCAACAAAGATATCGACCTTGCTTCGATTGGCGACCATCCTTCTAAAAAGAAGACGGCCTTGTTCTGTGTTATGTCTGATAAGAGTGCAGCCATGAAGCCTATTACTTCTTTGCTGTTCAACTTCCTGTTCAAGGATATTTCCGACGCAGCAGATACCTATGGCCCCAAGACCCGTAATACAGTAAATATGATTCTGGACGAGTTCGTTAACATCGGTATGATTCCGAACTTTGAAGTTCTGATTTCTACCGTTCGTTCTCGTAAAATCGGTATCTTTATGATTTGCCAGACATACTCACAGTTGCAGGAGACCTACGGTGAAACGAACGCCGAAACCATTATCGGTTGCTGTGATACTCTGTTGTGCCTTGGTGTTAACGATAAAACGACTGCTGATTTCATTTCTTATAAGAGTGGTGTCATGACAGTCGTATCCAAGAGCGTCAAGGATAATCGTCCTACGGTTCTTGGCTATCGTCCTATGAATCAGGGCTATTCCTTATCTCTTGGCGAAGGCAAGCGTAATGTCATCAACCCCGATGAAGTTATGGCAATGCCTTTTGAAAATGTTTTGCTTTTCAGACAGCACGCAAAAGTGCTGAAAGCCAACAAGTTTGGCTATAACCTGCATCCGATGTTCAAGGAGTTTGCCGTCAAGAACGAAAAAGGCGAACTCGAACTTGAACAAATGCCTATCATCAGCCTTCTGCCCAGCCGCAAGAAATATGCAGCGACAGAAGACAGAGACGCATTCAGTGCCGGTACCAACAAAGTTAAGACGGGTGCCGATTTCTTGAGTGTGGCAGCAAGCAATCAGGAAATCGCTTCTACACAGAGCACGGAGAGATTCCGTCAACAGCAGAAGCGTACCGAGATTCCGCCTGCTGCCGATATGATGAGCAGTACCGTAAAAACCGAAACGAACACAGCAGGGAAGGGGACTGCTACTCAGTCCAAGAAGAAAAACAAGTTTGGCATCTAATCCCCTTATATAACGCGCAAGACCTTATCCGTTTTTGGATAAGGTCTTTTTCTTTTGTTATTACCGTCCCCACACGGTAATGTATATAAATTTCTATTTACAGAAAGGTAAAGTTTATCATGGAAGATACTATGAATCTGAATACTCCCGAAGTGGCTGAGGCTGCTGTCGAGACCCCCGTTGACGAAGAGGCCGCTTTCGCCAATACCGCCGAAGAGGTTGCTGCCAATCCTGATTTCGTTGCCGCCGACACCGCTTCCAATGAAGAAGACGGTGATGCTAAGACTGAGGCTGTTGACGAAGATGCTCCCGAGGAGAACGCAGAAGCTGCTCCTGAGCGCCGTCTTCCCAAACTGGGCCGTTATGTCGATTCTGGCAACGACCTGATTGAAGCACAGATGCCCGATATGGTTCAGGCTTCCGATGAGGACGAAATGCGTCGTGCTATCCGTCAGCATCGCGTTCTGTATGCAAAGGTCGTTGCTATCGAGCCCATGGGCGATGGCATCAAGATTGTTGCAAAGCGCAATACCATGCGTGTCGTGTTTGTCCCTGAAGATTTCTTCAAGTACAGCCTGATGAAGGATATGGATGGTCTGAGCAACGAAGAGAAGACCATTCGCTACAAGCGCAAGGCCAACCGCATGCTCGGCGCTGTCATTTCCTTCATCCCCCGCGATGTCGGCTACTTCACCGATGATTTCGGCACTCGCATTCCTTTTGCCGTTGGTTCTCGCGCCGACGCGCTTGCTCAGCTGCAGAATCGCTACTTCTTCCGCGCTACTCCTCAGACTCGTGTCGAGGTCGGCAGCACCACTACCGCCAGCGTTCTGTCCTGTGGTCCCCGCTATGTCATCGTCGAGGCTTTTGGTGTTGAAGTGAGCATGGGTACCGGCGCACTGTCTGCATTCGAGTATATCGAAGATGCCTCCAAGAGTTTCAAGGTCGGCATGGGTATTCCTGTTGCCGTCGAGGCACTGGAAGTGGATGCTCGCGCAAAGACTGTCAACATCCGCGTCAGCCATTCTCTGCTGGAGCGTATGTCTGCCAAGGTTGAAGGCGTCAGCGAATCCATGATTGGCGGCCGTTATCTGGCTACCATCGTCAACGTCACCGACAAATACTACCATGTGGTTCTCGATGGCCTGAAGATTCGCGGCGTTATCCCCAAGACCCAGAACATCTCCAACGAGATGCTGATGATTGGCGACAAGGTTTCTATGCTGGTTCGCTACATCAACAAGGAGCAGGCGCTGGTCATCGGCGGCTGCCATAAGATTTAACCGAAACGTCCACTAACACAATCACTTAGTTTGGTTCCGGAGGATGGTGTGGTCCTTCGGAACCTGTTGCTTATAAAAATTGGATGCCTCCACGTGGCAAGCAACGGGCAACATTACGCCACACCGTAATGGCTAAATCCAAAGAACTTTGAAAACTCAGATTTCTTCAACATCAACGCTTTTATCCTTAGGGATAAAGCGACGGCAAACACAACCGGACTCAGCAATAGCACGGTCCTCCTCATCCAGATGGCTGCAGCTCTCCTCGCGCCAGCTTTCGTCGGCCATCATAACATCCTCGAAACTAACAGTATTATTCATCATATCATTCATCATCGTAATAAACTCCTCTTTGTTTCTATACTTATATTATACCACAAATCCGTGTAATAGTCAACTGCGGCAGAGAGGAAGAAGGGAGATATATTAAATATGGGGAACCATAACGAGCAGGAAGTATTTAGCCCTACGACTAAGTACGGAAGCGTGGTATATAACGGATTCAGCGAGAACGCGACATATCTGATTTCATTTCAAAAGAATTTGTTTTTCATGGGCGTCGTATGCACAGTTGTAATGAACTGTAAGCAGCCCAAAAAAATATTCTCCATGCTCACCAAAAACAACATAGCAAACGACGAATGCAAAAACATCAATGTGAGATTTTTAAGCCAGTCTCAGGTTGGAGTTACATTCCGTGGCATTGTAGAGTATCAGGAAAACAAGGTAAATACAAAAAACGAATGTATCAGATGCGCCGATGTATACCTTAAAGAAGCAAGACGAATCGTTGCAAAATGCGGAGGTATCAACTGATTATGGCACAAAGAAAGGTATATTACATTCCAGATAACTTCGTTGACGATGAAAAGATATTCGGCGGTAAGTTCCGGAAAAGAAATTTTATAGAAGCTGTTATTTTCACACTTCCTGTGCTTGGACTTTTTTGGCTCATTAACTGGGCAACGGGAATAGGCTGGGGAACACTTTTCTATCCTACATTTCTTTTTGGAATCGCCACATTCTTTCTTTTCATTATCGGATATAACGGTGATTCATGGGGCGAAACCTTGCTCCTTGCACAAAAATTCCGTTCTAACAAATTCAACATTTCCACCTATAACCCGCGCATCAAAACTGAGTTGACTGCTGATTATCTCGCCAATCCGAATGCAAACTCCAAAGCCGAGGCTATCCGCAATTTCATTAAAAACCTTAATGATGTACTTGCTGGTGCAAGAGGACAGAGTGAGATTGCTGATGATTTGACCAGTGATAAAACTATTCCTTGACGATGTGTCTGACTGGCTGAGCGATGAATACGGTTTCTGCCACTTCGGATTCGATGAACCTGTAGAAGAGTGAGGAGGCTATCAATGTACAAAGTTCTTGACAATAATGAACGGCTGTTTCAAATCAAGTTCCTGACAGGAACAAGAAAGACGGTACTCATCAACGAGAAATCGTGCAGAGAAGTCCCCGATAAAGAATGCGACGGTGTTCTGTTCGAGCTGTGTTGCGCAATCAGCGCAATCGAAGCAGAGGGTCATATCATCACGAGCGTTGTAGAGCTTTGTGAGGATGGCAGTACACCGCGAGTGGCGTTCCGGAACACGAAAGAGTACCGTGCAGCCAAGCAGGTACAAGATAGCGTTTCCGTCCCTACCCGCATCGAACGCATCCGCACGATGGATAAATTCCATCTTGGCGTCTTGCTGAACGATATCCGACACGAGCCGCAAAAATATCCCGAATGTCATATGGCGTGGATAGACTGGTTGAACGGTCAGCCGAAAGGAACAATCATCGGGAAAAACTTCTGAGCGCCGAAATATTGCTAATTGCTGCAAAGTCGATATACTAAGTATATCCGAAAAATAAAAAGCAGCACCAAATATCACTATTCAAAATCGATATACCGTCATCTCGTAAGAGGTGGCGGTATTTTTGTTAATTGGAGGAAATTATATGTTTACAGCAACTAAAAAACAGCAGCATTATCTCAAGCAGCTCGCAGCTCTTCAGTTTCCCGGCAGTATCGATAACCTCAGTACAAGGATGCCAATCTATGCTTTGGAACAGCAGCTTCCGAAAGAGGATACCGTGAAGCTGGATGACGCTGTCATCGAAGGCCAAGATATCGAGTACAGCAAATTCTATGACGAAGATGGCTGCAGCTATTCGTCTGTCAGCGAGCTTGTAGAAGTACAGCTCGGCCTTGACGATGACGATTCAATTCGGGAATACAACGAGGAAAACCCAGACTTGCCGTACATCCCGTACGAAAAGCTGCGGGAAATGGATAAGAAGGATATTCCGGAATTGTTGTTGTCTGTCGTTGATGAAGCCGACTATGTAGATGCATACAAGGAAGTGACCGATATCGCATCCTACAATGTAGAGGTCGTTCCTATGAGCAGCAACTACGCAACTATGGGATTTGCGTTTACACAGCAGGAACTCAAAAAGTATGAAAAGTCTATCGACAACCATATTTTCTATCCTTGCCGCTATTACGCGCATGCAGGGGAGAAATTTGGCCGAAAAGAGGGTGACTTCTATCCTATCATGGAGTTTATCCATGCGTATGGCGAACAGCTTCTGGTTGACGACCTTAAGCGGTTCGATGTCAAGGTGATGGAACTCGCTACTGCGGAAGAGGTGGAAAATCTTTATCGAACCGCTCCCAATGAGCCGTATCAGGCCGCTTATATCAAGGTCATGGATAGAAAAACGGATACGGTATATAGCCGCATCTATGTTTTCTGTGCAGGCCAAGAAGAGAAGTGTCTCAACGGCGATACCTATCTGAGCAATAAGCAGCATTATGTCTTGGTCAAAAAGGGTGACGATACCTATAAGGTTCCGTATCCGTTTGACTGCGACAGAACCGTTGAGGCTCTGAACAGGAAGATTTCTGTTTCCACGACGGTTTGCATCGACGCCGAGAGCCCTGATGATGCTATCGAAAAGGTAAGTCAGGCGTTA